CATAAAGAACCGAGTGAAGTAGAAAAAAGAATTATGAAAGGAGAAGCCTATAACTCTTCTAATATAAGAAGAGTCTTTAATAAGATTAATAAAATCAGAGTTAAATTAACTAATATAATTGATAACTTCATAAAGCAATTAGTTAATAAATTAACGGCGAGAATCAAGCCTAAGAAAATTAATATTGAAGATTTAGATGTTAGTAGTATGTTAGAGAATGATGAATCTCATAAATTACATAAATTAATATCAGAATCTAACTTTTATAAGTTTATAACCCATTTAATTAATAAATGCTTAGAATATGGTATTAAACTAAGATTAGTTGATACTTATTATCCATCTACTAAGTTATGTAGTAATTGTGGTCATAAGAATAAGAATATTAGATTAGTAGATAGAACTTATATATGTGATAAATGTGGATTAATTATGGATAGAGATGAGAATTCAGCTATTAATATCTATAATTGTAAATCTGATAATTATATAGAAATTGCTTGAGGCTACGCAAGTTTAAAGACTCTTAAGAGGAGTAAGGTTGATTAATTAACCAGTAGCAATTAGTGGCATAAAAAAATATTAATAGTAACAATCTAATATGTGACGAGAATTAAGTCGTATTAAATAATATCAAACGCTTGGGCTACACAAGTTAAAAGACTCCTATAATATAGTAAGGTAGAATAAATTAGGTTCTACCTTACTATTTTTTTTACCTATGCACTTCTTGGAACATAGATAATCTTGCCATCATTATCTTTTGTTGGATAAGTTTCTGGTTCATCATTTGCTGTTTCTCCTATAGTAGAGAAATAATTCAAATTTATTAACTGACTCTTCTCTATATTAAAATAATCATTTAACATACCTGTATCTCTAGCGATTATCATTCTCTGAATCGGATCAAACTTTCTAAACATATAAGCTATTTCTTGATTAATCATTGCTATTATATTTAATATATCCATTTTTTTGTTAATCTATATATCTCTATATAGTTCAGACTATATCTTCATCTTTATTTATATAAAGAGCCTCCCGTTTCGGATTATTGATATCATCTCACCTACATTTCACCCTATAATTGGGTCTACTCGGTTCTAAGTATATTATACTTATCCTTTCCCTAGTCGTTGAACCTTACTCTATAAATAGAGTCTTGGATGCTGATTGTCTTTCTCTTATTAGAGTTAAGAGTTTCCAGCAATTAAAGAGGTTTAACGACGGCAATATATTTTTACCGTCAAAATCTGCATTTAATCCACGTAGAATACCTAGTGGTGTAGCCATATTGTAATCCATATCACTCTTGATTACATCTCTTATAGTCATTAATAACATTGAATAGAAATTTAAAGTAGGATTTCTATTTATTAATACCTTTACTTTATCTTTCTCTATCATATACTTCATTATCTCATATACTTTAGGATTAAAGACATTAGCTCTACTCCATATATTATATGCTTTTGATAATGTAATACCATCAACTTTCATTATATAATAAATTATCTTATACTTAAATATTTCTAAGAATGTATTATACGATAATGATAATTCATTATCTCTTAAAGTTGGATCTGGTACTATTACATTTCTTGCTGTAAAGTTTAAAGAACCTCCAAGAATATCTCCTCTTATTAATCCATTCTTTCCTGTAAATTCTTCAAAGTATATATCCCACATATTATTTACTTTATACTGAATTCTATTTATCATTAATGGTTTCTCAACATCATTAGCAGTTAATAATTTAGAAGCTATACTATAAATAGTATTTACTAATTTATCTACTGAACTAAAATAGAATGTGTCAGATGTTTTTGCTTGTGGTCTTAACTTTGTAGATACTACAGGAATATGTGAAGTAAATACACAATACTTCTGTTTAAGAATATTCTCAAATACTTCTTTCTTCTTCTTTTTCTTCTCTATGAAATATTTAATAATCTCTTCAAATCTTTCATAGAATTCCATAGTACCAATTCCCATAAATGGAGATGTTACTTTTATTTCAGAATAATCATCATCATTTAATTTTTCTAATTCTCCATCTAATGATATTTTTCTTTTCATATTAATAATATCACTAAATACATTTTTACCAATAGTATCTCTTAATAGATTAAAATAATATGGAGAAATAATTCTATTATTACCTAAACTAATCCAAGCAGTCATTTTTATGTTAGTATCTTTATACTCAACTTTAGTACCACAATATGGACAAGTTTCTCCTTCAAATAATCTTGATTTAAATGCTCCACATTCACATCTATATCTCTCTATGAAACTCTGTTCATCATCATATGATGTACCGAATAATGGTGATTGTACTCCATATAGGGATTTAGTTCTTTCATCATCTAAGATAGTTTCTACAGGATCTGTAACAAGAAATCCTGATTTTCTTATCATATCACAATAAAATTCACTATCCCAATTATACCTTTTAAATACTACTTTTTGTTTACCCATAAACCAATTCCTTTCTTAATAAACAAATAATATTTACACTACATGTGATATTGAATATTTTTATCAATTATCACAAAAAAATAATATATAAGATAATATAGATTTACTATATTATCTTATATTTATTATATTTAACCATTTGATATTGCCCTATATGGTTTTGATATAGGATGAATCTTAGGTAATGATTTACCAAATAATTCTCTTCTTAATACTCTTTCTGTAGTCTTTTTATATCTATCAGATAATTCATAATTAGTATAGATGAATGGATTACCTTTCTCATCGAAATCTTTCTTAAATACTATATCTAATATAGCGTATAATTTAGCACCATTTAATACTGCATATAAATCTGCATTTAACTCGGTATACATAGTTCCACCATTTAATATATCAGCCATTCTTTGACCACTATAAATTGGATTACCAAATATATCACATGGGTAATTTTGAGGAGCTACATGCTCTAATCTAATATGACCTATTTCGTGTAATAATGCAAATTGCTGTGCATCTTTTGATAATGTAAAGAATTCTGGAGTTACTACTACTAAATAAAATCCATCTTCAGTAGCCATTGCATAAGCTGGTCCACTCTCCTTATCTGCAAATGAAATACAGAACTGAATATACTCTATAGAGAATTTAGTATTCTCTATATATTTAGGAGTCTTTAAAGACATAAAGCAATAAGCATTTTTATTTTGATATTTTTTATCTGACTTATGACTCTTATAAGCTTTATTCAATACTAACAATATATTTTCTACTGCTTCTTTAGGAAAATCTGATCTTATCTCTTTAGACCATAATTTTAATTCATTTACAAACCAGTTAAAGAAATAACCTTCTGTAGTATAATCTCCATCTACATTATCTTCAATGGATTCATATGTATTATAACCATACTTTTTATCAAAAGCTTGCTTTCTCTTAGTTACTATATCATATCGTCTTGAATTTTCCTGATTACCTAATGTCTCCATTTCACTATCCGAATTTGCTGGATGACTTAATATTTCGTAACGTTTTCCACCATTTAAGACACTATATGTATCAGCGTTTAATTCGAGATATGATACTTTTCCATTACGTATATCTTTTTCTCTTTTTTTCCACATGTGCATCTGTTTACCAAATATATCTTTCTGATTCTTTGGTAAAACATGTTTTAATCTAATATGACCAATTTCGTGTAATAGAGTAAATATCTGATTATCTCTATCATATTCTTTAAAAAATACTGGTTCTAATATAATCGTATTTTCATTATCAAAATATAAAGCTGTTGCACTATTTGACTCTACTTCATCCCTATTTCCATCTACAAAAAGTATAAATTTTATATATTCATCAGTTGGACGTTTTAATGGTATTTTAAATACTCCTAATTTAATATAACTACCTTTAAAGAAATTTATTTTACTTAATCTATATTGCTTAATTAGTTCATTGAGAATCTTATTCAATTTAGCCATATCAATTTCTTGTATATCTTTATTCTTTAATTGAAAATGATTCTTTAATCTATTTAAGATATATCCTTCCATAGTATATTCATTCATCTTATCGTTATCTGATACGATATTATTATCTTTGATATACTGAAATAATGCATCCTTATGATACTTATTAAATATACCAAATGCTTCTTTAAAGGTATACCATTTACCACTTCTTACATATGGATCTTCATCAATATCATCTATATGACCTCTATATTTACCATCATAATTTGCAGTAAATATTTGAGTAAAAGCACCAGTTAATTTAATACCATACTTATAATACGTATCTTTAGTTCTATTATCATTAGGATAATTAATCATATATGTAATTCCAGTATTACTTATATTAGATACTTCAAAATGAGTTTCTTCATGGCATTCATTTATTGCCTGTTGCTCAAGTGTAGTATCTTTATCTAAAGAACCACCTGGTAATTTATATTTACCCGGTTCATTAGTAACTTTAATAAATACAAATTTATTATCTTTGATTATTATAGTTTCTATTCTATTTCTATATAGGTTATTGCTGATTACTTTAATAGCATTCCATCTATCGTTTTCATCATAATAACCACCATTTAGAAGAATATTTTGTCGCATAATCCGCTTTTCTTCATTAGTAAGCATATTTATATTTTTCCTTTACTATTAATTCATATTAAAAAAATGTGAATACGAATAGTATGAGGCGAATCTCATACTATTCGTGACATATTAATTACACAAGATTATTATTATATGTATAATAATCGTAATGGTCTTTCATTCTTTTTAGTTCTTCTAACGATGGAACAAATGTCTTATCATTATCAATGATTTTTTCCAATACTGTTACTGCTTTCATTAGTTTTGTAGTATCTTTATTATTTAGGTTTTGTGTTTCAATTATTCTTAGCAGTATATCTTTTGCGTATTCTTCATCATCTACTATATCTTGACTTGCTATTTTGATGTATACTAAATATCCAGACTGTACATATGTATTATGAAGCCTAACTAAGTGTAGGTCATCATATTTCTCATAAATATTATCTCTATATTTTTTCTTAATATGTATTATTTTTAAATTATCTTTCTTATCACTATCAACAGACTCCATATATATTTCTATAGGTTCTTTTGATTCATGATAAGCTATTAGTTTATTATCTTTATTGATTATCCCATACATTATATCATATTATCTTCTATGCAAGAAATTTATAAACCTTTAATGATTTATCATAAATCTGCTCCATAGTACTCACTGTTTTATTATTTAATACTTCTTTAACTCCATCTACACTAAATAATGCAGATATAATATAAATAACCATTTTAGCTAATGACTTGATTGCTTTAGATATATTGGTTATAGTAGATAGTATTTTCTGAAAGATATTAGTTTCTTCCATCTCTTTAATAACTTCTTTTCTTATCTCCTTTCTCATTAGTTTATATTTCTCTTTTTCTTCTTTCGTATTTCGGTACATACAATCTGTAGTACACATCTTTTCTTGATATTTGATTAATTCATCCATCACTTCCTTATAAGAAGCATCCTTATTAGCATCAATAAACATATCTAAATTTAATGATTTCAATGCCATTTTCTTACAAGTCCTTTCTAAATAGATTTATCTTTATTATAAAGACTAAAAAAATAATATATAATAAAAATGATAAAATCTATAATGAGCAACAAGTATGTAACCATATAACCAATTTTCTAAAGTTAGCCTTGCGTTAAAAAAAAAGAAGATAGCAGAAATTAATCTGCTATCTTCTTAAATTATTTTTACTCAGATACAATTTCAATAGTTTTAACTATCTTGGTATATAAACTACAATATGGATTATTCACCTTATACTTCTGCTTATAATACTCTGGAAAACTGATGACATTATTCACACTATTAATGAATCTTCTACCAGCAGTTCTATGCATTACCCAGATTTCATCATCATATATAAATAATGATTTATCTGTCAATTCACCTATTCTACTAATTCCAACTATACGATATTTTATATCTAATCCATCTACATTAACTAGATAATATTTATTATCATTAGTTGTAGATCCATCAGAAGTTTCTTTACTTTCTGTATCTGTAGATTTAGAATCTTCATCATCCGATTTATCTCTCGGATCTCTTTCTACTATATAGATTTCAGAATTCTCTAAATCCATTTCTTTCTGCAACGGAAAGACGAGATATTTATTATTGATTACTTCACCAACCAAAACATCTCTTTCATTGGGACCAAATCCTACTCTTCTATAGGATTTAATCTCAGATCTTAATTCTTTAGGAATCTTAATCTTCTTTCCAGTTACATCACATGTTACAATTCTTCTTTTACTTGTTACTTTTGACTCAGCCATTTTATTTCTCCTTATTAAATAAAAACTATATTAGTTATTTAGTTACATAAAAATATTATATAGATAAAATGTATAGCCCAAATTTCACATTACCATAAAATCTTAACTGAAAGGGACATACAAAAAATGTATTCAATATATGATAATAAAGATGAAAATTTCGATATAGCATTTTTTAGAAATGTATGGAATTTTAACTGTAAGGTATGTGGATTTAATAATAAACTCTTTAGAGTTATTATTGATAGAAATAAAAAGATAATAGGATATTCATTAACTTGTTGCCAATGTGGTAATGTACATGAATTTCATATTAATATAGAAGATAATGGAATTTATAATGTATTAACATCAATGCTGTATTATAATAAAGGATTAGATGTTTGTATGCAACCAACTACATGTAATCATAAGAAATGTCCTCTTTGGGGTACTTGTAATCCAGATTGTAGTAAAAAAATAAAATATATCCAACACGGAAGTAATATTGATAATAATATAGTTGATATACAAGTGATGAAAGAACCCAAATATTTATAGAAAGTGTAGGTGTAGAATGAATGAACTGGGATAGAGTATTTGAATTAGATGAAAAAGAAGAAGATGAACTCTTCTTATCAGAAATACCAGTCGATCTATTAAAAGAATCTTTATCATCTCAATTTGATTATCCACTAGAATATAAGAAATATGATTATATTAAATCTTTTATAGATAAATATGATTATTGTAAGGATAATATGATTGATACTGATTTAGAAGATATGGAAAATAATAGAGATGAATTTGTTGGATTTGTAATGAGATTATTTGAAGATTATCTATCAATAGGATTTAATGATTTAGATAATCTCAATAATGATGAACAACATGACATAATTCATCTCACATATTTATTCTTTATAAAGAATATAAAGAAGAATTTTGTTAATGTAATGAAAAACTTTATTGAAGATCATAAAGATGATATAGATAATAAGTTTGATTTAAAGAAAGATGTTACTACTAATAATTTTAAATCCGAGATAGGAAATAATTTTGATATTAAAATATTAGGGAATTTAAAAGAAATTATTGATTATGCTTTTATAGAACTAAGAGAATTAGATAATATAGAAGAATTTTTAGATATGTGTGAAACTGATGAACCTAGAGTAGAACTAAATGCAGTAAGAGATTATTATAATAAAATTATTCTTACTGGTAATTTTATTGATAAATATTTAGATATGGTTGATGGCGATTTCATATCAGAAATACAAACAAAGATTAGAAATTATATATTAAAGAAGTATCCTAAGAGAAAAAATGATTTTAAAGTTAAAGAAATAATTGAAGATATTGACGATAATGAAGATGAATCTATATAATATCTTTAAGTAACCAAATAACAAATATTATTTATTAAGGAAAGGAAAAATAAAGTTATGTTTGGAAACCAAGGAAATCAGAGTAGTAATGGAAGTAATAATTTTAATCAGATTAGTGTAACAACTAAGTTGTATGCTAGTTATTCTGATGAATCATCATTGATAGTATCTGCATGGAATGAGCAGATATCTATTAGATTAAATCCTTTTAGGGGAAAATCTCCCGAAGGTGTTAGATTATATTCTCAGGATAATAATGAATGTATTATGACAGCATTGTCGATGGATAATGTATCTGCATTATTAGAAGGAATATATTCAACTATATATCCAGCTATAATAGATAAGAAGGCTGCTAATGTAGCTATATTAATAGGATCTGCTACTAATAAAAAGACATTAGTTATTTCTACTGATGGTAATGATATAGATTTAACTATTTATGTTGGAGTGGATGAGAATAATGTGGCTAAAGAAGGAAATTGTATTAGTCATAGATTCAATAAGAAGGAATGGATTAAAGATTATAATCCAAGTAATGGTGAAGGTGAAATCCATGAAACTAATGCAGACTTCATAGCATTTAAAGAAAAGCTTAATGAGGTATATAAGTTATCATCTGCTGTAGTTCACGCATTGAAGAAAAATGAAGCATATAAGAATTCTTATAGTGGTAGTAATAATACTTATAATAATAATTCTAATAATGCTGAATATCAAGCACCTATTGCTAATGCTGGAACTAGTAATATGAGTGATTTTATACCATATAACTAAATATTTATATAGAGTAATGATATTATTTTATCATTACTCTATTTTTTTTTATTATAGGAGTAATTTATAATGGCAATTGATTTAAGTCAAAAAGGAACTAAAGTATTTACTTCAATTAATTCCCCATTTACAAATAGTGATACTATTGTAATAGAGTATAATGATATTTTAAGACCATTGGGATTTGATGTATTGAGAACTATGAGAACTTCTATTATATTAGATAAAATAATGGATGTTGGTAGTATTCAAAATATTTCTAATATGGAATTATTTGAATGGTATTTATTTAGAGATGAAATTAACGTATTTAAAAATTTTAATTTAAATGAAGAATTATTTAAAGATATAGAAGATGAATTTGATTGGTTGGATGAATTCTTCTTTAAAGAAATAGATGAATTAAATATTTTAGATATAGCAATTAGATATAGATTATATGATACTCTTCCATCATTGTGTAATCAAGATTTAATTAAGAATGTATATGTATATACTGATAGATATTCTTCATCTATAGAAAGAGATATTAAAGAGAATTTTGGTATTAAAGCTATTTATATATATGGAGATTTTATAGAATCATTAAAGAATCATAATATAACTAATGAAACTACATATATCCTTAGTGATATATTAAAATTAGAATTATTAAAAGAAAATAATCTATTAGAGTTTTCTTCTATATTATTATCAGAAGGATATGGATATAATTTTGATAATGATAAACCATTAATAGACTTAGAAGAATTACTTAATAATACTTTATTTAAAATATTCTATTTTAATCCTATTGATATAAGTGAAGATTATGAAAAGATATTTATTTAGTAATATTTTATTTAACATCAAATTACTATTTATAAGAAAGGAAATTTATTTATTATGAGAGATGAAAATACAGGAGAATGGTTAGAGCCTACAGAGGGAGTTGATTTAAGTACATCTGAAGGAAGGCTATTTAAAAAAGAACCAGCAATAAATGTAATTTCAAAAGAAGAATTTGAAATAAGAGTAGAGAAGGTATTTAATCTATTATGGAAAACTTTAGCTAAGTCATTTGGACCTTATGGAGCTCCTACATTAATTTGTAAATATCCATATAGACATATGACAAAAGATGGATTTACTATAATGAAGAATTTATCTTTTGATGCTAGTGAAACAAAAGTAGATCAAGCTATATCAGATATGGCTGAAGAAATATGTGGTAGATTGAATTATAGTGTTGGTGATGGTACTACTAGTGCTATTATTGCTACTAATAGTATTTATCAGAATTATAGAAGTAAGAAAGAAGAATTAAATGATAGATTTATTCTTCCCAGAGATATCATTAAGAAATATGAAGTTATTAAGAATGATATCATAGAGAAATTAAATAATAAAGCTAAACCTATACAGACAAAGAATATAGATGAGTTATATAATAATATAAGAAATGTAGTTTATATTTCAAGTAATGGTAATGAATTAATTACTGATTATATTTCTGATTTATATAAAGAATTAGGTGCACCTGCTATTTCATGTATCAAAGCTCCTGATGGAATAACTAAGAAGAGATTGATTAATGGTTATAGATATGAATTATCATTAGCAGATAGATTGTATATTAATAGTGATGAGAAGACAATGGAATTATCTGAAGCAGATATAATTATATTTGCTCATAAGATAAGCGAGAGTACATATAAGAAGATTCTTAAACCTCTTAGTATTCAATCAAAGATGAGAGGTAGACATCTTATTGTCTGTGCACCAATGTATGATGAGATTACTCTTAATACAGTAATAGCACCAGAGTTAAATAACGAATATAGAACTAATCATGATGTTAATATGGTATTAACTAGATATAGAGCAATATCTTCACATACTAGAAAACTGATTAATGATTTTTCAGTATTAGTAGATACTGATATTATTGATAGAAGTAAAGAGAAATATATTATAGATAAATTAGATTCAGGAGTAGATATAAATTCATTATTCCAACTAGATACAAGACATATTACAGGAACTAAATGTATTGCAGTAAATGATACTGATCCTGTTACATATATCTATGGAGAAGATAAATTAGGAGATAATTTTAAAACTCTTGATGGTTTTTATACAGAAGATGAAAATGCTATTCGTGTAGGATATACTAGAAGTTGTTCATTGGGATTAACATATTCTCAATTTACTGATTTAGTATATGATAAAAATAGATATGAAACTATATTAGCAGAAGCTAAAGAACTTCTTGAGGAAGCTGAAAAGAAATATCAGAAGTTAGGTACTTTTAATATAGAAGTGAATCAGTGTCAAGAAAGATTATATGCTCTCAATCTTAGAATGGGTATAATTGAAGTAGGTGCTGATAGTGAAGTATCACAGGGTATGTTGAAAGATGCTGTAGATGACGCAGTTAAAGCTGCTGAAAGTGCATATAAGTATGGAGTTATATTAGGATGTAATGTCAATTTACTCAACTCTATTAGTGAAGTATTAATAAATACAACTAATCCGGTGGATAGATTATTATTAGAAATTCTATATGATGGATTTAAAGATGTATATAAGACCGTATTATCGAATGCTTTTCCTGATATGATATTTGATACAGATACTATTAATATAGAAAAAGATATAAAGATGTTTGTAGATGATCATATAGGAAATTTTGATGAGATATTTGAAGATATGGATTGTGTAAGAGAAGCAATTGAATATTGTGATTTTGATGATAATTTATCTCTACATAATTTTATTGTAGAATATTCTTTATTGATATCTGAAGTATTTGATATATCTAAATTCAGATTTTCTACTGATGTAATTAATTCATTACAAACTGATAGTGAAATATTAACAGCTACTATAGATTTAATATCATTATTGATAGTAGGAAATCAGATGGTAGTTACACAGAAAGGAAATTTCTAATTTTAATATAAGGGGATAAATTTAACTATGCCATTATTCAGTAAATATCAAACAATATCTGAATTTATGCAAAACCCTTTTAGAAGTAGAGATAATAGAATAAAAAATCTAGGTTATGAGGAGAGATATAAAAAATATATCTCTTCCCATAAAATAGTTTATTATGCTACTACTAGATTGGGAGATGATTATTATATTCATTGTAAAGTACCAAGTGAAACAGCTGATAATATTACATATGATGTAGTATTAAGATTTTTTACAGATAATATTATTACAAAGACTAATAGAATGCTTACTGGATATAATGTACAATTCTTTTCTAATTCTCCTGGATTTATGTATAAATATGCATATATCTATAATAAAGCTGGTTATTTAATAGATACTCTATATGATAAAATAGATGCATCTTATATTAATACACCACCTAAAGATAATCCAGAAATAAAGAGTTATGAAAGTACTATATACTATACATGTAGATTCTTATTAGATAATAGATATAGATTTTTAAGTAAAGCAGATAGTGTTAGTAGTAAAGAAGTTAAGATAGATAGATTCTTTAATTCTATTAATGATTTTAAAACAACTAAACTTCAGAGATTCTTAATAGAGAATGAAAAGAAAACTGGTCAATATATTACTAAAGATAAGATAGTAGAAAAAGACAAGGAAGATAGAAAAGAGAAACAAAAACCTCATAAAACTGGTACTTATGTATCTAAAGTTCCTAAGAAAACAGCTGGTGGCAGAGTATCTAAAGTAAGTAAGAAAACAGCAACTAAATCTACTGTTAAGAAAGATAATACTTAATCTATATATTATTTATCAGTAGTAATATAATTTATCAAGAAAGGTTATGGTTATATGGAAGAAAATTTAAAAACATCGAAGTTTATTGAATGGAAACCTGATGAAGAAGATCTTATATGTAAACAAGATGGAAAATTAGTAGTTTGTTATTTTGAAAAGATATTTGGTCACGATGAGAAATTATCTATATATGATAGATTTCTTATAGGTAGAGATAGTTATGTAAAACAACTAGATCAAATCATTAGATATATAAATTTCTTTATGAATGTATACGATAATGATAATGAACTAGTAACTGCATATTTAAAGATTAAATTTGCAGTAGATAAAGAAAATGCATTTAGTGCAGATGATTTAATGAGTTATAAATCTTTTCTTTATAATATCATATTTACAAATTCTATAATAGAGAAAATAAATACTATGGTAGAAGAGAATTATTTAGATGATATAGAAGCAACAGCTGATGATAAAAAATATTCTAAAGATAATAAGAAATATTTAGAATCATTAGAGTTTACTAATAATCATATACAGATACTATTAAAAATATCAATAGCAATAAAATTAATGGTACCTGTATTATTTCATTTTATTCAAAAGAATAAATTAAAATCTAATGAAGAAGATTTCTTATATAACTTCTATGATGAGTTATTTGATTTATTTGGATTTGCCACTAATTGGACTTTATATGATTCTACTAATAGAATTATTGAACCTAATGTAGATAATAGAAAAGTAAAAGAATTTGTAGCAGAGAATAAAATACCTATAGTATTAACTGATAAAGGTTATAGATGCGAATATGTAAATGAGGATACTGGAGAAATTTGTTATTTCTTAAAGAAGAGAATTAATATGTATAATAAATTATATGCATATGTAAAAACTAAAGTATCTGAGAATGAAGTTAATAATAGTAAGATGTATGATCAAAGAGCTATATTTGGAGATGATTTAGTTAATGTAATAAATTACTTTGTTAAAAAGATATTAATTGCAGATACTATGATGAAATATAGATTTAATGAGATATGGGATAAACAAACTAAATCATATAAAGAGAATATAGTAGGATTTAATAAGACTGTAGTAAAATATCAATTAATGTATTATTTAAAAGCTCAGTATATTAAAAATCCATCAGAAATTACAAGTACTAAGAATTCTGAAGGATTATCATCTGTTGATAAATTCTTAATGAATCAAAATAAGATAGATGAAGGTTCTGTTATATTAAGTGAAATAAATATTAAGTGCACTATAGATATGATTAAAGAATTAATTGATGTTCCTATTACAGAAGAAGAAATTCAGTATTATATGGATAATCACCATCCTGATTATATTCAAGTACAATTAGTATATGCTTATTATACTAAATTCTTTGGTAGTTATAGAGATTTAAATCTATTAAGATTTAGAGAGTATATTGTATTATTATTATTACTTAAAAAGAAATTACTTATTGATTTAGGTTATGAAGAAGATATAGATGGAGAATTACATTATGCTGCATTGCCATATATAATAAGTGGTAATGTAATGGATAAAGTAAATACCAGAATAATAAGAAATAATACATTCATTAATGAATTATTCAATAATAGTGATTATAATGAATTGATTAATAGTAAATATGACCTATTGACAACTATTAATAATGATAGTATAATAACTATATTATCAGGAATAATAAATACTAAATTTACATATGTAACTTATGAAGCTCAAGATTTAACTGGGAAAGAAATAAATTATAATGTAGATAAAGTATCATCAGAATTATTATTTTTACTGAATTCAATTTAAAACAATTTATTAGGTAGTATTTTAATTATACTACCTAATTATTTTTTTTTGTACATGAGGAAATTTTAGATATGAGAAGATATTCTTTTATGATTGCAATGCTCTATTATTTATATTATTTATTATGGTACAATATCCATATAACACATTATTTATCTTGGTGAATAAGGGAATTTTTATGTTCCCTTATTCACTAAATCCGTATTTCCTATATATATATTGATATACTATTTTTGTGTAATGAATGAACTAATATAAGTTTATTCATTATAAGTCACTAATTATAATTTGTTTGGGCTTGGAGATTGCCCAGAAAAGGAGTTCTTATGAAGAATAATGATGTAGTAAAGACTGTTGTAAAAGTTGTAGCTGATGTTGCTAAAGATACACTTGTATACGCAAGTGTAGGTATGTGTGTAATGTCAGCAATTAAAGAGCTGTCAAAAGCAAAGGATTACTTTGATAAGAAGTAATCCAGATTTAAAAGATAGAAGTAAGGAGGTGATGAATACGCTTCTATCTTTTTTTATTTTAATTACTACTAATTGGTAATATTTAAAATAAGAAAGGAAATTTAGTAAAATGAATAATAATCTTTTTTTATTATCAGTATCCGTAGAAAATAAGATAGAGAGTTTTTTAGTCTGTATTGATACTGATAAATCAAATTTAAATGATGTAATGAATAAAATAAAATTTATACATGGTAATGATGCAGTTCCTATATATTTTATAAATACTAGAGTTGATATTAAAGACAGAATTGGATCATTATCTGATAGATATGAATTTCTCATGAGTGCATTAAGAAGATATATGTTCTTTGATTATATTATTAACGATTATAGAATAGTAACATTCAATGAACCTAATAGAGAATTGATAAAAACTGATATAGAATTAAAATTAGTATTATATGGTCACTTTAGTGAGAAGAGAGAAAAGATAGTAGATAATTACATTAATATGTATTATCCATTAGCAAAAGTAAATAAGGTATATGCAAATAAAGAAAATATAAAGAGTATATTAGATTTAATAGATCATAAAATGAATACATTAATGATTACTAGTGATTTAGATCTAAATACAATCTTATCATTAACTGGGTATATGATTAATATAAGAATGATTGATAATGAATATAATATATATAAAGTATGGAAAGAATTTAATAATATACACATAGAACCAGAAATTAGATAATTGAATTTATATTATATCTATATATCATTTATGTAGTAACAAATAATAATATTAGTTGATCTATCGGCTTAACGGGAAGAATGGAGTAATTATGTTAAACATAAAAGATGCTGTTATCGGAACTATTGAGAATACTTTCAGAATAGGTGCTGTCGATAAACATAACCACGCCTGCAAGTATGAATTTGATTATGTAGAGAATAATAACAGTCATAGATGTTCTGTATCAGAATATAAGAATACTGATGATATTCATACTGGAAATATTTCTATGGGTAATATCGGATTCTCATGGAGTAATAATTCTTGGAAATTACTGGTACAGAATCCAGATAAAGAGTACTTTAAGATATTCGTAGGAATGCTTATATGTATTGAAAGGGAACTCGAGATACAGTTACCCGATGGATTATTAAATTAAGTTATTATTTAGAATCAAGATTAAATATCTTGATTCTTTTTTTATAGGTGTATTTTATGACAAATAAGGAAATTAAAGAATCATTTATAGATTCTCTCTATAGTAGGGGAGAATATATAAGGCAAGTTAATGATGTAGAATATCAAACAAGATGTCCTTTTTGCGGTGATAGTAGAACTAAATTAAATACAGGTCATCTTTATATTAGAGTAAATCCTGAAGATAATTTACCGATGGTTTATCATTGTTTTAAATGTGAAGAAAGTGGAATAGTAGATGATTCATTTTTATTAACTATGAATATTAATGATATTAATTTAAAATCTAATATAGTAACTTTAAATAAGACTAGTGATAAAATAAAAGGACATAAATTCTTAGAAGATGATATTATAGTAAATTTTGATTATAAACTACCAGAGATTAAAGATTATAGTAAAATTAGATATATAGAGAATAGATTAGGGTGTAATTTATCTATAGAAGATATTAGTAGATTTAAAATAATAACTTCATTAAGAGATTTCTTAATATATAATAATATTAAAGAAATTACTATGGATAATTATATATGTCACAATATAGAAAATAACTATATAGGATTTTTATCATTTGGTGGAGCATACATATTATTCAGAGATATTACGAATAAGCAACAATATAAATGGATTAAATATCCAGTTACTCAAGAGAGTAGTGGGTGTAAATTATTTTACTCTATAGAAAATAGTATTGATATATTTACTAAAGAAAATATTAATATTAACTTATCTGAGGGAGTATTGGATATATTATCTGCTTATAAAAATTTGAATTATAATACTAATAATGACTTGAATATTGCAGTATGTGGAAAGCAATATTTATCTATATTAAATACATTGAATAATATAGGGTTTATTGGTAGTAATATGAATTTAAATATATTTAGCGATAATGATGAAATATTCAATAATAAGAATAATAATCCCACTAATATAAAATATTTTAAGAAGTTATTAAGTAAGAATAAATATCTTTATAATAATACTAATATTTATTATAATTTAGTAGATAAAGATATAGGAGTAAGTAAAGATAAAATAAAATTAAAGAAATATAAAATAAGTTAAGATACATAGAGAAAATCTATGTATCTTAATTATTATTTCTTGAATGTAGCTAATGTAACACATAATGGTATATATACATCTTTATTATAATTATTATTATAAAGATTGATAGGAACTTCACTACCATATTCATCTATAATAACAGGATGTGATGTTGTTTTGTATATACTATTGGTAATCCATGGTTTAGGAGTACCACCAACAGTTTTTACTCTCTTATAATGAGAATCTAACATACTATATTGATCGAATTGTACTTCATTATAATTAGTTAATGAATTATATCTTCTACCAAATATTTCTTTTTCATTAGGTAACCATAAATGACCCATATTATAACATATAATATGATCGAATCTATCAGATATTATAGTATACCTTAATTCTGATATATTGTAAATATATGAATCTTTAGTTTTTGTATATAATTTCTCATTACCATATTTACAACCATTCATATCACCATATGCTTTAGTAATTTCCTGATCAGTAAAATTAGTATCATAATAGTTTTTTAATTGATTATAAGCTCCATATAAAATATCCCTTATAGAAATACTATTAGTAGTAACTAGAGATGATAATCTTGGAGATTCCATTGTATTATTTACATTAAGTTTTATAGTTGGTATTAATTCATCACTAATAGCATCTACTCTAATATATCTCTCTCGTAAATGAGAATTATACCATTCTCTATATTCTATTCTCATAGTATAATTAACACCATCATTACCCATTAATGTAAAATAATCACCATCATTAAAATAATCATAATAATTTCCATTAGATAATATTTCAGGTAATTTAAATAATAAACTACCAAATTCTTCTTCATTGATTTGTCTAACCATATCTGATTTAGCCATATCAATTCCTATTTTTTTAGGAGCTATTTGATTTGTTATAGTAATCCAATCACTACAGTACATTTGAGGAGTCATTGTTGTTGTACGTCTTCCATTAGGACTAGCCATGAATAATTGACCTTTATATTTAACAATATCACCTCTATTATATCTAGTACTTGATTTAAAAGTAATAGGATCAGCTATATTAATATTATATTTACCATTATTTACATCTACTAATATTTTATCTAAATCAGTATCTATATCATTTAAATTATCTATATCTAAAGATACACCACTTCTTGAATATTTATTAGTATCAATAATATTCTCTTTAGTAATCTTAAAAGATATTTCTTCTTTTGATTTATTATATAACTTATATAATTTCATAAATAATACCTACCTTATACGAATCTCATACCAAACATAGGAAAATATCCGTATGATGGTTGATATATATTAGAGAATCCCTTATCAATATATATAGGATCAAAAGTACCATTTCTTAAAGTGGATGTCATTATACAACATTCTCTATTATTGAATTTAAATACTCTATATTCTGCTTTTTTAAACATAGGATACTGTTGACAAGTCATTCCTTCAATAGGGGTACTATAAATAGGTTGATCTATTATTTCTGACTCATATAAGAACCATATCTTTCCTAGATTAGCTTGATCATAAATTCCTGCATCATTATTATTAGCAGAACTTTTACGATCTTCTTTATTAAAATTTCTAGCTATCGTAGTTTTATATTTATCTATTATATGAGATATAAATTCACTACCAAATCCTTGAGTATTAGATGATACTAATAAAGGTGGGATAAAATTATCCCATAATTCATTAGTGAAATTACTTAATATAATAGGAGTGTAACCACTATGTAATTTAGTATTATCAAAAATTACAGGAATAATAGGTTTATTAATACCCCAAGGAGTCATTCCTGAAGTATCACCCGATCTATTAATACATTCTACACATATTAAATCTATATTATGAGGTTTATTAGGTGTATTTGGATCACTATTTCTATATATATCTATATTAATAATAAATTTGAATTTCCAATCATTAGTTTCTAATTCAAACCAATCACCATTATTAATATATCCATAATATTCATCTCTAGCTATCATTTGAGATATCTCATCTAATGTATACTTACCATTAGTATCATAAGAATGATTCCCCCCATTATAAGTATTTTTTACAATACATCTATTTTCTGTATAAGGAGTTAATCTCAACCAATTATCTCTATCATTAAATGAATATTTATCAACATCATCTTTTTTTGATATATATACATTTTTATTAGTATCTTTTACTACAGTAAATTTTTTATATTTTTTACTAGTAAGAGTTATTTGATTATCTATAGTTATATTATCATTCATTTCATTATTAATACTAGAAATTTTAGTATTAATAGAATCTATTTTATCTGATAATATAACTTTTGGAGTATTTTGTAAAATAACATTTCTAGTATTAGATACGTTTAATATTCTTTCTTTATTTTTATTTACTGGAAATTTATATGTTGGCATAAACTAAATTCCTTTCATTTAAGCAAATCTGAAACATAATAATTTACCTTTATTACTTTGAGAAGATTCATCATATGCGAAATTTCCCAAACCATTTATACATATAGACGCATTTTGATTATCTAATAACGACCATGTTATATAACTATCATATTCTCCATCTATATATGAGTCAACTAATGATGATAGTCGTCTTCGTATTCCTAGATATTTACAACTAGGATATTGTATACAAGTATTAGCATCTGTTTCCAAATTACCTAATCTACTATATCCTAATATTTCACCTTCTCTTAATTGCCATGTATATCCTATAGGAATATCGTAATTAGAAATACTAGAAGCGGAATTTCCTATAGATCTATCATATATAATAGCAGTTTTTTCTATTATGTATGATTTTAGAGTATTACTTAATTTAGTCTGAGCGTCTGCCCATAATTTATCTCCAGCTCTTTTAAATATACTTTTAAATGAACTTGATCCATTTCCAGCTATAGTATTAGTAGGATTATTATTAGTAAGAGTTTTATCCCATACATCAAGATATTGAGGTTGACCAAAACGCAATATCTCATCACTTATCATATCTATATGATGAGGAATAGTCCCATCTTTATAACAACATCCATAATATGTATCTATATTAAATCTCATATGATATAATCTATTATCAATAATTAATTCAATATAATCATTATCTTTAATATATTGATTATAATCATTATTTAAAAGCATATTTCTTAAATCATTATATGTATATCCATAATCACTAGTAATATTACCACCATTATCTCTTAATACACATATAGGAGATCTAGGTCTTTTATCCAATTTAAAAAAATATGGTATTTTTTCACTAGGTTTAATAATACTATCGACTTTATCTCTAGTATAATAAAATTCTTTATTATATTTAGTAACTGTAAATTTATCATATGTATTATTAGGACTAGGATAATCATACCAATCATATCTTTTATACGTAATTGCATTTTTATTATTACTAGCAGGAATAAATTGCTTATTAGTATTTTTTATTTTATTATATTTATTATCTATTTTATACATAATATCTGGTAAAGAATCGGAAGTCGTCTCATGGTATATATGTCTATCATAAATACCAAAATTCACTGGAGTACCATCTTTCTTTCTGACATTATAAATTTTCATATATCAATTTCCTTCTTTTTATTTCTTATATTCACCAAATGTAAAACATAATGGCATATATACTTCATTTAAGTTAAACTCGTTAGTTGTACCTTTTGTAAGATGTAGTGGTATTTGAGTTCCATCAGCACTTACTATACATGGATATCTAGTTTCTCTGTATATAGAATAAGTACACCAATTCTTAGGAACTCCTCTTAAAGTTTTTACTCTTTTAAATGGAGTATCTAAAGTTTTTAATCCATTGAAATTTGATTCAGCATACCCATCTATAATACCATAAGATCTACCAAATACTTCTTTTTCAGTAGGTAACCAAAAATATCCATCTACTTCCCATGATTTTTTTCCTGTAGGAATAGTATTATTAAATAATCTACCTTTCTCATAATCGGTATCACCAGTCACATCATTTGCATATACACCACCATTAGATACTTTAGTACTTCTTGCATAAGTTATATAACATCTTTTTTTCTTCTTTATATAATTTAATAAATGATTTGGTAAATAACCATCAAATCTTTCTAAGTTTTGACTCATTATAGAAAATTCCCATATAGGTAAATTAGCAAATTTATCTGCCATATAATATTCATCAGTTTCTATTCCCTTAAGAGGATTACTAAAATTCATACGATAATATGGTAATAATTCATCACTAACCATATCTATAGTAGAAATCATCCCACCATCTACATCTATCCATTCTTGATAGTTCATTCTCATGGTATATTTATTACCAGTAGAATCAGTTATTATTATATAATCACCATCATTAAAGTAATCATAATATTTTCTATCTTTAAGTATATCATATATATTACTCAAACAAAAAGTTCCATATGTATCATATTTATAAGTAGAATTAACATCTCCACTATCATTATATGTACAATAACCGACACACTTATATCCCCAAGAATCAGTTAAAGCCATCCAGTCTTTTGAATACATATGAGGTTCACTATTAGTAGGAGATTCAGATACACTCATAAATAATTGATTATTATATTTAACTATAGATGACCTTGGATATTTTACATTCGGTACATATTTTAAATTATCTGGTATATTTAATCTTATACTATTAAGAAATTTAATATAATCTTTTAAATTACTTTCAAGATTGATTAATTCAATAGTATAATAAGGATAATTAAATCTATGATCAAGTATATCAGAATAATTACTCTTGATTATAATATCGTCTTTTTCTTTATTTACTAATCTATGATATTTCATAAATTTAATAATTCCTTTCTATACAAATCTTATTCCAAACATAGGAAAAGTTTTATGTTTACTAGCGTCACTATATACCATAGAAGTATCTTTAATAATCATAATAGGATTTAGATCTAATTGCATATATTCATATCCTTGATCTTTCATAGTAGCACTTAATAAAGAAGATGTTAATATATGACATAAGTCTCCATTAAATCTAAATTCTCTATTATAGAATTTTTGAAATATAGGATATTGCTCACAACACATTCCATCTTCTAATGATGATAATGCAACATATGATTTTATCTCATTCTCATATAACATCCACGCTTTTCCTAGATTAGTTTTTTCATAAGACCAATCAGTTTTATTAGCAATTGTATCATTAGATTTATCAAAATTTCTAACAGGAATCATTTTATATTTATCTACTATATGACTTCTTATATCTTCACTAAATCCATTAGATATTCCATTAGTAACTATTGATTTTACTAAGAAATTATCCATAAAGTTATTTAGTATTATTGGAGTATTTCCATTTGGGATTAATGGATTATTCAATATACTAGTTTGTAGATTATAAAAATCTTCAGGATTTCTATAATGACTACCTTGATTAAGTTCTATCTCTGTACATATAAAATCAATATTATGAGGTTTCTCATCAGTATTTCTGTATATATCTACATTAGCTAAAAACTTAAATCTACCACCTACCCAATTAACCCAAATATAATCACCATTTTGAATATATCCATAATAATCGTTATTACTTAACATATTACTCAAATCATTATATGTATATCCATATTCTGATTCTATCTTATATCCTTTATCTGTCCATTTTTCTTCTAATAGACAAATATTTTCTCTATGTCTTGATAAAGGTAACCAATAATTAGAATTATCTCTAGGTATATTATTAGTACTTTCTTTAATAGACATAAAAGATTGACCTTTATTACTTATAATAGTAAATTTTTTATATGTCTTATTGCTATCATATTTATTATCATCGTATACAATAGCATTTTCATTATCTTCTCTTAAAAAGGTTTCTCCTTGTTCATATAAATCATCTAATTTCTTAGTTAGAGTTTTAGTAGGAGAACCATAATTATCTGTACAGATAATATTATCTGTAGTAGTTCTAATGGGTATTTCTTGCCCATTTATCGTTTTTGGAAAATATCTACGTTTAGCCATAAATAAAATTTCCTTTCATATTATGCAAATCTAAAATTTAGAGTATAATGTACATTATTATCTCCAGTATTAGGAATTGATGCAAACCCATATTTAGATACTCTAACAGCAAGGTCTCTCTTATTAATTAAACTTAAAGTAGTATATCCTTGATATTGCTGGTTAGATTCCATTCCCAATTCATAACTTTTAAGTATCATAGGAGTTTTTTTAGCAGCACTCATTCTTTTATTACTAGGATATTGAATACAATTATTATTATCATAATTTCGAGATGATAATATTGGATATCCATATATCTCACCTTCTCTTAATTGCCATATCTTTCCTATATTAACCAAATACTGAGAATTATCATAAATATGATCAATATCTACATAGTATTTACTAGATATAGAATCAAATAATATTCTTCTATTAGGCATATAAGCTAATTTAGGAATTATATGACTACGTAATGTTGGTTCTATTTTATTAATCACATTATCTTCTAACATCTTATTTCTATAATTATAAAAATTATCACTAGCAGTTGATGTAATAGAAGAAGCATCACATAATAGGTTATCTGCTATACTACTATATTGATTATGCCATAATGTAATATATTCTTTATGGAAATAATCTTTATGTAATACATCTGTTACAAATATTTCATCACTAAGCATATCTATATGAGGTCTTATATTACCTTCACTTCCAAATGGAAGATTAGCGTATGGTGATTTAGCACTATAGTCATAATATACATTGATATTGAATCTCATATGATACATATATCCTTCTAGTATTACTAGAATATAATCATTATCTTTAATATATTGATTATAATCTTTATTAATTAGCATATTACTTAAATCATCATATGTATATCCATATTCACTAGTAGTTGTATTTTTATCCCAGTTAGATACCATTATACAATTTCCCCTATTATATGATTCTAACATCTTCCAATATAAAGATTTTGGATTTGGTTTATTATAACTATTATCTACATTTAATTTCTTAATATACCAATTATTATTATATCTAACTATATCATTTATAGTTTTATTATTATCAGTAGTAAAATCATATCGTTTATATCTATTACCGATACTATTATCTATTCGTGTATTGTAGTTAAATCTACTCCTAGATGGAAATTCTCTACATACATTATATATCTTTTCTATATCTACCATAGCATCTAAAAATGGTTTATCTTTAGTTGTATACCAGATATATTTTTCATATATTCCTAATGGTAATACACGACCATTAGATCTTCTTGCGTCATATATTTTCATAAGGATTTTCCTTTCTTTATGAACTTAAAACTTATAATACTGTGAAGCTTATATATCATTTCTTTATATACTACTAATAATTTAGTATATATAAATCAACTAAGAAATAAAATAAAAGAAAGAAAGAGGTATTTGAATTATGGCAAATTTTATGTCAGCACAAACAGAGATTGATGGAGTAGTAGAAAAGTTGGAGGCTTGTAATAATAAAGCCGCTAATATAATAGCAGAATTATGCGTTAGTAAAGCTAATGATAATTCATTGAAAGATAATACTTATATAGAATTAATGAAGCTGGTATCAAATTACCCAGCTGAATTACAAGCAAGAATATTTGCTCAAGCAATAGTTGTTGTAAGTAAGCAATTAAAAGGTACTGTATCAACTACTAAAGTAAAATCAGATTCAGCTAGATCCGATTTCTTTAAGCACAGATAATATTGAAATTTTTAGAATACTGGTAATGAAAATTTATCAGTATTCTTTTTTTAAGGTATTTATATTATGAATTATGATATTAATGTATTTAGAACTCATATAGAAATATCTCCTTATAGTAAAGGAGATAATATAGATTTTGAAAAGAATATGTCTACATATAATAAATCATTTCATAAATGGAATCCTTTATGTTATTATGTAGATAATAATATTTTGTATCTTCCGAAAGGAATAAGTGTAAAGACTATAGAGAAATATTTTTATTCTTCTCCTATTCCTAATATAACTCCAGATGATTATGATATTATAGAAGAAGGAGAAGGATTATATCCGCCTAAGAATGAAATACAAGAAGATGCTATTAAATTCTTATTAGGAAAAGATAATTATGGATATACAGGAAGATATTCTCAATTAGGATTAAATCTAATAACTGGAGATGGTAAAACTTACTGTAGTATATATTCAGTTCTTAAATATAAAATAAAAACTATAGTAATTACTCATCAAGAGAAATTAAAACAGCAATGGATTAAAACTCTTAAAGAGATGACATCTTTTCCTATAGAGAAAATAGTAGATATATCAGGAAGTGATATAATAGATAAAATATTGAATGATAAAATAGTAGGAGAAATATATCTAGTAAATCATCAGACTATATCTAGTTATGCCAGAAATCATTCGTGGTCTGATATAAGATTATTATTTAAGAAAATTAAAGTAGGAATAAAAATAATAGATGAAAGTCATAAATTCTTTGAATCATCATTAATGATAGATTACTTCAGTAATTGCTATAAGACTTTTTATTTAACTGCTACATTTGGAAGGTCAGATCCACACGAGATAAGATTATATAAACAAGCTTATTCATCATTAGTAAGATTTGGAGAAGAAACTATTAATTCAGATATTAAAAGAAGACATACCAAATTTATTATCTGTTATTTTAGATCAAAACCAAAAAATGGTATTATGCCTAAAGTAGATAATGCTTTTGGATTTTCTGGTTACAGATATATTGATTATGAATTAAAAAATAGTAATGGTGTATTATTAGACTTACTTAATTACATATTGGAAAATACTTCTCACTTAGAAGGAAAAACTTTAATATTATCTTCTAAAGTAGAGAGTGTAGAATATATAGCAGATTATGTAAGAAGTATTACAGATAAATCTGTAGGTACAGTACATGGAAATAATACCAATGAAGTAAATAAAGAAAATTTACAGAAAGATATTATTTCTTCTACTATCAAATCAGTAGGTGAAGGAACTGATATAAAAGGATTAAGGGTTTTAATAAACTTAGAACCTATTGGTAGTAAAATAGTAGCTAATCAAGTACAAGGAAGATTAAGAGAATATTCTCCTAATGATGATACTCTTTTATTTTATCCTGTAGATACTACATTAGAACAACCAATAAATTTATTAAAGAGAATTTTACCTACTATGAAAATTAAATGTAAAGAAATAATAAATATGACGTATTAAAGAAAGGATTATAAATTATGGCATTAGAATATATACCAACTAAATTAGTTGATAAAATGAATAAAGAAAAAATGATTAAGGATAATATAGTTCCTCTATCAATAGAGATAGATGAGAATGTAATTTATTTTATATCAGCAGATCATCCTAATAAGAAATTTAGTTTAACTAAAGCCCAGATAAGAGATATATTCGCTTCGTTGTAAAAAACAGAATTGTAATACTATGAAAGGATAATGATTATTACAGTTATTGATTAAGTGACTGATTGATATAATATCTACTTGAATATATTTATAGAAAGGTAGGTATTATATGTGATTAAATCAATTAAATTGAGAATATATCCTAATAAAACTCAATTAAAGATTATTAATAACACTTTAAGTGCTTGTAATTTTGTAAAGAATAAGTATTTAGAGTATAATATTAATAATTATAAGGAAAATAAGAAATTTATTAATGAAACTAATTTTAGTAAATATCTTAATAAGTTAAAGAAAGAAAATGATAAATATTTATGGTTGAAAGGTATCAGTGCTAAAGCTATACAAGAAGCTATATTATCTAAAGAAAAATCATTTAAGTCTTTCTTTAAGAATAAGAAAGGTTTTCCTAACTTTAAATCTAGGAAAAGAATGAATAAAGAATCTTATTTCTTTATTAAAGATAATATTCATTATATTAATAATAATATTATTAAATTACCTATATTAAAGAAAGTAAGAATAACTAATGGTGATTCTTTACCAGATGAAAATAGTATTACTTCTGGTAGAATTATACGTCATTATAATAAATATTATGTATTATTTATTTATAATGAAGATAATGATAATAGTGATATCATTAAGAATGATATTAAATTAGGTATTGATTTAGGTATTAAAGAGTATGCTACAATATATGATGGATATAAATGTCATCATTATAAACACTTTAAAGATTTAGATACTTATAAGAAGCTTAATAATAGAATTAAGGAGTTACAAAGAGTTATATCTAAGAAAGTAGAATATAATTATGGCAAGAAACTTAATGAATACTTAGATAAGTATGGGAAAGAACCTAATGAAATGATTAAAAATAAATTGAAAGGAAAAAGCTACAACTCTTCTAATATAAGAAGAATCTTTAATAAGATTAATAAATCTAAAGTTAAATTAACTAATATACGAGATAATTATATTAAGCAATTAGTTAATAAATTAACGGCGAGAATCAAGCCAATGAAAATTAATATTGAAGATTTAGATATTAAAGATATGATAGAATATAATAATACATCTCATAATTTACATAGATTAATCTCAGAATCTAATTTCTATAAGTTCCGTATGCATTTAATTAATAAATGTATAGAATATGGTATTAAACTAAGATTAGTTAATACTTATTACCCATCTACTCAATTATGTAGTAATTGTGGTCATAAGAATAACCATATTAGATTAATAGATAGAACTTATGTATGTGATGAATGTAGATTAGTTATGGATAGAGATGAAAATAGTGCTATTAATATTTATAATTGTAAATCTAAAAATTATATAGAAATCGCTTGAGGCTACGCAAGTTAGAAGACTCTTAAGAAGAGATAAGGTTGATTAGAAATAATTAACCAGTAGCATAATGATTATTATGCTTAATGGAATTTCAGACTCTATTAAACGAAAAAATGCTGAATTTATTAGAGATGTAGAATATATCAAAGAGATGGCATATGAAGATGCATTAGATGATAGATTGAATTGTTGCACTGATGATACTCCAGATCTTTCTATGAGTACTATATCCGATGATGTAAAATTTATAGATAATTTAGATGAGACTCCCGAAGAGTCAGAAGCTGAAGTACAGAGGATTATGAATGCTGATAGAAATCTAACATTTAATGATATGATAGGATTAACAAAGCCTACTGATATAGAAGAAGATGGGATGGAAGGAGATATGTTTTTCTGATGGATATAAGTACAAAAATGTATATTATTACAACAGCTAAAGAAATACCATGTTTAGGTGGTATTACTGGTCCTATTACAACACCAGTAAAACTTAACCAGAGTGATCTTATTTGGTTATTGAATAATGGATTTAAAGTATATCAGTGTAATCCATTTGATAGTAATGAAAAAGTTCTAGTAGATAGAATGAATATGAATAATATTACATTTACTAGAAATAGAGCTGTAGTTACTACGGAAAGAATGGAGAATTTAAAAAATCAAGAAATGACTAAACCCATAGAACCTATAAAGAAAGATAATAAACCTGTAGAAGATACTCAGAATAAAAATGATGATAAATCTTCTGATACAGATAATAAGGTTAATAAAGCAGATTCATTTCAAAAGAAATAATATTATATAAGTCATAGATAAAAAAATATCTATGACTTATATTATTTTTTTTTTAAAATATATTGATGAATAATATCAGTTTAGTAAAGCAATTCTTAATAAATTGAGTAATTCCCATACTTATTCTTTTTATTATTCCAACTCTTTTTGTAAGGACATCGGGTCCTATTATATCTCTCCTGGTTTTAAGTTTCATGGTTTCTGATTCCATTAACTGGAGCTCTCTTTCACATAAACTCAAACTTTTAAAGACATCTGAATTTCCACTTATTTCTCTTTCAAGAAAATGAATATATTCAGTTATTTCAACTTTAATTTTAGTTTGTTGAAGTTCATCAATAATACTATAAGTTTCATTAACCTTTCTTTCAAATTCTTCTATTTCATCATCCATATCATCTATAGTCTTATAAGTATTCTTAGAAATTCTATTCATAATAGGAGTTAATTCAGCAATAGTTTTATTATATACATTAACCATTCTAGCACAGTTATATACTTCTACAACTTCTTTACCTTCATCTCTAGCTTTAACAGCTTTTTTATAAGTAGATCTAGTTGAGAATTTAGTTATTAATCTTTTTACCCTATATTGAATTTCTATAATAACTTTTCTATTGAATTCTTGAAATCCAGCAATTAATTTAGCAAAGAATTTTTTTATAGATGTCCATAGTCCATCTCTTTCATTTGTTTTTCTTTGACCAAATAATAAAGCTTCTGTATAATAATTTCCAATAGCATTAGTTAAATTATATTCTATAGATAATAGGTCTTTATTGGAATTTTCAACCATAGTTAAAAATGATTCATCAGTCATTTTTTCTATTATCCTTTCATAGCCTATTAATCCCATGTTTTTAGGTAGATATCAATACTCTTGTCTAATATATCATGTGCATAATAATACATTGGTCTACATATAATATCAATATGATTTGAATCTAAACGTGTATATGGAATACAACTTAGGCTATCAAATACCCTATATTCTGTAAATTTATATAGGTCTTCAATATTCTTTATTATTTCATCAGGTATTTCTTTAACTATATCTGGTACAAACTTCTTAGTTAAATCAAGTATTCTATTAATACACCACCTAATAAAGCTATTAATTATGTATATATTAAATTTATCATAGTGAGGAAACTCATATGCAGAAAAAATATTTATTAATGGAATTGAATTATGCTTCTTTGGGTCAAATAAATCTAATCCTTTTTTCATAGCTAGAAATTCATCATAGTGAGGAAATTCTAATCCATGTTCTTCAAATATTTTAATTTCTTTCTCGTTGTCAATAAATGTGTAATAATACTTCTCATATAACTTTTCTATTGTCATTTGTTTATTTTCCTTTCTTTAAATAAAATAAATTTATATACTAGTGAATTAGTTTATAAAATCATTCTGACATCAGAATAATCTTAAAATAATATCCAGAAAGGATTTATTTCAAATATGGATAAAGAGACAAAAAAGAAAATTAATGATATATCAAAAGTAAATCTTAATTTAATACCAGTAAAATTTGATTTAACTACATTGAATATGACAATGTATTTTATATATAAAGATAGTGTACTGAGGACAAGAAAAGTATTAAATAACATATATAAGTTATTTAATCATATAGACGATAGTTATTATAAAGAGAATCCATCTCTATATGCAAGAGTATGGATCATAAGAAAAATATTACAAGCAAGATTATTTGATGGATATGATTCTCCATTTGAATTTATTACTACATACTTAAAAGATGATGTAGAATGTAATCAAGTTATAAGTGATATTATAGATACTATACCTACTGGTAATATATCACATGAAGAAAGTAAATATATAATAAGAAAATTAAATGATATATTAGAATTTGGATATGTAATGACTCTAAAATCAATATATCAAGAAATACTAGATTCAATAGATACTGATGATATAAAAACTTATAAATCTATACAAGATGATTTATACAATATATCTACTTCTATTATTAATATTAAAAGAAATACTAATACAACTAGTTCAACTAATATGTTCTCATTGGATACAGAATATTTTGATTCTGTAATAGAAGAATCTTTAGATAGATTAAAAGATAGAAATAGAATATTAGTAACAGGAATTCAAAGATTAAATACATTATTATCTCCGGGTTATTTATCAAAAAGATTATATACTTATTTAGCTTTACCGGGAAAAGGTAAATCTACTGTACTATTAAAATCGGCATTAGATATTAAAAAATATAATCAAGGTATACAAACAAAAGACCCTGATAAAAGACCTGCTGTATTATTCTTGACATTAGAAAATGGAATAGAAGAAACTGTTGAGAGAATGTATAATATGGCAGTAGATAATGATGATATTAGAAATTATACTACTAAGCAAGTAATTAAGAAATTTAAAAAAGAAGGTCATTTAGAGATAACTGATAAAAATAATATAGATATAATTATTAAAGAATATAAGAATAGAGAAATAGATACTAATGACCTTTATAGTATAATCAATGATTTAGGTGATGAGGGAATAGAAGTAATTGCCTTAATCATTGATTATATGAAAAGAATAAGACCATTTGAACCAGCAACTGAAGAAAGAATAGAATTAAAGAATATTACTAATGAATTAAAAGAAGTTGCTAAGTTTTATGATATACCAGTAATAACAGCACAGCAGTTAAATAGAGCCGGTGCTACTGTAATAGATGCTGCAATTCAAGCAAGAAAAGAAGATGTAACAAGATTGGTTGGTAGAGATTCAATAGCGGGTGCATGGGAAATACAAGAGAATAGTGATTTTACTTGTATTATAAATCCAGAAACTAAAATGGATACAGGAGAATTATATTTAACCTTTAAGATGTTAAAGAGAAGATATAGAAGTAGTGAAACGAATATTAAACTAAGAAGATTGGAATATTTCTCACATCCATTTGAAGAGGGTAGTGAAATAAGATTAAAAGATGATTTTGGATTAAGTAGGTCATTATCATTAGAATCATTATCTACCAAATTTAGTCCTAGTGATACAAAAGGACCGACAAGTGTAATAGAAAGACATCAATTAGGGGAAGAGAGTAATAAGAATACTTTAAATAGTATAGCTCAAGAGATAGAAGATTTTGAACCATTCGATTTAACAAGAAGTAGAAGTTATTAAAAGATTTAGAAATATAGTTAGATAATAGCTATATTTCTAAATCCGTATTATATATATATATATTGATATAATATTTCTATGTAACTAAATAATATTATATTTAAAAGGAGTAGTAAAATGGAAGTATTACAGGAAAGAAGAAACGAGTTGGCTGACGGTCTATCTATATGGTATGAGTTTGAATATCAGGGTAGATCTGGTGAATTTTCTCTCAATGAATATAAGTCAGAAAATAAAGCAGTTTATTGTGTCACATGGGAAGACCAATATGACGACGATTTATATTTAGCTTGGGAAAGTAGTGGTGATTTGGTGACTGAAGTATATCCTGAAGGATTCGATGCAGATTCTTTTAAAGAAGAATTTAGAGAATGCTTCGATGTGGATATACCTGAAGCTTAAGAATTAAATTAATAGACTAGAGAAAAAAATCTCTAGTCTATTTTTTATTTCCATCTTCGTATTTTAGATATATATATATATCATCTTTATGTAATAATTAAAAAAGTTTTTAGGTGACCACGACTAATATAACGGTGGAGAGGAGTAACTATGTTAGAAAATTTTAAATTGGATTATTTAAAGCTAGATGCTGATGATGAATGTAAGAAATTCTCATTTACATTCGAGGCTAACAATTATAAATATCATTTGACAAAAGAAATATTTAATTTTGCTGGGTTTGTATACTACACTATTAGTCGTGATGATAGTGTATTACTGTCGTGGGATGATACTGGTTTTACTACATTAGATTTGATAGGAGATGACTATATTATTTTGAAGGAGGTGTTATTAAAGGAGTTTGGAATAACTATTCCAGATTTCTGTTAAATAATATGACTATAGTAAGAATTAAAACGTCTTACTATAGTCTATTTTTTTTTATTTATAAAATTTTCTTCTAGCATTCAATAATAGTTCATCTCTTTCATCTTCAGAGATTTCTCCATTATTACATCTTTCGTATAATACTCTATGAACCTGTTTAAATTTATCTTCTCTAGATAAGAATTCATAACCGTATGTAGTATTACTAGCAGATTCTATAAATGTATTTGTATTAGTTCTATCTATAAGGTCTTCTCTTTCTGATAATGTGATAAGACCATTATTACACGCTTCATATAAAGCTTTCTTAAAATCATACGCTGCTGATTCTTTTTTTACTTCAGTAGCAGTAGCTTTAACTTTCTTACCTTTAGTATTAGCCATCTTTTGAATATTTCTATCCATTCTCTTTAATGTACCAATAAGATAATTCATTCTCTCTAATGCAGTATTCTTATATGCATTCATATCATCACCGCTTAAAGGTTCTCCATTAGCAAATTTAGATGCTGGTCTACCCCATGCTTCAATCATTGCTCTAATTTCTTCTATACCTAATGATATACCAAGAGTAGGAATTGCTAATAGAATCATTATTAATTTTCTTAACCAGTTTATTGTAAATGCTGTATATAATCCAAATGCAATAGAACCAATTTCACTAGCATCTACCTTTTCGATATCTTCTCTTAAATCAGCTAAAGATCTACGTAAAGTTTCTATGTTCCTGCGAGCATTATTATATTCACCAGCTTTTAAAGCTTTCTGAATATCTTTCATATTCTTATTATATAACTTAGTAGCTTCTTTAAGCTTTGCTCTTATATCAAGATTTGCTCCTTCTTGATAATAGTCATAATCATTATAAAAATTATACATAAGCTCATTACCTTTATTTTTCTTATAGTTTAACTTTGTGTTTTCTAAGAGGATAAAAAAAAAGAATAACTTAATAATGGATTTATTAAGTTATAGATATATTATCTCTATAGATGAAAAATAAAATTTATATAAAGGAGATACAAAATGAAATTAAAGAAAAAAGTTGAAGAGATATCAAATAATACATCTATGGGAATACTTAAACTGATTTGTATTCTTAACGGTATAGATTATAATGAATATATAGGTTCCGTTGGTTTATTTGGTGATGGATTATTACTAAAAGATTCAAACTTTATAGAGATGAGTTCAGTAGATTGGTTAAGTCGTAAATCTTTATCATATGATAATTTCATATTCAGAGTTAAATTTACTACTATATTATTTTCTAAGATAATGGGTAGAGATAGTAAGATATCTAAGAATGTAAATAAGTATTATGATTTGGATAGTAAGAAATATAAGAATAGAATGAATATAGATATTAATATGGATTTATATAGAACTTGTTATAATTTAACTACAGATGTTCTTAATAAAAATAGATGGACAAAATCTATATATGACATAAATGCATATGCAATGGCTATTCCTAAGAAATCAGATTATAAAGATATTCAATATCATATAGATTATATCTATAATGATTTGATACTTGGTACTAAGTATGAACCAATGACAGGAAGATTATTTGATAATGGTACTGTAGCTTATGAGTTATTGAGATTAGCATATTTATTAATAACTTATGATACAGATTATGAAAATTTCATAGGTGGTAAGAAATTTACTGGATTAAATATTAATGAAGATATTTCATGGTTCTTGTATAAGTATGGTAAAAGATTAAATAAGTATATTAGTAAGAATAAAAAGAGTATAAGTCCACTATTTAAAGCATTCTTATTAGCTAATCCATCTTGTTATACTAATAGTAAATTTGCCGGTAATGATAATATAGGATTAGCAATGCTTAGTTTAGAGTTTATTAAATTAATATATGATGATGAAAGATTAAATATCTTTATAGATAGAGTAATGAATACTAAACTCAAATTTGGTAAAAAAATACCAAAAGAAAATCCTATAGATTTAAAACAGTTTATGAATTTACAATTTAGCTAAAAAAAAATAACTAGGGAGAAATTTTAATCTCCCTAGTTACCTATTTATTTTTTTTTATTTAGTTAATATTTTTACAAGGATCATAGAAGCATCATCCATTGATGTTAGATCACCATTATCTATAATGTAATCATAATCACGATATTTTCTAAAATCATCAAACATCTGTTTCTCTGATTTTGACCTATCCATAAATTTATCAGAATCACTTCTTTCAGATACTCTCTGTTTTCTAACTTTATAAGGAGTATCTATATAGATTGTAACGATATTGTATCTATTACTATAATCTCTTTTAAACTCCTTTAATCCTTTAGGATCAATTACATAGATATTAGCATTATCAAAATTATCTGCTATAGCCATATATCTATAATCACCGATTTTAGTTTGTGCTATAACTTCTTTGTTCATAGCAATATTATCAAATTCATCAGATGATATGAAATGATGTTGTACTCCATCTATTTCATTATCTCTCTTTGGTCTATCTGTAAATGATACAATTGGGTTGAATTTAGATTCTAGTTTATATTTATCTATAGTATATTTTACTAAAGAATCCTTACCAGAACCAGATTCGCCTACTATACAATAAATAGTCTTTTTATAGAGTTTGTCTATTTCGTCATTAATTCTTAATGAATTTTTTGATAGTATTGTTTTAGCGACTCGTAGATAGAAATCTTTTTTAGTATCTATTATATCATTTATTAATAATTGAATTTTGTTGAGTTTGAGTACCGCATCATCGACAGGTGGAGTTTTAACTATTTTATCCATATCTTGAATAAATTTAGATACTATGTTTTTTCTTATATCTGAAAGATTAGAATCATCCAAACCCACACTATCATCGAGCTTAATAGATGAAGGTTTTATTTCAATATTATTATTTACTTTTTTGAATTTATCACTCACATCTCGTATTATCATATACGATAATCCTAATTTATATATTACGTCTAATATATCAGCTATATTAAACTTAGTAGAATCTGATATTATCAATTCTAGTTGTTTATTTGGTTTATTATTTGATATAATATAATCCCAACCATCAAATGCCTTTTTTCCATATAATATTGCACTAACTGTTGCTATAAATATACGTAGTATTGATAAATATGCTGTTTCAATACCTTTTATAAATGTAGTTGTATCACATACATTATTATCATATGCATTTAAAGCAACTAAACGGAAATTTATTAGATTGATAACTGAGTAGATATTATCATCAGATATATCATAGTTTATAAGGACATTTAAATATGATTCAACTACTATACGCATAAGTACATATATTGATATAAATGTATCGGTACGACTTTTTATAGTAATATCATATATTAATTCATTTTCTATAAACTTAGCTTTTTCACTCAATATCGATATTACATCATCTACAGATTTTATATCAATTATCATATTAGTATTACTTATATCCAAATCATTCCAATATTCACTACATTTAGTAGCAATTCTTATATTAAGATCATTTTTAAGTTTCATTAATTTTTCTTTTACTTCAATATTGTACATTTTTTTTACCTCACTTTATAAATATTAATATAAAAAATATAATTTAGTGATTATAAAACCACTAAATTATATTAAATAATTGGTTAATCCATATCAGGATTTGAAAGAATACTCAATTCATCATTTATTCTACGAATACTATTTTCGAGTTGTGATCTCAATAATAATAGATCAAGCGTTTTAAGCTTACTCTTCTTCAAAATACTTATTATACCATCATTGATACTATCATCTATATTTTTACTAATATCTCCAAATTCCTTTGAGAATTCTTTCATGTCATCAGTAAATTTCTTAAAACGAAGTTTAAATTTATTCTTCATATCTTCTTTACGAGATGATTCATTATTCTTTATATGATCAAATAATTCATCTACACTACTAAATTTATATATAAATGATGAATCATATAATTCTGATGGTATACCTGTATCATTAAGTGATTTTCTTATCACATTCTCCATATCCTCGAATAGATTATCTTTACGATATCTTTCAGCTTTGTTTAGTTCGTTAAGTATATTCTTCATTTCGGTAGGAATTTCTGGTATGATATTTATAATATCATGAAATACCAAATAGTCAGTATCGAACTTAATATGATCAAGAACTTTTAGAAGATTTCTATTGTCTTTAGTATATACATTTATCATATTATGCTTGATGTCATATGACATTCTGAAATCAGCATCACTCAATAAATTACCCGTATCTAATACAAGAGGACTTGTCGCATAACAGATTAATGTCAATAGCTTTGTTTGTATCCTCTTTATTGAGCGTATTTTAGATGCTTCTTTCTTTTTATCGTCTATATATAGAAGCATATTATTTAAACTATCAATAGTATCAATAACAGAATGTATATTCGCCATATTAATATCCTCTAAACAGAATAATTCTGTATATTCATTTAGAACCATTAAACATGTATTATTCACAAAGTATTTAATAACTGTATTATTGATTGCGGGTTTTGGCTCCTTCAATTGACCCTCTATGATAGCAGTTCTTTCTATTAATTCCTCATATACTTCCTTTCGTGACTTTTGGTTATAGTTCAAATTCAAAGAACTTATCAGTATACGTGGAAATATATCAAGTTTTGATAAATCAGTTTCAATAGTATTTGTAAGTTTTTGCTTCATTGCCTCAATTTTGTTAATAAGTGTTGAAAAATCTCTCTTCATCTTTCTTTCTCCTTTAAAATAAATATTTTTTTATATCTAATAGGTTATAATTTACCTATAGATTTCAGCTGGTTTCTATAAACTTTATTATAGTAAACAAGGTTCTTATTGAGTGATAATAATTTCTGATATATAATAAAATAATTATTGATGATAACTTCTATATCAAGTTTTGATAATGAAATTTTCTTATTATATAGATCCATAATATTACCATTCCCAAATATCTCTAATATGGTTTTGAGTTTATCATATATCTCTGAGATATTCTCAATTTCCGGATCATAGTTAATATTATTCAAAACTTTAGATATCATTATAGATATCTTACTTGTATTGATAACGATATTAATCGTATCATTTTTGCATTCATATGATAATGCAAATATCTTATTAAGTTCATATATATCATTATATACCTCACTACTCTCATCTTCAACTTCTTTTAATATACTAATATCATTGGAAGCTCTATCAATAACAGAAATCATATTAAAGAATCTATCGGATAAATTATTTAATAGTCTTTCTACTCTTGTACATTCCTTAGTATTCAACAAAGAATCTAATTCTTTAGAATACCAATTCTTTTTAAAAGAAAATCTAATAATATCAAATTTTCTTTTAGGTTTCTTCTTCTTTACGAAGAACGATAAAATCCCCATTTATTTTTCCTTTCTATTTTTATTATCATATAAATAATATGTAAATATAAGTGATTAATAAAATAAATAAAAAAAAGAGATTAGGAATTATTTCCTAATCTCAAAAACATATCATACGATTGTTATTTTTTATAACTGCGTTATCTTATATCTTTTCTATAATATCTAAATATATCAAACAATACCATTGCACTTTTATATACTGTAGAGATAGTACCATTATCAATCACATGGTCATATCCACGAGACTTACGGAATTCTGTAAATCGCTCCTCTTCATCAAAAGCTCTTTTTTCAAAACTTGATTTAAAATCACTTCTATTTTCCAATCTCTTTTTACGCTCATTATATGGACAATCTATATATATAGTAACAAAATTAAATCTATCTCCATATTTAATTTTTAAACCATTTAATCTATTTGGATCTATAATAGATATGTCAGATTCTTCTAAATCTGATAATAATGTACAATAGCTAGTATCTCCAATTTTTGTATATGCAGCAATTTCCATATTTTTCAATAAATCTACCATTGTATCTTTAGATACAAAATGATGTTCTACCCCATTAGTCTCATTTTCTCTCATTTTCCTATCGGTATATGAAATAACAGTCTTAAACGGAATACCAAATTCTTTTAATGTGTAGCTGACAAGAGTATCCTTTCCAGAACCAGATTCACCAACAATACAGAAAATAGTTTTCTTTGGTTTAAAATCATCCATATTTAATTTACTAAGTCTATCCAAATAGTACTTATCATCAATAATGGAAAAACGAATACCCATATAAGACCTATCAATATTTTTCAATAAATTATTTATATACACGATATTATTTACATTACATACATCGATGGTTATTGTTCTGTCATCATAATCTATATCAAAGGCTGTTTCTTTTAGTTCGGTTAAATTATCCATACTCAAACAGTATAGCGTATATATAATCCATGAAATATGATCAAATACTGAATATACACCAATATTACTTCTTCCCTTATTAAGCATATCATTTATTGTATATACTGTATTATATAAACGGGAAATTGTTTTATAATCCATTTTATTTTTATGATATTTTAATATTGATAAAATTGTATTGTACACAATATCTTTGATATAATCTTTATCTGTATCATCTTCCAGTTTATTAGTCAATGAATCGACGAATTCCATAAATATAGTAAACCTTCTTATAGATTCGGATGTTGTATCTATAGATATAGTAGATTTATCCATTATATTATCTGGTAATGATCTTCCAGCAATCTTTTCAGTAATCTCTTTTACTTTTAACAATATCTCATCTTTTGATACCATATTATTCTCTCTTTCTTTATTATTATTATCGCCTCTTCTTTTTAGTATAGCAAATGCGATTTGTGTGTCTAATTTGGGTGATTCTATTGATTTTATAATATATGGGTAATCAATATCATTTATTAATTCAAATGATTGTGCTATTAACGGTTCTGTCTTTATTGTTACTTCGAGAAGTATCTCTGGATAAATATCCTTTATTATTTCATGCATTACTCTATCATATTTAGACTCTGGTATAATAATATTTATACCAATACTACTTGGAATAAAATTAATCTTTGTGTCTAAAATACAACCAAGCCAAACTTCATTATGTTTTAGTAATGTATATAATACTAATTGTACCCATAATATATTATTTATTGATGTAATGATATCATCAATACCTTTTATATTTTCAATAATATTAATAGTATTTATAGTGATATCGAATATCTTTTTAATAATATCAGATTTCGTGTCACAGTATCCGTATCTAGACATTTTAGTTGTATACGACGATATTGCTAATAAATGTGTTTTTATTTTTGATATATTCCCTTCAGTATATATCTTAGACGATAGTATCTTTCTATAAATATCTACGATATCTATAAAATCCGACTTCACATAATTAATAAGTTCCATTATTATCATATCCGTATACTCCTACTATAATCATACAAATTAGATTTTTTTGTTTTGAAAAATCTTGATAAAAATTTCATCTTGTCTCCTTTCTTAAAATAAATTTATTAATAGTTACATATAAATATTATGTAATTACTAGTGAAATGAAAAATATAAATTAAATAAAGAGTCCGATAAAATACCAGACTCTTTATTTAATTTATTTGTAACGGAATTCCCACCCATCCGTGGTGATAAATTTTTTTCCATCCAATTCATAAATCCGGTAACGATAAAACCCAGATATACAAGATTCATAGAATTCATTGGTATAACCAACAAACTTTCCACCTTTATTTTTTAATTCATCTTCGAGACCGAAAAATCTCATTCCTTTAGTTACATCTTCAAATTTTCTTTCATATATACTTTTCATAAAATCTCCTTCTTAAAATAAATTTATTAATAGTTACATATAAATATTATGTAATTACGGATTTCTAAATACCCATCCTTCACGGGTGCATATATACTCTACGCCGTCTATTTTATAAATCTTGAAGGATACCCATCCTCCTAATCCTTCTTCATAGTACTCTTCAGTCGTACCCATATATGTTCCGTAACTAATTGAATCCAAGTAGTTTACATCTAAATAACCCTCTGTCACATCCCAAAAACTCTTATTCATAAAGTCTCCTTCTCCCCGTTAAGTCGATAGGTCAACTATAAAACTATTTTATTATTACAAAGAAATAGTATATTACCATTTTTTTTTGATATACGGGATATTGGCGATAAAAAACAAACCCATAATTAGAAAGATATAGAAAGGGTTTTTACTGATGTATCTTTACGAAAGAATAGCACAAGAAAAAGAAAAACAGAAGAAATTACAAGAGATGTATTCTACTACAGAAATACATAAACCTGATAAAAGGTATGTCGCTCTAATGTCTAGTATGTCTCATACGTATGGAAATGCATTAGCATTTATCCAAAATTGGATTATGTCTATATTCCCAGAAAATATGTTTAAGACTATTCATGTAAATTCTAAGATTGCTCATAGACAACTACGAAGTACTCCTCATGAGTTTATTAAGAAAACTAAACCTATGATTATATTTAGACCAAGAATTCCAGGTATATCAGAAGATAGATTTCTTAAAGGAACTACTTTTATAGAAAGACAAACTGATCTATATTCTACGTGGGGTGCTACCAATTTACAACCATTCTTCGAAGACCAGCAAAATGATCTAATAATGAAATATCAATTAAATCGTACAGTAATGTATGTAGATGTAATAGTTGTATTATCTACATTAATGCAACAATTGGATTATTATCATTATTTAGAAAATGCTGTGAGAATAGAAAGACCATTCTTTTTACAAACTTCATTAGAGAGTTATCTACCAGAAGATATGTTACAAATAATATCTGATTGTGTAAAAATACCAGTAGCTGATGATAAAGGAAATACAAAAGAATTTCTTGATTATATGAATGGAAAGTCTATGTATCCTATTACATATAAACTACAAGGTTCTACACAAAGAAGAGAATTCTTTAGATATTATCCTGTTAATATAGATACAATGATATCTGATTTAGATAAAGATGATGGAGATAGAGTTGGTAGTATAATGAATCAATATACGTTATCTTTTACTGTAAGAATAGAATTTAACTCTACGGGATTTTATTATATCTTTAGTGATAATTTATATGATATTAAAATGCCTATTATACATCCTGAAGATTCTGATATTATTCCTATATATACAGATATAATATTAAAAGAAGATCTTAATTTAAAACAGGGATGGCAATTATATAATAGAGGAAGTTGTAGATTAGAAGATATTAATGATAGTATAGATTTTGATCAGATGTTAAATGAGTCTATAAGAGAGACGATGAAGTACCATGCAGAAAATGGATTGTTATATTCAGATTTTATAGATTTTAAAATAAGAAAACAAGGTAAAATGATCAAAGAAGGAATAGATTATAATATTGATTGGGAACATAGAAAAATTAACTTTATTAAGCAAAATACTTATAGTACTTATACTATAATGCTATGCTTAAATATTGAGTACATTAATAATCTTATTAAGACTCTTTATAAATTAAAATAATTAAGATAGATAGAGAATATTTACGATGATATTCTCTATCTATCTTAAGTAACGATTTATGATAAACATAAGACCTCTTGATGATATTTTTTGTTTATGTAAAATAAATGTTATAAAGAGAGGATGTGGTTGTTAAATAACAAATTGAACTTGGATTTATCACATCATCAATAATCTTATGGGATTTTAAAGATTTTAGGATTACTAAACTGTTATAGTTTTTTTAACCTAAATATTAATAAAATCAAGGAAAGTGTAATAAGTTATGAAAATAATAAATTTAACACTAGAGAATTTTACAGCAATTAAAAGTGCTTTGAATACAAATAAGTTATTTATAGATTTCTCTAAATCAGAGAATAAAATATGTATATTAATAGGACCAAATGGTTCTGGTAAAACTTCTATACTAAGTATGCTACATCCATTTTCGGATGTTGGTAATTTGGATGTAAGAAGTTCAACTAATTTGATATTAAGTAATAAAGATGGGTTTAAAGAGATTACTATACAGAAAGATGATGATATTTATATTATTAATCATTTTTATACTCATCATAAAGATAAGAATCATTCTGTTAAAAGTTATATAAAGAAGAATGGTGTAGAATTGAATGTAAATGGTAATGTAACTTCTTTCAAAGAATATGTAAAAGAAGAATTGAGTTTAGATTCAGATTATTTAAAGTTAATTAGATTAGGAAGTAATGTAACTTCTTTAATTGATTTAACTCCTACTGAAAGAAAGAACTTTATGGGAAAGATAATGGATGATATAGGTATATTCTTAGAGTATTATAAATCAGTAAATAATAAACTAAGACAACTAGAAGAAATGATTTCCCATTCTATAGATAAAGAAAAGAAATTAGGAATTTCTGATAAAGATGAATATAAGAAAGAAATTAAAGATTTAGAAAAAGAGATAGATAGTTTAAATAATACCTATATGGATTATAATAATAAATTAGCTATCTATACTAATAATATTAATAATATAGAAGATTTAGATAATCTTAGAGATAATGTAAAAGATACTACTAAGATATATAATAAGATGATTAATATTATTAATAAGAAAGATTTGATAGATAATAAGGATATTAATTATTATAAAGATAAAATTAATAATATTACTAATAAGATTAATTCATTAAAGAATACTCACAATAGTAATATTATTCTAATACAGAATTCTTTATCTCATTTAGATAATTTAAATAATCAATTATCTGAATATAGAATTCAGTTATCTAAGGAAATTAATAGTGATAAAGAAATTGATAATATAAAGAATAATTTAACTACTATGAGAAAAAGATTAAGGGAATATGAAGATATATTAGGGGATTATAAACCATCTATAAATAAAGATGATTTAGAAAGATTTATAGTCTTTCTTAAAAATACACAACTTATTCTTAATAGAACATATGAGTTTGGTAAACAACCAATATCTAAAGTATTATCATTAATGAAAGATAATAAGAATGTAATTAACTATGTTAATTCACATTTAATAGATATAGATGAAAAATCTAATAAAGACACATCATTATTTATCAGTATGATAGCTGAAAAGTTTAATATTGGTAAAGAAGATATTAATCTTAACTGTGATGTGAATGATTGTAAAGCTAAACGATTATTACTTGAAATTCAAAATATAATCAAAAATCATAATATAGATGAAAAGAATAAAGATGAATCTTTTTATAGAGATATGAGTTTTGTTTATAATAATATTAATACCATAATACCAAATTTTTCTAATTATAAAGATATTATTGATTTATTACCTGATGATATTAAAAAGGATTTTAAAACTATTAATATTTTTAATAATATAGAAAAACTTGCTTATATCTATAATGAAAAAAAGATAAATGATTTATTATCAATAGTAACTGAATATGATAATTATATTAACTTATTAGCTGATTATAGTAGAGAGGAATCTCTACTAAAAAAAATCACTAATATAAGTAATTCGTCATATTTAAATAAGATGATAAATGATACAGAGAATTTTATTAATAGTGAAAATAAAAAAATTGTTAATTGGAGAAATGATAATCTTACTATTAATGAAGAAATAAAAACTCTAAATAATGATTTGGATGTATATATAGATATCAAAGATACCATAGAGAGATTTGATGAAATAAAAGTATTATATGAAAAATATAATAATGATTATAATACATATATAGACAATATAGAAAAAAGAGATAATATAAGTATCGAAGTTAATAAATTGAAATATATAATAGATAATAAAAATAATCTATTACAATCAAAGATTATTAACTTAGAGCAGTATAAAGTAATAAGAAAAGATATAAGTAATATGAATAAAATATACGATGATATGATATTTGTAAAAAATGCATTATCATCAAAACAAGGAATGCCTTTATACTTTATTAGTAATTATCTAAAGAATACTGAAGAGATTACTAATGAGTTATTAGATATAGCATATGATGGAAAGATTTATATTGATTCATTTGATATAACACCTACTGAATTCTCTATTCCTTTCTTTAATAGAGGAAAGAGATTAAGTGATGTTAAATATGCTTCTCAAGGAGAATTAAGTTTTTTATCTTTAGCAATAGCGTTTGCATTATCAAGACAGGTATTAACTAATTACAATATTATGTTACTGGATGAAATAGATGGTCCTCTTGATATTAATAATAGAGAAAAATTTATTAAGGTATTAGAAAATCAAATAGATAGAATTGATGCTGAGCAATCATTCTTAATCACACACAACTCAATGTTTTCATCTTACAATGTAGATATTATTGATTTATCATTTAAGAATGATAAAGAACAATATCCACTAGCTAACTTCATTAATATAGTAACAGATTAGATATATCTCAGAAAGGAAAGTATTATGAACGATATTTATGATACAATCATTTTATTGATATTATTTATAATTATATACCTTAGTGTAATTTCAATTTATAAATTCTATATATCTATGAAATATTATAATGAGTTAGATGAATATAGGAAAAGACGATTACTCGATGATCACAGAACTGTAATGGAAAACAAGCATATAAATCATGATTTATCTAATAAAGGATAAATATAATTGATAATCTTCTAAATAGAATAGGAGATAAAATAAATGGAAAGTGAGTTTTTACACTGGCTAGATAGTTTTCCTGGTCATATAGGTACTATGCTGGCAGTAGTTTTAGGCGGTTTCGCCCTACTGTCAGCAATATTTACTGGTATCAGTAAAATTAAACACGATTTTGAAGCTAAGATTGCAGAGGTAACTCTACAAGAAGAGAATGATAAAAGGTTTAAACAAGATATCAAAAATATGATTAAGGAAGTTTCTTTATTAAAGAATAATACAGAATTTCTATCTAAGCAATATGCAACAACCACCGTAGAGATTAATGATAAGATAGATGCTATTTCTGATATATTAAAAGATACTAGAGCAATCAGTGATAAAAGAGATGATGCTATAGAGAAACAAATTAAATCATATGATGAAAATTTGGAATTATTTCGTAAAGAAATTAATGAGAATAAAGAGCAATTATCATTACTAATAGATTCTGATAAGGAATCTATTAGGTCTTTTATTGTTGATAAATATTATCAAGTTATGGAAGATGGATTTGTTAATACTCATCTATTACAAGTTTTAGAAGAGAGATATGATAAATATCTCAAAGAAAAAGGTAATGGATATGTTAAGTCCCTTATGGAAGAAATACGAGAACTACCTCATAAATCTCCTAATAATAATATCAAGTAATAAATAAGATACTAACTGAATTACAACGTTAGTATCTTATTTATTCTATCTCTAAAAATAAAAAAAAGATAGAAGCGTATTCATCACCTCCTTACTTCTATCTTTAAATTCAAGGATTACTTTTTATCAAAGTAATCCTTTGCTTTGTTGAGTTCTTTACAAACTCCTAATACAGCCATACCTACACTTGCATACACAAGTGTATCCTTTGCAACTTCTACAACTACATTGGCAACTGTCTTAAGTACATCATTCTTTTTCATTTTGAAACTCCTTTTCTGAGGGTATCTCCAAACCCTCTAAAACAAAATATAATAGTGACTTATAATGAATAAACTTATATTAGTTCATTCATTACACAAAAATAGTATATCAATATATACCCTAGAAATACGGATTTTACTTATATACTAAAATCACAATAGAATAAAAACTCAATATAAAGAATAAGGCGGTGAGTTATATGAAAGAACTTATGCACGTATTTGCGTATGATACATATAATGATATGATAAATAATACAGATCTACATACTAACTGTCTTGTTATTACTATGGGTAAAGAATATCCGGGTGATGGACAAGGTGATCTATATTATTTATTAGAAAATCAGAGAGTTAATAAATATACTAGTGGTGGAGAATTATTAAGAAATGATAGTTCTTTTAGAGCTGTTAAAGTAAAATTAGATCCAGAATCGAATGCTATAAGAATAGCAGAAGATGCTAAGTATACAGTTAGATCTCTTATTAATTGTAGTAGTAATAATTATGAATCTAAGATAAATGAATTAGAAGAATTAATTGCTCAATATGAAGAAGAAGTTCTTACTAGATTTAATAATATTGATGAGAAATATACTTCAGAGATTAGTAGATTAAATATGGTAATAGAAGAATTATCAAATAAGATTAATTCATTTGAAGAAGATGAAGATGGACCGGAAGATAAGAATAAAGAAGAGAGTAGTGAAGAACAAACAGAAACTACATCTACTCCAACAAAATCAGTAGAAATGCCTATTCCAAATCCATCAGATGAGCATAAAAATTCTGAATCTGAGAGCAATAGTCAATCTACAGAAGAATCTTCTTCTGATGAATCAAAAAGAAGAAAGAAAGGTGGTAATTGATGAGCTTATTAATAGATAATATGGATGAATCTGTAGGTGAAATGTTACCACAGGTTGGATTAGATGGTCAACCATTAACAAGAGAATATTATATTAAAGAATGGGAAAATGGATCTGATATAGATAATAATATTATAGATTATATTAGTAATGATACTAGAATTCTTTTATCATCTATTAATGAAATGAAGTATAAATTATATGCTATTAGATTACGTCCATTTACAGAAGATAATTATAGAAAAGAATTTGATATTACTAGAAATCTTATTAGCTTAGAATTAAAACTAAGAGATGTATTAAAAAGATCTGATGAGAATACTAAAGATGCTATAGATAATTATATGAAGAAAAAATCTATAGAAAGATCTAAAGATATAAATAGATTAACTAGAGTTATAGATGATCAAGAGATTAGAAAAGATGGAATTGCTTTAAGTACATTAGTAGAAGCAGATGTATTACATAATGATGACCCAGGATTTATTATAGCAGATACTGAGAATAAATCAACTATTCCCCATTATGAATTATCATTAACAACTACTGATGATATAATGGGTAAATATCCAGTTAATTATAAGACTATAATGAATTATATAGAGGTATTTAAACATATATCAAGTTCTAGTACTAATTTAACTGATTCTCCTAATATAGTAATATTTAATAGACCTGATAATTCTATATTACTAGTTGGTTATTCATTATTAGAAAAAATACCTGCTACATTTAAAGATACTCTTAATAAATATAAATCTGTTGCTATTGGTAAATATCAGAGAATAATATCTGAAGTATGTAATAATAATCCATATAAGGATGAAATAAGAGTAGAGTGTTCAAGATGTCCTAAAACTGGGTCATTTTATATTTATCTTATTATGATACATATAGAATATCCAGATAGTCCATATGAAGATAGTGATTATATAGAATCATATGTATATGATGATAATAATACATCTTATTCTGATAAAATATCTATTATAGAAGAAGAAGTAGATATGTTAAAGAATAAATTAGAGATATCTAAGAAGATGTATTATAAGACTGGAGAAATAGGATATAAAAATAGAATACAAGGTCTTACTTATCTCATAGAGAAGAAAGAAGAAGAATTGGAGAATACTAAGGAAGAAGAGAAGAACTCTAAAGATTCTAATGATGATACTACTAAGAAAGATAAAAAGAGTAAAGAAGATGATTCATCTAACTCTGAAGATAATACAGATACATCGGATAATGATAACTCCAATGAAAATAATAGTGATACAGATGATAGTGAAGATAAATCAGATTCTAAACCTAAGAAGAAAGAAAAGAAAGATGATGATACTCATATAGATAAAGATATCCAAGAGTATATTGATAAACTTACTGAAAAAGGATATAAGATTAGATATGCATATTCTGGTAAAGCTGTTAAGAAAGATGATGATGATAAATCATTAAATAGCGATGCTAGAATTATGTTTGATAATAAATATCCGTTTGAAGATGCTCCAGAAGGTTGGGAATTAAGAGATGTTGATAAATGCTCATATCTTGATGTAAATACTCCTGAAGATGAATCGGATAGCGATGATGATAAATCTAAAGATAATAAAAAGGAAGATAAATCATTTGATGATTGGAAACAGGAATATCTTAATAATTTGAATACTTGGATAGAGAATTTGCCAGATAGTTCTAAAGAAGGTTCTAAAAAAGAAGAAGACCCTGTTACAGAAGCTTTATTAGATGATATGGATTTAGATTATTGCTATGATTTAATGATCGAATCTATTAAAGATTTCTTATAAAATAAAAATAGATAACTTAGATAAGATTAAAATTAATAATCTTATCTAAGTTATAATCTATTTGAAATTTATGAAGACTGGAAATAAGAAGGATCGTGTAAAAATACTTCCAGCATTACTATTATGTTTATATTAATTAATTTTTAAAACCACTTAAAAACACCAAGATAATACGATACAGAAAGGAATATCTTATATATGAGCGATTTATTTCGTACTATTATGGAAGGTCAGATAGAAGAAAATATATCTGAAGATTTAGATCTATATACAGAAGCTGTTAAAGCAGAAAAAATAGATTATCTTAAAACCTATCCAAAACAAATTTTTTTACCTTTTGGTAGTATTAAACGAGATAGAGGAAATGTAGCTATGTTATATAGCCATTCTCTACAAGAATCTATAGATATTATAAATAATAAAGATAATTGTATAGGTGGTATAAATTATCCTCTTTATTATTTTAATATGATATATCAAGGAAAAATATATACTAAGAAATTTAAGTATAGATTAAGTAAAGAAAGAAAAGAATTATATGAAGTAATCAAAGATAAAACTGATTTAATTCCTAAGATTAAATTAAGTAATTCTATATCAGATAATAAGAATCTTTATTATGATTTATATAAGTATATAGAAATATTTAGAAGTTTAGCTTTTAAAGTAATTCCTATGAAATATATAGAGTTATATTGGGATTATATGAAGAAAATTTATAATATAGATTTTCCTAATAGAAAAACTAAGTTTATAGTGTGTAACTTGAATAATTATAAACTTACTAAGAATCTAAAAGAGAATTTAGATAATCCTCTTTATATAATTTTCTTTACTCTATATAAGAAACCAGAATTATTAAAAGATATAGATATTGATTATTACTTCTATGTAAAGAATAGAATATTGAAGATTAATCCCTCTTTATTAGATGAAAAATCTTATTTAAAGCTTAAAATAGAAATGAATAAGATAATGAAGAATGTAGTACCTGATGAAACTATTAATGTATCCACTGATGAAAAAGAAATAACTCAGAGTGAAATAGTTGCTAATGCTGTAGTAGCATTAAATACTGTAGTTAAAGTAGATAAATCACCAGATACTATTACTAATGATGAAGAATTAAAAGAATTAACTAAAGAAGATGATGTAGATAAAGAATTAGAAGTAGTAGCAAAAAAGAGTGTTGAAGAAGTTACTAATAAGATTGACCCTACTGAAGTACCTGAAGATGATGTAAATGTACAGGTAGCTAGTAATATTAAAAAAGAAGTAGAAGATAATCACGATCTTCTTAAGAAGATTTACTATCAGAATAAGAATGGTGATAAAGTAGAGAAATCTACAGCTTCTACTGCAAGAGATGAATTACTAAGAAAGAATCAAAAAAATCTTAAAGTAAAAAATATGACACTAGATAAAATTATTAGTGTTAAAACTAAGGATGTAAAAATTCCTATTACTGATGTATCAGATCAATTAACTACTACAAATACTCATATGGATAAAATTAGATATGATAATCTTGATACTACTTATATCAAAGATGTAATGCAGAAAGATATAATGGATGCTTTCTTATCATTAAATGATAAATCTATTCCTTTATTTATAAGAGATATTAAAGTAGAAGATACATCTGATGAATTGAATTATAAAGATACTTATACTATCTATATGGAAGATGGTAATAGAAATAGACACACTGTAAAAGTAGATATACCTAAATTTATAGATAATAGATTTTTGTATATAGGTGGAAATAAGAAAGTTATTAAACACCAATCTTTCTATTTACCTGTAGTTAAAATAGCTCCTAATAAAGTAGAGATAGTTACTAATTATTCTAAGATGACTATTGAAAGAGAAGATGGTGTAAATAGTTCTTCTGTAGATAGAATGAAGAAATTAGTAGTAGCTAATAAAGATAAATTAGGAGATGCATTTAAAGTTGGTTATGAATTCCCTAATAATAAGAAATTTATTACTACTATAGAATATGACCAGTATAGTAAATTATATACTTCATTTAAGTATAAAGGAAGTATTATATTCTTTAATCAATCTACTGCTATTCAATATGCAGAGGATAATAAAATTACTATACCAGAAAATCATATATTCATAGGAGTTGTAAAAGGAACTCCAACTTTTATAGATATAGATAAACAAACTACAGATGATGATAGAAATATAACTGATTTAATTGTATCTTGTTTACCTCAAGAATTAGAAACTGAATATCATAAAACTAAATCTGCTAAGAGAATGATGTTTGCTAAAGTAAAGATAATGAGGCAGAATGTATATGTTGGAATGTTATTAGGATTCTGGGCAGGATTAAGTAAATTATTACAGTTAATGAAAGTTAATTATAGAGTAGTAGATAAGATAGAAAAAGAATTAAAATCAAATGAAGAATATATTAAATTTAATGATTGTATTCTTATATATGAACAAAATATTCCTATATCATTAATTCTTAATGGATTTAGAATGTTTAAAACTGAAAAGTATTCTATGGCATCTTTTGATACTAAAGAACCATATAGTGATTATATTCTTAAAGTATATGGTAGTGCTATTACAGAGAATGCATTGATGAACTTCTATGAATTCGTATTAGATCCAATTACAATAGATGTATTAGAGCAATTAGAGCTACCTACTAACATAATTGATTTATACATTTATGCTATTAATCTATTAGCAGATTCTCAATATTCTGCTCAAATAGATCAGAGATTATCAAGAATACGATGTGGAGAAATAATACCTGCTATTCTTTATGAAAGATTAGCTAAGAATTATGTAGAATATAGAAATAGTAACGGTGCTAAAAAATATACTGTACCACAAAATGCAGTAATACAAGAAATATTAGCACAAAAGACAGTAGAGGATTATTCTACTCTTAATCCTACATTAGAGATGGAGCAATTACACGCAGTATCTACTAAAGGATTTAGAGGAGTAAACTTGGATGATTCTTATACTATTGAAAGAAGATCTTATGATAAATCAATGACAGGAATAATAGCGGCAAATACTTCTCCTGATGGTGGAGTAGGTGTATCAAGAACTCTAACTATGGAACCTCAGATAACCAATATTAGAGGTATAGTAGAAGATACAACTAATACATTGGAAAAACTAGATGATGTAAATTTATATTCAGCTGGTGAAATGACAATGCCATTATGTAATGCAATTGATGACCCTAACAGACTGGGTTAAGCATGGCTCAGTCTATAATAAACCTCTTTAATTGCTGGGAACTCTTTAGAGCCTTAAGTACCAAAGTGTGACAATCTTAAGGATTAGACAATCAGCAGCCAAGACTTATTATTTTAATAAGTAAGGTTCAACGACTAGGGAAAGGCTAACTTAATAAGTTAGAACCGAGTAGGTCCAATTATAGGACGAGATGTAGGTGAGATAATATCAATAAACCGAAACGGGAGGCTTCTCTAATTTATTAGAGATGAAGATATAGTCTACCTATTATAGAAATATAATGGAAATTATATCATATACGACAATACATATGTTTAAACAAAATAAACAGGAGTAATTATATTATGGTATTTATAGGATATTACTATGATGAAGATCAAATAATTTGGAAAAAGATATATTGGTATGATAATACAATTACTAAGTATTCGATATCGAACATAGGTCTTGTTAGGAATGATAAAACAGATAAAATATTAAAAACTAATTTCAGTAAAGGTTATGAACGAATTAGACTAACTCATAATGGTATAGTCAAACAGTATTTCATACACAGGCTTGTTGCAAAAGCGTTTATAGAAAATCCAGATAATAAACCAGATGTTAATCATAAAGATGGAGTGAAACATCATAATTATGATAAAAATCTGGAATGGGTTACAGCATCTGAGAATATTAAACATGCGTTTGATAATGGTTTAAATTATGCTAGTAGTAAAAAAACTTTATTAGGTAAAAAGACTGTGCGTTATATATGCAAACTACTTGAAAATAATTGTCATAACATTTCAGAAATTGCTCGTATTGTCGGTTGTAGTAGAACCAATGTTGATAATATCTTACGCGGACGGACATATAAAAAAATATCTAAAAAATATAAGCTATCAAATTATACAAAACGTACTATTTTTAGTAAATCTGGAGACTTGTCTGAACGTACAAAGTATTCTGATAAGGATATACACAAAGTTTGTGAATTAATTGATAGTGGAAGATATAGTTTGCATGAGATATCAGAGAAAACCAACATATCTTATCAGACAATACGCAATGTATATTATGGTGTTTGTAGAAAGTCTGTTTCGTCTCAATATAACTTTATGAAAATTAAGGAACACCCATTATATGAGAAAAAACGAAAAAATGTAATAAATGCTTGTAAATTGTTAGACGATGGATTGAATACTCGAGAAGTTAGTGTAGAATTGGGTGTTAGTAGATCGTTTGTTAGAAATATTTTATCTGGAAATACATGGAAGGATATATCAAAAGATTATTCTTTTATAAAAAAATAATTACATGTTTTGACAGAATGCATGCGATAGAGTTTGTCGCATCAAAACCTCTTTAATTGCTGGAAACTCTTTATAGCTCTAAGTACCAAAGTGTGACAATCTTAGAGATTAGACAATCAGCAGCCAAGACTCTTTTAATAAAGAGTAAGGTTCAACGACTATCGAAAGTATATCTTAGAAGAAATATCTAAGAGAATAAATGAGTAGAGTACACGAAAGTGGAAACGGGAGGCTATTATTAATTGGTAATAGATTAATGATAGAAGATATAGTCTGGCTACACAGAGATGTGATAGGTTATAAATAAACGAAAACAATCAAAACACGTTATTCCTGTTAAGAAATCTTCTCCAGTTCTTATTTCTAATGGAATGGAAGAATCTTGCAGATTCCATGTAACATCTAACTTTGCTATTAACGCAGAAGAAGATGGAACTATTGTAGATTATGACGAGAAATCAGGAATGATGATAGCTAAATATAAATCAGGTAAGTGTAGAGCTATTGATTTATCACCTAATATAGTAAAGAATGGTGGTGGTGGTTTCTTCTTATCTAATCAACTAAAAACTAAATTAAAAGTTGGTAGTAAGTTTAAACAGAATGATGTTTTAGCATATCATAAAGATTTCTTTACTAATGATGAATTTAATAACTGTAGAATGAATATGGGTACATTATGTAAAGTGGCTTTAATGTCATCATATAATACTCATGAAGATGCTACATTTATTACTGAGAAAATGTCACAAGAATGTGCTACAGAGATGTGTTTCTGTAAACCAGCTACTGTAGGAAAAAACTCTAATGTATTTTATATTGCTAAAAAGGGTCAAGAAATAAATATAGGTGACCCTTTAATACAGTTTGATACATCGTATGAAGATGAATCAATAAATACATTATTAGCAAATCTTGGTGAAGAAGATAAAGAGAATATATTAGAAGGAGCTAGAAACGAAATTAAGTCTAAATATTCAGGTATAATAGAAGATATTAAAATATATTCTACTGTAGAATTAGATGAATTATCTCCTTCTTTAAAAACTATAGTAAGTAAATATTATAGTGAAATAAATAGAAAGAAGAATTTCTTAAATAAGTATGATCCAGAAGCAAAAGATAGCGTAGTTAAGTGTGGTATTCTTTGTAATGAAACAAGTTCTAAAATAGACCCTAATATGTATGGAGTTATTAAAGGACAGAAAGTAGAAGATGGAGTTCTTATAGAGTTCTATATTAAACATACAGAACCATTGGAAGTAGGAAGTAAGATAGCTAACTATACAGCTCTAAAAAATACTGTATGTGAAATTATTCCAAAAGGTTATGAACCATATAGTGAATATAGACCTGATGAAGAAGTATCTACTTTTATTGCTACTAACTCTATTCTTAACAGAATGGTTCCTGCTATTCTTTATGTTACATTAGGAAATAAATGTATTATAGAATTAAAGAGACATCTTAAAAAGATATATGATTCTAAGAATATTAGTAAATGTAGATCTAAGATGGAAAAGATGATTTATTCATTCTTTGATGCATTTGATAAAACAGGGGCTAATACAAAAAAATATTCAAGTAGATTTAAACCGATGAGTGATCAGATGTTTAAAAGATATTTTGATGATTTCTTTAGTAATGAAAATGCTTATCTTATTTTAGACATAGTAGATTATGAAAGAAGAATTACTATGGATGATATAGAAGCTGCTGCTAAAGTAATAGATGTACCATTATATGAGAATGTAGTAACTCCTTTCGCTACTATGGATAAAGAAAATGCTGTTGTTACTCAAACACCTGTACCAGTAGGATATCTTAATGAAAAGAGAACTCAGCAGACAGTAATGAAGAAGAATGGTATTAGTACAGATATTAGTGAAAGATCTGCTATTACTAATCAGGTTACTGGTAAAGATAAGAATGGTAGAGAGTCTGATTTGGAGAATATAATGCTTATTAACTGGGGATTACCTAATGTATTAAAAGAATTAAATTCTGCTAGATCTGATGACTCTGTAATGAAACAACAGATGCTGAGAGATATAGCATTAAACGGATATACTAAGCTAGAAGATATGGAAGATGACGTATTTAATAAAACAACTTTAAATGCCGTAGATACATATATGTTAGGAATGGGACTTAAGTCTGATTTAGTAACAAATGGATTGATGCTTCCGAAGACAATAAAAGAAGAATTATAAAAAAAAAGAAACTCTCTAGATTAATTTCTAGAGAGTTTCTTGATGGTTGGTTTTTTTGATTATTGCATTGGAAGGCAATAATCAAAATAGTCTACAAATGCATCGGCGAATTTCTTATTCTTCAGAATAGATTCTACATCTCCGACGGAGAACATTTCTCCGTTCTCTCTTCCCCATCGGAGATATTTGTCGCCGAAATATAGCTCGGTGACATAATCATACACCGAATACATCACTTCATTCACTTGGCATGAAATGCCATCGAATTCAAAACTATAATCTGCACAATCATTGAACTTCTCAACTATCATATTCTTAAACATAAAAATCTCCTTTCGAGGGTATCTTTAACCCTCTATAAAATATAAATATAGTGACATTGTAATGAATAAGTTATTCATTACACAGAAATAATATATTATCGTTTTTTTTTTGATATACGGATTAGATAATAATCTTCGGAGCATACAAAAAAAGAGGGTTCCTATTCGGAACCCTTCTCTAATTTGTTACATAATTCTAATATGTCATCTACCGACATATCGTGATATTCTATCAATATACAATGTACTAAATATACATCAAGTGATTCGATACTCACCATTATATTTGATATGCACTGAATGATTTTATCGTCTATGCTGCTGTGTAACGCCGACATAACACTATAATCATATGCTGACGTATATGTTAATATCGTATCATATTTATCTGGTATTATTTTATCAACTGCACTAACAATAACTGACTCAACTTCAGATATCAAATTATAATCATCCTCGTATACCCATCGAGTACCATGCATAGTAGTTTCTATTATGTTTGTGTATGATATATGATATCGGATAATATCATCAACCTCTTTATCCGAGGTTAGATATGTATCCATCATTTGTAATATACGACGTAATGTCTCATTTGGTGCATCTTTAGATAATAATATTATCTGTTTAAGCAACAGTTCTTTTGCATCAGTCACTTTGTCGTCAATCAACAATTCCTGAAGTTTATTCATAGTTTCTAGTACCGAATATTTGCTATTATAACTACTTAAAAGTTCTTTAATACTTGACATAAAAATCTCCGTTTCTCCCCGTATAGTCGATAGGTCATCTATAAAATTATTAATGTATTACATAAATAATATATATATATATCGAGATTACGAATAATGGTGGTTATTAAAAAAAGAAATTCACTAGAGCTTAATCCAGTGAATTTCTCAAATAATCCTTTGGTATTAAGATTCCTATACAGCTGGAATCTTAATACCAAACTTATTTCTGAAAGCTTCTAGGAATTCTTTATCTTTTTCTTTATCAAATCTGGTATCAGTATTCCACCATCCGATTGCTTCAGTCCATACTGCATATTTTAATCCATATAACACATTAAATGTCCGAATCCCACAGTAATTTGATGCTATATAAGTACATTTGAATCCATCGAATGTAAATTTAATAATCTTGGAATATCTGTCTTCATTCTCTTCCTTGACTTCAGTACTCACGATAATTAATTCTTTCATTTTTTTTATCCTCCTAATATTAACTATTTTATTACTACGTGAAAATAATATATGGATATATTTAAAATATTAATATAAATAAAAAAAACTCACTAGAAATTAATCTGATGAGTTTCTTAAAATATTGCTGTAGAGAATTCCTTACTTTAAAGGAATATCTACACCAAATTTCTCTTTGAAAGCCTGTATGAATTCAGGATAAGTCGTTTGTGGGATATGATTTGGGTACCCATCAATGGTAGTCCAATTGGCATATAATAGACCGTATGAAACTTCTCTCAAAGTTTCCCCATCCATCTCATTACACGAATATCGTCCATCAACACCATCAAATGTGAATTCGATGATAGTATCTTTACAGATATTTTCAATTTCCTGAACTACTTCATTTGTTACAATTATTTCTTTCATAGTAATCTCCTTATGAAACTATTTATTTATTATTACACAAAAATGATATATATATATATACTATAAAAATACGGATATAGAAAATACCCCTTAAAAACATAGGCTTAATATACACTTTGAAAGAAAGGTGAAATAAATGGCTGTTAGAAGAAATCGTAAACTAGATGTAGAGAGTTTAACATCTTCAGTGGATTCTGATCGTTCCTTTAAAAAGCAACTAATTAATATTAATAATTTAATTGGTCAAGCTAACTTATCTCTTTATGGAACTGATAGAACTTCAGATGTTGATTCTCTTAACGATAAATTTAATACAATACTATCTAATGAGCTAACTGGTATTACTGGAAAGGATGATAATGAAATTACATCTTTTCTTAACCAGATAGTATCTACAGATAATAAGTATAAAGCTACTGAAGATATTCTAAATAATCAGTTTGGTGATTTAACAGGTAATGAATATTCTACTATGCAATCATTTATTTATGATGCATATAGAAATAGATTATTACAGCAATCTGATTTACATGAAGTATCTTCTCAGTTAATTGAATTATCAGAAGCTATAATGATTACTAGAGATGCTATTATTTCTGCTGATACTGTAGAAGGTAGATTAAATAGATCATTAAAGTTTGATAATATTGATGAAGATGAGATTGATAATTATACTTCTTTAGTAGAAAATATGGAATTGAAGTTTAAGTTATTAGAAAAAATAAAAAACTTCATTATTCCTAAAACTCTGGAATATGGAGAATACTATGTGTATGTAGTTCCATATTCTGAATTATTTAATAAATTTCATCAACAGAAAACAAGAAATCTTTCTAATAGTGGAATTCTTAAAAGATATAATGAATCTACCGTATTAGAAGGATTTAGTAATGTAAGAAAAGATAATAAGCTTTCTGATTTAGATGTATTCTTAGAAGATTGCTATAAGAAATTTAATATACAAGAAGAAACTAAGAGTAATAATAGTTTAAATAAAGAAGTTAATAAAATAAGTAAAGAAGAATTTAAAAAAGACTTAAAGAATATAATGGAGAATATTATTATATCTACTGATGAAATTCCTATTCCATTTTTAGAAGAAGGAATAGAATCAATAGAATATCTTAATAATCAAAATAATTCTGTAGTTACTGAAGATAATAACTTATTTAAAAAGGTTATTAGAAATAATAAATCTGATGGTGGTGTTAAGATTAATAAGAAAGGGGAATATGATGATATTGGTGATTGTTATTTAAAGATGATAGAACCAACTAGAATTATTCCTATTCAGATTATGAATACTACACTAGGATATTATTATGTACAAGATGAAGATATTACTCCATTATCAGGAGCTGTATCATCATCTCTTTATTTCAGTAGGTTTAATGAACACAGTAGACAGCAAACTATTATTGATAGTTTAGCAGAAAGAGTTGTACAGCAATTCAATAAGCCATTCTTAAAAAATAATTTAAAGTTTAAAGAAGCTATAGTAGATTGCTTTAATTATTATAACTTAAATGAGAATAGAATAAGAATGCAATTTATTCCTGCTGAATATATAATACAATTTAAAATAGATGAAGATATCAATGGTAATGGAACATCTATGATTAAGAAATCATTATTCTATGCTAAATTATACTTAATGATTTTATTATTTAAGATTATGAGTATTATTATGTATAGTAATGATCAGAAGATTAGCTATATAAAACAATCTGGATTAGATAAGAATTTAGCTAATAGAGTACAAGAGATAGCAAGATTACAACAATCAAGACAAATCAATATTTCTGATTTATTTTCTTATACTACTCTTATCAATAAGGTAGGTAATGGTAATGCAGTTTATATGCCTACTGGTAGAAGTGGTGAAAGACCTATAGAAACAGAGATTTTATCAGGTCAGGATATTCAGTTAAATAATGACCTATTAGAGATGTTAAAGAACGCTTATATTACAGGTACTGGTGTTCCGGCTGCTATTTTAAATTATCTTAATGAAGCGGATTATGCTAAGACAGTAGAACAGAATCATTCTAAGTTTAATGCTAGAGTAATTAATTACCAATTAGATTTCAATCCTATTATTACCGAAATGTATCAGAAGATAATGAGATGGTCTACTAATATTGGTGAAGATAAAATATCTAATTTTAGTTTTACTTTACAGCAACCAAGGTCAGTATTAATGAACGCTAAATCTGAGTTAATAGGACAGTATAATTCATTAGCAGAGTTCTTAGTTGGGTTATATTATGAAGATCCAGGTTCAGCTGGTGACCCAGAAAATCTTAATGCTCAAATAAGAGAATTTAAGAAGTTATTGGCAAGAGATCAATTACCTATGATACAATTTGATGATATTGAAGAATTGATTAATAAAGCAACTCTTCTTAATAAAGAAAGAAAACTCAAACCTGATCCAAAGAATGGTAATGATGGAGATGATGATGGTTTAGATGATACAGATGATGATTTAGATAATCTTCATATGTAATAAAGATAAATTAAATACTAGAGGAAATTATAAAAATCCTCTAGTATTTAAATTCTTTTTATTTACTTACTTTATCAGCAATCTTATTAAGAACTGGAGATTTAGACTTTCTAAGTCTATTAAAGTAAATCTTCATTCTCTTAACTGCCTGTGTATGATACTTTCTATCAAGCTTTGCTCTAAGAACTTTTCTAAATTTCATAAGCTTCTTAAGCTTTCTATAATCAGCATCATTATTGGCAGCAGCACATACATTTATTGCCAATGCATAAAGCTGTTTCTTTTTTGATTCAGCATCCAATCTAATCATCATTGGCTTATTATATTTAGCTTCAGAGAAGTAACTATCATCATCGTCATACTTATATGATTCAATAATAGTTTTTACATTAGCATCTGTCATAAATCCTTCTCTAATAGCTGTATCTGATTCATTCTCTACGAAATCTCTCTTCTCATCTGAATTAAGCTCATCATTAACAAGAAGTGTAGTAGCAGCCATCGACATCATATCATCAGCTTCCATCTCTGCATCAGAATCCAAATCTTCTTCATCATCAGATCCATTGATTTCATCATCAAGCTCACCACTAAGTTCTCTATCTAATTCAGCAAGATCATCATCATCTAAATTATCTACATCATCTATTGAAGATAGATCTGAAATATCATCAGTACCTACATCATCAGACGTGTTATCATAATCATCACTATAATCGCTACCAAAACTAGAATATCTTCCAGAAAATGCATCTTCAGCTTCATCATCGTTATAACCATATTCATCATCATCTTCTTGATATTGCTTATTTGGTTCGACTCCATCTGCCTGCACAAACTGATCATCAATATTAGAATATTTATCTAAATCATCTCCTTCAAAAAAATAATTTGATTTAGATGGTAGTGGTCTTGAAAGTAATTCCTCAATTCTACTCATTTTATTAGTAGTCCACCTTTCTTAAATAGTTCATAATTATTTATGTGTTTCAGGAACTAAAAAACTTCTACGACTAATTCGTTGGTATGAATCCAATTATCTCTTGTATAATCATACCCAGCTTTCCATTTAGTAACCATAGTTATTAATCCAATTTCAACGTATCCATCAGAATGATATCTCTCACCTGTTGTTTTATCCCAGATAATACATCTAGCGTAACCATCAGTATTTTGATAATCCTCTATTAAGAACTGGAATACGTGACCTTGGAATTCTAATATTCTTTCATTACTGCGAAAAGCATCCATAAAAGATTTTATCATATTTATACCCTTTCATAAAGCATAAATTTAAGTAAATGTGCATTTATTACTTGGTATAATCAATATTACACATAGATAAATTTAATAAAGTGTAAGTGAGGCTTCTTATATGGAAACAAATACATTTATAGAGAGATATGTGGATTCAATGAAAGATGTAATGATTAAAATGAATCCAGATATAGATGAAGATAAAATTGAAGATATAATAAGAAAAACTATAGAAAAGAAAATACAAAATCCAGAGGTTATTCTGGATAATAATTATACACATGAAAATAGAAATACCAATTTATTATCAGTATTAAATTGGGTAGAGAATAGAAAACCGATTATAGGTGGAAATGGTACATTTTATAAAAATCAACATGAAGCAATAAACCCAACGGCTGTCATGCTTGATAATTTTGCATCTCAAAGAAAAGCATATAAGAAAGAGATGTTCTCTGTAGAAGATTCATCTAGTAATGAATATAAGGATTTAGATAGAAAGCAGAATAATGAAAAAATAAATATGAATTCATATTATGGTGCTAGTGGATTAGCAACATCTGCTTTTTATAGTAAGTATAGTGGTCCAGCAACAACTCATATAGCTCAACAAGTAATATCATCAGCAGAGATGTTATTTGAAGGATTATTAGCAGATAATTATGTCTTTTTAAATACTACCGAATGTATTGAATGGATTACTACAATAATGAAGAATTTTGATTATTGTGATAAATTTATTAAACGACATTCATTATCAGAAGTAACTAATAGATTATATGATGCTATTTTAGATACTAATGATGATTCATATGAAATACTTCAAGATTTTTTATATTCATATGATGAAGATGAATTATCATTTATTTATTATAAGAATAATATATTTGAATTTATAACAGACCATGAAATAGTTAAATCATTATTATATTCTATATTTAGTAATGTAAATAATTTATCTATAATGGATAAAAATGATGAAGATTGGTTTACTGAAATTCCTGATGAATATAGAAATGATTTTATAGGTAAGAATGTTAAGGATTGGAATAAGTTTGTTAGTAAAGAATATTTTATGGACCCATCTAATCCACCTAGTAGTATAGAAAAAGAATTATATAAATTAAATGAGTTAATAATGAAATATGTATACTGTAGATATTTATCATTTGATAGAATTTATAGACATAGAAATTTTAAAAGAAGAGTAGTAACTGTAATTGATACCGATAGTAATATTCTTTCAGTAGATACTTTAGTAAATCATATATTCTCTTTTATAGATAAAAATGGATTTAATAGATCAGTTACTAATAATGAATTTATTTGTATTAATACTATTGCTTTTATAATAACTCATGTAATAGAGAATTTATTATTATACTTTGGAGAGAATGCTAATATACCAGAAGAGTTTAGACCTAACTTCAATATGAAGAATGAATTTTATTTCTCTAAGTTAATAATAGGAAGTGCTAAAAAGAGATATATTACAAAAATACTATTAAGAGAAGGAAATCTATTAAATCCTGCTAAATATGATATTAAAGGATTTGATTTTAAGAAATCTACAACTTCAGAATATTGTGAAGAAAGATTTATGGGATTAGTAAAAAAATATCTAATAGAAAATGAAGGTGAATTTGATATAAAATCAATGCTTAAAGATATCTATAAATTTAGAGAAGAGATAATAGAATCTATTAGAAGTGGTGAGAATATTTATTTACCAACTGCTTCTGTTAAAGAAATGGCATCATATGCAAATCCATTTTCAGAAGCATCTGTTAGAGGAACAACAGCTTGGAACATACTAAATCCAGATAGTCAAGTAGAAATACCATCAAGAGTTAGTATATTAAAATTAAATATATTTAAACCTGAAGATATAAATAATCTATGTATAACAAATCCTCACGAATATTCTGTTATAATGGATTCTATATTTAATGATACAACAGGAATGTTTGTACAGACTACTAGTAAAGGAGAAACAAAAATAGTTGGAATGAATGTAATAGGAATTCCTCAAAATACAAAAATACCTAAATGGTTAGACCCGTATATAGATTATAAAACTATTGTAAATAATATTTTAAGTCCATTCGTACCAGTATTAGAATTATTTGGTATTAAGACATTGGATGAGGGTAAAACTATTGGTGGTATAAATAGAAAGACTAATGCAATTTCAAATATAATAAAATTTTAATAGAAAGGGTTAAGTATTATGGAATTATTGAATTGCGATAATAATTATCAGTTAGGTGTATTGGGTATTGAGTACAGTGACATATTTGGATTTGTAGTAGAAAAAACATTCATCTTCAATAACAAAATAGGTATGATGAAAGTGAATAATAGAACTAAGATTTACATTATTAAGTGGAATAACGATTCTCTAAATGCAGAAATTCATATAGATAATATGTCTAATAGTAAATCAAACTTTGATAAAGATAATGAGGTTGATTATAATTTAGCTAAAGGGTTATGTATATTATTAGATATAAATATTGAAAGTTTTCCATTTAAATAAAAATATAAGATTAAATGAATATAGAAAGAGGATAGAAAATGAAAGTTAAATTAAAACAGCTAACTACAAAGACAACTCTATTAGGAAAATATGATCATACTTATGTCGGATTTGTATATCATGGATGTATGGGTGATCTTTATGCAGCAATAGATAAATCAAATAATGATATAGTAGTATTAAATATAAACTGGGGTAATTGTAATTGTCATTTAGGTAGTGATATAAGAGATTCGAGTAAGACAAATTCTTTTACTGAAAATGAGAGAATTATAATTGAGGAATTATCTGAATTACTAGAATTAGACTTAGTACCTATAGTATATTAAAACTGCATAATTCAAATAACTGTAATTAAAGAAAGAAAAAATGATGCTTGAGTTTCACGTACTCAAGCATCTGACAAATTTATTTATCAAGGAGGTTTTTATGTCAAAATCAAGACAATAATAGGTAGCCATGGTTTCATGACTAGTAAACAGTAAGCAAGAATCACAAATGTAACAAAGAACTTTGTGAATTGTAATTACTTTGTACTTTAATACAATTATAAATAAATTATAACTGCATTAATGACTTGTTTGGTTTATTTACATATTATTTTAACGTAACCAAATAATATTAAATTTCTCAATGTAAGAAAGGAAAAGTAAAATGGGAAAAGAAAATGTAAATGAAAAAGTAGTTAAGTTAGTTGATACAATTAAGAATTGTATCTCACTATCATGTAATTCAAAAGATTTTGATATTACTATAGTATCAAAGATTAATCCAAAAGATGGATCAATGGCTACAGTAAATTCAATAATCAAAAAGAAAGGTGAAGGTAATCAATATAGACAGTTGACTGTATCATTAGATATAGATAAGAGAAATGGTTTATATCATGTGGTAATATTGAATGTAGATAAATTGAATTCAAATATTTTATTTAATACTACAGAAGATAATCCTACTGCAAAGATAGAGAAGTATCTTCCTAATATAGTTTCATCAACTCAAGCTATATTGATGAAAATGGGGAATGTATCTCCTGAGAGAAAGTTGAATAATAGAAGGGCTGTTTAATGATTAGTGAAGAGTTAATTAATAAAGGTAAAGAATTATTCCAACGAATAGATGATATAATGCTTAAGAGAGTTAATTATATTGGAGTTGGAAGTGATACTAAGAAGTTATACAAACCTTATGGTGATGCTGATGATATCGGTACATTTATAATATCTATATCATTCTTTAAAGATACTGATGATGAATATATGAATTTAATATATACATCAATGGATAGTGAAGATGATGGATGTTGTTATGAAACAACGCGGTTTAATATGAATGTAGATTTACCATCTGATTTTAAACCAGAAATAACAGCCTTAGCCGTAACAGATACATGGCTTGGTGAAGAAAGAAATATCGAAATAGTTAAATAAGAAAGGGTAACAAGTAAAATGGAAAATTTAGACGAGAAGTATTTAAATGATTATAATGAGTTTGTGGTAGAAGATGAAGAGCATATAATTCCAATTTGTTCTTCAGCAATAAAAATCTTATATGAGAAATTTAAGGTTCCTCTTAGTGATCCAAAGTTGATAGCAGTTATTGTGGAAAGAACTTACAATGTTATTATAAATACTCTTAAATCATATGAGAGTAAATTAAGTGAGTTTAAAATTAATATATGTGATAGATTGGAAATTGGTTATACTACTAATACATCAGATGATGATGAGAAGCAGGGTAACTATATGATTTACATGAATCACTTAAATAAGTCTGTAAAGGATAATGTAAATGAAGATGCTACAACTCCTACAGAAAGAATTACTCAATGGAATATTGAGAATGTTATAACTCAGCCGGGTATTATTAGAGAAATTAGTAATGCTGTTATTGAAGATCTTAAATCAATAGATGTTCATATCGGTATTAGTGAATTAGTAATGCCTATATTTATTACAGTATATGAGGCTACTGTAAATTATGTTAGAATTAAGAGACAGGAATTAGGTGAATTTGAATTTGAGATTAATTTCATTAGTTGCTTCCATATTGGTTGTATGGAAACGGAAGATGGTTCTTCTATCTATATCAGACCAAATATAGAAGCTAAGTTGTTAATGAAAGATGATCAAGCTGCAACATCTATTCATGAGTAATTGATTAGATGGATTGAAGATTTGAAATATAATCTTCAATCCATTTATAAATTAAGTAAGGTATATTTTTTTGAAATATAATGAAAGGATGAGGTTAATGAGGTCTAATTTATGTCATTATATAAATAAATGGGAAAAAGAATTAAATATTCCTCTATTGGAAAAATCAGCAGATAAACCGTTAGTGGAATATGTTAAAGAAGCTTTTAAATCTCTTGAGATATTAAAACCTATTAAAATAAAAGGATTTGATTATACAGAGAGAGAATCGGAAATAGATATAAATAATTATGTGTTCCGAAGAGATAAAAAGAAGAAAAAGAAAGAAAGATATGGTATTAAAGCTATTGGTGATGATAGAGTAGGAAGATTAACAGTTCATATTGAATTAGCTCTTCCAGATACTAATCCAACTACTAAAGCTCATGAATATAAAATACATAACATATCTAAATCTATTCTAATACCATTACAGGATGAAAATGGTTATTATGTAATTAAAGGAAAGAAGTATTATATCATATATCAGATGGTAGAAAAGTCTATTTATAATGTAGGTAATAGAATATCATTAAAGAGTCTAATGCCTGTAGATGTAAGAAGAATACCAAAAGTAGTACACGATATAGATGGAGTAGAATATAAATTACCATTATATACTGTAGTGGTAGTTAATAGAACTATTCCAGCAATATTATTCTATATGAGTAAAGGAATTAAATATGCTTTAGATTATTTAAATCTTGATGGTATTATTGAATTCGTTGAAAAGATAGAAAATAAAGATGATAGTAAAATATATTTTCAATTATCTAATTCTTGTTATATGCAAGTAGATAGAGATATATTTGATAAATATACTTTTGTTAAATCAGTAGTTATGGGATTAATACATATTAGTTCTAATAGAGTTAATCTTACTAATCTAAATGATAAAGCATATTGGATTAAGAAATTAGCTAACCCAGCTAATTACGAAAAAGGATTAACTGTATTAAAGTATTTTGATAGATTAGTAGATGTTACAACTTCCAATATATTAAAAATACCAGAGTATTATAAAGGTGGTTCTTATAGTGTTGTAAAATGGGTAATGCAACATTTCAATGAATTAAGATTAAAAGATAATAATGATATTAATAATAAAAGATTGAGATGTAATGAAACTATATCAGCATTATTAACTACTAAATTTAGTGAAAGGTTAAAGAGAGTTATTTCATTAGGAGAAAAAGCTAATGCAGATAACTATCTTGAGATATTTAGATTCCCTGGAGATATATTAATACAACAAATGCAATCATCTGGTATTTTAAGATATGATGATGAAGTTAATGATATGAGTATTTGGTCTAAGTTAAAAGAAACAACTAAGGGACCTCATGCTATGGGAGAAAAGAATAGTAATGGAGTTGGTATTAAAGTAAGAGATATTCATCCATCTATGCTTGGTAATATTGATATTATTGTATGTGGTAATTCTGATCCAGGTACTTCGAGAACTCTATCGCCATTTGCAAAGATACAAGGATTGCATTTTGATGCATCTATAGAACCATCTGATTTTTATTATAGAATTTCAAAAGAAGTTAATGATAAATGTAAAAAGAAAGGTGATATATCTGTAATGGTTGAATTTGATAATCCTACTGATTTCTATAAGTATATCAGTGAATTAGAGAAATTCAATAATGAAAATATTTCTATTAGTGGAACTTCGAGAGAAGAACATTATGATGTGGTTTTAGGAAGAACTATTGATATGGATGATTCATCTAAACCACAAACAATTAATCTTGCTAAAAAGAAATATAATGAAAATGGTGAAGTAGAAGAGGAGAAAAATAGAGATGGCGAATAATATTTTATTAAAAGCATTAAGAGAAAATGAATCTGCTAAAGGGAAGAAGAAAGATGATTTCTTCGATACTAATGCATCTACTATATCATATAGCACAGGATTTCCTGTGCTTGATTATTATTTAGGATATAAAGTTAATGTATACGATAGTGATGGAAACTATGAGTATTCATATCCTAGTGTAGGTATTACAGCAGGTTCTTATGTTTTATTTATAGGTAAACCATCTACATCTAAAACAGCAACTGCAATAAAAATAGCATCTAATATAGTAAGAAAATTCAATAATGGGTTAGTAATACATTTCGATTTAGAACAAGCTTTAAACTATTCAAGAATACAAGCTCTTACACGAATACCAATGAATGAATTACAGAGCAAATATGTCTTAAGACAAGAAGATTGTACTCTTGAGAATATGAAATCAACTATCATGAGATTATATAACGAGAAAGTTAATAATCCAAATGATTATATGTATAATACAGGATTAAAGAATGAATTTGGAGAAGAGATTCAAGCATTCGTTCCTACTGTAATAATACTTGACTCTATTGCTACTATTACTATGAGTATAGATGGTGGTGGAGAAAAGAAGTTAGAAAAACTTGAAGAAATCTCTACCCAGACGGATAGAATGAGATTGACTGGAGAGATAGGAAGATTTTTCAATGAAATTCTCCCATATCTTAGAAAAGCAAATATAACATTGATTGCTATAAATCAAATTAAAACTAACCCTCAAATGGGTATAGTTAAGAGTCCTGCTGAGATATTAGGATTGAAACAGGACGAGACCCTTTCTCGGATTAAACCTAGAAATAGAAAATTATGTTCTATACACTTAGTTAGAATCCATCTGGTGGGGGTCTATAAACCTCTTTAACTGCTGGAAACTCTTTATAGCTCTAAGTACCAAAGTGTAATAATCTTAGAGATTAGACAATCAGCAGCCAAGCTAGTAAATGGATTCTAAATATGTTAATATAATAAGGAGAATAATATATATGACTAACAAGAAAAAAAGTCTAAAGTCAATATTGGAAGAACAGAACTTATTAAATGATATTACTATACCAGAGTCCGAAAGATTACCATATGAAATATTTTTAGAAATAACCAATGACGCTGTAAAAGATATTGAGATAGGTAGGTATTATATATCTAATTATTCACGAGTGTATGATACTATATTACAGAGGTTATTGAAAATAACGCGACCGAAAAGTAAAGATTATTACCCACAATTTACTACAAAATTAGTCACCGGCAAATTTAGATCAGTATTACTTCATAGGGTATTAATGTTAGTATTTTATCCAGAACACGATCCAAAATATGATATAGTAAATCATAAAGATGGTAATAAGTGTGCGTCATTTTTACCGAATTTAGAATTTACAGATACTAAAGGTAATGCAATACATGCACGAGATACGGGATTATTAAATCCAGTTCATGGTGAAGAACATTGTTGTGCAAAAATTACTGAAGTTGAATGTAGAGAAATATGTAAGATGCTAGAGTCGCAAATATATTCAATGGTCGAAATTGCAAATATATTCAATATATCTGAATCAATTGTAAATTCTATCAAAATTGGTAAGGCATGGAAACATATTTCGAAAGATTATAATATACCAAAAGATAGAAGGATCAAATATTCTAAATACTTTACAAATGGTGAATTATACAAATTATGTGAATATTTTCAATCCAATCCAAAGGATGATGAAGAAAAACTAATGGTATATGTTAGAAGAGCATTAAGTGATAACAACTTAAAAGAAAATACAGGTAGATTGGATGGTTGTAGAAAATTATATCGAAAGCAGAAATGGAAATATGTATGGTGTCAATTTAATTACTAGAAGGTTCAACGACTAGGGAAAGGCTGAGTATTATATACTTAGAACCGAGTAGACCCAATAATAGGGTGAAATGTAGGTGAGATAACATCAATAATCCGAAACGGGAGGCTATTATTAATTGGTAATAAATTAATAATAGAAGATATAGTCTGGCTACACAGAGATGTGATAGATTATGCCCAGGTGGTAATACTCCAAAGTTCTTAGCTCATATACTTCTTAAGTTTGTCGCCGTTGGCGGAGAAAAATATAGTGAAGAAGATGAAGGTTTTACTGGATTCAAAGTCAGAGTAGAAGTTATCAAATCAAGAGTATCAGCAGCATTAAAGAATGTAGAATTAGTTTATGATTCTAATACTGGTATAGATATGGTTAGATCTACTGTAGCATATGCAAAAGATATGGGATTGATAGGCGGTAATAAGAATGGTTATTACTTCTTATCAGATAAGGATGATAAATTTAGTTTAACAAATATGCCAGAGGATTTCAAAAATAATCCTAAGTTATTTAAGATAATGAAAGATAATGTAATTCCTCTATTAGAGAAAAATCTATCAGGTATTACTCCAGAAGAAATGGAGATAGCTGACGAGGAATTAAATTTCTATAATCTATAAGTATAAAAACTGTTATATAGCTTCTAATATATATATTATTTATTAGAAGCTATATATTAAATAAATAAGAAAGGAAGGTTTAAATTAAATTAGTGAACGTTAATCAGAATTTGATTGGTTCAATTTATACATTACGGGATGCTAGTTCAACATCCGATTGTGGACACAACTATATTATCATATCAAATAATCAGAATATTAATAAGTTTGTACAGGCAATGCCTATTACATCAATGAGGAATAAGAAAGTAACTATAGAAGTTCCTATTATGTTGAGTAATGGATTAGTATCTTATATAGTACCATATTCAATACAAACTTTTACTAATACTGAATTGAAAGTAGGAAAGTTTAGAGGTTGTATATCGGATACTAAATATATTAGTAGTAAAGAATTTATTAATTTACTAATGGATATGTATTTAGCTGAATCTAATATAGGTGATGTTGATAAAAATAAAGTAATGGATGAATATAAAGATTATTGTAGTAATTTTTGGAAGTTTCATATGCATAATGCGGAATATAGAGAAATACATAATGATGTAAAAAGTAATAGTTTACAAGAAATAAGTTATATCTATAAACCATTAACTCAGTGGAGTAATGATGAATTAGATACATATTTAAATGAGGTTGATAAAAATAATCCTAATTATACATATATTAAATTGGGATTTCATAATAAGAAACAAATGATACAGTTTAATTATCAAGTTAAGAAGGAGAAATTGAATAGGAATCAAGTGTTAGAATATTTAGCATAATATAAATTTTATTAAGAAGAGGTTGAATGTTATTATGGGAGATAAGATAAAAAAGTTTTCACTTATAGATTCTTTAAAGAAAGCAGATGATGAACTTACTGGTTCTCCATCTCTTCTAGGAATTACTGCTCTTACATATCCAAATTATGTAAGTTCTATGAGAGCAAATATGTACACTAATCATGTTAAGCAATGTATGACATTATTACGTCCAGATGTACCGTATTTATTTACTAATAATGAAAATACTGTTGGTAAATATTCATCAGGATATAAGAAAGCTAATAGCGATTATGAAGTATATAGAAAGGTATACAAGTATGATGATATTGTAGATAATCCATTTGTATATGTTATGTTTATATATGATAAGAAAAAAGATGAGTATGATGTAGTATATAGAAAAACTCATGAAGATTTAACAGAATCATTTGGTTACGCATATAATAATGATTTTATAGATAGCCTTAAAGAAGGAGATAAGATACATAAAGATGATGTATTGTATAAATCTACTTCTTATGATGAATATATGAATTATGGATATGGTAAGAATATAACTGTAGCATATTCATTTGATGATTTTTCATCAGAAGATGCTGCCATTGCTTCCGGATCATTATGTAAGTTATTCGCATCTATTGACTCTGAAGTAATAAGTATAAATTTAAATAATAATGATTATTTATTAAATTTATACGGAGATAAGAAGCATTATAAAGTAATTCCTGAATTAGGAGAATTCTGTTCAGGAAGAATAGCTGTATCAAGAAGATTATTTAATAAACAGACTTTATTTGATTTTAAATCAGATATGCTTACTACTATACTTGATAGTGATAATGTATATTATATAGGTAATAATAGTAGAGTAGTAGATATTACTATTTATAATAATGCTGAAGAGAGAGATGATACACCATTTTATCAGCAGATAAATAAATATATTGATTCACAAAATAAATATTATAATGAGATAATAGATGTATGTGAAGAAATAAGGGATTCCGGTTCTAATTATACAAATGAATTAGATTATTTGTATAAAAGAGCATTAGAGATGGTAGATACTGAAAAGAGATGGAGAGAAAAAGATTCTATATATGATAATATGAATATTAAAATTACTATTATGAGAGAAGCTCCATTATCTAAAGGTAGTAAAGTAACAGGTAGGTATGGTAATAAATCAGTTATTGCTACAGTAAGAAAAGATGAAGATATGCCAATAACTGAAGATGGTAGAAGAGTAGATTTAATTCTTAATATGTTAGGAATTATAAATAGAACTACAGCAATGCCATTGTATGAGATGTTTATAAATTCAGCATCTCGTAAAATAAGAGCTAAATTATCTGAATTAAAAACTCTTAAAGAAAAAGAGAAGTTATTATTTGATTACATAGAAATATGGAATGAAGAACAGGAAGATGAAATGCATCAGTATTATAAATCTTTAGATAAGAAAGATAAAGAGAAATATATACAAGATGCAATAGATGATGGTATTTATATACATCAAACTCCACTATGGGAAACAAAACCTATATTCTATAGATGTCTTGAATTAATGAAGAAATATCCGTTTATTAAAAGAGATAATCTGTATATTAATAAATGGGGTAAGTTACATAAAGTATTAACTCCATCTATAGTAGGTGAGATGTATTGTATGAAATTAAAGCACTCAGATAAAAGAGGATTTAGTGCAAGAAGTACAGGAGCTATTGATGATAAAGGTTTACCATCGAGAAGTTTTAAATCTAAAGCTCATCTTGAAAAAGCTTCTTCATCATGTATTAGATTTGGAGAATTTGAAACTCTTAATTTCTCTATAGGCGTATTACCAGAAGATTTAGCTGTGTTCCACGCTTTATATAGAACTTCAATTAAAGGAAGAAAAGATATTGTAATGTCTATGTTTGATGAAGAAGGAATACAATCAATAGATAGTAAATATACATCAAGGGTAGCAGAAATATTTAATGTTACCCTTAAAGAATTGGGAATAGAAGTAAACTTTATGGATGATGATTATATTGGTCCTATTAATGATAGTAATTTAACTAATCATACATTAAATGGTAAAACTATTCTATGTAGTGATTATAAATTCTTTATTATAGAAAGAGTAAATGAAATAATACAGAATATCTATAAAGAAGAACCAATAATTACTGATGATGTATTAAGAGCTAAAGTTATTAATATTCTAAGTAATACTAAATATTTAGTTGGACCGACTGAAGAAGAGTTAAAGAGATTGGATATTAATGATATTATAGATTTTATTACTAAATAAAATATTTATACTAGAGATAAGATTAAAAATATATCTTATCTCTAGTATTATTTTTATAAATTAAATGAATTATAAAAGTCATTAACTTTTTTTACGGTATTTGGATTTATATTTGCATATATCACATTATTCTCATCTTTGATAATAGTGTGTCTTCTCTTAGAATCAAATCCTACTATATTTGAAATATTCAAATCAAATGCTTCCATTATTGCTTCTACATTAGAATCTTTATTAGCTTCTTCTAATATCTCCTTAAGAGGAATTGTCATTCCATTAATAACATCAGTAGGAGATATTACAGATTCTGTAAATGTCTTTAAAGTAACTTTAGGAGCAGATGTAGCGTGAGCAACTGCATGTGATGGGAACCATGGTGCATCATATGTAATTAATCTCTTCATCATTACATAAGGTTTACCACCTTTATTTACCATCTGAGCTATTGCTCTAGCAGAGAACTGAGGAATCCATCCAGCTAATACTTCTTTACCAAATCCTTCACCAACACTACCTTGGGCTGATTGTATCTTAGCTGTAAGTATATTACCTACTAATTTAGGTTCCATTATTTTAAATGCTCTCTTTTCTGGAGGTACATCTTGTATTCTTTCAGCAGATAATTTCTCATCGGTAGTAGTAGGCATTGGATGAGCAAATTCACCAAACCATCCACCAGTTTTTAAAAGAGATTGTATCTTTTCACATCTAATACACTCCATTACATTACTAGCATCATAATATCTTTTATTTCTATTCTCTACATCAAAATCCTGAAGATTTGTATCAAATGTAATATAGAATAAATCAGCAGATTTATTTGTATTCATGTTAGACACTCTAGGATTATCAGAAACGCTTTCAGATATATACATAAATCCCATAAGGTTATCATTTATCATATCTTTAGTTTGCCTTTCTTTATATATTCATTTATAGAAGTGTTAAAATGTAGAGATTTACCAGTACTTACTTAACTAATGATATTCTACTATTATACTTAGTAGCTTTATCTAATAATTTAATAATAGATTCATCTGTAATATACTTCATAATATAATCATTAGTAATAATTAGATTATTATCTACAAATGTATTTTCTTTAGCTAATGATTGAAATATATTAGTAGCAATTTGTTTAGCATCCTCATCTAATTTAATTAATTCATACTTAGAATCAATTTTACTTAATGATGTCATCATATTATTAATTTCATTATCTATTAATACATTAATAAAATTTAAAAATCCTACTGTAGCTTCTAATTTATCTAAATAATCTAATTCTTTATTAACGGGTTTCATTTCTTCTTTTATTTTCTGTAATTCGATGAATTTACTTTCTTCATTAAATTTATTACTTATACTAGTAATTAAATCTAATATATATGCTAAAAGAAAAATACCACCTAATAAATATACAACTTTCATAATTGAATAAAAAATATTCATATATAAACCTACCTTAATAATTTTATAGTTTTATAGATCAGTTTCTTTTCTATTTAACCATATAACAGAAAAATAATATGATATGTAAAGGAATAGATAAATTAATATGATGAAATCTTATTTTTGTTTAATATCAAAGGATTATTTAAAAGAACATCCGGGAGATACAGGATGGAGATACGCTAAAGAACATAAAACTGATTGGGTAGACGCATCATCAGTATTTCCTGAGAATATACCTAATTGTAATTATACACCATATATGAATTTCTTTGTACACCAAGATAAAGTATATGATATAACAAAGATGTATGCAAGTATGGATGATCAAGCTACTGTACATATGTGTATAGAAACACCTAATCCATGTGATATACCAGACTAAAAATAAATTAGATTACACTGATACTAAAAAAATAATCAGTGTAATCTAATATCTTTATATTATTTCATTCAATGGTTGATATAAGTATTTTTTTATATCACTACTACTAATTTCTTTATTATAAGTAATACTGATAAATTTACTTGTTTTATCCTCTAATGGTAAATTCTTATCAAATATAAATGAATATAATTGATTTGTTTCATTTACCTTTTCTTTCTGTAATTTTCTTTTTTCATCTATATATCCATTTACTATCTCTACTTTAATATTATCATTCTTCTTTAAAGTTTCTTTAATATAATTAATAGTAGATTCTGGTTGTTCTATATCACTAGGAATATTAAATATGACTCTTATATTATCATATGCTTCTCTTTTAATCATATTATTAAAACCATCTATAGATTCTTTTAATTTATCTTCATTCGTAAATACTTCATTATTATATCCTATTCTAATAGTTTTATAATCTTTAGCTAATGTATTCTCTATATACTTATGAGAATATTTTTCTTTATCTACATTATATTCTATTTCATAAAATCCTTTTCTTCCTTCTTCTCCATATTTCCATCTACTAAAACTTCCTATAGAGAAAAATTTATCATCAGTTTCTATATTGATATGATAATGACCAAAGTATACTTCTCCTTTACATATCTTATCTAATTCTTTAGTAGTAAATACTTTAGTTCTTTTTCTTTTATCATCTGATTTATTATCTATATGAACAGATAAATCTGTCATTACTTCTCTAATTACTCCATGTCCAAATACATAATCGTATTTATTATAATTAGATAAATATTTATTATAATATTCATCTATATTATTCACATGCTCTTCTGGTAGATATAAAATATTTAAATCAGGTAATAATTCTTCTTCTGATACAAATTTAATTACTTTTACATTATCGTATATTTTCATTACATTCATTATATCATATTGATTACATTCATGAGATTCTGTTCCATATACAAATCTTAATGGTATATCTTTATCTTTACATACTTCTATTAAATCTTTTAACATCTTATAACTCATTTTAGCAGAGTTATCATTTAAATAAAATTTATGATCAAAAAAATCTCCACATACTATAACAAAATCTAATTTACTATCTTTTCTAATTCTATTTATAAATAATTCAGTATATTCATTATATAGAGTATTTAAATCCATAGCTCCTACATGAATATCTGATATCACATAACCTCTATATTTCATAATAAATAAATTTCACTTTCTATAATTATTATCTTAATAGTTGTAGGGAATATCAATAAAAAACACTGGTATAAGCTAGGATTTAGATAAGAAAGGGGGTAGAAAGATGGCTTCCAATACTGTAAATTATATAGGAAGATCAGGTGATGTTGGTTCATATGGAACAGCTGGTCCAGATAAAAGATCATTAGCATTTGATATTCCATCTACAGGTTCTGGATTATATTCTACTAATAATAAATTTATTCAGATACCTCAAGGAGAACCATCTACTGTACCACTAGATAAATTGGTGAGTCAATTAAATAAAACTGTTTTTTTACCAGACGATAATCAGACTCATCATAATATACTTGAAACTTATTCAAATTATTATAATAGATATAAAATACCAAATCCGAATATGGCATTGCAGAAAGGATTTGGTCACGTATTTTTTGTAAGACCATCTTGCAATATATTAGGTGATAGTTATAAATTATTACCTGAATTAGAAGGTAATGAAGAATTAAATCATATAGCTCAAGCTTCTCCATGGGTATTAAGAAATCTAGTTGCTAATAATGGACAAGATCACGATTTTATGTTATTAATGTCTAATTATGCACAATCATTTTCATTATCTGATGAAGTATTAGCTACTAATTCATATGGTACATCATATACTGGATTTAAAATAAACTATGGTAGAACTGTAAATGAATCGAGGTCTGCTGGTCAGTTTAGTATTCAATTTGGAGATGATAGAAATTTACATCTATATCAAACTTTAAAAGCTTGGGTATCATATATTAGTGGCTGCTATAGAGGAACGATAGCTCCTTTATCAGATACTATTAAGAATAAGATATTAGATTATGCAGCAGCTTGTTATTATATAGTAACAGCAGAAGATGGAGAAACTATTATATTCTGGTCTAAGTACTATGGAATATTTCCTACTGATATACCATCAGCTCAATTAACATGGTCTGCTGGTAATGCTATTAAAGACCCTACAATGGATGTTAATTTCGTATTCTCTTTTAAAAGAGATTATCATCCAAATACTCTATTAGAGTTTAACTATAATGCTAGGATGGATAGTAATAGTACTGTATATGCTCCAATATATGATGATAAGTTATTAACATCTACTAATGGGATGGTTAAAGCTCCTTATATAGAAACTATTAGAAATACTGATGGCAAAATACCTATAGAGTTTAAATTAAGATTTAGACCAGAAAATAGTACTAGTAATGATTATATTAATAGAACTGGTACTCCTGTTACTAATACTCTTAGTAGATCAAATAATAATAAGATTAGTGGACGAAGTGAAATAATAGTTCCATCTAAAAACAAGTCATCAAAAAAGAAACGAAGAAAGTAGAGAAATATCTATATGGCAAATAAAAATAATATTAATAGAGATTATATAGATAATTATGCTGTTAAAGAATTTGCTACTAATGAATTAGCAGATAAATATTTTGAAGATATAGATTTAAATTTAAGAAATGTTGGTATGTTTGGGTATACTACAGAATTAGTATCTAATATATCTGAAGATACTTTTAATACAGCATCTGTATTATTTAGAGAAAGTTTTCCTAATAGAGCAGAAATAGAAGAATCTATTTATTCTCACGCGGCAATATTTCAATTAGATGATATTTTATCTAAAGCAGCTTCTTGTAAATTTATATTAGTATTAGAAGAAGCAGCTATTATTAAAAATATGAAAGCTAGTACAAATCCAGGTAATAGAAATACTTCTTATTTCTATATAGATAAAAATACTACTATCTATGTAGAAAATATACCTTATGTACTAGACTATGATATTATAATTAGTATAGTAAGAAGAGTAACAGCAGACGGATATGATTATTTATTCTCTGCTAGATATTTTAAAGAAGAATTTAAAAATAGTTTATCACATATAAGAGACCCTTATGTTAAAGTAAGAAGATCTAGTGATGGATTTATAGCATTGGAAGTAGAAACTCATCAGTGTATTCGAGATGAGAGAACAGAGCAAATTATTACTAATAATGAAATAAATTATCCTGTAGTAGATTTACCATTTGATGGTAAATTAGCAGGATTTGAAGTATTTTATACTTCCCCTATTACTAATGAAGAAGTGCAGATGAAAACGTTGATAGTTTATTCACAACCGTTAAAAGAACCATTCTGTTATTATCAATTAGTACAAGAAGGAGTATTAAGATTATCATTCAATTCTAAAGATACTTATTTTATGCCTGAATTTAATTCTAATCTAAGAATTACTCTATATATGACAAAAGGTATAGATGGTAACTTTGAAGTATATAAAGGAAAGAATATATCTATAATTCCTTCTAATGAAAAATATAATTATGCTAATTCATATTTAACAGCAGCAATGCCTGTTGGTGCATCTCAAGGTGGTAGAGATCAACAGGGAGTTGAAGTATTAAAAGCATTAGCTGTTGAAGGATATAGAACCGCATTAGCATTAACAACAGAGAGTGATTTACAGCAATTCTTTAATAATTATAAATATAGATTTGGTAATTCAGATATATTATTTATTAAAAAAAGAGATGATGTATATGAAAGAGTATATTCTGCTTTTATGGTAGTAAGAAATGATACTTACATATATAAAACTAATACTCTTAATTTAAATATCAATTTATATGATATGACAAATCCTGAAAAGAATGTATTTATAATAGAACCGGGTACTGTATTTACATGTAGTGATACATCAGGAGTAGCTCAATTCTTTAGAGATACAACCAAGTATAATTCTTATAAAGCATTATATGATGCAGATGTATCTGCTAATAATACTCCATATATAATTCCGGGTTCATTAGACCCATCAGTTATTCCAGAATATTTAAATAGATCTTGTTCTTTTGCTCAATGGAAATCACGTAAAGGATTAAAAGATACTAAATTGGTATGGGAATTAACAGAAGATGATTATAAGAATTATGATAATCCTTCGCAGAAGAAATTCTTATTAATAAATCCATTCTTAATTAAATTTACTAAGACTCCTAATTTAGTATCAACATATTTAACTTATGTTAATAATGTATCTACTTTAGATTTTACTGATGTAAATAATGAGATGTATTTACAATTTGTTAGTTATAATATATCTGTAAAAAGAAGATTTATTAAAGAAAAGAAATATGAGATAATGTGTAAAGTAACTTCTACAATGACTGTAGATAGAAAAGCTTATCCACTAATTAAAGTAGATAGAGAAGATGCTGATGGAAATCCAGTTTATCATTTAAATGATAGATATAGTTTATCTGATAATGATATGAGAGTTATTTTAACTGTAGTAAAAGAAGATAAGATTATTTTCTATACAGAAATGATACCAACAGAATATGATTCAAATAGTGATAGCTTCTTATTCAAATCAGAAATATTTACTGATGATCATATTACGTCAAATGGTCAATTAAGATTATTATCTGGTAAGATTTATAGAAATCCTACTAATGGAGAATATTATAGAGTACACGAAACTGATAATAATTTTTATTATAAATATGATAAGAATAGTAATTTACTACAAGATAATGTACCTGTTAATGATGTAACTGGTTTGATTAATAATGGTACTATAGTTAAATATGAAAATCTTGTTAATATGACAGATTATGATGATATTATGATTCCTATAGATAATACTGTAGTAAAAATATATACTCTATATAAAAGAAATTATTCTGAAGTATTAGGTGGATTGGTAGTAAATGAATCATCTATGACAGATAATCCATTTTCAACACATGGTAATTTCGATAAGTATATATGGACTAATACATATGCCACTGTAACAGAACCTATAGTATTTATGAAATCATTAGAGAGTGTAAGAACTTATCTTGATTATGAAGATTATACAGAAGCAGTATCTGATGATCAAGGTCATGTTAAATTTACTCATGATTTAATGGATGTACAAATGAAAACTATTTCATTCTTAAGAGCATCTACTATTAAAGATGAAGTTAAATCGGTTTATTTCTTTAATGCATTTTTATCACATTATAATTTTATTCAGAATATAATTGATACTAGATTAAGAAATGAAACTGGTATAGATTTAAAATTCTATAATACATATGGAAGAAGTAAAAACTTCTTAGTAGGTGAAGATGCTCAGCAATTAGATACTGTTAATTTAAGATTATCATTTGATATGTGGTTTATTCCCGGTACTGATACTACAGTAGCAATCAAAGATGTTAAAAACTTTATTAAGAATGAAGTAGAAAAAATTAATGAAAGAGGAATGAATAATCTCTTTATATCTAATTTAATGAGAAGAATAGAACAGAACTTTGGTTATGTAGATCATATTAGATTTAATCATATTAATAGTTATCCTACTACATTACAATCAGTTAGAAATAATACTACAGATATTTCTGATTTATCGGTATCTGAAAGAAGATGGTATATACCAGAATTGTTATTATGTGATGTAGAAGATATTACTATTAATGAATATACTTCTGAGTAATTATAGGGCTTAAAAACAAACAAATAACATTAAGAAATTGAAAGGATACCTTAACACATATGCCTGACAATAGAGAAATTAGACTCTTAGACTTTATGGATAAAATAGAGGGTGAAGAGAATGATAAAAAAGTAAATGATGATTTTAAGAAATCCGATGATTATAAATTAAGACAGATAGATAGATCAAGAGATATGGCTAAAAAAGAATATTTAACTGATGTTCTTACTAATACATATAGAGATGCTATTCCTCTTAATGATGAATATAAAGTAGCTTATAAAGATGATATAGATAAATGCTTTAAAGATTTCTTAAATGAAAGATGTCCTCAAGGTGTAGAGTATTATATCAAAGAAGCTATTAAAAAGAAATCAGGATTTGCTAAGAAAGTATTAGAATCTGTAAATTCTATAGTAGATAAAAAATATGATAATATCGCTTTACATTTAGAAGATGCTGAAGAAGATGATATTGTATTTAACAATGATAAAGATGATCAGAAAAAAGTTAATGTTGTTGGTAAAGAATTAAATACTGATGAAGTTGCTAATATTGTAAAAGATAATGTAAAACAAACAGCAGTATCTGAAATACAGAGAGCTAAAGAAGAGAAAGAAAAACTTCAAGCAGTGGAAGATGAACTTGCTAATGATGTTAAAATGAATAATCCTCAACAAGTAGAAGAAGCTATGGAATTAAGAGGATTAGGTGTAAGAGATTATACACCATCATTATTTAATGGAATTATGATTAGTAATATGAATAAATTCCAAGCTAAGATGGAAGCTGGTGAAGAACTACCAACTCATACATTTGAAGCATTAAGTGATTATCCGATGAATAGTAATAGTATTAATCCTACTATACAAGAATTAGCATTTATCGAAACTGTAAAGGATTATACAAAATATGCAGTATTAAAAGCATTGAAACTTGAAAGTTTTGATAAGTATAAGATAGGTTCAATAGCTCAATATTACGCAGAGAAAAAATATTAAATTTGAAAGAAGTTGATGATTTATTTCATTAACTTCTTTCACGTATTTTAGATATATATATATATATTATTTTTGTGTCATAATAAATTTAATAATAGTTGACCTATCGGCTTTAACGGGGAGAAGGAGTTTTTATGTTGGAAATAAAAAATGTTTTAGATATGGAAGCAATTAATGCTACTACACAAGAAAAGTTATCTCAGCTTCAATCTCAGATGAAAGAAACTGAGAATGAACTAAAATTATTAGATTATATGAGAAGGTTTTTAAAGTGGTTTGAAAATCTGATAGCCACTTTAAATGAACTTGAGAATGATGACACGAATATAGATATATTAAAGAAAGTAATACGTCAAACACGCTTAGAGTATACCCATATTAATGCATTAATCGGTTTTGAAGAGGGGTTGGTGACTAGTATCGAAATACAAGTAATGACTGCGAGGGAACGGATTGTACCAAGGATATTTCATGAGTACGGTCATCATAGGAATTGGTATCATGAAATATATGCATTAAAGGATGACTATCCAACCGCATATATTAATGATAGCAAGGTGAAGAAAATAAGCCTTATTGGTAAATCAATCGAATCTATTAATGCTTGGTGTTTACACCGGCTGTATGTATTAGATGAGAATCCAAAACTTGGTAGATAGTAAAACTAGAGAACTGTACTAAAAAAAATACAGTTCTCTTTTTTTATTTATTATAGTATTGAATACTGAGAATAAAATACCAGAATATTGCTTTCTTATAATTTATTCTACTAGCTTCTCTTTTAAATTTAGTATGAACTCCAGTTTCTTCACCCCATTTATCTAATGTAGTTTTTATAGTTCTTATATTATCATTATTACTATTAGTCTTTCTAAATAACTCAGAACTCCATACTAAAAAATTACTACTATTAATATCTTTTTTATCTTTATGCTCATCATATAGATATAAAAAAAGAACTGCTTGAATAAAAGCTTCTATATCTTTAGTATATTTATCAGTAATAATTTTACTCATATAAAATCTACAATCAGCAAATGATATTTGTGCTAGAGTTTTACATTGATTAATTCTTTTTAAATCTAATCCATTTGTTAATAATCCATTTACTATTGTATTGGTTACTACTTGTACAGAACTTGTATTATTTTCTATTGTGTCATCTATTACTATTTCATCATGGGAATCTTTTGTTAATACTACTCTATTACCAGCATTGTAATTTTTCATATATTCTCCACAGATATTTTTAAGCATAGATTTCTGATCATTTCGTATTCTTTGTATGAACCTGATAAATTCTAAATCAGAAGCATCTTTCATAAACTGCTTTAAGAATCTAAAAGAATTATTTATAGATAAGAATAAACCACCAAATACATGACCACCTTGTTTCATTATATACTTCTCTGATAGATTATCCATAGTATACTGCATAACACCTTCATTAGCACCATACTTAAAGAATAAAGAAAATAATGATGGATAAACAGATAATGCATAAATTGCTAATGCTGTATTCAATCCTTTTTCATCATTCTTAAGATAATAAAATCTAATACAACAATAGAAAACCCAGAATATAGGATTATTTCTTAATAGCTTAAAATCTGTTTGGGTAGAAATCTGTTTAGTAACATCTACTACTAATCCTACTACATATTTTGGATCTAATTCAAATAGATTAAAGAACATCGCTTTATCTACATCACCAAATGGAATCAATTCAATAGGACCGGATGTATGTAGTTTAGATGAATTTCTATCCATATAATTTCCGCATATCTGCTTAAATTTTCTATCTCCCATTGGAGTAGATAATATTTTTTCTATTTTAGGATATAGATTAGTTTTCATTATGTAGTTATTTTTATCAGTTGCTTCTAAGAAATAATCATAATCATCATATAAATCATCTTGAAGCATTTCCATAAAGGTATGAAAATATGAACTAGTCTTCATAATAAAATTACCTTTCTCAAGTTTACTTGCATTAATATGCTGTTTTTAGAGGAAAAAAAAGACCCCTATTTGAGGTCTTCTAATATCATGATTTATCGTTTTCGAACTCATCAAATATATTATCTATGTACATTTCAATGGTACCGCCTTTTGATGCATATTGAGCTACAAGATATGTATCTATCAATTCCAATGATCTCATTATTGCACAAAACTGACTTATTTTTACAATATCTTCATCAGCAACGGTATTTATACCTAATACTGATAATATATATGCTAGTACATATTTTGTACGGTTTCCAGCCATCATACTAACAAAAGTATCTGGTACTATATCAAAAATAGAATCTTTTATCGCTTCATACAATTCTGTTAATTTTTCAATATCTATATTATTTATAGTATTAAATAATTTAATAGAATCTATACTTATAAATTTGCTATGAAACTTTGATATATCGTCTAATGACTTTTCTGAGTTGATATAATCAACCATTATTTGTATAATGAGATTATATTTTTTATCCCATAGGGATTTTGATGATACTACTGATTTATACTCAATATTGACATCGTTAAGCTTACGCTCGAGCTCATCTTTTTCTAATATAAGATTATTCTCAACTTCATGGGAAGCAGTTATTTTGCTATACATATTCATTAATTTATCCATTTTTTTTTAACTCTCCTTATAAAAATAATAAAAAGAAGACTCCTTACTTGGAGTCTTCTTCATAATATTTATTCATCTAACTTTTCATATACATCAAGTATAGATTTAACCGATCTATCATATAATCATACCAGATATACTAACTCACCTTCAAGTAATTCTGACACAAGTCTATTCCTACTGAATAATTCATGTTGGATTAAATATGTATCCAATATTTCAATACATCTCATTATTTCAGATATCCAGCGAATTAGTGCTTCATCTATATCTTTATGAATAATCGACATGATTGTATAATCATATACTGATGATGGAAGTATCAATTTATCATACTCATCGGGGATTATATTTTTTATTAAATTAATAATAACAACATTTGATTCTACAATTAAGTCTTGATTATCACCGTATATCCAATCAACACCACCCTTTGAAATATTTAGTAAATCAATATATGAATTATGATATTTCACAACATCATTAAATTTTCTATCAGAGAAATATATATCATTTACCATTTTTAATAGTTTATATATCACCATATTAGAATCTTTTTTCCGAGTGGTGATTTTTAAAAGTGTTGATAGATTATCTTTTGCATCGTCAATCCTATTCTCAGACAATAAGTTATATATCAACTCATAATTTTCAACTTCGTTATTTGTTTTTTCTAATTCCTCTATAATAGTTCCTATTTGTCTCATGATAAATTACCAAATTAACCCTTTCTTTTTATCGTATTCCATCAGTGTTTTATAATAATCAATTAGATCAAATATCATCACGTATATCTCAGAAATATATTTAATAATATCGGTATTTATAGGTTCTGATAAATTTAATTTATTGATTTCCGAAATTATATTATTGATATTATATTCAAAACTACTATCATTAACTTTATCTATACTTATAGATATTGATAGTTTGGTGATACTGTCTCTAACAATGTTATGTATGGATTTAACATATATCATGCCTCGCATATATATCATATAGAGTTTATCGAAACCATCATAACCGACAGCTTTCTGTAATACGTGATATAAATAATGATTTGTTGGTCTTATAAAACCTCTATTATTTAGATTAATACCAGATAATAAATATATTATAGCAGTATTACCAGGATTATCCTTAGTAATTTCTATAATTGATTTTTCTAAATTAGTTATACGTGATTTATAATACTCTATTATATCAGGATTATTCCTATTGGATATTTCGTTATCCATAACCCTTTTATAATACTCCAATTGATCATTACATTCAAACAATATCGTATCAATTCCATTAGCATCATCCCGAATTCTTGTAAAATCGATCATAAAAATCTCCTACCTATTCTTTATATGGTCTTTCCATAATGTTAGTGCTGCATATTTATCATCATTGGACACATCATCAAATGATTTATACCCATATATGTTTGCAATTTCTGCACCAAATTCATCTACACTCATTCCTTCTTTACTATCATCGTTAATATTATTCTTTGACATAACCACTCTTTTCTTTTCAATAAAATACTTCTTTATTATTTCAGAAGATTCTATCTGAGAATCATAATAATCTATTATAGCTTGCACTGCATCATTCATTGGTTTAATTCTCCTTCTATATTTACTTATTATAAAATCATATCTCCGCCTTTACTTAAGTATATAGCCAACATATATGACAATATCATATTGACTTGACGATATATATCACAAAATGCATTATCCCGTCTATCATCCCTTTTTATATTATATTCTGAATACAGTTTCTGTATATTTGTTGGATTGAATATAGTAACATTTGGTATATTAGGACCATAATGGTGTGGAATTTCATCCGATACAAAACTACGAAGTTTATTTTGTATTATATTAAGTTCTGATATATCAAATGTATCAAATGATTCATACATTGATTTATTCATACCATAATATAAAGCACTACTAAGGGAATCACATAATATTTTATAATCCCACATACCTTTACCAGATTTACTAAATTTATCTAATGTTACTACAATATCCTCTATTTTATCAAAATCATTCATTTTACTCCCTCTCTATAAACAAATGAAGTATAATGTAAGCATATGTGCTTACATTATACTTCCAAATACTTTAAGATTAATTATGAATTACTCATCATAATCATTTATATCGACTTCATGAGTTTTATAATATTCCAGTAGTACAAATATCATCAGATATATTTCTGAGATATATCTGACCTTATTTATATCAACAGGTTCTTGTAAATCTAATTTTCCGAGTTCAGAAATTAGATTATTTACACTATATTCAAAACCATCATCATCTATTCCATCAGTAATAAGTGATATTGATAATCCATCAACAGTATCTTTAACCGCCTTGTATACAGATTCAATATAAAATGTATCGCGTAAATAAATCATAGATAATTTATTCATACCGGTATAGTTAATGCATCTATTTAAGAATGTAGATATAAATCTATTTGCTGGATGTATAAATTCATAATTCTCTTTATTAAGTATATATAATAAATCTGTTACACCTCTTGCACCCGGATACTCCTCGAGAACATTTTTTGTTAAATTTTCTATTTTCTTTATACCAGATTCATAATAATTAATTTTATATAAATTATTATCTTTAGATTTTTCAATATCAATGCATTTTTTGTAGTATTCCAATCCTTCTTCATGTTCTTCTAATATTCTCCAAACACGCCTAGATTCTCTATATAGTTCCATAAAATTAAACATAAAAACTCCTTCTCCCCGTTAAGCCTGATAGGACATCTAAATATTTTTTAATAATTTAGTTATTTAAAAGATAAATTTCTATCATCTAACTAATATTCATTATCTGGTAGTAAATCCTGATAATACTCTATTGTACCACCTCTTTTAAATAAATATTATATTATGCTAACATTTTTAATGACTCATCGTAGTACTTAAAAAGTCTATGTATGATAGATAAAATCTTACTAATAATCCGAGCCTTTTCTAAATCGAGTTCTTCAACATTATTAAAGTTTTTAATCAATAACATATCTTCATTATCGTTGTATAAAACCTTATCAAAATCTTCTATACCATTACTATATTCTTCAAGCACTGATATAAAAGATTCCAAATAATAAGTATCGCGGTTATACATATCAAGTATACCATGAACCGATGCACTTAAAGCATTTCCTAATACTTTTCTTTTTCTAGAATAAGCTTCTATAAGATTTATATCAAGAGAATTCCAACTATCAATAGCACATAGTATACTACTAATAGCATCAATTCCGGGGTTATATTTATAAATCATTTCAATAATTTTATCAGTATTACTTATCGCATCGTGATAAATCCTGTTCCTCTCACACATGTTATCACTCAATCCCTTAGTATAGAACTTTTTAGAATCATCTAACGATTCCAACACCCAATCAATACCACACACCTCGTCATACATTTCTTCAAAACTAAACATTTTTAATCTCCTTACATATATAAATTATTTAGTTACAAAGAAATATTATATAGATAAAATATTAATAAGAAAGATGAATTTTTTATCATCTTTCTTATTATTTATACTATTACTTCTGTTGTTAATTCTGTATTAATTATTTCTCTTATTATATACATAATAAATGGAGTAAAGAAAAATACTTCTAAGCTATTATTTAAATATATCAATTCTGTATCTAAATCTAATTGTATATCTTTAATACCTAATTTCTCACTTCTTAAATATCTCTGTATTAAAGAACCATAATCAGAATCAACAGGACTATTTAATCTTATAGCTTCCATATAATCTCTTGAGAATATACTTTTACTATCATCTGGTATTAACATAGGAGTATCTAATACTTCTACAGTTCTTTCATGCCATTTTCTAAATGATGATTCTCGTATAGAAGTTCCAGGTCTTGTTATATATTTAAACATAGATAGAAGTTTCATATCTCTAGTCTCTAAGAACTTATATACAGATTTAGCATACTTATATTTTCTTTTAGGGTCGTCATATTGATCAGTTAATATTATAGTAGATAAATCATTCTTCTCATTAAATAATTTATGTATATTAATAAAATAAGTTTGTAAAGGATCATACAAAAGTTTACCATCTTCTATTTCACACAAAAAGACATTATGTCTTTCATTATAAAACATAGCCATGTATAACTCTTTTATCTCTTTATACATCTTATCTATTTCTTTTATTTTAAAAAAAGAAGCTTTCTCTATAATACAATTAGTTTCTGTACCAATATTCTCAAGTATACATACATTTTCTGCTATTACTTGCTTTTCTATTTCTTCTAACTTAGTAGAATCAATATACTCTAATTTAAATTCTATCTTATAATAATTATCAGGCATTACTGTATCATACTGAATATTAGTAACCCTGAATATATAATAATCTTTAAGAGTAGGAATAATAAAGAAATCATTAGGAACTGGTTTTATTGTTTTTGGTAAAACTATTCCATCACCATCCCAATCCGTATCCATTCCTTGATCAGCTTCAGATATATTAAGATTAATTTGATCCATTCCATATAAAGGGAAATTTTCTATCTTATTAAATCTTATAGGTGATCTATTTCCTATAATAGAAGCTACATCAAGAAATCCTTCATCTACTGTAGTTTCATCTATATTAATATGATAGTAAGTTACAAATACTGGAGTAGTATCAATAAATCTAGCTGTAGGAGATTTAAACCTATTCTCAAATTGAAACGTTGTATCTTCAACCATTTTTTGCTCATTAATTAAAAAAGCCATATGGAGTTTTACCTTCCTTTCAATAGTTGATAACTTAAGACTATGTTTTTATAGCGTTTATTACAGTAATTTATATACTATCTTTTAGTACAAAATAAAGAAAGGAGTTAATAACTTATGTCAAAAATTAGTAGTAAGGACCAATTTAATTATGATAATATAGCAGATAATTTAGATATGTTTGTAAATGATGTTGCTACATTATTCATTTTTGAAGGAAGGAGTGAAAAAGAAGTAGACGAATCTATGAAAGTTCTTAAGAAGGCGATTAAGCATTTAAGAAATGGTAAACCCGAAAAAGTTCTTGATATGGATAAATATGAAGAAGCTACGATTGCGTATGAAAACTAACGTAACTTTATTCATATTAAAATCCAGTAAAGAACTATACGCATTCTCATCTGATGATAAATTAATTAATGATTTTATATCTACCAGATGTATTGATAATTTTATTATTAAAGAAAAAAAGTTTAATGAAGAAGAATATGATATCTTCACTAATATCAATAATGATAAAATATTAAATACTGATTATTTGTATGATGGAAAAAATACTATAGAATTTCCAATGACAACTCATGAATCATACACGCTAGATATAACTATAGATGAACTTTATGAAAGGATAGGTGATAATAAATCAATAATAGATTTATATAAAATATTTAGAGGTAAATATAAAAAGAATTTGAAATATTTATTAGGATACATTTCATCATTCTATTATAATAATGATGTTGAATTTGCTTCATTAAATGTATTTATTAAATTATTTGGATTTACAGTAATAGAAGGGTATAAAGAGGATGAATAACAGAAAAATTTGTGAGAAGTTATATTTTAATATGATAGAGGATAATAATGATTTATTAGATGTCCCTAATATATTAAATAAACTGAAATTACTTCAAGATAATCATTTATGCTCCAAGTATGATATGAGATTATATTCCAGGGGTAATTTTAATAATATGAAGTATATAACTGATTATTTATTAAAGAAAGATGATGGTTTAAAAAAGACTTTAATAACCAAGTACACGTATGATAAAGAATATAAAGTATTACCGGAAGGACTATATATGTTGGATTTATCTAATGATAAAAAAGATAGATTTCTGGTAATAGATTTAAAAACTACAGTAGATGAAAATAGTTGTGGTGGTATTAGTTTATATTTTATAGGAGAAGATAATAGTAAGCAATATAATAAGTTTGTTAAAAAATATATAAAATCTCTTGAAAAATATAATGGAAATAATACAATGACTGAAGTATATGATATAATGGCGGATACATACAACAGTGAAGTATTTAAATCATTTGATAGTATGGTATTTGATAATAAAGATAAAATATTATCATATATAGATAATTGGGTAAGAAATCTTGATAAATATAAGAAATATGAGATTACTCCTAAATTATCTATATTGATATATGGACCTCCGGGAACTGGTAAAACAACATTTGCTAAGGCATTAGCAAAGTATTTAAATACTAATACAGTAACCAGTATAAGTCAATCATATTTCAATACAGCTAAACCACCAGAATTTTATAATAATAATGGTGTAGTATTAATAGATGATATTGATACTATCGCAAATAATAGAGATGATGATACAAGTAAAGATAATAAAGAAGTAGTAGGTAAACTATTAAAGTTCTTAGATAATCCACCATTAACTAAAATAAAAACTAATGATGACGTATATCATAGTGTACAGATAATAGTTGCTACTACTAATTATTATGATAAATTGGATAAAGCTGTTAAGAGATTTGGTAGATTCGATTTACAATTTGAAATGCCAGATTTTGGTAAAGAAGAGGCAATAAACTTTTGTAATCTATATGACTTAAGATTAGAGGACATATGTCCCAAATCTAATAATAAAGGGTTTAGAATATCGCCTGCTGAATTACAAGCACTGTGTATTTCTAATATTGATAAACAACTTAAAACAAAAGAAAGGATGTAATGAACATGATGGGATTCGACAAATTTATAGCGATGGTGTTAAAGACACTGAAGAAGGAGAGAGTAAAATATTCAGATGATAAGAAAGTAGATCTAACTCCATTTATCACGGAGAGTACTAATAATACTTTAATATCTGAATTAGATTCAATCATAAGTAAAGAAGACATAAATGTATTAGATGATAATAATGAATGTCATTTAGCATCTATGTTGAAAGTGAAAGAAGATGCATTTGCTAATAGGACATTTGTAGTATCTGTAAATAGAAAGCAATTAGTTAATTCTTTTGATTTCTTAAAAGATACTAGGATAGGAGCTTTATTAAGAAGCTCCACTTTATCTTCTATTTATTATCCTATAAAGGATTTATGGAAGAAGTTAATTGATACAGATAAGACTAAGACATATGTTATGTATGTACCGAAGATATTTGTATTTGCAAATTTATCAGAGATGGATTTATACGAGAATGCTGTATTTACAAATCTCTTATTAGTAGTAACTCCAACATCAGATGATATTAGAGAAGCTAATGATAAAGAGATGACAAAGACAGATATTAAAACTCGTATTATTACAGATACTTTAGAAGCTGTAATAAGAACGGGGAATCATAATGTAATTATTGACCCATACTCACATAAAGTATTGGCTGATAATAAGTATGAATCAGGAAGTTTGTGGAATGAAATAGCTACATCAGTAAGAGTAGGAGATAATATTACTTCTATTATATTTGATTTCACATTCTGGGATGATGAAGATTTTAAACTCTTCGTTTCAACTACTAAAGAAAATAAATAATTTATATCAATATAGAGATACTAGGATAAATTTCTTAGTATCTCTATTGATGTATATATTATTTTTTTTAAATAGTGTTGAAAGGAGAAATTTAATTATGTCAAAATTTAATTTAATTAAAGATGTACCAATAATTCATAATAGAGAAGAATTATCTGAATGGATAAGACCTCTTTATATTATTGATGATATGTTGGTAGATGATGAAGTATATAATAATGAAAGACAAATGTTATTAAACTTAGTAAGAGGTTCATTTACAATAAGAGCCTGTAGAGAATATCCAATTAGATTTAAGTTTAATAAGAAAGATAAAGAAGAATATCAAATGGAATTAAGAGATTTCTTAATTAACTTTATTCTCTTTGAACCATTTATAGAATTATCAGGATTAGATATATTAAATAAATCTTTTATCTTTGATTGTAAAACAGAAATACCTAAGATAGAGAATTATATTAATAATAAAATAATTCTTACATTAAAAGATTATCAAATAAAGAATACATCTCTTAATATAAGAATATCTAATGTAATTTATAATCTAAGAATGATATCAGTAGATTTCTCTCAGATATTAGGATTGAATTTTAATATATTTACATTTGCAGATATGTATACAAGTAATTCTGAAATTAAAGAAATAATGGAAACTACATTTGATGATAATTTACAACCATATGAAATAGAAGCTCAATTAAAAGCATTACAAACAAGAGAGATGGATATTTATAAATCTATGCCTAATAATGAATTGGGTGCTATATTAAGAGCTGCAACGGGAGTTAAACCAAAACAGTTTACTGAATTTACAATAGCAGGTGGATTAAAACCTACTATAGATGGATATACGATTCCCGAAGTAATACAGAATAGTATTCTTATTGGTGGATTGGATAGACCTAGTTATTTCTATATAGATGCGGGTGGTGCTAATAAGAGTCTTATTATGAATAAGCGAGTAATGGGTAAAGCTGGTTACTTTGGTAAACTAGTTTCTTTATTAACTCGTACATTATCTATGAGTACTCAAACATCAGATTGTGGTAATCCTCATTTAATAGGAATAGAAATAAAATCAGAAACTCATCTCAAGAGATGTGATGGTAAGTATTATAAAAGAAATAGAGAAGATGATGAATTATCTATTTTAAGTTATAAGAAAGATAAAGATCTTATAGGTAAAAAGATTTATATAAGATCTGCTATTACTTGTGGATTAGGTAATTATGTCTGTCCAAAATGTATAGGAGTACAAGCATTAACTAATTCAGATATTGCACACGGAATGTCTACATTCTATTCTGAAGAAGTTACTAAAGTAATAGAACAAAATATCTTATCTACTAAGCATCTACTAGAAACATTCTCAGAGATGATTAAGTTTAATGATAATTTCTATAAGTTCTTTAATATGGTTGGTGGTGAAATAATGCCAGTATTAGAATTAGATGATGAAGATATTAATATAGAAGATTACGCTATTTATATAAATCCTGAAGATATTAATAAGATGGATGAATATGAAGATGATAGTTTATTTAATAACTTCTTATCTAATGGTAGGTTTGTTATTAGAAATATTAACAATCCTAATGAAGAAGATATTCCAATAATACTGGAAGATAAGGAATTATATATTTCTAAAGATATAATTAAAGATATCTATAAGAATAATGGATATGTATATTTCTCTGATTTGGATGAAGATACAAAGATATTTGAAATCAGTATTCAGAATAAAGAATTAACAAAACCTCTTTATGATTTGATGAATCTTATTAATAAGAAGAAAGATGCCAATGCAGATATAACTTTAGATTCTATGTTGCAAGATTTCTTGGATCTAATGGTTACTGCTAAGATACAAGCATCTATAGTAGCTGGAGAAGTTATTATTAATAGATTAGTAAAAGATATTAATAATGTATATGAAAGACCTAATTTCTCTCAGAAGATACTACCTCAATATCAGATAGTAACTGTAAGAGATGCATTAAGGAAGAATAAATCTCCATTAATAGGATTATCGAGTGAGGGATTAAAGAAACAGATTTTAGATGATGAATTATTTGAATCGAGAAATGATACTTCATATTTAGATCCTTTGTTTAAAGAAGATATATATATGAATAACTTAAAAGGTTATAGTAAATATATTAAAAAGTAAATAATTGATATTAGTACTCTATTAATTTAGGGTACTAATATTTTTTTATCTTATATGATAATTCTATATATATATATATCATTTATTTAGTAACAATAAATAATATTTGTAAAGGAGAATTAATATGTCAATTTGGGGTAGTGTATTTAAAGGAACTGATAATGAAGCATCTAAATCAAAAGGGAATTATATGAAGAACCTAAAGGATGATTATGAAAGATTGTTAGCTCATAGAGAATTATCAATTAAAAGAGAGCGTCCTGATTATGAAATTATAGCTATTGATAATAGACTTAATGAATTAATCTTAAAAATGGATGCATATGTACGAACTGGTAAGTGTATGTAAGACAATATAAGAAAGATAAGGACTGTACATCCTTATCTTTTTTTTTCTACATTAATAAATCATCAGCGTTAAGCTGTTTACTTAAAACCAAGTTTTGATGGAATTTCTGTAAGTTTGCCTGTGTAAGGTCAGTAGCACATATTGAAGCTAATAATCCTATATTGGTATTATCTACTTCATAATAGAAATTTCCACCACATGCATTACATATACATTTATCTTTTCCATATCCTTTACAATACAAAGGACTTCTCATTTTTACTGTTTTTCCCACTAACTGCTTTTTATTTTCTTTAGTAATCTCTAATAGTTTATTACCACTTACTCCAATATATCTATTATCAAAGTTATTGATATTATCATCGGTTAATGTCACTTCTATATATTTAGTAGATCCACAATCAGAACCTTTTGGTCCTAAGTATTCGGATTGGAATGCTGCTAATAACTGCTTAGACATATAACCAGAAACTTGCGTACCGCATTTGAATATTATAAATATTCTCCGTATTCATATAAGGTCGTTACTCTTATACCGTTTTATTATTAATAATAAAACTGCTATATGTTACCATACAGATTAGACTATATCATCATTATATACTCTATTACCAAGCATACAATGCCACGCACTTCCACTAGACTTCTAGTGTACTCTACTCGCTTCTTCATATAAGTATTTCTCTTATACTATGCTTTCGATAGTCGTTGAACGTTATTTAAAAATTATAATATTGAGAAATTTTTTTCCTTAGTTTTTTAAGACGGATATCTCTTACAAATTCTCTATATGTACCAAACTCATTAGCTATCTCTGAGTCAGATAAGGTTTTTAATTCTAATTTCTTACATATATTATGGATAATATCATCGCTAATTTGGAATGGTTTATTTTTACCAAGTTTAGGAAATTTGTATTTATATGCTATATGTTTCCAAGTTTCACCAGATCTAATATGTTGAACTGATTTATTTGTAACACCCAACTTTTCACAAATCTCTTTATTGGATTTCTTCTTCATAATAAGTTCACATATCTGTACAGCTTCTTTCTCTGTGATTTTAGCAAGATGAGTTTTCTCACCTCTTATTTCATCACAAAGACCATTTTTCCAAGCATGATCGGTATTCTCTTTAGAAGTAACCCATTCAAGATTAAATGAAGCATTACAATGAGTATATCCATTCTTATGGTTTACTACTAAGTCATCAAATGTTAATCCATTCTTTAAATGTCTTTTAGGTATTTTACAGAAGTATTCAGCGACTAATCTATGTACACCAAACCTTTGAAGTTTGCCTTTAAATCTAAATGCAAAGTAAATATACCTAGTATGTACATTTTCGAATGTGTAAGTTTTTTTAAGCTTGGTATTATATACATTACCAAAACTAGAAATTTTATATCCTGTCTTTTTTCCATCAATTTTGATATTTTCCCATTTCTCTTTCTTCTTAGACAATTTGTCGTGATAGTTTAATAATTCAATAGTAATTTTAATCATAATAATCAACACCTTTCATTATATACATTTATTTAATGAGGTGTTGTAACTTTTTTATTTTATAATTTTTAAATCTTCGCTGCTGATTGTCGTATATTTACGATGTTCCAGCAATTCACGTGGTTTATAGGCTGCCGATATAAGCTAAACAGCCTTGGGAAAACTCCCTGATACAATAACATTGCTATGTGCTTCTATATCTTTTTTAGCTAGTCCATCACATAACGAATTTGTTATTATCTCATATTCTTTAGTGTAAGGATTTTTTACAGCTCCTCTCATTAAGAACATATTCTTCAAGTGGTTATCCACGCTACCTCTAGCACCCGATGTATATAGATCCATACCTATATCATCTTTGAGTTCTTTTATAGTAGCATTTATCAATTCCTTTTCTATTTTTTCTACTACTCTTACATCACCTTTAGCAATAGCTTCTGCATTTTCTTTTAATAGTTTTTCTTTTAACTTAGCTACTGAAGGTGGTATCTTTGTAGTCTTTAGAGTAAATGATGAAGTAATTGCAGTATGGAATTGTAAACCAAACCAGTCTCTAGTATTAATATAATTCATCATTTGATGAGTATCAATAAGATCATCTTTTAATGCATCAGATACCTGACCTTCAAATTTTTTAAATCCTGATTTTGTCATAGCATAATTCTGGAATGACATAAAAGATTCAAATCCTAATTTTTCTACCATCATTTTATTATATACTAATCTACCAACTGTAGTTTCTATAACTTCACCTTTTTTAATTAATAAAGGATAATCTTCATGAGATAATGTAACAGTATCACATACACTAAAAGGTGGTTTATTAACTTTATCACTATCTCTTATATCAGTATTAGTAGTTTTAGAGAACCATTTAACAAAATTACTATAAGTCATATCTTCTGGTTTTAAAGAAGTGAAATAAATCTTTTCTTCATCAGTTAATTTCTTATAATTACCAAATGGCTCTTTTGTTAATACAAAGAAAGTTTGAGTTGTTTCTTTACCCGAATCTCTGATTAATTTTCCCTTATTATCTATATAATTCTTTTTACTATAAATAGCTTTTTCTATTTCCTCATTAGCTTCTTGAGTAAATAGTATTTTTTCTGTAGTTTGATCTCCATCATCAAATTAAATTTTGTTAATCTATATATCTCTATATAGCTCAGACTATATCTTCTATTTATATTCTATTATCAAATATAAATAGCCTCCCGTTTCCATATAAATTAATATATGTACTCTACTCATTTATTCTCTTATGTATTTCTCATAAGATATACTTTCGATAGTCGTTGAACCTTACTCTATAAATAGAGTCTTGGTTGCTGATTGTCTTTCTCTTATTAGAGTTAAGAGTTCCCAGCAATTAAAGAGGTTTAAGGTGACCATAACGGAGAAGTTTAATCACCATCTATACCACTAAGATACGAATTTGAGAATTGAGTTGCATCTAAGAATAATGTAGGAATATTATGTACTGGGGTATTTATATTAATATCTGGATACCATTTATATAATACTCCATTTATATTCATAGGTATTGTCTTAGCTGTAGAACCAACTCTTATCTTAGTGAAAAATGTACCATACATTTTATTTATTGGGTATCTAGTTACTTGGAGATGTTTATTTTTAGCAATATCTTCACAAGCCATATATAATAAATCGGTTCTTGTCATTGGTCTATTTATGATACCTAATTCAGCATCACTTCCATTACTCATTGCCTTTCCACTAAATATGTAGTATATTGGTTTAGTAGTATTAGTAGGTAATACTATTTTATTAAATCTTGATTCTGGGTCTTTCATAAATCCATCTATAAGTTTTTTAATATACTTATCTGAGAAGTATGATTCAGGATCAACTAATTTAATTACAGTACTAGTACCGTCTCCTTTTAACATAAAATTATTCTTTTGCTGAATAATATTTCTATCAAAGAAAGATTTTACCCACTGTACTACAAAAGGATACATTAATGAACAACACTGAGCTAATGGTAATAAAGTATATTCAAAAGATATCTTTAAATCATCTACAGTATCTGCATGATATGTAGGTGAAGTAATAACTGTTCTTATACAATAATCTACATTCTTACCCATAAGATACTTACGTATCATACCATTCTTCTTTTCCAATTTATGCTTGAAATAATCATATATAGCAACCATTGTATTCTGAATAGTATAAATAGTACTATGGAACTGAATAGCAAATAATGACTGTCTATCTAATAAAGAAGATAGTCTAATTAATTTACCATATAGATTATTAATATCATCAGTTTCTCCACCACCAGAAGTAGAACCAGTTTTAATATCTCTAAAGAAAGCGGGAATTACTATTACATACTGAGTAAATAATTCATCCTTTTTAGTTTTCTTTAAAAGATTGATTCTCTCACTTCTCATACCAAATTCTTCACTATTATCTTCATCATTCTTTGTCCAATTTATTTTTTCCCAATTATCATAAATAAACTGTAAACCCGTTTCTCCTGTATTTTCATCTTCTACTAATCTACCAGAAGAATCAATTCTGTAATACATTTCTCCATTGATAATTTTATCAATATTTCTAAACATCCTCTTTATTGCTTTATAAATATGAGGATGGAAGAAATGTCCATGGAGATCTATATATGCAAAAGTATTTCTTCTTGAGCTAGTAGTAATTCCAAAAATCTCATTGGATATTAATCCATTCGGTTGAGGAATATTACCTCTTTGGAATAATACAGCAGATGTAATAGGTTTCAGATTATTTACATCAACAAATTCTTTTGTATTAAATAAATCTATTTTCATTTATGAATTTCCTTTCATATATGGTTTATTGGATTGTGTTTAGACTAAAGTTTATCAGTAGTCACATTATCATAATACGAAAATAATAAGAAAGGATTTTTTATAATGGCTAAAATGGTATTAAAAGAAATTCAGGATTATATAGATAATGTAGCTAGATTAGCTCAGAAAGTTGCATTAGAGAGAAAGAATAATAATCAGAACTGGTCACTACCATCTGTATGTATTGCTCAATCTGCTATTGAAACTGGATGGGGTAGATCATCTATTATGACTAAAGCTAATGCTTATTTTGGAATTAAATCTGGTAAGAATTGGAAGGGTCCTGTTTATAGTACTAAAACAAGAGAATGGTATGATAATGTAAATGCTACTAATATAACAGATACATTTAGAGCATATAATACATTAGAAGATTCCATTAGAGATTATTTTAATCTTATATGTGAATATGCTAGATATAATAAAGCATGTAATACAATGAGTGCTAGAGATTGTATTCAGGGTATTAAAGATGGTGGTTATTCTACATATCCTACATATGTAAATGAAGTAATGACTATTATTAATACTTATAATTTAACCCAGTATGATGTAGTATTATTGGAACAAGATGCAAAACCTAGTGAGGGTCCAGCTAGACCTGAATTAGATACAGTAGTAGATGATGTTATTAATAATAAATATGGATCTGGTGAAGATAGAAAAAGAAACTTAGAATCTAAAGGATATAACTATAGAGAAATTCAAAATAGAGTAAATGATAAATTGAGTTTACAGAAACCTGTAGAAAAAATAAATTATTTCCCTAAGTTTGAAGGACGTAGTACTAGTATAGTATCTGCTTTAAGAGCAGTTGGTTGTAATGATACTTCATTAGAGAATAGAAGAAATATTGCAGTAAAGAATAAGATAGTTCCTATTAAATCTTTATATAGAGGAACATCATCTCAGAACACAACAATGTTAAGATTACTTAAGAGTGGTAAATTAATTAAATTATAATAGAATAAATTTAATACCTTGATAGATAAAATAAATTCTATCAAGGTATTATTTCTTTTAATCTACTAATCTAGCCCATAATCCAGAACCTTCAGGTTTCTCTTTTGATAATGTCATATCACTAAGAGGTGGCATATGTTCTATACCAGCTGATTGACGACCCTCTACATTTGCTTTTATTAATTCCCGAATCTTTAAATCATCATATACTACTACGAAGTTTGTTAATGTAATAAACATAGTAACTTCTATTATTCTTGGTATATATTCAAGATCAATATCTTGTATATCTACTCCTAGATTATATGATGAATATACTAACACAGATTCATCTAATGTAGTATTCATTACTGATGATGGAATATAGAATGGTATATCATAAGTAGAATTATGATGTATATCAGCGGGTTCATTCTTCTCTTGAAATATACTAATATTATTTATCTTTAATCTATATCTACATTTACTAGATTGAGTAATTCCGTGAGGTAATGGATTTCTTAATCTAAAATCTATTTTAGGATTAAAACTTTTAACTCTTCTATATACAGTTTCATTGGCTCTATTAACACCTAATACAATAGCAGTATCTTCTACATCCAATGGTCTTACTAATTGAGCGTGTTCTATTTCAGCATTATCTTGATATACAGAATAATCCATATATACCTTATAATAATTCTGTAAAGTATCTATTGATTTAATATTCTTTGTTTTTATCCAATCAGTAAATTCTGTATATAATTCTGAATTAGATTTAGTATCAGGACCTTCTAATGTATTGATATTAATAATTTGACCTATGTACTTATTATTACTATCAATCTTAACAGAAGTAGAAGTACCATTAAGTGATTTATTTAAAATAGATGGTATATTAGTATCTTGATTAATCTTATAATACTTATCACCTATTTTTGTATAAATAGACTTCATTTATATATCTATTCCTTTCTATCTTAATTAAATTATGGTTTTTAAATAACTTCAAGAGAACTAAAGAAATCCCTTGAAGTTATTTATTTATAATTAGATTTTAAACATCAATCCTCTTCCAGCAATTATTCTAATAGCATTATTAAAATCTTCACCTTCCAGTGGACCAACAACAACTTTATCTTCTTCATTATTTACAATGATATTTAAATTATATCCATCTAATAATTCAGTTACTCTATCAATAGTATCTTTATGAACTATTAACTCTATAAATCTACCAGTAGTATTCTCAGGTATCTCTATACTAGCAGATTCAGATTCCTCTGTAGTATTTTCATTAGATACTTCTTCTACAGCAGGATTTTCTATGGGAGTGGATTCTTCAGTAGTTTCATTCTCTCCTGTATTAGATTCCTCTTCTACTGAAGATTCTGTAACCTCTTCTGTACTCTCAGTATTTTCTACTGTAGTATTTGTATCCTGATTCTTTCTATTATCTTTCTTAGCCATTTATAAATATCCTTTCTTATTAATCATCGTTTAAAGTATTTATAGCATTCATAAACTTTGTAGCATCAGTATCCTGACCAAGATATCCTATCACTTTAGTCATTATTCCATTTAAGAATTTCATTTTAGTATTTGATTCTGTAACAATCTTACCAAAATTACCTTGCATAGCATTTGATATATTTGCAACAATTTCTGCTTTAGTATGTAAATCTGGATCTAATGCTTTCTCATAATCTCCACCTAACTTTTTCATATCTTTTACAGTTTTCTGAGCTCTCTGGAACCATTCAGATGAAGCTTTCTGTGCATCCATATTAGCTTTAATATATTTATCCATGTTAGTTTTAATAAATATAATAGCTGTTGCTACAGTTATAATAGCTCCAATGTTTTGAAGTTTACTTATTGTCCCATTTTTATTTGAGAGGAAATCATCGAATTTATTCTTTAATGCCTCAGCTTTTCCTCTTAACGTCTTTGAATCAACTTCTTTTTTCTTAGCATCTTCCAATATTTGATTATATGCTTTTTCTACTTCAGCTAAATTCTTTATATCCATAACGGATAAATTACCAGCATCTATTTCAGCAATTACCTTATTTGCTATTTCAGGATTATCTTTTTTAATCATATCCAGTTTCTTTTCTACTGGAGCTAATTTATAAAATACATCTTTAATAGCTCTAATAATTTTACTTATCAATTCTTGTATCTTTTTAAATACGGCTAAAATAACTTCACCGATTTTATCAAATATACCAGAACTTTTCTTCTCTAATACTTTTTCATCTTCACCTTCAATGAATAGTCCGACAGCTTCATTCATCATCTGATTTTCACTCTCGGTAATATAATCATTGATTAGAGATCTGATAGTATCATTACTTTCTTTAATGATATTAAAAATAGCATTTATATCATCATTTACCCTAATAGGCTTAATTGTATTATTAACAAATGATACACTAATCATTTATCTTCTTACCTTTCATTTTATTAGTTTAAAACTTTGTTTTTAGTGGGTATTTTCTATGCTCCTGTATATTAGTTGTATATATATATATATATATATCATTTTATAGTAGTAATAAATCGTTTCATAAGAAAGGAGTAAAAAATGAAATATGGAATGATTGATAGGATTAAATTCCTATGGAGATGTACAGAGGGTAGTCGATTGCAGGTATTTGTAATCTATATTTTCAGTCTGGTAGATAGCTTTTCGGATACTGCTAGAAACGTAGTATTCGCAATAGTTGTATCTGAACTGGTTGGTGGGAATTCATTTACAGAAGTGCTAAAGCTGTATGGGTTGCAAACTATTATAATATTATCATTTGCTTTTATAAGCATGATATATTATAAATATCTTTGCAAAGTTGATGCAAAGATAAAGCTGAAACTCCAACATAGAATCATGGAAGTTGTGTTAAAGACTCCCATAGATTTTAGTGAGAGTCATGATGCCGGAACAGTGCATCAAAATATGGATAATGTCATGAATATGACATTTGATATATTCGTAAATCATATCCCAGTGTTACTATATAATATTAGTAATATTGTAATATCATTTGTTATCTTAGTTAAGATACATGTGGTATTAGGTATTCTAGTATTAGTTATCATACCAATATTTATTCTCTTACAAAAGACATTAGGTTCAAATCTAATGATGATTGTAGTTGAGAGAAATAAGACCTTTAAAGATATTTTGAATACTATCTCAAATACCTTTAACATGGCACCATTTATTAAATGCCATGGTAATGCAGATACTATTATATCTGATATTATGATGAAATTTAAGAATGATAGTGATAATAAGGTTAAAGTGTTCAGTGAGTGTAATACACTAAATGAGTTAATGAATCTTGTTATTATTGCCTGTAGGTCTTTGATAGATATTGGTGGAGCATATCTTTGTAATATAGGTAGAATTACCATAGGTACATTTACACTTATTCATAGTTATGCTAAGGATACATTTAAAAGTGTAAATGGTATTCTTAAAGAGATGAATCGTATGGTATCTACTATGTCTACACTAGATATGGCGATGGATATGATTGGTGAGAAACTTGAAACTAATGGTAGTATTGATTTAGAATATATCAATACTATTGAATTAGACAATGTAAGTTTCTCATATGATAGTAAGAATATCTTAGATAATATTTCTTGTAAGTTAGAAAAGGGTAAGAAGTATGCATTCGTGGGATATTCAGGTTGTGGTAAATCTACAATACTAGCTCTTATTAATGGTATTAGAAAACCAAGTTCTGGTACTATAAAGTTAGATAATGTAGATATGAAATATGTTAACCAATATACCTATAGACAAAGAATAGGTGTAGTACAACAGAGTGGTTTAGTCTTTAATGGTACTATTAGGGATAATATCACTTACGGATGTATAAATGTATCTGATAATGAAGTATGGGAAGCTATAGATAAAGCTAACCTTACTGAATTTATTCAATCTCTTCCTGATAATATTAATACTATTATAGGTGAGAATGGAATGAAGTTATCAGGGGGTCAAAGACAAAGAATAACAATAGCAAGAGCTTTTATAAGAAAGCCGCAGTTATTGATATTCGATGAAGCAACTTCTGCATTAGATAATAAATCAGAAGCAGAAGTGCAGAAAGCTATAGATAATATTTCTAATGATGTTATGGTTTTAATAGTTGCTCATAGGTTATCTACTGTTAAGAATGTTGATAAGATATTCTGCTTAGATAATGGTAGAATAGTAGAAGATGGAACCTATGACAACTTAATGTCTAAAGAAGGATTCTTCTATAGTCTATCCAGAAAGAAAAAGAGATAATTATTTGATATCTAGGATTACATATTTTCTATGTTCCTAGATATCTTTTTTTAAGTTGTTTGTATACTTTTCAAAAGTGATTCGGCTATTTTATCAATTAATGGAGATTTATATTTGGTACAACAGAACTCCAGTTCAAGATGGTTGCCTTTACTCTCAGTATTACATACTTTAACATCATATTTACCATCAGGAAATCTCTTATGAATCTCATCTACTACTAAATCAATAAATTCATCACTATCTTTATCCAGTATATCAGTATATTTATCCATGCTCCACACCTTTTTGTTTATTATTTTAACTTTGTGTTACTTACTAGATATCATTTTAGTTAAATTAATAGAGAAGATATTTCTATCTTCTCTATTTTTTTATCTATTTTTAGTTCCAAGAGTTGATACTCTGTGGTCTATTAAGTACTGCTGAATTACCAACACCAGATACCATCTTACCACTCTTAATATCATAATGAAGTGCCTCATTGAAGTCTGAAGCATTAAATCCACTATAGAAGTTAAGAGAGTTAGCTACTATCTTGTACTTATCGAGAAGTACCTTAGCCATCTTATTAATCTGTATTGATTCATACTTAGTGCAATGGAACTCTATCTGAGTCTGTACAACTTCATGCTGAGCACCCTGTTGATTAAATACGTCAGTATTTAAACCACCTGGGAAGCAGTTAGCAAATAGACAAGCATACTCTATATTCTCACCTGTTACATCAGTTGAGCAATAAATAAATTCTGCTGTCTGGTTAGCCTGTAATCTCTCAAGACTAGAACCATTATAATGTGAAAGACCTGTCATCAAGTCTGTTGTTCCATTAATCCATGTATGCAAAACTTCTCTTACAGGAGAACCTGAGAACTCGTATACTGTAACAGTAAATGAGTTTGTACTATCCTGTGCAAAAGTTGGAATCTCGAATGACTTACCAATATAACCACCAGTAATCTGACCAAATTCTACAGATACATCATTAAGACCAGTTATTTCAGTATTACCATATTCTACGATATGCTTAAACTTATTAAACTGCTGTGGAATACCTGTCTGTGGATCAAGAAGAAAAGCTGGTTTTCTTACCATGAACAAACGACCATAACCAGTTTTAAGAGGGTCATAACATCTTAGAACTTCATTAATGACATTCGTACCACCAAGGAAAAGAGCATAATTGGTAAGGTTATTATTTGTATGGGATTTAATACCACTCTGAATTGTATTAGCCATTTTCTATATCTCCTTTCGTTATTCTTGTGTTGATTCAGTAGGAGCTACATACTGACGCTTATTGATATCAATCTCAATAATAGCCTTCTTTGTAAGTCCTCTAAATACTACTGATAAATAAAGATGAAGAATAGAATGATTAAATTCATATTCAGAAGTTGCAAAATTAAATTCAAGTGATTGTACCATAGAACCAATCCATGAAGCATACTTAGCTTTCTCTACAGTAACAAAATCTTTTCTTACACTCTCATCAGAGAAGTTATAAATCTGACTCTCTGTATCCTTTTCAACCATTCTCTTCAATGTATAAAGAATAGTAGAATCAGACTCTTCGAGAAGATCAGTTTCTGCTTTTTGTGTAGTATTCTGTACTGCTCTATAGAATGTATTCTCTCCAATACACTCAAAATAATTGAGTCTATTATTATACAATCTCTCTTTAAGGTCATTATCATACTCTTCAACTACTGGCTGAAGACTATCTTTAATATGACCTGTTAGAGTACAATTATCTCTAACAAACGGAATATGCATTCCATTCTCTGTAATATGATCTACATACTGTGCTGAATTAAAGTATGAGACTGTTACATTACATCTCTTATTTGTAGAATACTCTCTAACTTCATAATTCTGTACATCTACAGAAATCATATGATTATCAAATACTCCATAACTCTTAATAAGACCTTTTACGATAGAATTAGAGAATGATGGAATAATATTTGTATCAAGATATACTCTACAATCATTTCTTGTCTTAGCAAGATCTACGATTATATTCTTTACAGCATAAGGATAATTTGCATCAAAGAATGCAGATACTGGTATTCTCTTAGGAGAAAGAATTCTTCTATCATATGTACCATTATACGCATTTATAAATGCATCTTCATACTCCTCTTCAAGAGTCCATGTCTTTGGTGAACCACCATCAACCTGTACTGTTCTAGGAGTATCAAAATATCCATTATTACCATTTTTAAGAACAAGACCTTTTATAGAATCGAACATAACAAGACCTTCACTATTAGTGTAGTTCTTTGCATCATATGATGGGTCATGTGTATTAACATCAGATGTTAATTTCTTAGGGAAATAAATACACGGAAGCATCTCTCCAACTGATTCTACTGGTCTACCGTATATAGGGTCAAACATATCAACATCTGGTATGTTATCTACATCAGTTGCATTAATAAGCTCATTAAGCTTCATTAACTTAGCATAATTTTCCTTATGCTCAGCTGCAACTGGTTTACTACCATTAAGCTGATCTGTTGGAATATTATAAGTAGTAAGATCTGCCTGATACTGAGCTTTCAAATCAGTATTCTGCTGTTTAATAAACTTAACATAAGCATCATAAACAGCCTGTACAGCATCATCATTACACTTAATAAGAATAGGTGTTTTATCAATATCTGCTTCCTCGATTACATCATCTATTAATGTAGAACCCTCAGAAGTATATTTCATAGAAGAAACTAATCCACCTACATAATTAGCATCTTTCTTCAATCCGTTTTCAGATGTAATAACTTCAAAATTATACATCTTAATTCCGTATTCTTTTTCATATGTAAGAGCTTGTGAAACTCTCATAGAATAAAAGTTACCACAATCACCTCTACCAACATATCTTACAGTCATCAAAGGAAGCTGAGCATAATTCTCGCTATCCTTATCAGTAAATTCTGTACCTTTAGCTGCTGTAGCAAGTGCTTTAGCTGAACTTATATTCTCTTTACTCTTAGCAACGAGTTTAATTCTAAATTTTCTATCAGCTGCTTTTGGAGCATCTGTTGCTGTATCAGCTTTATAAAGAATAGAAACTATTGCATTAGAATAAGCTGCATTTTCTGGCATAACTCTCATCATCCATACAGCTGAATTATTACGATCAAGTACATTATATGCTTGCATTAATGGCTGACCGTATTTTTTAAAATTTGAATCACCAAATGTTTTAATGGCATCCGCCTTAGTTGTCTTTCTAATCCATCTATTATCTACGCCCTTTGGAGCTCTAACTGCATATGCTTCAATAACTGATGCATCTACGGTAGTTGCCTGAGTATCATTAGCTACCTGTGTATAGTCATTAACATAGCTTTCTATATGAGGAAATGAAAAACGAGGAACAATCTGTATTGTTTGTGCCATGTTATTTTCTCCTTACAATTTAAAATATTAGAGTTTATTTTTAATAAAACTCTATAGATTTATTTTAATGTTCGGGAGTGGTATCCAAGGAAATCTATTGCTTTAGAATAGTTTCTACCACCGATGGAGTTTCCTCTCCTTTGGATTTAGTTCTATTTAATGATGTAGTAATCATAGAATCCATATCTTCAAATGTAATAGCATTAAATGTAGATGTATACTGACATATCTGTCTTACATTATTCATTTTATAATCATAATCAGATAAATCTTCTGTAGTAACTACTTGACAGAATTTTTTACTAGGATTTCTTTTATCTCTACACATAGTAGCTAATATCATTTCTTCCACTACATTCATTACATTAAATCCTACATTATTTAAATCGAGATTCTTTTGCCATGTCTGCATCATTTTGCTATATGGAATACAGGCGGGTAATTTTCCTTTTATAATTAAATCCATAAATGCTTCACAGTTACTACTATCTTGAATAACTGAACTTGCCATTATCTTAGCACCTTTTTGATAGTTTAATACTTTACATTTAACTTCATTAACATCACCTTTTTTATTAGCAATATTAACAATTCTATTTTCTGATGAATTAGAAAATAATTCTATCCATGTAGGGACATTAAAAGCTTTCATTTCTTTTAATTTGTCTTTTTCAAATATTCCTACATTAAATATTCCTAGAGTTCTTATTGTATCACCTTTATCTTCAGCAAATTTACCAGTTTCATCAAAATAGGATTCTGGTAAATAAAATTCTGCATAATCTGCTTCTAAGTAAATATATTTTCCATCTGATCTAAAATATGAAGCCATATTATAAAATCCTTTCATTTTCTTTATTCTAAGTTTACATTAATGTGATTTGAGGGAAAAGCTACCATAGCAGAAATTAATCCGCTATGGTAGTAGCTCGATAAAGGAGTACTTGTTTGAAAAAAGAATAATCTTATAATTATTATAAGATTTACTATTATGTTATAATAAATTAATTATTAAACGGCTTGTATAACTTAGTATAAAAATCATTAAATCGTTTAGCTAATTTATTAAATATTTCTATATATTCATTCCTTTTCTTCTTCCACAATTTCTTTCTTAACCTCTTCTTCATTTTCATCCTTATTTTCTTCTATTACTTCATCTGGTTTATTATTCTCAGATTCTCCTTTTTCTTTCTCTTCTTTATCATAATCAGCTAACTGATTATCTACAAGAGTATTAAACTTCTCTTCATATAATGATTTTAATTCTTTAGAAGATGTATTTTCATCAAAATCATTAATATCTAATGAATGAAGTTTATCTATATAGAATTTCTTTAATGCATCTTCTTTAGATGATTCATAATTAATTCTCTCTGGATGTTTTTCATATGTAGTATTATTCTCTATGAAATAATCTCTATATTCCATAAAGTAATCATCAATACCCATAATAATTCCCTTAAAGTTTAATTCCTGTTCAGTTGATTCAAACTTATGATAAATAAGACTTGCTAATCCACTATTAATAGAATTAACAAACATAACATCTTTCTTATTATATGGGTCTGAATAAGCAATCATTCTTGCATAAATAAATAAAAAGAGATTATTAAATGGATAATATTTTTCATCTAAGAAAGTTTCTTCTATATTAAGGAAGTATGTATATAAATCCTGCTTAAATCCAAACATCTTCATCTTAGAATGAAATTTATCCATTATATAACTTCCTCTTCTATTATCAAAGAAAGCTAGTTTAATATTTTCTACTTCATTTTTTCCTAATGATTTAAATCTATCATAGAGAAAATCATAATTCAATGAACTTTCTATAGTTTTAATCATTTCTTCCATCTTCGCTCTTTTATTAGCATCTTTTTCTAAGTCTAAAGAATTTTTCATATTCTCTAAATTCTTTTTCTTAATCTCTCTTGCTTTATCAGAAGTTACATAATTCATATATTCAGAGAATATTGTATTACTCTCTTCTTTTAACTTATCTGCTTCTGTTTTTGCTGATAATAGAACTAATGAAGAATTCTTAATTTCTTTAATCTCATCTCTTAATTCTTTTTCATCGAGATTCTTAATTTCTTCAGTAACTTCTTCAGATGTAGAATACTTAATTAAGAATTCTCTTATTACATCTAAATCCATTACTTCTAGTTCTTTCTTATCATATTTTAATATATCATCAAGAATATTTGTATTAAGTCTATAAGTATTTCTAATAAGACCTTCACTCATATCTTTAAGAGATTTAAGTTGTTCATCCATAGATTTAATCATATCCATAACACTCTTAAAATCATTATAACTAAATCCATTACTCTTTTTAGTTGTTTCTTCTACTGGAGATTCTACAACCTCATTATTAGTTACTTCATTTACATTCTCATTAATATTTTCCATTATTGGATATTCCTTTCTTGATAAATAATTTTTAGTATTTAATTAATTAGTTTCAATAGATATTATTTAATAATAATCACTGTTAAATAAATTGATTCAAAAAATATGAAAGGAATTTATTTTTTAATGGCAAATAGAATAAATAGAATCAATGGTAAGTATTATGACTTAGGTACTGGTAATACTTCATTTTTACAAGTTGCTAAAGATTTAAAAAGATTAGGTATAAAAAATTTCTATTTTATGTTAGAGATTTGTGATTATAGTCTAATTAATATAAATCCTCACGCAGTTGATAAAGATGGACACACTACACTTAGTAGAGACCAGATAAGTAGAGTACTTACCGAATGTGCTAGAAATCCTTGGTATTATCTTAGAGAGATATGCAGAATACCAACTCAAGGTGGTTCTACAGTTCCTTATAAAGCTAATAGAGGAAATATAGCACAAGCTTATTGTATATTACACGGTATTGATTCTTGGTTATGTCTACCGAGGCGAACAATGTTGCCTCCTTATACAGTGATGTATATGTAAAACCTCTTTAATTGCTGGGATATCTTAACTCTAATAAGAGAAAGACAATCAGCAGCCAAGACTCTATTTATGTAGAGTACGGTTCAACGACTATCGAACGACTAATAATAATTAGAATCTAGTAGAGTACACGAAAGTGGAAACGGGAGGCTCTCTATTATATAGAGATGAAGATATAGTCTGAACTATATAGAGATATATAGATTAACAAAATGAACAAGGCAAAACAGAATCTGCTGTAGCTTTATTAACTTGGGCTTTTAAATTTGGTACTACTAACTCACAATTTATTTTTGTAAATAAAGATGGTGATCAAGCTAAAGCAAATTTAAAAAGACTTAGTGAACAGGTTAGAATATTACCCGAATATATGAGAGGCAATAGTATAGTAGACGAAAATGGAATTACTCAAAAAGGAAAAGATAATGCAACTATGATGACTAATCCTATTAATGGTAATTCTATTATAACAAAAGCAAAAGCGACATCATACGAAAGTGGATTATCGTTAGCACGTGGTATGACAGCACCCTTAGAGTCAGTAAAATAGCTCTAGTAAAACCTCTTTAATTGCTGGAAACTCTTTAGAGCCTTAAGTACCAAAGTGTGACAATCTTAAGGATTAGACAATCAGCATCCAAGACTCTATTTATAGAGTAAGGTTCAACGACTATCGAAAGTATAGTATAGAAGAAATATCTATATGAATAAATGAGTAGAGTACACGAAAGTGGAAATGGGAGGCTATTTATATTTGGTAATAGAATATAAATAGAAGATATAGTCTGAACTATATAGAGATATATAGATTAACAAAATTGATTTTGATGAGCCAGAGTTTACTAACCATATAGGTACTATTATATCAAACTCTGTATCAACATATGAAACTGCTGCATCAAATGCTAAAAAGAACCATGGTATGTATGCTAGAATATTTACATGCACCCCTAAAATTTATCACTGGGGGTATAAAACCTCTTTAATTGCTGGGAACTCCGAAGTGGACAATCAGCAGCCAAGACTTATTTTATAATAAGTAAGGTTCAACGACTATCGAAAGTATAATATAGAAGAAATATCTGTACGAATAAATGAGTAGAGTACACGAGAGTGGAAACGGGAGGCTATTATTAATTGGTAAAAGATTAATAATAGAAGATATAGTCTGAACTATATAGAGATATATAGATTAACAAAATTAGGTGATTTAGACACCCAACCTGGTATGGAAGCACAATTAATATTGGATAAAACTGCTACATGGACTGAAAGAGTTTATGATATGAAAGAAGATGAAGTTGAGAAATACTTTGAAGCATTAGGAGTTGATTGTAATAAAATTTTCTATATACAGTATTCTTATACCCAATTAGGAAAAACCGAAGCTTGGTTACAAGCGATGTCTGCAAAGATTGGCAATCCTCTTGTTGTTAGAAGAGAGATATTATTACAAAGACTTCATGGTTCTTCTGCATCACCATTCCCTCAAGAAGATATTGAATATATCGTAAGTTCAGAAAAGAAACCAATAGATGAATTGTGGTTATTAGATTATTATAAATTTGATATTTATAGTATATTAAATCCGAGAGTTCCATATCTAGTTGGAGTAGACTGCTCTACTGGTACTGGTGGAGATAATAATGCTATTACTATTATTGATCCATATAAAGTAGAACCAGTAGCAGAATTTGAATCTTCATATATAGGAGAAACTATGTATGAAAAGTTATTAAAAGAATTATGTAAAGTATTACCTAGGTGTGTTCTTATAATAGAAAGGAACTCAATAGGTGATGGAATTATAGACCATTTATACCACTCAGAAATATTACCAAGATTGTATTTTGATAAATCATTAGATCTTGTAAAAGATAAATTAACATCTAATGAAACTATTGAGTCAATGCTTAAGAAAAATACTACCATGAAATCATATTATGGTGTATATACAAGTAATCAATCAAGAGATGATATGATGGCTATATTAGCAAGACATGTTAATGAGTATAAAGAAAAATTTGTTACTCATAATGTAATTAGAGATTTAAGTAGATTAGTAAGGAAATCCTCGGGAAAAGTTGAAAGTGGACCTGGCTCAACTATGAGGGTCAGAATAAACCTCTTTAATTGCTGGAAACTCTTAACTCTAATAAGAGAAAGACAATCAGCAGCCAAGACTTATTATTATAATAGGTAAGGTTCAACGACTATCGAAAGCATAGTATAGAAGAAATATCTATATGAAGAAGCGAGTAGAGTACACGAAAGTGGAAACAGGAGGCTATTTATATTTGGTAATAGGGTATAAATAGAAGATATAGTCTGAACTATATAGAGATATATAGATTAACAAAAAAAATGTTCATGATGATTCTATTATGTCATATCTTATTGCTTTATATGTATTTTATCATGGTAATAATTTACAGACATTTGGAATTAGTAGAGCCGCTAAAGACGAGGATTTAGATAACTCTGGTATTCATGTACCAGAACCAGAAAATTATAATCTAGTAGATGATATTCTTGTAGAAGAATTAAGAGAAAGAAAAGAAAAAGAAAAAGCATCTGAAGATATATTAAACTGGGATGAGATGATGGCTCAAGCTATTAAAAAAGCTCAACAGGATACATATAAATTACATCAGAATAAATTAATAGATAACTCTATTCTTAAAAATAGTGATTATATAGATGACGATGACTCTTTTGATATACCATTAGACTTCTTTAATGAAATAAATGGTATGTAAAATAATATTTATATTACTACACAATAGTAACTAAAAAATATTATTAAAGAGGTAGAAAAATATGTTTGATGATACTAATGATTTTTATGACAGGGATTTATTTACTATGAGTGAAGCTTATAGAGATATGACACCTGATTGGGTATTTCCCGATTTAAATTATTTAAAAGAAGAAGATGATGAATACTGGAATAGAGATGAAGAAGAAACTCCAATAGTTAAGAAAGAAACTAAAAAAGAAAAATATAACTACTATGAATCTGAAGAATATAAAGAATATCAAAAAAGACTTGACGATTCATGGGTTGAAGAAGTTAAATATTGGACTAAGTTCTATAGAAAGCATAAAATATTGGATTTCATTAGAGATTGTATATTTTGGGCTCCTAGGAATTTTAAGAATGCTCCTGAAAGAATAAAGAAAAGAGCTGAAGAAGAAATAAGAAACGAATCTAATAAACATTAATGTAATGATAGTCTTTTTTTTTCCTCAACTTTAACTATCAGGTATGTAAAAAACATTCAGAAAAATCTAATGTGGACTACGGGATTAAATTTCTCGTAGTCCACAAAATTTATTATTTTTTTAAATCTTTATTTAAATCTAATACAGAGAAATCTGTACTATCATACAATAATGATCTATCTATATATTTATTTAATTGCTCTTTGTATTCATCACTCATTGCTACTTTATACTTATTTACAAATCCTGCTATATCTCCCCAAGCTTGATGATAGTTAATAAATATCTCTCCATTATGAATAGCTTCGTGTATAGTACTTGATACCATAACAACTCCTATTCTATTTTGTTGATGTTCCATTAATACTACATTAGCTACTCTAAAAGTAGATATTTTCCATTTCTTAATTATAAAATATTCTAGTACTATAGCACATATATCAAATAATGTAAATATAGGACCATGATGCATTTCTATAGTAGCATCTTCATCAGTTACATTCTTTAATACCTGACATTTATCTAGTTTTACTTTCTTCTTTAAATAATTAATATATTTCTTATATCTATCATCATTTCTTACCATCTTCTCTATACCCTTTACAAAAGATACATAATTATCATAATTAGATAAATAATCAATATCTTTATACATAGGAATTTGATAATAAGAATTAGTAGAGTCTATAATAGGGGTGATATTAGTTTTATCATAAATAATATCTGGTAAATTTTTGGGCATTACTTTACCACCTTTCTTGATACCTATTAATTTCAATGTCTTAGCACAATAAAATAAGATTTTTACAATAAAATGAAAGGATTCATAAAAGAATTATGAAGAATTATAACGCTACAAATAACGTCAATCCACTGACTAATTTGTATAAATCTTTCATGATTTTATTGCATAATATTACTATAAAATATACTGGTATTGCAGAAGATAATGAAACATTAGAATCTAAGATGAATGCTGATGGTTATCTTGATGCTCTACATAAAAGAGATACTTTTGAAACTTATATTGATTATACTGAATATGAGATGAGAGAAGTAGGTATCTTTTTAGATAGTATAATTATTCCAGTATTACATGGTAATATTAATAAGATACCACAAGAATTCAGAACTCCTTTATTAGAGTTAAGAAGAAATTCTATTATAAAGAATTATGAAGAAAAAAATAATTATTATAGAATGCTAAATGGGTATCCTGATGTAGAAGATAAAAATTTCTTATATCCACCAGAAGATGTGATATTGAATTATAATCTTAGAGCAGATATTCCTATACATAGAATTCAAGATTATTATAATTCTATTAGTCCGGGTCAAGGAGATTATTATATTTCTATTATAGAAGGATATGGATATATAGATGATCTTTATAAAAATAATCCTACTAAGAAATATTTAAAGTATATAGGGTCAAATAGAATATCTATTGATATATCAAGAAATGGTAAGAATTTCCAAATAATACAGATGAAAGATACTTCAGTTAAAGATGTATTAGTAGATGAGTTTATTAGAATATACGAACAGTGTAGGGAATATTTTATTAATATAATTTATGTATATCAGTATAGAAGTTTTTTTAGTAAGTATGATAATGTAATAGCAATGATGATAATGGTTATGACATTACAACAGATAAATGCTCAACAGTTATCTTCTTATATAAATAGAAACTTCTTTGATATATATGCAGTTAAAATGTTATATGAAGCATATAATGTACCATATAATCTTAGTATAGATGAAGATACTCAAAATAATCTATTAAGAAATTTAAATGTATTAATACAGAATAAAGCTACTGATAAAGTTATTTATAATATATCTAATCTATTAGGATTTTCTAATATTAAAGTATATAAGTATTTTTTAGCTAAAGAAAGATTATTTGATATATATGGAGTTCCTATAGTAAAATGGACTACTAGATTCAATACAGATACTGGAGAAGTGGAAAAAATACCTGATTATAAAGCTATGTATAAATTATATTTTCAGAAGTTTGAAGTAATGGATGATAATTTCTTATTAACTTTTGATAAGCAAGCTAACCATGTAGAATATAATGATATAGTAAAAAATGATCCATTCTGGATAGAAGATCAAAATCTTGAAAGAAGAATATGGGAAAATACATATAACTTTGTAGAGAGTAAATATTTAGGTATGGGTGTTTCTTATAAGATGACAGATATTATGTATGAGAATATTATAATGCTTAAATTATTACTACAGAAGAGAAATGATTTAACTGATGTTACTATTAAATTACCGAAGATAACGGGAGAAACTCCTATTCCTATTTTTGATATTATAGTAGCTTTATTATGTCTTACTGCTTGTAAGCATAAATTATATGGAGAAATAATAACAGTTCCTACTCAAGTAATTTCAGTATTAGATTATATTAAAACCCATGAGCAGTATGATTATAATTTAGATACTTTAAAATTTAATTTTAATTATTTCTTTAATCCTAATGAAAGAGATAAAAATGCTGAAGAAACTAATTTAAGAGATCAATTAATTAATTTTATGAAATCCCCTAAAGATGGAAAATTGGGAGATACATTCCAGTTTAATTTTGATTATCTTAAACCATCTAATCCAGATACTACTGAAAGAATTAAAAAGATTAAGAAGATATTATCTCAAGAGGATTATAATAAGTTTGTTAATTATATTAATATCATTGAGCAAGATACTGCTACAGCTACTGATAAAGTAAAAGCTATTAATGATATTTATCACAATATAAAAGAATTAAAAACTCTTCTTAATTTTTATTTAACTAAGATAATAGATAAAAGAAGAGATTATGAATTAATAAGAACTTTATATGATGCATTATTTTATTCTACTGAAGTAAGTGAAGTATTTACAATAACAGGAGAAAAAACAGGAATAAAGAGAACTGCTTATACATATTTTGAATTCTTATTCCATTTAAATCCATATTTATATTCTTCTTTATTCTCTGTAGATTTTAATAAAGAATATGATAAATATCTTAGAAAGAATAATTTATCATATGCTTCTTACTCAAGAACTAAATTTATGGAAGACGTAGAGAAAGGAGATATATTTATAGATTATGGTAACTTTAAAGATATATCTCTTGATTATGGAGAAGTAGATTCTAAAGAGAAAATCTATTTTTATGTAAATCATATAATAGGAAGATTACAAACTATATTAAAGGATATTCAATATCTATTCTTAATGAATGATGATGAGAATCCTTTATCTGAATTATTATTAAAATTAGTTAGATTCTTTAAATCGTATACTGTAGATGTAATTAATATGGATACTTTAATAATAGCAGATACTAAACCAGAAAATGCAATGAAGTATTTTGATGAAATATTCTATATGAATAAATTAATACAAGTACCAGAAAAATTACATACATCATTTGATGATGTTGTTAATTTATTAATAGCAAGATTTTTAGCTAGTGAAGATAAGAATGAAAATAGTATTAGATTTAAAGATAAATTTATATCAGAAGTATTAATTAGATTAACTCATAGAAATCTTAATTCAATTAGATTAAAAGAGAAATTTGATTTAAGAAATAAAGAAGATGAGATTAATGAAAAATATAAGTTATATGATACTAGTAAAAATATTACTGGTAAAATATATACTAAAGATAATATCAAAATGAAACTAACAGATAAAATAGTTAGAAAATGGTTTGAATAGAATAGGAGATTATTTAAAATGAATCTTAATGAAAATTTAAAGTTTAATGATAATATAAGTAGAAATGGAATATGGGCTACAACTGAAGTAGTAGGTGGATATGGAGAAATTCATAATAATCCTAATGGTAAATCTACTTTAGATGAAGAGATATTTAGAACTAAAAATATTGTACCAATAGGTGGAGTATCATATGTAATGGAGCAGATGTTTGGTGTTAAAGATAGTCAGATAGATGTTCCTACAGTATATTCATCAGATAGTATTGGTATTATAAATTCAGGTAATCCATCAGAAACATATGATGTTCCAGGTGGTACTAAAAATCCTCTATATAGATATGGTCATTATGTACAGTTATTTGGTATTGGTATAACGGGGACAGCAGAGAATGATGTTACTATATATAAACCCGATTATAGAGAGAATGGTATTAAGTTGAGTAAAGTTAATGCAGATGGATTAACTGTAACAGGAACAATGTTACCATTTAGATTTACTCAAGCTGTATTAAATTCTCAAGAAAGACTACAGTATTTTGGTAAAAAAACAAATAGTGATGGAGTAACTGGTTATTACTTAAAGAGATTTGAAAATGACCCAGTTATCAAGCATATATGGAAAACTGGTGAAGATATGATAGATGAAGAGAATGAAGTATTGGTTCCATCAGATAGTGTATGGAGTAATACAGCTGGATTAAATACTGTAGAAAGTTTTACAGAGTTTTTCTTAAAGATAAATAAGAAAGATGTAAAAGAATGGTTTATTAATATAGAACAAGAAGATAGAACAAGAATTAATACATTGGCATTATTTACAGGTCAGTATGTTAAAGGAAGTAATCCTGCTGATTATGGTGATTATAGAGATGTAAGATTATTCTCTAAGTTATGTATTAATCCAGAGTACTTAAATCTCAATAAAGACTTGAATATTATATACAGAGTATATGGAGCATAAATAAAAAAATAAACAGCCGAAGCTGTGGGATAGGAAATCAATCCTATCCCAAATTCTTTTAGTCAAGTAGATATGGCGTATCTACACCATACTCCTGACTAACATACTCCCAGAAACTTCTGGGGTATAACTGATATTTTTCTCCGCGGAGAAATTCATCTCCGTTATTTCTGAATATGATAGATTCATCATATACATCCACTAGTTCTAAGAGCTCATTGTTCTTAGAAACTATCATATATTTTCTACCGCTGAAATTGAAAAATGTTGTCATTTATTTATCCTCCTTTAAAGAACTACTTATTTTAGTATTACATGAAAATGATATATATATATCTAAAATACGGATAAAAAAAAAGAGGGTGTTATATTTCAAACATCTCTCGTTTTTTTGAGATAATAATGAGTTTAGTATAACTCATTATTATCTGATTTTATACTATCATATATTGATGGCTCAAACTCATCAGATAGTTCTTTTAAATACCTATCTGACGGTATTTCATATCCTTCAATGATAGTATATTCACCATTATAGCTGATGTTAGACCCATTCCAGACTATTTGTGTAGATGCAGATATTTCTGGATAATATTTACCCTCTTCCCTTATACAATAGCCTGTAATACCGTCTAATTCAAACCATGTTTCTTTACGATAACTCTCGTTATCTAGAAATCCACGAGCTTTTGTTATTTTTATCATAAAAATCTCACTTTCTCCCCGTTAAGCCGATAGGTCAACTTATTATTACAGAAAAATAATATATATATAAGATTAAATTACGGATAAAAAAAAAGATAGGGTTATATAACCCTATCTCGATAATATTATAAAGTCAAATTATTAGTTCTCTTAAGATATCTATTCTTAATACTATAATCTGCAAATACATATATAAGATTCATCTTAATAGCTAACTTCTTAAAGTTGCTTCTGAAGAATCCATCATCGAATGATATATTAATTTCATTTATTTTATTCAATAAATCTTCATAGTTATTACTATTCAAACTATTATCATTCTCTATATTACTCTTTAACTTCTTGATTAGATTATTATCAATATATGATATTAATGTATCGAATACCTTATTACCTCTATCTATTTCAGCAGGACTAATTATACCCCATGTATTCTTATTAATACATATATCGGCATATTTCTTCATTATAGCCCAACGCTTATGCTCATATGCATCAACCATCCCATACATATTCACCTTTAGCTCGGTACATACTAATCCATCAACTAATATCTTCAATTCACTGATATTGACATTATTTAATACATCAGTTTCTTTTACAATCGCTGGTTTACTATTCATAATTAAACCCCTTTCTTAGTTACTTATTACTTTTCTCAATATCTGCTTCTATCTTTATTTTCATATTGATATACTTTAAATAAAATAATAATGCTAATATATCAGATATTAATATATTCTTTGATGAATCATCGTCTTCTTCTAAACTATTGGTAATATTACTAATAAAGTAATCTTCACCGTCTTGTACATAATTCATATAATCTGTATATTCACCTACAAATAAAGATAAGACATCTTCAATAAAACTTACTAGATTACCTGCAATTATATCATCCATATCTACAAAATCCCAATACAGAAGTATATCTACATTAGCTAATAATTCTTCTATCATATATTTATTTTCAGAAAATTTCTTCAATGATGATATTAAGTTTTCAATATCATCACTTACCATTTTTTCATTTTCATCAGCTATTAATATTATACCAGCAGCATCTTCTATTTCTTTAATCTTTTCCATATCTAAATTTTCCATAATTATATTTTCCTTTCTTTATGAACTTAAATTTATTAGTTACAAAAAAATAATATGTAAATATAAATAATTTATAAAAAATAGGTTGATATATTTTCAACCAACCTATTCTTTAAATTATATAATGATAATAAGTTATAAATTAATATAACTCATCATCATCTTCTTCAGCGTGACGACATATTCTATCAAGTTCTGGACCGATATTCTCGTTCCACTCTTTTTTCCAATCATACTCCGGGTCTTTCTTGATATCGGGGATTTTATTAATCTCCTCTCCTCTATTCTGATGGAAGATTTTTTTATAGTCTCTCCACCACATTACCCATAATACAATACCAGCTATAGAGCTAACAATAAATGTTAGCTTATAAGCTATTGATAAAATACTTGACAACTTTGTAAAATAGTTCTTCATAAAGAACTCCTTTCTGTATCATATAGATACTAAACAAATTTTTATTATTACACAAAAATAATATATATATATATGATATTAAAATACGGATAAGTAAATATAGGGATGAGAAAAATATAATCTCATCCCTATATATTAATCTATTATTCTAGCCCATAATCCTGGACTTGTTGGTTTATCTCTCTGTATCTTTATATCAGTAAGAGATTTCAATTTCTCAGTAAGAGTCATTGAATCACTTGTATCAGGATTAATAATAACTTCATCACTACTTGTGATAAGATGTATATCTTTTCTTCTACCAGCACCATCAGCAGGTGTTTGTAATTTCATTGTTACCTTATCAGCCATATAGTTTTACCAACCTTTCTTTATTCACTTAAGTCACGTTTAATTTCATCTTTAGCAGCTCTAATCTCTGCAATTAATTCTGCTTTTAATTTAGTTATTAATTCATTAACTTCGTCTTTACTATAATACTCCATAATAAACATAACCCCTTTCTAAATAATTGCACCACACATCTTTCTTATCTTATCTACAGATACAATTTCAGATGATTGCTCTAATAATACAAAAGGAGCACCAGCTACATCTGTAGGATTCTTTATAACATTAGGTGCATTTAGTACGTTCCTGTAACGAGTTATAGGCATCATTATCTTCTCAGTCAAATCTGTATCCTTTACATGAAGTAAAGTATCAGCGACTGTTTTTGGTAATTTTCTAGGCATATTATTTTAATTACCACCTTTCTTATATTCATCTTTCATATCTTGTATCATCTGTCTAATCATATTTCTAATACTATCTAAAAGTACATTAACTTCAGCTTTATTATACTTAGATGATAATCTATCTGCTAATGCATCTGTAGCAATAAAATCAATTAAGTGAGCTGGAATAATATATCCAAATTCAGGTATTGTATTAGGTGTATTAACAGTAGATACATGTGAATCATCTCCAGCTAGAAGATAATTACTAGTTTGATTATTATCTTTATATGTTAGATTCTGAACTCCAAATAATTGTAATCCCATATCATTATATCTCCTCTGCATAAATATCTGTACTATCAAGATTATGAGTAGTAATATATAAGAAGTCTATATTGGTATCTTTAGCTATATAATCTTCCAATAACTTTAAATCAGTTTCTGATGATTTGTCAATCTCAAATCCACCTTTAAAGCAATTTCTACAGTGTTCAGCCCACACACCATTAGTCTTCCATTTACTACTATCGGGTCTTGTAGTAGATAATAAGAATTGTCCACCACCATTAGTAATAAGAGTATTCATCTTATCCATATATCTATTACAATATGGAATATCTACCATAGCTACTATAAATTCATTTCCTAATAATTCTATATCAATACTCTTATCTACAAATGAAGATATGTTAATATATCTAATAAATACTTTATTATCCGGATATAAGAATCTTTTATGTTCAGCTTCCAATCCACTAATATCATTTTTATGATTAATAATAAAATGAATTTTATCATAATTAATTTTATTAATAGATACTTTAATAGAATCAGCTGATTCCAATATTGATTCTGTAATACTAGATGGTAATTTAACACAACTCTCTTCATTTATTCTACAATAATCAATTGCTTGATAATCTACATTATTACCACCTGTAGTAACTGTTATTGTATAATTAATAGAAGCATTAGTATCTTTCCATTTTTCTATATTATTAAATTTATGAGATTCTGTTACAAATTCAGAATTAGTTCCACTATAGTTTTTTAATAATGAATCATATCTATTAGTAAGAAATTCTATAATAGCTTTATCTGAATCTCTTGAAGTTAATCTCATAAAGAAACCATTTGATTTCTTAGATATCTTAAATTCTAATTTATACTGGTTATGAGAATCAGTATTATCAATAACCATATTATCAATTAAGATATTTATATCTTTTTCTTTATTAATACTCATTACATCATAATCAGTATTGACATAATAAGCATCTTTATCTGCTACTGTAGGATATTTAAAGAAAGGATTATTATTAAGTAATAATCTCATTTCCATCATCATATCATGAAGATATTTTTTATTCTGGAAGAAACTTACTACTCTACCATCAGTCTTTCTTCTAGTAAATATTTCACCAGTAGCTTTATCCATTATAGACTCACCATTAACTGAAAAATCTCTATTCTCTATACTAAGAAATGAAGTAGCAAATCTCATATCTGGTTTAGCTTCAAATATAGGTTTTAATCTACTTCTTAAATCTTGGATTCCTGGCATTTTATTTAAATCATTCCTTTCTTTTATATTAAGTTAGAATTGGATGGAATAATTGGTTTATAATCTTTATCAACTATTTCATCTGGGTGTCCTATTATCCATGTTAATACTTGACCATTATCTTGATTTCTTTGAGGAGTACCTAATGAAGAATCTACCCAATCATCAGGATCTAAGTATAATACTTCTGGATAATTTTCTCTTCTAGCTATTTCATCATTATTACTTTGAATTATAACAGGAGAAGTTCTAAACTTATTATATACTTCAATAAAGTTTTCTATCATTAATTTAGAACTTATTTGTTTTACATCTGGATTATAGAAATGCTTTGGAATTAAATCATCATAATAGAATAAGAAATATATAGCATAAAATAAATCAATAGAACCTTGATCAAATCTATCTTCATCAAAAGTATTTGGATATATATTTAATCTATGGTCTTTTTGTTCTTCTACGCTATCGTGTAGATACTTTTTCATTTCTTCTCTATTAATAGTTCCATCGTAGTAGTATTTTTCTACTATACCAAATCCATCAAATAATCCTCTATAATTAGATCCAAAGTATTCAAAATCTCTTTCTCTTTCATATATCTCTAAATCATATTTAGATTTAATATTAACAAGAGTAATTGTGTAATCATCTATATTAAATACGTTATTGATACTTAATTTTCTTCCATTAAGATACATATCATAATACCTAATATCAAATGGTTTTGATAATGGTAAATCTTTTAAATTTAATACTATATTAGTATAATCTTCATCTTGTCTAACACTATCTTGTCTTATAATATTTTCAGTACTATATAATTTAAAATATCTATATGGAGTAATATCTATATAGACAATATCTCCTTGCTCTAACCATTGTTGTATTAAAATCTTAGGATATCCATATCCAGTAATTAATCTATATCTACTACGAGAAATTAATCTACCATTTCTAAATATTCTAAAATATTCAGTATTTAATTGAAAATCTGTAGATGTTATTTCTATAAATCCATATCCAGCAACATCTGCAATAAATCTAATTATTAATGGTAATTTGGATATATTAATAGATAAATCTTTATTCAATACAGTATTATCATTAGCATTAATAGTAAATGATTTTAATCTAGTAAATCTATAAGGAATATTATTTAAATCTACCGGATTATTTATATCACTATCTCTAATTGGTTCATATTTATAATCACCACCAATATCATAATGACATATAACATCAAACTTATCTAAATCGTGTCTTAATTCACCATTAGAAGTATTTTCTGATATAATAATATCTTTAGCTGTAGGATATATCTTTTCTTCTGTATGAGGTAATTCTATATCTTTATGGTCAGTAGTATTAGTAAATTTAAAATTATTCTTATATTTATATCTAGGGAATAATTCTAATTCTATAAAACTATCATTAGTTACCATAGAAGCTGGAATATAAAAATACTCTAAGAAGTTTTGTCTTTCTTGATATACATCTCCTACCAATAATCCATCTACAAATATTCTAGCATCTAAGTTAGTAGGATATTCTCTTGAATTATTAAATGCAAATACATATCTATCTTCTTCGAATCTAAATAAATTACCCGACCCCAATTCTTTAGATGTATCTCTTCTCAATCTATCAGATAAATTTAATGTATTAGTAAATAGATAATAAGAAGCTCCTAGTTTCTTTTGATCTATTACATAATCTTTTAAAATCCATTGATCTGATTTAATCCACTTTTTAAGAGTTTCTGATTTAAACTGGAATGGTGGATATTCTGATTTACCTATTAGATCGATTTTTTCATGATATTTGATATCATTATAATCACTTGTATCTTTAGGTTGTGTATCTCTTATTCCTCTATCATATATTTCAGTTAAATCCAAATTACTATTGGGTAATCTATCATTAATAGGATTCATTTTATGATAATGGAATAATGTACATATTTCTTCAAGACTCTTATCAGAATATATTATTCTAAAGAAATCTGCAAATGATCTAAATTTATATCTATATTGTAAATTAGGAATATCATAATAGAAATAATATACTTTATATTCTACTCCATTCTTAATTCCATTATGAATATTAGAATCATTTAATAAATCTTCTTCTTGATGAATATCATAGATATTGGTATTTATTACTCTGATAGATTCTGTATTTCTTTCTAAGTAAAATTCATCTCTATCAGAAGTTTTTTTAAATATCATCATATTCTCAATAGGAATAGGAGATTTATAAGGTTTATGATTATCATCTTCAATAACCATTAATTTTAACATATTATTTTCAGATCTATTAATATTACTATTATCATAAAATATATGCTTATGTAATCCTCTAAAGAAATTAATAGATACATAAATTCCATAAGGATGATTTTTTATCTTAGTAGATATATTATCAGGTAATTTACATGTATAAGTACCTTTACCATCATCTTCTAATTCTAATAAAGAAGTACCTAATTCATACTCTTTATTTTTATCATTAAGAAAATGAAATGATAAGAAAAATGTACCATTAGAAGGATTAGGAATTTCTAAATTCTTTAATCTTCTTCTATTTTCTGCATCTAATGAACTTTTCTGTACCTCTGATAATTCAGATATATTATTTACTTTATATTTAGATAAATAATATTTATTAGTATCATTAGTTATATTAGCTTTTATCTCATCCTCTAATCTCGGTTTAGCTAGAGTAATAGTCTTTCTAATAGTATCATAAGATAGAGTTCCTGTATTATAAAAAAATCTACTATAGAAAGTATTATCTATAGTAATAACTTGAACTCTATGATTCTGATAAATAACGTGATCATTTATAGAGTTTCTTGGATTCTTTAATACAAAATCTCTTTTAAATGGTAATCTAAATCTTGTATAATCTTCAGATACTGATATATGATAATCATAAATTACTCTATTATCTATAATTACTATAGGTAATTGAGAAAATATTTGAGGATTATAGACCATATCCATATAAGTAAATTCATTTTGATAAAATCTACTTCTTCTATATTCTTCTCTATTAATATTACCAATAATATCATAGTCTATTTCAAATACAGGTTGTAATGATTTATTTAAATAAAATCTTCCTGATTCGTGTCTTTTACGACTATCTATATCATTAGTATAATAAAAGAATTCATTATAATTCACTTCAGCTACTTGTCTTTTATATAAGTAGGTATATGAATTATAATAAGCTTTTAATAATGAATCTTCCATACATTTATAGTCAAATGTATTATTCATTAAAGCTGGTCTTAATAACTCATGAAGGTCAGCAGGCATTAATTTAATAGCCTCCTTTCTTTCTATTTAACATAAGGAAATTCCTTATAGTCTGTATTTAACTGAGTGTTTTTTGAGGGTTTTACTAATAAATACCCTTGAAAACAAGGTTTTAAACTAATAAAAAGAAAGGTATGAATAAATATGATTGACCTTTATCAGACACCTCGTAAATATTCTTTATTTACAGAGGTTTCGTTATCAGATGCTATTCTTTATAATACCTTTAATGCTAATGGTGCATTAACTAAAATAATGATTAAAGCAGTTAAAGATGGTATTAGAATAGAAAAAAATCATATAGAAAATCAGATTAATGATATTAATAGAACTAAAATATCTCCTAATGTGGATGCAGTATTAGATTCTTTCTATAATAATAGTATAATACTTATGATGGCTCCTAAAGATATGAGGATGCCTCAAGTATTACCATTTTTTATTATGAAATCATCTACAGGATTAAGAGCATATATATTCTTAAATAGTTTTGGTACATTAACATCATCAGAAAATAATTCAAATGATAAATATTTAAATATGGGTATGAAAGATTTATATGTATTAATGGAAGGTGCATATATAGCATTAGAATATAATAAGAATCCTATGAAGATAAGAAAGTCATTAGGATTAATGAGATTATCTTCTAAGATATATACAAGTATGATATTAAGAATATTAAATAAGGAATATGCTATATCTATAGATCCAATGTTATATACTAAAGCAGCATTTGTTATTTCTTATTATTTCTTAACTAGAGTATGGGAGAGTAATAATGATGATGTTAATTTTACATATTCATCTAATGTAATAGAAACAAGAGAATTTGTAGATAAGAGAGAATTATTATTAATTAAAGATGATATGGATAATAATGACTGTACTGATATAGCTAAGACAATAGTATTTTTATCTAATCTTAATCCTAGATTAAAAGGATTAAACTTTAGATATTTCACTCAGTGTTATATGAATACATTTGGAACAGCTTCTTTATTCGGAATGGAAACTTTACCATATTTCTTATTTACAGTAACTTCATCATTGATTGGTAGTTTTATAGTAAATCAACCAATAATAACAGATGTTACTAAAACTATTAAAGGTATGAATAATTTCTATCCTGAATTAGTAAAAGCATTGATGTAGAAATAAGAAAGGAATTATAATGAGTTATGGCAGATAAAGTTTGTCCATCTGGTTGGATATTATCTCATGATCCAATTCATGGAAATTATGTACCATTTTTTGTCAAAGTAAGAGATAAAGATATTGTATGGGACCCTGAAAATATGCCTAAAGATTTAAATACTTTAACAGCATCTTCAGAATCTGTAGTTAAATATAATTATCCTGCATTTGAATGGATATATAAGAAAAATGGGTGGAGAATAAATCTTAGAAGTGATTATACTTATGAAGCTACTAAGAATATTCCTATTAAGAGTAATGCTACTTTAGCAAGTGTGAATGAATTGATTGTAAAAATAGAATTACCTATAAAGACAAAAAATAATGATACTCTTTATGTAGACTTAATGAAGAAATGTACTAATAATACTATTATATCTGCTACTACTAATTTAGTAGTACCTACAGATAATATTTTAGATTTTGTAAATATTAAATTATATAGTAATGGTGGATTTAATAGTAATTATGCAACTTCTCCAGATTATGATAATCAGTATTTACAAGTTAAAGTAAGAGGTGAAGTTAAGTTATAATAATTAAAGATGATAGAATTTAATTATCTATCATCTTTATTATTTTTATCCCCATATAATAGGATATTTTTTACCGTATACATCAGTAGCAATATTAGTAGATCTATTTACTCCTATTGATGTATGATTAGGTAATGGATAATCAAATATCTCATCACCATTTTCATCTTTAGCAATAAATTGATATTTTTCAACATCATCATTTTCTATATATACGTAAATAGTTACATTTCTATTCTCATATTTAAGATATAATTCTGTCTCATCATCTCTTTTTGCATTTTCATCACTATCGAGAATATTACTGATATTATTAAACATCTCATCTTCTGAATATTCTGATACTTCAGGAGTACTATTTCCATTATCATATAATACAGCTCTATTATTAAGAAGATTCTTAAGATAGTTAGCTCCGAAGCTAGATAGATCTTCACCATCTATTCCACCATTTAATTCTTTCTTCTGCTTCATAGATAATTCTGCTACCTGCTTCTTTATATTAACTTGCTTATCAATTAATTGCATTGATAATGATCTAGCATTAGTAATATTTGATATTAAATCAGTAATCTGCTTACTAGAACCTCTAGCAGTAGATTTGGTTGATTTAATATTATCATATTCTTTTTGTAATGCTTCTGTAAATCTGGTTTGCTCTACGAGAAGATTTTTATATAAGAAAGCTTCTGGTTCAAATTCTTTTTTATAATCAATCTCATCTTTCTTACCTTCTTTTTTCTTCTTTTTTTTCTTTTTACCAGATATCAATTCTTCTAATCCAAATACATCAGAACTACGACTTTTATTTGGTTTAATATCTTGATAAGACATCATTTCATTAAACCAATTATCAGATAAATCATAATCAGATTTATTCTTCTCTTTTATCTTCATAGTAGAAGATGGGAGAAAAGAAGACTCATCTGAAAATACTTCAGAGTCAACATCTATTGATTCTAGTCTATCTAGTAATTCCTGTTTTTTAGATCTTTTAGAAGTAGATTTTTCAATATTATAATAATCACTCATTAAAAAATTTCCCTTCCCTGATTTTTATATTGGATTACTGTGATGTTTTGAGGTTAGTTTCCTATAATAATGGTCACATACATCATAATATAAATACGTGAGGATATAAAGTAATATGAACTTAACTAAAGATAATGGGATGTTAATAGATATCCAATATGTAAATAATAAAGGTGAAGATGATTGTATTTATACAATATGGAAAAATTTAGATACAGGAGAAAAAAATTTATCTATAGAGAAAAAACCATCTAGGATAATTTATTTTGAAAAACCTGAATGTAGAAATCATAAATATAATAAGACTTATGAAAAATTAGAGAATCTTATTCCAGTAGAAGTTAAAGAAAGAAATATATTATATGAGATTGCTAATAATATAGGAGATGAAGGAAAAAGATTCATTAGACACTGCTTTGATACTAGAGATTATAAAAGATTAAATGAATTATTACTATATCCGTATGTATTTGGTTCGGATATAGATATAAGAGCATATAAAAGATTACAATGGAAAAATAATTACGATAATAAAAGACCTAAGCATCTATCAGTAGGATTCTTAGATATAGAGGTAGATATTATGGAAGGTCCAGCAGACCCTACATATAATTCAATAGATTTAGTTACTCTTATAGATGTAGATAAAAAAGATGTATATACATTTGCTCTTACTGGAGTAGATTATAAAGCTCCTAAAGTAAAACCTAAAACTGATTATGAGATAAAAGAAGAAAAAATAAAACAAAAGTATTATGCTCATAGAATGGCTGATCAAGAATACTGGTCTAATAATACAGACGAATTATTAAAAAAAATACATGAGAAATTTGATGAAAGTTATGCAGGATTTAATTATCATATTAATTTTTATCAAAATGAATTAATGATGTTGATTCATCTATTTCAGTTAATCAATATATTAAAACTTGATATGATTGGTATATGGAATATGGATTTCGATATTCCTTATATACACGATAGATTAGTTGCACTTGGAGTAGATCCAAAAGATATAATGTGTCATAAAGATTTTCCTATTAAGGAATGTAATTATAAAAGAGATATGAGACATTTTGCTATTAAAGAAAAAGCAAGTTGGTTTAATTTATCATCATATACAATATTTGTAGACCAGATGGTTATTTATGCCGCATTAAGAAAAGGACAATCCGAATTAAGGTCTAATAAACTTACTTACATAGCACAAAAAGAAACCAATGATGAAAAGTTAGATTATAGTGAAGTTGCTACTATTAAGACTCTTTCATATAGAAATTATTTATTATATATTCTTTATAATATAAAAGACGTTCTTCTTCAAGTTGGAATAAATAATAGAACTGATGATTTAGCTACTTATTATTTAACAAGCTATGTAAATATAACACCATATGAAGATGTATTTAAACAGAGTATAAAATTAAGATATGTACAATATGAATCATATATGAAACAAGGATTAGTAGTTGGCAATAATATGAATAATTTTTCTAATGCTTATGTAGCTAATTCTCAAGAAGATGAATCTACATTTGAGGGTGCATTAGTAGGTAATCCGAAATTAATAGATAATTTTGGAATGGAGTTATTCGGGAATAAAACTAATTTCTTATTTAATTATTCTATAGATTTTGATATGAGTAGATTTTATCCATCGTGTATTATAGCAACTAATATAGATCCAACTACATTATTATTTAAACTACTAGTAGATTCATCTCAATTTAATGTAAGAGGTGGAAGTTTAAAATATAGAGGAATTACAGATGTCCATATAGTAAAAGGTAATAGTGATACATTTAGTGGTGATATTGGTAAGGAGATTATGGATAATTATCAGACAGGTAATATATTAACCTTTGGTAATAAATGGTTAAATTTACCATCAGTAGAATCAATGTGTAAAAAGATAAGAAAGGAAGCATAATAGAATTTATGGCTAAAAGGGTTGTTGATTTAGATACATTAATTACTAAAGTAAGTGGAGTATTAAATAGAGATGTATATATTTTAGATTACACATACTGTATTGGTGGAGAAGAAACTAATGATGAAAAAGTAAGTGAGATTATATTAGAATTAGATCCAGATTTTTCTAATCTATTAAAAGAATTATATCCCGATACAAAATGTATATACTTTAAAAAGATTAAAGAATCTAAAAAGAACTTAGAAGAGAATCTAGTATTAAATACTGATAATAAGACTATAGAGATATTAGAGAAAAAAATAAATAATATGATTAGATTAATAGGAGATAGTAATAAATGGAATAAATTTACTATAGATGAAAATGATTATGAATCATTCTTTACTAAGAAAGAAGTAATAACAGGATTTGTAGATAATGATGATATTCCTAATACTCCTATTAGTTTACAATTATTTCCTAAATTAACAGAAAAGAATATAGATGAATTTTATTATAAGTATTATAAAGATAAATATAAAGATATTGAATTTGTTAATATAGTGAGTAAATTATATTATGAAATATTTATGGTTTATAATTATTTTAAATATATTAATATTTAAATTATCTCTATACAGTATAGTAAAAATAAAAGAAAGGAAAATCCTAATTATTTTATTTTTACTAATATAATTAGTGAATTGATAATTCACAGTTGATTTTAAAGCCTTACGTAACATTAATTAAGTATAGGGTAGAGACATATGCTCCTACCCTATACTTAAAAATTTATCTTATTTATTATCTTCTGGTTTATTAAGAAGATTATCCATATTATCCATCTGCTTATCAATCATTTCATAAATAGTCTTAACAAGCTTATCCTGATCCATATACTTAGATAGGAATGGGAACTGATTATAAATATCCTTTATAACCTGAGATCTCTTCAAATCACCAGATTTCTTATAATCTTTCCACTGTATCTCTGCCTGACACATAAGTCTCATCAACTCTTCTTTAACTACCTTAAGAGCTGACTGAACTCTCTGTTCCTCAGTCATACTAGAATAACTCAAAGCAGTTTTTACTACTGTAGCAATAATAGCAATTACTACTACTATATTAGTCCACTGACTCTGAATAAGATGTATAAAATTATTAAATCCAGTCATTAAAATACCTTCTTTCATAATAATCTAAATTTATTATTATGTATTATAAAAAAGAAAAAAAAGAAATTATGATAGTGGGATTTATCATAATTTCTTTTAAATAATTTATTAAAACCCATTATCTTTTCTTACGATAATAAGCTTTAATATTTAGAAGACCCTGCTCAATATCATTCATAAAATCTTCCAAGAGTACCGAATCTGAAATCTGATAATTGGACTTCAAAGTCCTTTCGACGATTTCTGTTCGTTCTGGAGAGCAGAATGATGCCTCCATTTCAGTAACTTCCATGAGCAAATTGTACATTCTGTCCATCATCTCTTTGTTATCAATACGCATAGTAATACCTCCTTGAATTATTTATTTATATTATTTTTATTACTACACAAAAATGATATATATATATAGATATTAAAAATACGGATTTATGATATAGAAGATATTTATTAGTATATCTTCTATATCATATAATTTATTCTGCATTTGCTTTTATATCTGCATTATTTGTATCTTCCGTGAAATATTCTGATTCTAACGAATCATCTATTCCATTATTGTTATTATCTAAAATAGAAGCTTCAAACTTATCTCTTTCTAATTGAGCTCTTACTTCTTCTTTAGTTTCATTGAATGATTTATAACAATAAACAGCAAATGCTATACTTTCTCCTATTACTGCTCCTATTAAAGAACTTAATGCTCCTAGATCTCCTAAGAAGAACATAGTCCACATTGAGTATAGTTCAATAATAAAGCAATTTCCTAATATTAAATACATTAAGAATTTAGTAGTAGTAAATTTCTTTTTTCTTGATGAAATTTCTTTAATAGGTCTATACATATTTTCTACAGTAAGAAGTTCTAATTCTCTTCTTCTATTTTCCATTTTAAGAAGTTCTTGTTTCTTCTTCTCTATATATTTTTTATCAGACTTTTTATCTTTAGAAATTTCATTATCATTCCAATTAAGATTAGAATATTCTACCTTATCATAAATTGGTTCAGCCATAAAAAAATTATTCCTTTCTTTTTCATTACTGATTTAATAGGTTGTTAAAATCTACTAAGAGAAAAAAAGAAGGATATGTAGTCCTTCTTCTTTATATTTTACTTTGTAGGAAGCTCTATATTAAGAGCTTCTTTGACTTCCTTTCTGAAAGTACTCCAGTCGAAATTTTCAACTGGTTGTGTACGCCATTCAATATGAGCAGATGGATATTGGTCACATGAATAGATGATATCGTCAGAGTTAATATCTCTGACATAGTACGACCAGTAGCAATATTCATTGTCGGGGTCTCCTCCGACAACATTCTGCTTAGATACTTTCAGTGGAGTTCCGTCGAACTCCAGTTCCCATATCATATGGAATCCAGACCACTTGCTACTCATATCGTTGATTGATTTAACTTCTAACATAAAGTCTCCTTCTCCCCGTATAGACGATAGGACATCTTAAACTATTTTTATTATTACAAAGAAATAGTATATGATTATAACTACTAATTTTACGGATAGAATAATAAGAGTATAGAACTTATGTCTATACTCTTATTAGTAATAATATCTTAACTATTTTGTCTTTTTTACTTATATGTTAATTAACTAATTAAAGATGAAGCCACTTCTCAAGATTGCTCAACTTAACCTGTGCCTGTATACCCTGTACAGCAGCATTAGTATATCTTGATGTTCCCATCAAATATGTATAGCTACCACCAGGAAGGTTAGGTGATCTGTATGCACTATTCTGACTTGTTAGAATATGAGTTGTGTACTTGTAATGTTTAAATGTGAACTGCTCCTCTGATAGTGGATAAGGAATAATTCTAATTCCATTAAATGTCTTCTCTACCTTATCATAAGTAGCATTAACCTTCTTTGTTGATACAACCTGTACCTTAATATCTCCAGAAGTTGTAATTCCGTAACCATAATCAAGCTTAACACCATTTGTAACAGAACCTGGTCTTGTTACCCAGTTTACTGCTGAATCAAGAAGTGAAATAAATCTTGGGTTACCATAGATAACAAATGTAAAGTCATCCATCTTTACCTTATCTGCAATATCCTGAAGAATACGATCAATCTTAAACTTAAACATCTTCTCGATGTATTCATTTGGTAGAGCTGTTGTAATACCCATACCATTGCAATCGAATGTATCCTTTGTAATAAAGCTATTCCACTGAAGTGGATCAAGCTCTACTCCATCATACTTCTTAAACTGCTCATCAAGCCAGTTAAGAACTGTAGAGTCTTCCATCTGTGTAAGAATATCTGCAATGTTGTTATATGTCTTCTTATAGAGGTCAATATCCATAAGAGCCTTAACATCTTCCAATTCCTCAAGTGAATATGGAACATCTACTCTCATACCATCTTCGATCTTCCATTCTCTCTCTTCACGAGCATAATCAAATGTAACAGCTCTTTCATTTCTCTCGTTTGATACAGTACCACTAATTACAACACCTGTAATTACACCAGCTGCACTATTAATAGTAACTGTCTTATTTACAAAATCAACCATACCAGAAATAACATCTTTAACCGGATGCTTAACATGAGAAGTATCCTCTACCTCTGTATTAATAACACCACCAAGCCATGTTGAATCTGAAAGATTAACTCTCATCGGCTGAGGAAGTGTAATATTATACTTAACAGATGAAATTGTAGCTTCTACCTTCTCAATATAAAGATTCAAACTAAGATCATCATTATCTGTAGCATTAGGAGTAAATGTTGAATCAAGAACCTTAAACTCATAAAGAGGAAGAGCTTTAACTACTCCAGTTGGATTTATAGGAAGACCCTTACCAGCTGAATAAATCTCTTTAAACTCATCAGTAAAGAAACACTGTGGATATTTCCATCTCTTCTTTGACTTAGGATCAACAACATATGTCTGCTCGATATGCTTCTTAATAAGAGGAGACTTAGTAACCTCTGTCTGAATTATATCCTTAGAAGCAAGTTTCAACTGCTGTTTAATAAGTACAGGAAAATCTACTGCTTTGATAGGAAGAAGTGTTCCTGTTCTTGTTGCCTCAGTTATAAGGTCATTAGCACAGTTATCAAACATCTCTGAAATCTGCTCATAAAGACATCCATGTGTACCATACTCATGATCCATATCATTAGTCATAGTAGCAGTCTCTGTAGCAAGCTGATCAAGAAGTGCTCCCTTATATGCATTAAGCATTGCTCTATTATTTATAAACTTATTAATATCAACTTTTACATCAATACTATTTTGCATAAGTTCATTATAAGCTTCAGTGAAAATATCATCGAAGCTATTCATGTGTACATGATTATTAAATCCTCCGACTGTCTCTGTTGCAACAAAATCAGAGGCTGAATTTGATAAAAATGATACCATTCTTAATTTCTCCTTCGTATCTATTTCTTTTTAACAATTTATTTTTAATATTCTATAAATTTATATAGGTGTTTTTAGATGTTGTTTATAAAACCTATTAAAACCCATAGAATATAATCTTGTATTTTATTATTTCAATGTTACCCTGCTGTGACCAGCTTTCTTCTTCATATCCATTAATTTCTTCTTATGTACTTTTATTCTCTGTAATAGAGTAAATACAGCTTGAGTCATTACTATTGCATTTTGATAGAATAATAGAGCTTTTACATAAGTATCTAATTCAAATTTCATTATCATATACTCATAACATAAATCTTTTATTTCTCTTAATTTAGTACAAGCTGCTTTTAAAATTTTATTAGTATTTAAATCATCTCCTATATTATTCTCTAATTTATTAATATAATTAGTTAATGCATTAAGTAATATTTCAAAGTTTAAAAATAATGCATATTTTCTAGTAGAGGCATATTCCAAACCCGGACCTTTTTCTCCATCTTCATTATCTGTATTTGGGTCATCATCCGTATTCGGAGTGCCATCATCTCCATCATCATTATTACCATCACCATTATCATCTGAAGTAGGGTCAGTGAAATCCATATTATCGCCACTAGTATCTGGAGCATCATCTCCACCATCTGTATCATTATTACCAGTATCTGAAGTAGATGTATCACCAGCTTCTCCACCAGTATCAGTATTCTCTCCAGTAGATTCTCCGTTATCTGAATTCATATCTCCACCACCATCTGTATCGGGAGCATCATCATCTCCACCCATATCATCTGATGTGAAATCTGTATCATCATCACCTACATCATCTTCGTCATCATCCAAATGCATATCATTAAAATCAGTATCATCAGAATCAAGATCTTTATCATCTGCTGTTATATTAGAATCATCTGATTCATAATCGTCACCTTGGGCAGCTTTACTAAAATCTATTCTTCTTCCTCTACCTGGAGCTACATCCAATACTTTAGTATTTTTATGTATATGAGATGGTTCAGCTTCTGTAGCTAAAAAAAATCTACCATATCTATTTTCATTATTTTTATATGTAGCAATTATCATAGTACTATCCTTTCTATGATTATTTTATACATAAGTAGAATTTGTTTTTACTCTTACTAATTCTGCTGTTAGTTTTTCTCTAATACGAATTAGTCTATATTTCTCTTGCTTATCTCCTTCCGAAGAAGCATCATTAATTTTTTCTTCACACACTTTAAGTTCAGTTTCTATTTCTCTAATAAGCTCATTTCTTATTTTGATATTTTCATCTTTTCTAAAATGACCTATTATCATCATAACTGGAATTAAAGCTAGATTAATTTGAGCAGCAACTCCATATTTAATAGCAGTAGCTAAATTATGAAATGATTTCTTTCTAAAACCTGGATCTGTCATAAAAGCTTTTCTTTTTTCTATATCAGCTTTATCCAAATCATCAGCTACTTTTTTAATCTCTTTTACTGTATTCATAGGAAGAGCCATTGACGCTTTACCAGCATTTAATAACTCTTGACCTTTATGCTTTATATTACCAAATAAAGCCATTTGTTTTGCTTCAGCATCCATAGCTTTAAATTGTATTTTATTAGCAAGATTTTTGGGTTTAGGAGCTTTTGCTGTATTAGTAAGATATTCTCTACTATCATTATTATTTATCTCATAATCAGTTCCTTCTTCTTCAGTTATTAAACTAAGATAATGATAAGCATCTGATATTGATACAGATTCTTTAAATAGAGTAAATCCATCTATATCTAAATCTACATTATTGGAATAAGCATATTCAATAGCTAAATGGTCTCTAGTTTTTTCAAATGCAATATTTCTATAATTCTCAAATCCTTCTCTACTAATTTTATTTTCATCTTCATTTAAAGAACCAAATTCCATATTTAATAATTGATCATCAATAGCTGATTCAATAGATACGTGATGTGGAATAGAATTAGTTCTTTTTATATTCATATTATTTAAAGCATCATTTATATTAGTATCTACAAATTCTCTAATAAGTGATTTAAGTATTCTACTAGGAATTTCTCCAATACTACTAAACCATCTACTATCTTTAGATAATTTATTACATACTATAACAGATTCTATATACATAGACCATATATCATTATCAAATTCACCTTTTAAATCACAAGAATCTAAAAAATGATTAGCAATAGTATCTAACATCTCTGGAGTAATGAAATTAGCTACATACGGAATATAAGTTAAAAATACTATAGGATTATTATCATTCTCCATTATAACATTTTCTATTATACCGTGAGCAGCTCCTTTACTAAATTCCTCTAACATTACTTTTTCTATATTACCAATATTATCTCTTATATAATAAGAATAATTGATAGTATTATAAGATATATTAATAGCTTTTAATAAAGAATCTTTTAGAGTATTAATACTATCTATCTGGTCTTTATTATCCATCTTATCAGAATACTTTTCAATATAACCACATACCTTATCGTATATTTCTTCCATTCTACTAAACCAAATAAATGAATCACTATTTACCATATCAATAAATACTTTAGTTCCATAATAAGGTTCCGAGAATATAATCTCTGCATTATCAAGAATATCAGAAATAGATTCATTGGTGTATACTTCTTTATATTTTAAAGCATTCTCTTCTGTATAATTTTCTTTTAGAGTATTATATGCATTAATGATTCTCTTACTAGGAGTACCATTAACAATTCTATCTATATCTAGTGACATATTCTATTATACCCTTTCATAATTAAAATATTTAGGTATATAAACTACGTTATATACCCAGCTTATTATGATGTTTCTGGGTGATTCCTAGTATAAAAAAATTATTTTTAATTTTTTTAAACTATTAATTAGATATGAATATAATTTATTCGTATCTAACACATGGTAATGAAACGATTTTTCAAAGTAACGAATTTAGTGATGTCGGATTCACGAAAACCTCTTTTTTTTTGTTTTGTAAAACTAATAGACTAGAATGGAACCGTAACCATTCTAGTCTAACTTTTATTTTATTTAAATACTTTAAATCCTACTACATCATTACCATTTCCAGTTTTAATTATCTTTCTACCCTTAGATACTCTTGTATCAATATCTAATGATTTAACATCAATAATCTCTGGATCTGATTTCTTCTTATATAAGATAACTTTATTACTCTTATTAACTCCTACTACACCTATTAAAGATTCTTTTCCCGATAATGCTATAAGATTAACAGTTTCTCCTTTTCTTTCCATAGTAGGGAAATATTTCATTTCGGTTAATTTAATTCTACCAGATGTAGTTACATATAATAAATACTTATCATTCTTATTTACTAATGAAGCATTCATAATATAATCATCTTTTTGTAAAGTTATCATATTTAATCCTTGAGCAGATAATCCATAATTTCTTATTTCATCTAATGGTAATTTAATTCCATTTCCATTAGCAGTAGAAATAATAATATCTGAATTATTATCCAATGTAAATATTGCTGAACCAACTTTATCACCATCAGTTAATTTGATAGCTTGTTTATTATCAGTAATATTTTTAAATTCAGATAATTGTACTCTCTTAGCTAATCCATTCTTAGTAATAAAGATAATACCCACATTCTCATCTTTAATCTTAAAAATATCAGATGATGGTAATTCCATAACAGCTTTTACTAATCCATTTACTGTAAAGAATCTACTTAACTCTATTCCAGTATCTTCATAAGACATATCTGGTAAACTTGATATACCTATCTTAGATACATATCCACTACTATCTACTATTAATAAACTTTCTGCATTATTAATTCTAAATACAAATAATGAACCATCATTACCTTTACCAATAGGACCAATAGAAATATTATCTTTAACAGATACTTTTTTGATATAACCAGATTGAGTTATTCCTACTATATAATCTATATCAGGAATATTTTCTAGTTCATCATCTTCTTTTACTATTTTAGATTTTCTTGGTCTACCCCATTTCTTCTTACCTTCTTTAAGCTGATTAATGATAAATTCTTCTAGCTTATTATCATCTTGAAGAATTTCATTGATATAATCTAATTCTTCTTGTATTTTAACTCTATCTTCTTTATAGCTATTATAACTATCTTCATTAAAGTTATATACTCTCATATCAGCAATAACACCAGCTTGTACTGAAGTTATTTTGAATTTACTCATTAATCTTTCTATAGTTTCTTTTCTACTCTTAGAAGTTCTTGCTATATTAATAGTAGTATCAATATTATTCTTGTTAAATACCATTAATAGTACTTCATTCATTTTCTGTTTAGATATAGTAATCTGTAGATTATTTAAGAACATAGAACGAAGAATATCTATTCTATAATCTATCCACTGAAGTAATAAATCTTTTACTCCATATTCATATTCTTGATAATCATCAATTACTGTAATTCCAACAGGAAATGTAACTTTTAATCCAGTACCTTTTTTATATAATTTCTTTAATATTAGATCAGGTTTAGCTCCAGATTTTAATTTAATCTTTATATCTACTTCACCCTCTTTAGTACTATCTTGAATTTCTTGTATATCTTTAATAGTACCTTTATTAATTAATTCTATAATCTTACTAATTACACTTTGAGAACTACCGTTATATGGTAATGATGTAATTCTAATAATATTATTATAGTAATCAATTTCTGAAGTAGCTCTAAATACAACTTTAGCTTGACCAGAATCATTAATATCTTTAAAATTTCCTATATCAACTATATCACATCCAGTTGGAGAATCCGGTATTAACATAATTTTTGATTTGGGATTCTTTATTAATGCTATAGTAGCATCTAATACTTCATTAACATTAAATGGTGGTATGTTAGAAGCTAATCCATATCCAATACCACTAAATTGAGGATTGAATAATATATGAGGATATTTTGCTGGTAGAAATTCTGGTTCATAATTTTCTCCATCATATCCCAGTTTCATAGGTACGCAATATTTATCAAAATCATCAAAGAAGCAATCAATTGTATATTCACTCATTTTAGCTTCTCTATAACGACCGTCTGCATACTTATCTCCTCTTAGGTTTCCATAAGAACCTTGAGGTATTAATAGCATTACATTATTTGACCAATATTGACCTTCTTTACCAATAACTTCATCAATTGCTACTGGTCCATGTGGATGATAATTTATCGTGGTAGCTGATAATCTATCAACCTTTATAGATTTTAATTTACTTAGTGTTTCTCTCTTAGTATTCATTGGTTTATGCTCTAATTCCCACCAAGAATATAATAATCTTCTTTTACCAGGTTTTAAACCATCTGCTAATGAAGCAATAGTTCTATAAAGATTCTTATTAGCTCCGAATAGTTTAGAATACTCTAAATCAGCATCTGCTATATTTACTTCAGTAATTTTTTCATTACCAAAAGTTTCACCATATTCATTAACTAATAATAAATCTAGTTTCTTGTCCATCTGAATATCTTTAGTTTTTCTTTTACTCTTTTTTACCATCTTATTAACTCCTTTCTATTAATTATCTAAATCTTCTCTATTTATTTTATAAGACTTCATCATTTCTTTTCTGCCATCTGCATCTTCTTTAGAATTTCCATGAGTTAAATTAAATGTAGCTAATTCTCTTTCTACATCATCTACTGTATATCTAATAGATATTCTATTATTAATATCCAATGTAGTTTTGAATAATTCATCACCATTTAATTCTCCAAGTCCTTTAAAACGAGTTTTAATCTTAGGAGTTAATTTAGTACATAAATCTAAAAATTCTTCTATAGACATTTTTACAGATTCTTTATCTTTTTCTTTAACTTCTATTATATGACCATATTTTTGTATAATAGGAATTAAATAAGAAGTCTTTCTAAAGAACCTTTTAGTTATTTTTACTAATACATATTTACCATCTACAACACCGCTAATCCTTGCATTATCTTCTAATACAATTTCTTTAAATTTCTTTTGAATAATATTCATAAACTTAGTAATGAATTTCTGATTACTAAATACTGTATCAATATCATCATAATCATTCTCTGATCTAACTATACCAAATTCTACTAATACAGAAATTATTTCTTCGATAAGAAATTTATTAATATTACCGCTTTCTTTAGATGCTCTTATTAAATTTTCACTATAATCAAAAGTATCTCTTAAGAAATCAAATAGTTCATCTTTAGATAAATATTCATCGTCATTTTGTAATTTAATCTTAAAATTCTTTACTATCTTCTTATGATAAATTTCAGCTAACTCAGATTTATTTATTACAAATGAATTATCTTTATCATATAATGAATATAGTGGAGCATACACTTTATACAACTTACCCGCTTCTATTATAGGTCTCATCCACCTATAAAAGAACGCTAACATACCAGCAGATATATTATAACCATCAATATCTGAATCTGTAAATATATTAATTCTATCAAAATATAATTTATCAATATCAAATTTAGGTCCAATACCACATTTCAATACTGTAACTAAATCTCTCCATTCTTTATTTTCCATTATATCAGTTAAGCTACATTTCATAGCATTTAATGTAACTCCTCTAAATAAGAAGAATCCTTGAGTATCTGGATCAGAACCATTTCTAGCTGAACCGGATGCCGAATTTCCTTCGACGAGAAATTGCCAATGTTAATCTATATATCTCTATATAGTCCAGACTATATCTTCATCTCTAATAAATTAGAGAGCCTCCCGTTTCGGATTATTGATGTTATCTCACCTACATCTCGTCCTATAATTGGACCTACTCGGTTCTAAGTATATACTTAGCCTTTCCCTAGTCGTTGAACCTTACTCTTATGAGTCTTGGCTGCTGATTGTCCACTTCGGAGTTCCCAGCAGTTAAAGAGGTTTTTGACATCACATCACTGTGATGGGAGCCATTTCTAGTCTAGCTCCTTCCATTTTTTACCAGTATTATTTGGTCTAATATAGTTACTCATTTCATGCTCTTTAAAAGTATTTAATTTCTCTATATTAGTAGCAGATTTAGCTTTAATCATATCCTGTCTTGCTTTAGTATTTATTTTAATAATCTTAATTATATCATTAAGTAATCCACTATTCATTTTAAAATATTCATCTAAAGCGTTAGTTATTAATTCTTTCATATATGGAACTAACGTAGGACATTGTATCTTCTGTTTAGCATTACCTACAAATCCCACTTGAGCATTGGTAGATAAACTCAATACACAATATAAGTTAGTTCTGCAATCATCCCAAGTTACTTTTAATTTATTCTTTTGAGTATCACTCATAGATTCATTTACTTTACTTTGTATCCATCTACAGTAAGCTTCATCAAATGCATCTAAATGAGAACCATTATCAATAGTATTGGTATAGTTACAATATGTATTAAAAGTAGCTGGTTCATTATAAGCTTCATTAATACAATAAGAAAATGCAATATCCATATGGATATTCTTTTCTATATCTTCCATATCAACACTTGTTGTTCCATCATCATTTTCTGATAATACCTTAGTTGCTTCTATTAACTTATTATCTCCATTAATATAACAAACATCAGTTAAATCTTTCTTCTTTAATCCTGATGGTATTATCTTATTAATTAATTCAGAGAATGATTTAGGTTTAAACTTAATACTCTTTACTACATCTAGTCCATCATATACTGTAATAGTTGCTTTGATATTATTCTTCTTTAAATTATTTGAATTTAAATAGAATAATGAGTCAACCCAATTAATTACTTCATCTATAGGTAATTTCGCATCACTACCCATATATTTTTTAGATACTCTGAATTCTACTGTAGTACCTCTTAATCCTTTTTTATTCTTTTCTATTTTATCTTCTACTACTACACCTTCATTAAATTCTAATGTGTGTATAGTACTCTCTTTATCTCTATATGCTATTACTTTGAAATAATCTGATAAGGCATTAACTACTGTCATACCTACACCAAATTCTCCACTACTATCTACTCCAGCACTTCTAGCAAATTTACTACCACTTTGGAGAGTAGTCATAAATATCTTCATAGAGTATTTACTTTCATTAAAACTTCTTCCATTATCAGATACTTTAAGAATATCTGTATTTATATCATAAGATATATCAATAGTATTACCCGGTGATTCAGGGTCAATACATTCATCAAAGTTATTTTGAATAATCTCCCTAGCTAAATGAAATGCACCTTGTTCACCATATTCATTAATATACATATTAGTCTTTACTTGTATCTTTTGAATATCATTTTCAAGGTGCATCAATTCTGTATCATTGTACATAACATATTCCTTTCTTATTTTGTACTTATTTCTCTGTTAAAATAATAATATTATTATATACGATGGGGTATTCGTGGTTATAATAATATTATTAAACAAAAAAATATAGGGTATACGATTTCTCGTATACCCATATATAATAGAAAAGATAATAGTTAATTACATGGAACCCCAACTTCCGTATGCATCTGATGATGTTCCACCACCATTACCTTTATTCTTCTTCTTATTCTTCTTTCCACCCATTATATTAGACTGCTTTTCTGCAATCTTTCTAATTTTCTTATAACGCTTCTTATATAAGCCCAGTAATACTCCAGTCTTAGAGAATAGACCAAGCATTTCTTCTCCACTGTTAGTTGCAACAGATAAGAACTTAGCTTGATCATTAAGTTCTTTCATATTATTGATAACTTCTTTGAGATGATCGTTATCATAGAACTGAAGTGGAATCTTTGAACCACATCCTCTACAAATTGCATAGTCACCAACTACATCAATATTTGGGACTTGCTTTCCTTTCTTATTTATTCTCCAGTGAGGACAACTTGCCTTAGCTGTCTTTGTTTCTTTCTTATCCTTGCCTTTAATCTTGCCTTTCTTGTTTAACATTGCAGTTATCTTTGTTACTAATTTGCTTTTCTCAGCCATCTCTTATTTCTCCTTATTAAATGAAAACTTTGTTATTTAGTTACTCTAAAATAATATATAGTTGATTTCTCTATTTGGTTTTATTTACCCTTAATACACTTAATCTTATATGTATCTGGGTGATATACAAAGACATATTCTATTCCGTATTTCTTACAGAAATCTGGTGGTAATTTCAAATCACATATAGTGATTGCCTTTATATTCTTCTTTGTTATTTCTTCCAATATTACCGCATTCAATTCATCAGTAATATGATATAATGAATTCTCATCAGATAATAATAATACTACAGACTTCTCATCATAAGTACTATTATCTAAAATACTATTTGCTTTCTCATCACCTTCTCCAGCGTTAATAAATATTCCTATAGTTGGAATAAATCTCTTATTGAAAGTGATACCGAAATGCTTAGTCTTTACTTTATTCTTAACTCTTAGAGAATCATAAATCTCTTTAGCTTCAGATAATTCATCATTATCTAATTCTTTAAATACTACTTTAGGTTTATTATTCTCATCAACTCCTATCATAATATTATGATAAGTATCATTATGAATATCTCTTAAAGTTAATTTAATCAATGCACTATAAAGTGAAGTATACTGAATAGCACATCCTTGATATTTATTAAAAGACCTAAATGTCTGGCAGATATTAACAGCTGTCTGATTAGGAAGATTATAAGAAATCAATTCATAATCATCAGGATTAAAGCTAATATAAGCGATATGATAATTTACTTTATTATCACCTTCTCTTTCACTTAGCTTTATAGCTGTCAACTTCATATTCTTATTACTATTAGAGAATTTAATATCTTTACAAAGTTCATAACCTTGTATTGATACTGGAATTTCTCCATCAGTAATTTTTAGTTCATCAATAGGGGAGCAGATTTTATCTACTCCACCACCTAACTTTACTTTCTGTCTCAGAGCTCTACAAGAGATGAAATCAGAATTATACTTATCGGTATATACTGACCATACATGTGGTTCAAGCGGATTACCGATTACGATATCATACAACATAAATTACACCTCTTATAAATATTTCTTAATAGACTCATCGTGACTAAGCATAGCATTAATCACTTTGGTTATCTTAGGATAATCATCAGGAACTAGTGTAGATAGATTATATCTTCTATTTCCATCTTTACCCTGAGCATCATCTCTTTTTCTACCATTAACATATACATTGATGATAGACTTAATGGCATCAGACTTTAATCCTTCCATAACTTTAAAACACCATGAAGAAATATCTACATAGAGAGTCTTCTGAGCTTCTGTAAACTTACTGAATCTTTCTTTTCTCTCTAATAGTGCAAATGTAATAAACATCGGATAATATTCCTCGTCTGCAATTAATTCCATTATAGTATCAAATGGAACTGCTACACCCTTTGTGTGTTCGTATAAGCAATCAAAGAATGATCTAATCCTGAAGAACTGAGAAATTCTTAATGCTTCATCACAAGGAATGATTGATAATACATCTAATGATGTAGCAGCATCAATTCCCGCTTTAGCAAACTTCTTTAATCTCTTCTTAAGAATTACCTGAAGTAATTCCTGAATATCTTCCATGTTATATACTTCTGCATTTTTATCTTCTGCCAATCTCTGATCATTTAACTTCTTAGCTTCAGAAAGAATTTCATTTATAATAATAGGAAGAAGTTTAATATTCTTAATCTTATTATTCTTTACTTCCTTCTTTAATGCTTTAATGAAGTCATAATCAGTAAGCTTCTGATAAATCAGAGTCTTTACTTCCTGTACATTTTGCTGTTGTAAGTGACCATACTTAACAACAAACTCTATCACATCGGGAAGTAAATCTATCAGAGACATATAATAACTCTGCTTTACTTCTTTCTTACTATCATAGAAATTTGCATTTTCTTTCTTATACTTCTTATAAGACATTTTTGCAAATTCCTTTACATCGTCATTGATCTTAATATTCTTTGACTTTGTTTCGTTTCCCATTCGGAACCTCCTAATTAAAAAATAATTTTGTTTTGTATAATAAATCAACAACTTAGATTTTTTATACTAGCATCATTTACAAAGATGTAGATAAGCTGATAAATTATTATCAGCTTATCCATTATAATATTAATTTTCTCTATGTCTTTTAAATATGCTCTTAAGATCTATAGTTGTTGCTCTATCACTATTATTCTTTTCATCAGATATTTTTGATGATAAAGAATTGAGCTGCACATTATTAATTGCATTTTCCGATTCCATAATCTTCTGCTTTGATTCTATTTCATCAATTCTATCAGAAATTATGTTAATCTTATCATTGACTGGTGTTAATCCGCTCGCGATCAAGAATGCATTATTTGGCATCTTTCTATCTTCATTGATATATATATGACTAAATGAATGAATTGGATCACCCATAAAGTCTCTTATCTTTGGTATATTATTATCAAAATCTTCAGCCAATACCTGAGAGATATTGACAATAATACCTGATGCCATAATCTTCTTATCTCTCTGAGATTCTACATGAGAATTCTTCTTGATATCATTTATGAGCATTTCTTCTATACTCATATTATCAATATCCTTCTCATTAAAATCTTCAGCTTTAGCAACCATTATTCTACCACCGAAAGATAATAGTCTTTTTGCATCCATATTATCAATGCTATCCAACTTAGTGGTATAATTATAGTTACATCTGAGAATATTAATATCTTCTACTATATCCTCATTTACCTTACCTAATAATTTACATGATGACACTCCGTTATACTTATCATTATCATAAAGCATATAAGTTAAAGTATCTGGAGTATTATACAACTCATTCAAATACTGTAAAGTATTTACATGAGCGGATAATGCTTCTCCATTCACGGGTAAGATACCAACAAGTATTGCTTTAGTATCTGGAAATGTACCAGCAATAATCTCAGCTAATAATGGAGCTGTACCTGATCCAGTACCACCACCTGTGGAACTTACAATAAATACAACATCCAGTGGAGCTATCATGCTTACAATTTCCTGATCTTTCAATAGATTGGTGATTGAATTCTCAAGGTAATCCTTGGCAATTTCTCTATTCTTACCAACTCCTTCCGAATCACCTCTATCGCTACTTATTAATTTCTTCGGTACTGTATCTGGAACTGTCTCCAAATCTTTATCAGATGAGTTTATAGCTATTACAGGAATATTTAACTTTTCCTTTGCCAAACTAGCTACCTGATTTCCAGCGTTACCAATACCAATAATTCCTACTTCCAACATAAATAAATCCTCCTTAATTCTGTTTTGTATGTTGAACTATAAAGTTTCTTATTGTACATAATAATATCTATTATTATTTGTACTTAAAAATAGTATATAACTTTTTGAGTAAAGTGAAAATATCATATGTACTAAATATAAGTACATATGATATTTACTTTTTATTATTCTATATCAGGTTCTTTTAATGAATAAAATACATTATCATCTTTCTCTAACACAATAATTTTTCTTCTACCACCTTCGCCAACAGGGAAACTAATACCTTGAATAGTATTATCAGGTAATTCAAATAATAAATATAAATCATTATTATATTTTACTATAGTAAATATCTCCATATCTTTAATACTTACTTTAGTAATTTTATAATCATCATTCTTAATAAGTTGAGCCAATGACTGCTCATCTATTTTATAAGAAATATTATCCTGATATCCTATATAATTCTTAATACTATCAATATTTAATTTAATTAATTCATTTCTCAAATCATAAATGAACTGAGGTCTATCTTCAAATATATTATCACCGATAATATTAACATCATCTATTGAGTTATAAATTTCTTTATTATTAGTAATAGAATCTGGTTCTATATCAGTTACCTTTGATGTATACTTGATATCATCGGTAATGTCGAATTGTAATAATCCAGATTCATTATATTTATTAATAATACCCATCATAACACTTTCATCATGTCCAAACATTACAGATGCTGAATATACCAAGAATTGCAATATTTCTATATTATCAGTATTTAATGATTTATAAAATAGCCCAGTGGAAATAGCAGATGGTGTTATTGGCAATGGGGTTAATAATAAATCATAGATATCTGTTAGTGTATTAAATATTACCATATTAATAGATTCATTATCTATTATTTTCTGTAATATAGTATAAACACGAATTTTATCTTTCAATATATAAAAATAGAATAACTTGAATAATTCGGTATAATACTGCCTAGGAGTAAATTTATACATCAATTTAGGAATAGGCTTGTATATCAATTTAAAACTATTAATAATATCTACTATATCCTCTAAAGTTTCTGTTGGTTTATTTATAATATCAATTAATTTAGTATTATATGTAATAGCTTTTGTTATTATAACATCTGATTTCTCTTTAAGAGGTTTATAATCATCAGATAAATGTAGTTTATCTTTAATCATTATAAGCCTAGTCTTGGTAGGTAATGATAAAGAATTAGTATTATTTAAAATGAAATTAATATCATTATCATTTAACTTAAAAAAATTATAATCCATATAAATTCTTCTTTCTTTAATATAAGCTACTTATAAAATTAGACAAATTACAATGAGCTGAATAAGTTTTATCAATTTCATGATTCCAGAATTGTATATCACCAGATTTTAAATCAATACAAAATATATTACCAAATGGATCTAATCCAAATGGTAATAAATTCTTAGGAATAAATCTTTTTAAATATCTAAATACATTATCATCATCATCTTTATTAAATGATAATACTGATCCAAATACTCTTTCTCGATTACTGATCATGATACGATGCTTTTCTGGAGTAGCTGCATTATTATCTATAATAAATCTTTTAAATCCATTAGGTATTCTTATATCATATTCTTCTTCTATATCATTAAATATATTCTTATCTTTTAGATTAATTTTATATTTCCAATTCATAATTCTATCCACCCTTATAATTGTACATATGAATATCTTTTACGCATACTCGGATTTACTATCATTGTATCTACTACATCACCGATTGGTCTAACCGCAACAGATATTAATTTAAATACATCATTCACTATTGATTTTAACAAATTCAATAATGTAAATGGTTCATCTTCTTTATTATCTTTATATTCACGATATTCATCAAGATTCATATCCTGAATATATGCCTCCAATTTTTCCATAGAGGACTTGAGTCCATCCAATAATCCTTCACCTTGAACATCATTTACAGTCTTGATTATTCCACTAGTCATTTTAGGAATATTTATAACTAATAAAACAACACCGAGAGTTTTTAGATACCCTACTACGAACTTGAATCCTTTACTTTTCTTAATATTGTTATACTTAGTTTTTAATATATTAACTAGTCCTTTAAGACCTTTATTTATTTCAGGAACTTTCTCCCAAACTTCATACTTTTTAGATTTCATTCCTAATAATTTTAATATTTTATCTTTAATTGCTTTAAAGAATTTTTTAAACCAATCTAGTATTTTCTTTATTATACCAACTTTCTTCTTTTCTACTTTCTCTTCTTCTTCCATATAATAATGCATATCATTAGTATTTTCAGTATAACACGCATATACATAATCATTTTTAAGAGAAGATTGAAGTAATGATGTTGATTTATAATCAGTAATCAATTTATTATATTCATTCTCCATAAATACTTCAAATTTATTATCATTCATAAGTATCACCTTCAGTATATATTTTATTTAAATCATCTATTGACAAAGTATCTGTATTTTCAACTAGATGAATATAAGTACCTTTATTATTTATTTTATTATCTTTAGCCATTGATAGATATTTTAAGAAATCCTCATTCTTCTTATTTACTATCTTGATATAATTAGTTTCATTATTCATCATTATATCATCTTTGGCTTGTTCTTTTACTTTATCTACATCTTGAATTTTATGATGCATATTTGGATTATCTCCACCATCTTTTATCTCTATCTCCAAATTAAGAGAAGGAATATAAAAATCGGGAATATAAAAATGCTTGTTCCCATTATAATTATACCAATATGTATGAGGAGATGGAGCCATTAAATCATCTGCATCAAAATTCATTACTCTATCTAAAAATTCTAAGAATGATTTCTCGTAACTACCTGTATAAGTAAATTCATGTACATGATCTCTCCATAAATACTTACCACTAATTTTTCTATTAGCAAGCATCTTCTTCTGCTGTTCTGGATCATCAAGTAATGTAGTTTTACCATACTTACCAATCATTCTCTTTTTAAAGATTTCTCTGTATCTTTCTTTACATTTAGGATTATTACAAAATCTATTATATTTGTGAGTTATTTTATTCCATGATGTATTATTCTTACATATGATACAATTACCATGATCTTTACCAGTTCTTAAATAATAAGCAAATTGATCTGGAGTCATATTTTTTGGAATTGATTCAAAATGTTTCTTCTCTAAATGAGAAGCATAATCATCAGGATCATAACAAAAATAATCACAGAATTTGCAATAAATTCTTCTTTTAGAACTCATTGATTTTAATCCTCTCTAAGTATTAAAATAAAGTTAGATACATTCTTAGTATATATCTTTATAACATCAAAAAAAAAACGATATAATAATTAAACAATTGAAGGGATTATTTATGGATTATATATTTGAGTCTTTGATTAATAGATATGATGAATTAGTGATACAAGAATATTGCTATGGGGATAATTATTATGCAGAAGCCGCTAAAGAAAATATATTACAAAAAATAGGTAAATTTATTATAGATCTATGTACAAAGATTATGAATAAATTTAAAGAAATAATTAACAAAATTACTGGAAAAGAAATATACGTAAAAGCTCCAAAAGATATGCCTAAGAAGGTAAAAGAAGTAGAAAACTGGTTTACTCTATTTAGAAAAGCTATTACGAGTATAAAAAATGGAATATTGAACGGTATACAAAAATTATTAGAATTGATTAAAAACCATCCTGTAGTAACTGGTGCTATACTTACAATATCGGCTGGATTTATAATGGTTAAGAGCGGAGTTTATAAAGAGTGGAATAATAAACTTACATCAGTCATGTCCAGAGTTAAAGATGGTATGGCATTTATTATGGGAAAAAAAGAAATGGTAAATAAAGAAGACTATGATACTATTAAAGAAACCGCCAAAACTACAAAAAAAGCATTAACAAACGCCGAAGCATTAAATTCACAATGCAAAATTGATATAGAAAAACTTACAAAAAGTGATATGGAAAAAGGTGAAAAAATAAAGAGTTTACAAAAAGATTATTCAAGTCTAAATAAAGTTGCTGCTGATAAAAAAGCTGAAGTGATATCATTAAAAGCTAATAATGAAAAATTATCTGCAAGAAATGAAAAATTACATAATAAATTTATTAATACATTTTTTAATCAACCTGAAACTTATAGACTAAAATATAAATATGATGATATAATTGATAAATTTAATAAACGAGAATTAACTGATAGAGGATTTAGGAAATTTATGCAAAGTCCTGATTATAAACAACTAATGAATTCAATATTTGATGATAAGGATGATGTTATGAATAAATTAGATGATATTAATGATAATATTAGTAAATATTATCACAAGTGGTTAAAGAATTACAATGGTTCTATTTAGATAATTATATATAGCGTATACCTAATCCTGGTATACGCTATATATTTTAGTTATTTAAGAATATAATGAATAATCATTATCTAAATAATCATCGTACTCATTCTCTCTTACAAAGCCACCATTTCTTAACATATCATGATAATCTGAATAGTCATCACTACCAGGTTTCATAGCAGTGATTTCATCTATACGCCCACTTTTTTTATCATACGATAATCTTTTATCTTCCTTAGAATCAGATGGTGCCGAATAGTCAAGATCATCATCGTTAGCGCTAGAACCTTTCTTGCCTTTAACTAATTTACCAACAATAGGTGCTTTAGATGCCAAATTAATTAACTTACTTATGAATTCACTAATAAGATTTAAAAATCTCTGCATAATAGTTAATGATTTATTTGCCTCATCCAAATTTCCTTCTGATTTCTCTTTATCAACAGCTTTCTTAGCACCATCTACAGTATCTTCGTGCTTAGCTACTATATCTTTGAGAGAAGAAATCCATTCTTTAATTTTCTTCCTTTTAATAATAACTGTAGCTCCTGCAACCAATGCTATTTCAGGAAATACAGCTTTACTTAAATCTTTAACACCATCTATAAAATTACCATTTTTAATTTTAATCAATGCCATCTTTATTGAATTAAAATGTTTTTTAATAGCTTCTACTATTTTAGATACATTTGATGGTACTTCAACATCGTCATTATCACCTTTATTACCGATAAGACCGCCTATCTTTTCACGAATTGCTGCAAATATCTTTTTAAACCAATCGAATATTTTTGCAATAATTCCTTTCTTTTTTTCAACAGCATCCTCTTCAGCTTCCTGATACATATATGTGAGACCATCCATATCAGTTCCTTCTAAAAAGGCTTTTGTTTCAATATCTTTATATATTTGAGAAGATTTAAGAGAAACCATTTCATACATTGTGCTAAGCTTATCTATATTATTACTCATATTAGCATCAAATATAGCTAATTTACGCTCAACTCCTCTTAAATATGAATTATATACATCCATTATATAATATCCTTTCTTATAAAATATTTATTATTTTGTTAATCATAATAGCATATATCGTCATCAAACCAGAATCCTACACATTCATATACTCCAGATTTTCTTAAATTTTCCATATATTTTCTTTGAGCAGTTTCATTTCCATCAAGATCATTGAATGCTTTAATTTGCGATTCACTCAATTTTGATTTTACACTATTAAATACTTTAAGAGCGTTCACAACTTTATTTCCACTACCACGACCCCTATCATCTCCAGAATTATTTTTATAATCTTTAAATTTATCTCTATTTAATTCTGATTCTTTAGTTTTCTTAAGATCACTTAATTTATTATGTAAATCTTCTTTTTGGTCATTTGATAAATGTTTTTTACCCTCTCCATCAGTATCACCAGATAACCATTTTCCAACTGCATTTACGGCATTAGATATTGGAGTTATCAATTTTTTCTTAATAAAATTTAATCCCGATGAAAAAATATCAGTAACTGGATTTTTTCCAAATTTACTTTTAATCCAGTCATCAATTTTTGCAGCAGCATTATCTATGATTTCATTAATCTTATTGATAGATTCAAATTTATTCTTAAGATTAGATTTACGTATTACAATAAAAGCCGCACCTACTGCGACTGCCGTAAATTCAAACCCAGCAGCATCCTTAAGATCAGTTAGCCCACCACGAACGTCTCCACTGATTATTTTAGTAAACGCTGCTCGCAACTCATTAAAATGATTTATGATTTTATCAATCATCCCCAATTGCTCTTTTGGAACTTTAACTTCAGTATTATCATCCCCGCCTTTACCAAATAATAATAATATCTTATCTTTTATATTTTTAATAAATTTTCTAATCCAAGCAATTATCTTAGATAGTAATCCTGCACTTTTTTCAGCCATCTGGTCTTCTGCTTCAGTATATAGATATTCCATATCCTCAAAACTACCATTTTCTACATATATCTTAGTTTCTATATCACGATGAATCTGATTTCTTTCTAATTTGACCATCTCAATAGCATTCATCAATCTGTCGAATTTATTACCTATTACTATATCATCATGTTCCCACTCCGTAATAGGATAATATTCTGTATCATAATAACTCATAGTCTTTATAATATTCCTTTCATATGAAATATATTTTAATTTATCATTTTGTTTCTAACCCTAAGCATTTACTTTTAATTGAATTCACATTAATGTAAACTTATTAAATGAAAGGATTTTATAATAATATGGCAACATTACCAGTAAATCCAACATTTAATGTTAATGATTTTAATGAACCTAAAGTTCTATCACCTACAGAATCTTTTATCACAGATGTAATGATGATATTATTTGGAAAACCTGGGTTTTATCCATCTATTCCTACATTGGGAATGGATATTTCTCATTATTTATATTCATTTGATGATGAAATAGATACTGAAGGTATTAAATCAGAATTAGCATTACAATGCTCAGAATTTTCTTATTCTATTAATAGTGGTGATATGGATATTATCACTACCAAATATAATGGAAATCTGATGTTGTTATTCCTAATGCCTATTGTAAAAGATAGTAAAGATTTTCAATTAGTATTAGGAGTTACTACAAATGATAAAGGTGAAATAATCTACAACTTTGTAGAGAATGAAACTCAAATTATTTAAATTAAATATTTATAAGAAGGGAAATAAGCAAAATGACAGATAAAGAGCTTAATAATTCTAATACAATATCAAGAAATGAAGATTTAGATTTAACATCAATGCTCAATGCAGTTAAAGAAGAATCTAATGTAGTAAAATCTGAAAATGCTCCAGCTGAAGTTAAAAAATCTCCATTAGAGATGCTTAAAGAAGATGAAGCAAAAACTCCAAAAGGACTAGTAGTTGATAATGGTGAATTAAAAGCAGATAATGGTCCACAGAAGAATATTGTATATAATGATGAGAGAATGGCTGATATTAAAAATGAGATTAATAACTATGATACTACTCTCCTTAAGAGAAGTAAAGTTACTCTTGTTAAAAAGCCGATGACTCAATTAGAATATGTACAGTTGATGGATGAAATCGAATCTGTTAAAATAAATCCAGATGGATCTATATCATTCGATCTTATGGATAAGTATGGTAATAAACAGGAACCTGTATTTATTAGACCTAGAAAAGATGATGAACCTTTATATGATTTCTCTATTCTTACTCCAGAAGAAAGAAAAGAGTTAAAAGATAAAGGTTCTGATATAAAAGAAGAAGAAGTAAAAACTGATGAAGATAAAGCATCTGAATCAGAAGAAGAGGATAAGGAAGATGAAATATCTCCAGAGAAAAAAAGAATAGTAGAAATTCTTATTGATAAAACTGGATTAGGTGGAGATTTCTTCTTAACAGAAGAAGAGAAGAATAAAGTATCTGAAGCAGAGACTATAAGAATTAATGAAGTTAGAATTCTTGATCTAGCTACTATTAAAGCAAAAAGATCTAATGTATCATTCCAAGACCATATTAAAGAATTTAATATCAATGGTAGTAGGACTACAATCTGTTTCCCAGCATCAGGATTTAAAGCACAGATGAAGGGATTATCATATGGTGAATATGCAGATATTGCTTTGTCAATGGAGAATGTTAAATTCGATCAATATTATAAGAGATTAAGTATCATCTATAATCATATGACAAATATCTCGAGAGGAGATTTTAAAGATTTTGAAGATTTCTTAAAGCATTTCTCTTATACAGATATTTCATTAGCATTATATGGTCTTTATATTTCTACAGAGAAAGAGATACAGGAAATTCCACTTAAGTGTGGTAATAAGAAATGTAATAAAACTTTCAATTGGGAATATAATACAAGAAATATTTTAAGATTAGAAAGATGTGCAGATAAGTTCTTAAAGAAGATGGAAGAAGTTGCTACAGCTAAACCATCCGATTATGATAAGATTGCTGAAAATGCAGCTGTTAATAATTCTAAGTATGTAGAGTTACCTGATAGCAAAGTAGTATGTGAAATGGGTGTAGCGAGTGCATATGATTTCTTGTATAACTTTATTCCTCTAATGAATGAAGAGACTTTTAAAGATGCATTTGGAAATGATGCAAGTCAGGTATATATGGATAATGTGCTTCTTCTTACATCAGTTAGAAGTGTTGATGTACCTGATGGAGAAGGTGGATATATTCACTGTACTGGATATAAAGATATTCTTGATGCTATTTATTATATAGGACCAAATGATATAAAATATCTTGCTGCTCAAACAGCTAAGATTCAGAGTATGTGGGAAGTTACTTATTCTCTCGGAGATACTAAGTGTCCTCATTGTGGAGCTGTAACTAAGAATCTTGATGTATCAATGGATGACTTAGTTTTTCAGACATACAATCGCTTGATGAGTACGGAGATAGAGCTGAGCAAAATTCAAGAGTTATAGATGAAACTCTAGCTCTTTTTAAAGGTGAATTAACATATGAAGATATTATGTATAATATACCTAAAAAGAGATTATTTGAATTAAGAGATGTCCGTATAAAGCGATTGTCTGATGAGCAGAAAGCTATCGAACGTCAACAGAAAGATGCTCAGAATCAGATAGTTCGAGATTCGATATTAAAGAAATAAAATACATTTGGCTTTAAAATCATTATTTACTTTTAATGATGAAAGGAAAATAATGGATTCGATGGAACCGAAAATAGATGAATACTTCAAAGAAATCTCTAAAGGAGATTACGAGAAGTTTGAAGATTTAATATTAAACGACTATGAAGAAGTAAGAAAATTATATTTTGTACTGAAAGATTATAGTCAGAGTATTAGTTCAATAGAGTATAATTGTGATATAGATGCTGGAGATGATATCATAAAAGATGTTGTTATAATAGTTATTCATACTATTGATAATACTGAAAATATAAAAGATATAATATGTAATAATATTCCAGAATTTAATGACATTAATATATCTGGTAATATAATTAGTATTTATATGGAAGAATATTAATAAAATAAGAAGTAGAGATTTGTTTTATTTCTCTACTTCTTATTTTTATTTTAACACCTAGAATAATCAAAATAAGTATATATTATTTTATAGTAAATACTTAAAGAAAGGAAATATTTACAAAATGGAAACTATTAACCATAGTAGAAGAAAACTTCGACCTTGGGTTAAAAGATTAATATGTATAAATAAATTTATATTAATATTATCTTTTATAACTATATTGTCGGGTTATTCTACAAAAATTGAAATTGATAGTGAAGCGATGGAATATTTAATGGTAAGAAAATTAGAAGATCCAGATACGTTACTATCAGAATTATCACCACTTACTATGATCCAGAATATAATTCCCGAAAGGGTATATAATGTAAGTGAAACTAATGAAGAACAACAGGAGGAAATTGAAGAAGAAATAGTTATAGAACCTACATATGATTTATCTAATGTAGGATATGTTAATGTATCAGGATTGAGAGTAAGAGAAAATCCTAATATGAATAGTAATGTGGTAGAATATTTATCATGGGGAGATAAAATTGAATATAGTAAATATGATGATGAGTGGTTGGTTATTAAAGTAAATGATAACTATTCATATGTGAGTAAAAAGTACATATCAGACACATTACCTAATTACAAAGCAAAGAGAGTAATAGGAGATACAAGAAAATCCTATATGGATTTTAAAATGATTACTTCAAAGAGTAGTCCACAATATAAATTACAGCATTCTTATGCTTATACTGATGATACAGGTATAAGAATGGTTAATGATAGATATTGTGTTGCTCTTGGTAGTTATTATACACATAAGATTGGTCAATATGTTGATTTAGTCTTAGAAAATGGAACTATTATACCGTGTATAATAGGTGACCAAAAAGATGATAGAGATACTAATTCATCCCACACTATTGCACATGATGGTAGTGCAACAGAATTTATAGTAGAAACAAAAGCCTTATCGGGCAAAACCAGAAGAATGGGTGATATTGGATATGCTCAATCCGACTGGTTATCTAACGTAGTGGAAGTTAGAATATATGATATATTTTTACCTTTATAAGTAAATTTATATATAATCTTTATGTAGTTACTAATTAACCTAAAATATCTCTGACCTATCGGAAACGGGGACCTTTTGTATTAAATTACTTTGATACTAACAAGACGTTAATGTCTTGATTAGATATAAATTATTTTATTTTAAGAAAGGTGGTACTGGAATGGTAAGTAACACAATAGGAAACAACGTAAACACAAGAGCTGGGATTAGACCAGACGAGAACGAGCTACCATTCTCAATTTCTACTCATCAAGTTGAAGAGTATTTACAGAAGAAAGTAAATGCAGTGGTGAATAGAATTGGTGAAGAGGATGTTCAAATTCAAGTTTATTCAACTGAAGCTGGAAAGGCATTTATACCGTTTATGGTGATTCTTCCAACATCAGTTATGAAAAACGGTAAGAATAAATCTCAAGATAAGTCTATCCCAAGAATTTTCTTAGGAGGTGATGAAACACACGAAGATAGTAGTGCTAATATGAAAGAGGAATTCTATAAGGTATTCTCTCCTTACATATATAGCAAAACAGACGAGGCAGCATTCTTTTCAGAAGATTGGAGAAGAGCAAGAAAAGTAAATAGAGATACTTCTCCTATATTGAAGAGATATAGAACTCCTCGAGTAAGTAAGTTTAACAATGGTAAGGAAACTGTTGTTATGCTTATGATTGATCCGATGAGGGTATTCCATGATATGCTCACAATACCGGATGACAATAGGCAGTTTAAGCCGGAAGTAACATCATGGAGAAAAGTTCAGGATGGTGAGTTTATCTATCAGATGAGAAGAGTACTTAATAAGAATAATAAGAAGAAGTATAAGTATACTGCAATGGATGAACTCAACAGGAAAATGAGAATAAGAAAGTAATAATTAACTAAGTTCCATAGCTAGATGATATTCTAGCTATGGTACAATTTTTTAAAATCAATGTGAAGAATATATTCTTCTTAATATAGACATTGATTTCCGAAAGGAAGAAAGGGAATTAAAATGAAAAGAAATTTAAGTTTAGCAGAAGTAAAGAAGCTTTATAAGAGTGAAACATGCTTTGAGGTTGATACAGCATTTATTGTGAATGATTTTGGGAAGTATAGCCCAAATCTTTCATTCATCATATCAAAAGATTTTGAATTAGATGAGAGAGGAAATGTGAAAGATCAATTTAGGTATTTTGATGACCAAGAGGTTATCAATAATATGAACATTGATTTCAATGGAAACGCAAAATTCATGTTTGGTGATTATTGGGTTTCTAAAAATGGAACCAGATGTTTCAAACCCAAGAATCCTATTAAGGCATCTCATGTACTTGTAATGGTTAATTGGGGTGGATGCTTCAATTCAACTAGAGGAGTATACCACGATGACGCATCTAAACTCAATCCGACTTACTTCCGCAAAGCAAGTTCTAATGGTGGTGGTACTGGTACTGATTACTGGGTGTTCCCAGTTGGGTATGTTCATACTATGCATATAGAAAATGATCAGCTCAATCATGGTGTTGAAACAAATAAAGATTTGTATAAAGCATCATATTTCTCAGATATACTTAAAGCGGAGAATGAAGAGTCTGACAAAGTATATTCAGAAGCCATTGGGAATAAAGATATTATTATTCCTAAGTTAGTAATGTGCCAGGAGAAATTAAAAGAATTGAGAAATTCTACACCTTTAGAATTTGAGGTATATATATATACAGAATTCAAATTTAGAGAAGTAGATTTCGGATTCGGTGGAATAGCTCGTAATATTGGAGTTCCCGATAGTCATCGTTATACTGAAGAGTCTGTCGCTAAAGTGGAAAAATACTACAATGAAGTTCTTGATGATATAAATGAGGCAAGAATTAAATACGAGCATTTAATATCTCAAAAAGAAATATTCTTACCAAAATATCAAAGGTTGGAAAAGAGGTTTAATAAAGTAGGATATTCTATGAAGTATTATAAAGATAAGGTTGGAATAATTTCTTTATCTGGCTGTCATACTACATTCGGATATAATGAAGATGATTATCTTGTATTCAAAACCAAGTTGATTAAGAAAGAAGATGACCTTGCTGAAGCTCTTTTAAAACAGAAGAATGATGAAAGGGTATTAACTACATTACGTAGTACAGAATTACTGGAAGAGTTCTACTATCTATTTGATGATACTGAAGAACTTAATGAGGATATCATCAAGATGGCTAACTCTATAGTTAAAGCTAAAGATTTGGATAAGGATGAAATGGATATTCATGAATTGACTTCATGTGGTATTGGTCGTAGATGTGATGCTATATACAGACTATTAGATAAAGCTGGTGGTAGTATACACCTACCATTATTACAATCATCTCAATCAGCTTCTATGAAATTGGCTCACTATATAGCTAATGTAACTGAATAATAAATTAAGTAACTAATTTAATGAGTGGTGTAATTAATTACACCACTCTATTTTTTTAATATGAAAGGATATAATATGAAGAAAAGATTTTTAGTAGCTATTTTAATGGCATCGGCAGTAATAAGTACATCAGTAGTATCATACGCATCTGTACAGAAGGATGTAGTAACCTCACCGAGTTGTATTTATAAGAGTGAGAAAGATAGAGTGAATAAAACCATTACAACTGCAAATAAGCAGGGATATTTTCAGTTAGATGATTACGGCATTGCTTGGAACGGCACTCTTAATAAGAATGAAACATATGATGTTTATGTATACGAAACAGATATGGATGCGGAATATGAATGGTATAGATTTCATTTCACAGCTTTGATGAGTTATGTATATTTTGAGGATATTGCTACTTGCTATCCATCCTTAAAGAATAAGAATGTGAAGTTGGTGATATATAAGAATGGTACCTATGTAACTGAAGCATGGGGTGAAATGAAGGACAATAAGATTCCCAAGGAATCTTTAGTTGAGCCGGTTCCAACTAATGCACCTGAATCATCAGGTGCTAATTATATTCCTATGTAAATAATTTTGAGTATATGCTTATCAATAGCATATACTCTTTATTTTTTTATTTTTAACCTTTGTGGAAACTTTGATATAAACTTACAAAGAAAGGATAGCGATGATTAAATGGATAGTAAAAAATTCAATGATTACGATCCTTTTAGTATTTGCTTTAATGCATTGCTAATGAAGTATCAATATTATGATGATTCATTAACATCATCTAATTTTTTACAACCTAATGATAGTATTAATCTATTCATTAATCTTGAGAGTGTTTTTAAACACCTATCTATGTTACAAGACTTAGAAAAGAAAATAGTAGTACAAAACGATTTTGAAGAAATAATAATTTCTAATATAATAAATCTAGCAGGATTTTATAAGAGGTTTTTTGTTAATAATGGATTAAATACAAAAGTGTATTTATTCCATACTGATTTTAATTCAGATGATTTTATACAAAAGAAATATAATGAAGATTATAGATCTTATTATTTAACTAAGTTTAATACAAATCCAAAATTTGTATTATTAACTGAAAAATTGAAAAATGAAATATTACCTGATGTAAGAACTATATGTGAATTTATACCTGATGTATATTATTTATCAAGTATGAATATAGAGGGTTCATTAATTCCTTATATCATAAGTAATACAAACAGTAGAAAGAATTTAATAATAACTGGAGAGTTATATGATACTCAATATACATTTATAGAGAATTTTAATAATCACTATATTAGGAGAAAATTTGCAGAGCAAGTTATAGCAAGTAATATAGATGATTATTTATCTTATATCTCTAAAGAGAATAAAGAGGAGATAAAGAGTTTAGATTATTTATATAATTCACATTCTCTATATTGTACATTATTATCAATAATGGGGGATAAAAGTAGAAGTATAGATGGAGTATGTGGATACGCTTTTAAAACCCTATCAAAACTAATTTATAATGGGATTAATAATAATCTAATAAGAACAGATAGTATTACTCCCGATATTATATCAAATATCTTTGATGATGAAGATGATAAGAAAGATTTTATTACTAGCTTTAGATGTACTGATATTATATCTACATATAGAGAATTAACAAATGCTAATATAACTTCTATTACTAATCAAATATGTGATAGAATAGATATTAATAGTATTATGAGTTTAAATAGTAATAGATTTTATAATCATCAAATCAACTTAGAGGGATTATTTTAAAGAAAGAATTTATTTATTATGGCAATATTCAGTAGAGTTGATAAATATCAAAAATATAAATATATTGTAAAGAATTTAAAAATATTATTACCAGATGGAAAAGGAGAAATAGAACTCCATCCATCTAAATTAATTCAAATAGACTTGGAAGAGAATTATGAAGAATACTTCTTTCCTCTATTTAAAATTACTATGAGTTTAGATACAGATACATACTATAAATTATTATCTAATAAAAATAAAGCTCAATTCTATTTAAGAATAAATAAAGCTTTTACTGATGAAAACGATAGTCCAGATTTAAGTATAGAAAAAGAATTTATTAATGATACTTATGATATTATATTTGATGAGAATACTGGAGATATGCAATTAGCATTAAAGAATGAAGATAATAAAGATGATTATACTAAAGCAAGAAAATCTACTCAAGATAGTTTATCTGCTGTTAGTGATAATATGTGTGTATTTTATCTATTTAAATCATATGTAGCAGGAACAAAAGAAAATGTAAATAAAGTATTTAGTAATATTAACGTAACTGATGCAATAGCATATTTAATGACAGTAGCTAAAATAGATAATGTATTAATGGCTCAACCTGATAATAATACTGTATATAAAGAATTTTTATTACCACCACAATCAGTATTAAAATCATTATCATTTATTGATAGTTATTATGGAATATATAAAGAAGGTAGTATTATATATTTTGGATTAGATTATACATATATTATTCCATATAATGGTAAATGTGTAGCATATTATCAGAATGAGAATACTGATACTAGTATTATTATACCAAAGAGTTATGCATCAGATTATGGTAATAGAATAGGTTCATTTTCTAAATTATCAGAACCTACTAAGAATTATATTATAGCCGATTATAGAACTATCAATATTAATAATCAATCTATTAGTAATAATTATATTAATGCTAATAGTGTATATAGTATAGATTCATATGATGGAGATGATGATGAAGAAGTTGAATCTAAAGCAGAATCAAAAACAGATGAGAATTTTACAAGATATATTACTAATAATACAGAGAATCAATATTTAGCTAGTACATATACAGCACAAACAAATGCTGCATCAGATGTTATTACTATAAGAGTAATGGATTTTGATATAAATGCAATAGCACCTAATAAGAGTATTAAATTAATATTTGAAGATACCGCTTATACAAGTGAATACAATGGAGAATATATTTTAGCAGGAATGAATAGTTCATTTAGATCAAGTGGAGATCAATTAGCTGTATCAAGTACTATAGTATTAAAAAAAGTTATTAAATCACAGTGAATAGAAAATACTATTCACTGTGACTCTTTTTTTTTATTGAGTTGGTTGATTATTATTTTGGTTATTACCAGTATCACCAGCATTATTATTTTGAGGTGGATTATTATTGTTATTATTCTGCTGAGGTTGGTTATTCTGATTATTGTTGTTATTTTGATCATTATTATTTTGGTTATTATCATTCTGACTTGTAGTCTTTGGTAATAATGAATATAATACCTTAAAATAATCTGTATATCTATCTCTAGCAGCATTACATATTGCACCACAATATGTACCAATAGCAGTAACTAACCACTTAGGTTTATCTCCTAATGAATTATCTGAATCCGCACTAGTAATCTTTTGTACTTGATTATCTGCTGATTCTTTTAACTGATTCATAGTAGTGGTTAAACTATTTAAGAAATCGTGAGGATATTTTTCACAATAAGGAATCATATCTCCATTTATCTTAGACTTCAAATCACCATTAGCAATTTCTACTACTTCTAATTTAGCACTTCCACCTACTTTATAATATTTAGTAATAGCATCACTTAATGTACCACCATCTTGAATATTAACTCCACCATTAATAAACGTAAATAACTTACCATATAAATCCTGTTCACTATTAAGAGAAGCAAGAGTTTGATTAGTTATACTATTTAGATTAGTAGTTAATTTCTTAGGGTCATCAGTAAATGACTGTATAGGAATATTATGATAAGGAAGAATATTAACAGTTACGTTTGCATAACTTCTATTAAGAAGAGCATTCTTATGTTCTTGAATCCACTTATCATTCTTTTGAGCCATCTTCATAGCAATATTCTTAAATGCAGTAATAATCTTATCAATAATCTTTTTAATAAGTCCGGTAACATTAGTAGATGATTTACCATTACCATTATTATCATTTACCTGAACTTTAGTATTATCTTTATTCTGGTCATTCTGATTACCATTGGTATTATTCTGATTTTGATTATTTTGTGTATTATTAGATGAATTAGTATTATTTTTATTATCGGTAGTATTTGTGGATGGTTGATTAGATCCACTATTAGTACCAGAAGTAGTAGTTGTTGTATTACCACCATTTGTACCATTAGTTCCACTATTACCTGTATTAGTACCTTCATCTTTTTCTATTACTAATTGATATCCTGTATCTTGTAAATGCTTTCTAATAACATACTCATTCTCAAGGCAAATAAAATTATATCTAAATTCATCTTCAATACTACTTACAGTTTCTTTATATACTATATCCATAAAGTTAAATGACTCAGCAGTTAATTGTGAATCAGTAATATCAGGTTTTACATAATTAGGCTGTAAAGTTTCTGTAGATTTCTCTAATGAATCATTTAAGTTATTTAATCTTGTAATTAAAGCACCACAAATATTCTCAATAAAATCTCTATATACACTAATAAAATCAGTTAAGAATATTTTATACTGGTTAATAGTATCTACATCTTTATACTCAGCATTTATATTAGCTCCAAATCTTTCTAATAATAATTCTATCTTTCTATAAGTTTCGTGTACTAGATTAGTTAATGCTTCTATATTCTTTTTAAAGCTAATTAGCTCCCATAATTTTCTATCAATATTATCTACATCAAGAATAGGTAATTCTTTTTCTACTCCATTAGCTAACATCTCTAATTCATTCTTATATCGCTGCTTTAATGGAATATTTAATCCTGTTTCTTTAAGAACGTCATCAAACATCATTAGATATTGATCACCCTCTTTTCCTAATCTATCAAGACCTCTTGATATAATACCAATAGCATTTGCTACATCTACATATGGACTATTATCATAATTCTTTTCTTTATCTCTGTCAGGTTCACTATAATTATCGTTATAAGTTAATTGATAATCAAGATTATTATGAAGAGTATAATATCCATATATCTGATTTGTCAGATCAATAAATGCACTACATTTACCATTTAACATATTTTCTGCTAATGAATGAGTATCTGTAGGAAAAATAATATTACCATTAAATCCTTCACTTACTATTACATTAGTATTTAATAAATCAGTATATAATGATTGTACAGAAATTACTTTAGTAATAAATTCCTGTATTTTAAGTAATACACAAAAAGTAATAAATCCTGTTAATTTATCTACGTTCCTGATAGCTTTTATACATATTTTATGTACAGTAGTGGAATTAGGATATGGATTTTCTTTATTCTCTTCTAATACTTTAACTAATCTATCCATAAATCCACTTATAATAGAAATTATTTTAGTATACTCGTTAGTTAATCTATTATATTCATTTTGTTTTGATTTAAAGCTACTAACAAAAGGCATTATAGTTCCATCAAAATAATCATTAGTAACTTTTACTTTAGTATACTCTAATGAATTTTTTAATGATGATAGATCTTTTCCATATCTAACATTACCAACTACTGATTGCTTTTCTACTTTATATACTGAAGTTTCTTCAAGTATTTCAAACATAGCTCTGTCATTAATTTTATTCTTAATAGTATCATTTAATAATCTCTCTATTAATCTGCAATAATGAACTAAATATTTGAAATTAAGAGATTTAATATGCTCTTCTTCTATCTTATTAATATATAGATCAAATTTATTAAAGTTATAATTACTTATCTTATTAATTATATCTTTATCTAAATTTGGAGAAATTGCATTAAGCTCTCTAACAATCATATCTATATATCTTTGATGAACGTTATATTTGAAGTCAGTTATATCACTAATATATAAACCTAAACTTGCATCCGAATTCGTCTTATATACAGTTAGATCATTATCAAGTCTTTCTTGTAATTCCTCCACTACGTATTCATTTAATGTATTCATTTTAAATACCTCATATATCTTAGTCTATTAACTCTGTGTTTTTAGGGGGTATATTAAATAAGAAGTGATAATATAATAAATATCACTTCTTATTTATATTTATACGAATAACTGGTATTTACCAGTTTTAATTGATTCTTGAGATTTATCTTTATTACTTATTAATGTATTTAAAGATGATTGGATATAGAATAAAATACTCTGTAAATAATAATTAACCGAAGTTTCCATAAATTCTATACTATGAGATTTAACATCAGAATTCTCATAATTAAATGAATCTACTAATGTCTTTACATTCAATTTATATTTCTTAATAGTATTTGCTATATCACATAAATAATCTATATTATTCTTTAATATACATACACAAGTAACTTTATCATCTCCAGATTGAATAAATAATCCATCTATAAATGATTTATCTTTTTCTTTAGCATTATTTAATTCATTATTAAACTTATTAGCTGTTTCTGTATCAGTATCATCTATAGATAAAACTTCTCTAATAAATTTAATCATTCCATTAAAATATTCATTATAGGTTTCTTCTGATAATCTTATATCTTTAATTTCATATCCTATATTTAACTCTAATGTATCAGGTAATTCATATAATTCGTGAATAACTGCTTTTCCAGTATTCATAAATAATTTAATTACATCTAGTCTTTTCTCTTCAGTATCACTGAAACTATTCTTGTCGTAATTTCTATCTACCATTTTCTAAATTTAAAACCTCTTTTCTTTATTACAATAATTCAAAATCAGAGTTAGATACTTCATCCTTAATACTATCTATAGTTAATGATTTATTATCATTCTTAGTTTCTTTAATAGTAGTATTAACAGCTTTATCTGATTTAACTCTAATTGTATCTGATAACTTTCTCAATGTCTTGACTAACTTTTCTTGTCTAGCAACTATTTCTTTTTTCTTCTGTACTGTAAGAGCTGAATTAGCTTCTACACAAGTTTTATTCATCTCCATAAACTGAGCTTGAATATCTAACTGCTCTGATATATTTCCTCTAAGATAATAAACTTGATATACTACAGCTCTTGTAACAGGTACAATAGCTAATGCTGCTGTAATAACAGCTGCAATTCCAATAACAGCAGTAGTACCAATAAAATTATCTTTAGATGTACACATAGAGTCTAACATCTTTCTATAATTAACACCCTGAGTATCACATACTGTATTAAATTTCTTTAATTGCTCAAAATAAAATTCATCTGCTCTTAATTTATTATTCTTAAGAGTAATAGTCATAGTTTCCTGATCAGGTCTCTTAATATACTCTATAAATGAATAAATTAATGATGTAGTAGCTTCTACACAAAAATATACATAACTATTATATTCCATAGCTATGTATTCATTCTTAAATTGAAATCCTTTTTGATACGCTATAGATAAAGTCGAAATATTATCAATAGCTTTTAAAACTATATTAACATAATCAAGAACTTCTTTATTCTTATTTTCTACTGCCAGATCTTTAATAGTATTGAGAGTTCCTTCCATTGCAGAATAACCCTCATAATCTTTAATAACTCCTTTTGATAATGGGATACTACCAAAATTTATATGCTTCTTATCAATTACTGACTGAAATAACTTTTCTTCAAGTTTCCTTGTTACTGGAGAATTAACATCTTCTAATACCATTCTAAGGTATTTAGTTTCTCCATAAGACATTTGTTCATTTTCAGAAAGTATTTTCATTGATTCATAATATGGATTATAAGCCATAATTAAAAATCTCCTTTCATTATAAAAAAATTATCTTGAAATCATTCTTCCTATTTCTTTTCCAAGTTTATTAGAATTCATAGCATTATCTCTTTCAAGAGTTTCTATTGCATATGTCTGATATGTCTGATCACCATCATAAAATACTGATACCGTACCAGAACCTTCATCCATTATAACAAATGCCATTAAGAAAAGATTATTCATTAACATTCTTACGATAGCATCTTTTCTAATATCAATTCCATACTTATTCATTAATACATCAGCTTCATATGATGAAATAACTACTGTAGCATTTGGAATTACTGCATGAGGAACTGTAAAATTACTCATACCAATTTTCTTATTCTTTAATCTCTGTAATGTACCAAAGAAAGGTGATTTACCTTTTGCTTTAGTAGTATCATATTTAATTTCATCTAAGTTAAGAATAATATCTTTAAATAGAGAAATTTCACCAGTAGTCCATCTTAAAAATTTAAAGAGTAGAGATTTATTCTCAACTCCTCTTTTTAAATTATCTACCATATCATCTGTTTGTACTACATGCATTATAGTCTTAACACCAACTACAAAATCCATATACTGTACAAATTCTTTTTTATCATTAACTGCTACAAGTCTTACCTGTACTCCAAGAGGAACCATATCATTAGTTTTCTTAATATCTCTATCAAGTAACTGAGGAGGTTTAACACCACCTGTTATTTTGGATAAATCTGATTGTCTCTTAATACTATTAGTACTATTTGGTCCACTCTGAGCTGTTATAAATCTATCTATAATATCAACATTATCAGCTGTATTATCTTCATAGAAAGCTTCTAATGGCTTCATATCATAATCTGATAAATGCTCCTGTAGTAATTCTCTATGGCTCTCTAATATTGCTCTATTAGTCTTATTACTAACATTGAATACTACTCCATAAGAATTATCTTTACTCATATAAAGTTTATAAGTACCATCTTGAACTTTTTCCATATATGAATCAATATCTTGAGGATCTACTAAAAGATCTTTTAGAGAACCTTCTAATTTAAGATTCTGATGCATCTTTCTAAGATAATCTAAAGGTGTAGGATCTATAGTAATATCAACCATTGAATTCATTGATAACCAAGTCTGAGTAAAACTAGCATAAACTTTATCTAAAGTTCTTGACATAGTATTTGCCATATCTAATGGAACTGAATCAGCAATCAAACACGGAAACTGAAAAGTAGAATCCTTAGCCCCTCTTGTTATAGATTTAGTATTCATCTTAACAGAATTTATCTGTGTTGCTAACTCCGGTCCTTTACGCATTACATTTAAAATGTCGTCAATAAAACCCATAATTGTTTATTTCCTTTCAATTACTGTAAATTTATCTATTTGTTTCGGGGTGGGGAATTTCATAGAGAAAAAAAAAGAATAGGGAAATTAATCCCTATTCTTATTTAATTAACCTTCTGAAAATGACCCATCATCGTACATAACAGGTATTCCAAATGGAAATATTTCAGATAATTGCTCTCTCAACTCTCCTGTATAATCAGAGTCTGGAAATGATGTATAATCTACCAAACCATGATATGTCCATTCTGCTGAATATTTCCCAACATCTAATTTACATATGATATCTTTATTCTCTGTCACTTCGGCTGACGCTTCACCAAATTCTCCATTAAATATAAATTTTACTTCTAACTCACTTGATTCCCAATAATTTTTCTTTACGCTGTGTACTTTATATATTAAAAACATAGAACCTTCTTTCCTCTCTTATAAACTAATAAGTTTATTGTAATAATCCCTAAATTTGATATTATCGACCATAACAGATTTTTCTTCCATATAATCTGTTAACTTAGGTAAAATACCAGATATAATCTCAAGATTAACCAAGAAAATTCTATTCTCCAAATCAATATTTAATACAGTATCTATATCAAAATTTACATCATAAGCATATTTCCTCATCAATAATATAGAGTCATCAGTGATACGAATATTGTATATGATGCCATCAAAATTAGGATATAGAATATCTGTAATATCTCTATCATACAGCCATTGATCAGACATTGGGAAATCCGATGTAATTCTTGGTATTTCATTATATACCATATGTAATCCTTTTTCTTTTATAATAGACATAAAAATCTCCATTCTCCCCGTTAAGCCGATAGGTCAGCTAATATTAAAATTTATTTGTTACTAAAAGATAATATATTATCAATCTTTTCTTCTCGACATGGTTCTATCATTAATATAAGTATTCAGTATTATATCATTATCTGTATGATTAGATGATTCTACTTCATTACTTTTTTCTTCCGTAAGATATTTATTAACAAAATCTCTTGCATTAATATTATTGATATATGTCTGAAAGTTATTCAAAACATCAAGTAATTCAATTAATATTTCTCTTGGGAGAGATTCATTCATCTTGATATGAGTATTATATATTCCTACCAATTCTTTTGATGGAGAATAATACTTTCCACTTCTGTATTTACAATCAAAATGTATATGATCTTTGAATACTAGTAGGTAATAAGTTTTATCTGTATTATCTATATCAACTCTCTGCATAGCCGATGTAACATCAATAGCATATCCGATGCCATAAAGATTAAATATGCCACTATTTATCTCTATCAAATTAATATCATCATACTCTATTATTTTATATCCATCATTATATTCCATATTATTCACCTCATTAATATAATATTCCAACATCAGCAATATAATCAGCTATATGTATACCACCAACCTTAACATCAGCATCTTCTAAGAATTCTATTATTTTATTTAATTCTAATACTGGAGTATCTATATTGTACATAATTTTTTCTGTATTAAATCCTAATACTAAATCACCACATTCATACATAAGAGTATTTGATTTAGTATATACTGAAATAAAATCATGATATACCAATACATGATATTCACAATCATTATCATCCATTACTTCATATATTAATGGTGTTATGTTTATATTAACACTCTCTTCGGTTGATTTAATTAAATTACTTGTAACTCTCACTTTATCACGATATTTATCCTCGTAACCAACACCTATACATTTATAAATCATTCTATTCATTTATTACACCATGTTCCTCAACATATTCATGATTCCATATTGATACCATATTCTCTTACATGTTTTAATACATCATCCGTTTTCATCTCAATCATCTTATAATCACCCATAATATTTTTATAACTCATCCCATTCATATTCATCACCATTCTCATCTATATATTCAGGATCCCATATATCATATGACTCAATAAAATCTCCAAATTCACTACCAATTATTGTAGTATTTAATGTATTTATTGTATATATTATTTCCTCTAATATATTCCACGGTGTATCTGGATTAAATATAATACCATCTTTATTAATTTCTAATAAAGTATCACGAGACTCAATAGTAGAATCTGGTGCAAATCTTACAACGTTAATAATATCGTGAGCGATAGTCAATTCATATCTACTTAAGTCACCCAATAATACTCCATGTATACTTGATGTTATATCTATAGGGTTATATTTATGATATCCCATTCTCATAGTATCACTATCAATTGACATTTTACTATTATCAAATAATACCTTATTCATACCATTTTCTCTTACATACTTTACTTCGTTTTTCATCATTTTAATACTCCTTTATAATATAATCTTTAATAATTTAAGAATTAAGTGAAAATTATAAGTAATATCTAAATCATCTTTTTCATAATATTTATCATATTCTATATCTTCATTGATTATTTTAAATACTGATTTATTATCAAAAGTTCGATAATAACCAATATCTAATTCTTTCCACTTATATTGATCTATAAATGACTTAATCAGTTTAATACTGGATATAGTATCTCCAGATTCAATTGATTTTATATATCTTGATATAAAATTGATTAGATAATCTTTATGCTTCTCATAATTCTCATCACTCAATCCTTTAATATCCATTTTACTACTATTATAGTAAAATTCTAAATTCTTCCCTAGATAGATATATGATGTATAACTATTCTTAGGTCTGAAATTTATACAATCCCCAAATTGCTGTATTCTACAAATCTTACTTGTGAATATCGCATCTTTCTTAATAGAGATAATATCATTATCATCTAAATTATTTGCTTCAAAGAATAATCTTCTGGCTTCTTTAAATCCATCTAATAATCCTTTAATTAATTCTTTATTTTTTCTTTGTAATTTACCTATTGATACTTTTCTTACATCTTTACTCTCCTTTGATAATTTCTCTATAGTATTTTTATCCAATAGCTTAAATTCTTTAATTAATGAAAATCCCGCATCTTTCATATCATACTCAAATATATCTGTATTGAAAAGATACGGATTATTCTCATTAATATATAAATCTTTCTCATACATAATTTAATCACCTAGAAGAAATAATTCTATTGACTCTAACATTTCTTCTTTTACCATTCCCACTTCATACAATCCTTCTTTCTTAAGTATCTTTATTAATTCTTTCTTCTTCATCTTTTTATATTTCCTCATTTTATCATTATTACTCTCATTCATTTTATGATTATCTTTAGCTTCTTTTAAGTATTTATTACATATAGATAAAACCTCTTTCTTATTATATTTAATTAAAGAGGATATTCCTAAAGAATAATACTTATAATCATAACATGGATAACCAAAATGAATATAAATAAATTCTGATAAATATTCTAAGAAGTGCATATTTTTTTCTTCTCTATAAGTATCTAAGAAGACTATATTATATTTTTCTTCTATTGAACCTTTAATAAGAGTAGCAAAAAATGCTTTGTTACTTTCTAACTGATCAAGATATTTATCTTTAAATATCTCATTAGTCATCGAGGAACATACTTCTGGATTAGGATAAAGAATATTTCTTGCTTGAATAATATTCTCATACTCGGATGATGAATATATTCTAGTACTAACCAAGACATACTGGCATTTCAGTATGTCTTGATATTTCTCATGTCGAAGAAAGATATTTTGAAATACTTTTGAATTAGTATAATACAGCATATCATCACTTCTGTTTCTTCGGTTTTCTTATTACTGGTATACTACCCAAGTCATCAAAATCTAAATCATCCCCAGTTGTATCTTTTATAGGAATTTCTTCCTTAGGTTTATCTTCTATTACAGGAGATACTTCTACTTTATCTACTGGTGGAATAGCTGAAGATTCCATATTCTTCTTTATTTCCTCTACATCAACAGTGATTGGTTTTGATTCTTCTTTTTGTACAGGTTTAGTATATATAAGTGGGATTTCTTCTTTAGGTTCTTTTATCAGTTCATTAATATCATCATCTGTAATATCTTTATCATCGTCATCATCTAACAAGTCATCAAAATCTTCATCATCATCGTTATATTCTTTTCGTGATGTAGCATATACTGGTTCATCATCCTCATCTTCATCGCTTTCTACTAATACATCTTTAACTACTTCAAATATATCTAATAATGATATAATATAATTACTCTCTAAATTACGAGTATCTATTCTATCATCATTTATTACAGTATTAACATCCGATCCAATAACATCAAAGAATCCTTTAACGTCATTATATTTACTATCATAGAAGTTAGCTATATTATATTCACCTCTACTTCTATCATTAGCTTCTACTATAAGATTCTGATATTCTTTTAATGTAGGTCTAAGACGCTCAAACTTTTCTAATGATTCAATACTTACTACATATAGTTTATATATCTCGTCACTCTCATCATAAATAATCTTAAATCTACGATTATCATAATATGCAATATTACGCTTATTCAATTCACCTATAATAATATTGATATCATCTACCATTGCATATGGCATCATATTATATGTGATAAAATTTACAAATGTATTTGATATATCTTCCAAACTACTTGCTTCAAGATTATCAGATACTCTATTTGAATCTACAGCTAAGCCTATTCTTTCAAGTCCATCTGATATGAATGTATATCTCAAAGAATTATCATACTCAAATACAATCTCTCTACTTGGTGCATGTGATACAAATGTATCTTCTGATGTATTACCAGTTACAAGCGTTACGTTTATACCTTTTTTCTTTGAAAAATTCATATCAATTTCATCATAAGGCTCACCGAAATCATCTTCATCTGTATCACTTATAGATAGATTTCTGAAATCAAACATCTCAGGAAAATCATCATTAGGTTCATCATCTTCATCATTGTCATAATTATTCTTACCTCTTCTATTCTCTACCATAGAGAATAAATCAGATTCAAAATCATTATTCTTATTGATAATGAAATCATTATTTTTTCCTGCAATAAAATCATCAAACTCTCTTAACATCTGTTCTTGCTCCTCATATGTTAAATCCCACATATCTCTATTCTTATTTTTGTTTTTCTTCTTGCCCATTTTAATACTCCTTAATTAAACTAATTTTCCTTGCAATAATAATTGCTGACTAGGTGGATTATGCTACTGGTTAATTACTCAACCTTATCTCTTCGTAAGAGTCTTTAAACTTGTGTAGCCTCAAGCGATTTCTATATAATACTTAGATTTACAATTATAAATATTAATAGCTGAATTTTCATCTCTATCCATAGTCATACCACATTCATCGCATTCATAAATTCTATCCTCTAATTTAATATCTTTAATGCTTCCACAATCACTACATAATTTTGTAGATGGATAAAAGGTATCGACTAATCTTATTTTAATACCATATTCTAAACACTTATTGATTAAATGCATTCTAAAGTTATAAAAATTACTTTCTGAGATCAATCTATGTAATTTATGAGATGTATCATCATTTTCTATCATATTGCTAATATCTAAATCTTCAATATTAATTTTCTTTGGCTTGATTCTCGCCGTTAAATAATTAACTAATCGCTTAATAAAGTCATCCTTTATATTAGTTAATTTAACTTTAATTTTATTAATCTTATTAAAGATTCTTCTTATATTAGAAGAGTTATAAGCATATCCTTTCAATTTATTCTTTTCTTTTTCACTAGGTTCTTTATAATATGTATTCAGATACTCATTAAGTAATTTACCATTGTTATATTCCACTTTCTTAGATATAACTTTCTGCAATTTCTTAATTCTATCATAATATCTCTTATAAGTATCATATTCTTTAAAGTGTTTATAATGATAACACTTATATCCATCATATATTGTAGCATAATCTTTAACACCTAAATCAATACCTAGTTTAATATTATTCTTAATAATATCTTTATTATCATTATATTCATTATAAATGAATAATACGTAATACTTATTATATTGACGTATAATTCTACCAGAAGTAATAGAAGATAAATCTGGTAATAAATTACCATTAGTTATTCTTACTTTCTTTAATATCGGTAATTTAATTATATTCTTATTGATATAATGAATATTATTTTTAATAAAGAAGTAAGATTCTTTATTGATTCTTTTCCTAGATTTAAATCTAGGAAATCCTTTTTTATTCTTAAAGAAAGACTTATATGCTTTTTCTTTATCCATGATAGCATGTTGTATAGCTTTACTACTAATACCATTTATCCATGAATACTTACTATCTTCTTTCTTTAATTTATTAATTATCTTACTAAATTCATTTCCGCTAATAAACTTCTCACCTTTCTTATAATTATTAATATTATACTCTAAGTATTTATTCTTTGCAAAATTACAAGCACCTAGAGTATCATTAATAATCTTTAGTTGAGTCTTATTAGGATATATTCTTAACTTAATTGATTTAATCACATATAATAAACTCCTTTCAACATCAATTCTTGAGACGATGGATTGTCCCAGTCTTGGTAATTATTATCAAGTTCTTCTTGATGTTTCTTTCTATATTCTTTAAACAATATCAGAATTTTTCTTAGCTTTCTTTCTAACTTTCTTATTTTCAAATTCCGGTATTAATTCAACTTCAGATATTGGTTTGTCTAATACATAACCAAGTCTGGTTATATCACCAATCTCTGATTCTTGTTGTTTCTTACTTATTTTTCTTCTTAATTCACCGAATGTATATTTTCTACCACAATTCGGACAAACTAAATTAACGAAATTACTATCATATCTGAGAATAGACATATCATCACATTCACAGTTAAATACATTATATTTTACATTATAGATATATGCAAAATCTAATATGCAAATAGTACCATCTACTCTTGTACCCCAGTTAGTATAATTCTTACTTGTTACACCAACATCACCAATTAAGAATTGATTAGATATTATATTTAATATATCTTTCATCTCATCTTGGTATTGATGAAATTCCTGTAATGTAAATATATTCACATATTCAGTTACCGCTATTAATCCATTAATACTACATTCATATACTTTAACTACATATGGTTGTAAATTCTTGGTATAGAGGAATTCTCTTTTATTATCAATCATTCCATCTTTATCTAGTGCTATTTTAACAGCGTATCCATCTATTAAGACAGCCATTCTATTAGTACCAGAACCTAATGTAGTAAAAGGTACATTATAATATTTCAATAATTCTTTAATGTAAAGATTTTTTGTATTATTATTGATATCAGTAAGCATAGTAACTTTCATAATATCTAAACACAAATCTTCATTAAAGTTTTCCAATATTAATGATCTTTTAGTACCGTTCATTTTATATTACTGATTTACTCCTTTCATTTAAAAATCCCAAGTCACATTTAATACTTGCTCATCACCTTTAGTTTCTTTATCAATTTCTTTTAAAACTTTTTTACCTTTCTTTTTAAGTTTCTTGGCTTTCTTCTTCTTTAACTTCTCCTCTTCTTCATCATAATCATCACCAAGTTGTCTTCTCTTTCTTGCTTCTTGAAGTTTAATTAATTTCTTCTTAGTCTCCTTTTCTTTTCGTAATTGCTCTTTACGTAATTTCTCTAATTTCTTTGCTCTTTCTTTATTACCAAATAGATTTCTTATATCCCAATTATGATTCTCGAGAGCTTTCTTCAACTCAATAGCATCTATTTCTTCTTGAGTCTTTAATTTACCATTATAAGGTTTCTTTATTTGAGTTCTTTCCCATTCATCTAATTTAGCAAGATATCTATAATACTCATCATCGTTAGTCATATCACCTTTAAACTTAGGCATCTTTGATAATATGATTTCTCTACTAGTATCATATTCATCAAAATTATCAAAGTCTTCCATAAGCATATTTGATATATAACCACCCATACACATCTTATTTTTCTTACCTCTCTTTTCAATCTCTTTAAAGAGATTTCCTAAATCAGGTAATACTTTAATAGATTTCTTCATTTCCTTCTTACTGATAGGAACTATTAAATTATCTGGAATATCTTCACCAGCACTATAAGAAGATGACGGAACACAATAAAAATCATCTTCGTCATTCTTAGATTTAGCTATAGCTTTATCAATAGCTTCTTGATCTTCTTTACTAAATAATTCTTCAAATGCATCATCAAGTTCTTCTTTTGTATATACTTCATGATCATCTTTCTTTAAGAAATCTTCTGCTGGAGCGTCTGATAGAATATAATCTAATAAATATTCTGTATCTACTGATCTTCTACCAGCTCCTTTAAATTCAGGTAATACTAATCCTTTTATCCATATTTTACCTTTGAAGAATAACTTCTTAAATTTATCTGGGCTATATACAAAATTATCTTGTGCTACTAAGTCTAAACATTTTAATGCTTCTCTCATAGCTTTAATATAATCAGGAAATTTCCTGAATTTATGCTTAAACTTAGAGAATGATTTAAATGCATCATAATACTTAAACTTCTTTTTTCTTTCTTCATCAGACATATGATATTCATCACCAAACTCATGAACTACTATCTGAGAGAATTCTTGTTTAATCATATCCTCTCTTTCTTTCTTAAGTTTTGGTAATTTAGCTCTTATCATCTCAATAGTTATTTCTGGTTCTTTTCTAATCTGTTCACCAGTATCTTCATCTATTTGATATAGAGTTTCGTCATTATCCTCAACCATTATATTAACCATATAACAAAATAAACTCCTTTCATATAACTATATCTGTAGAAATAATATATCAAAATATTATTTATCTAATATTCCAACAGCTTCTTTAGCTAATTTGTCAGCTTCTTCATTTCCTTCTATTCCAGAATGAGCTTTAACTTTAATAAAGTTAATATCTATCTCTTTCTTCCTTTCTTGAATAAAATTATAATAGTCAATAGTACCTTTTTTATTCCTTTTCCATTCACCAGTTGCCCATTTCTCTATACCCAAATAATCATAATAGATATTTATAGATTTATAATCTCTATCTACTGCGTGATATAAAGCTAATGTAACACCTAATAACTCACCTGCTACATTTCTCATACTAGCTAATTCTGGATCATCATCTTTAGCTTGTATAATTACTTTAGTTTCTTCATTACCTTCTTTATGAATTAAAAATCCACCACATCCATAAACTTTAGTCTTTGGATTAAATGAACCATCTACAAATGCATAAGTTTTACTATCCATACTTATTATAAAAATCCTTTCTATGTGAAAAATAAATAAGATAGATAAATTTAATATTATCTATCTTATTAAACTATGCAACCATTATTTCATCTTTAGAAGTTGGTTGCTTTTCCAATTCATCAAATTCATCTACTGATATATATGTAAACTCTTTAACTAGAGCATCAAAACTATCATTAGTTAAATTTGATGTCTTTTCTAATTTTCTTTCTATCTTATCATAAATATCTTCAGATATATATGGTTCATATTCTCTTAAGAAATCTGAATAATTACCATAGCACATATTTAATGGTACGAATACCTTAGTTGAATTATGAACCATCTCATGTGCTGTTTTGGATAATGGTACTAATCCAACCATATTCTGATAATGAATATTCATTACTTCATCAGCTATATCCAAAGCATTAATTTCTAAACCCTCTTCTTGAAATTTAGTTAATACTACAGACACTATATCGTAGAGAGTAAGAGGTTCATGATGTATTTCAATCTTAATTTTTCTTTTAGTAGAACCAGCTGTTATTTTCTGGAAGAATATACAACTATCTAATCCTATATTTTCTTTTAAGAATTGAATATAATCTCTATATTCTAATGAAGCTCTTACCAATCTCTCCACAGTCTTAATAAATTTTACTTTATCTTTTTCTGTAACTAAATTAACATTATATTCCATAGATTCGGGTTTAGTAATTTTTAAATTTCTAATAAACTCACTTTTTTGTTTACTCATTTAAATTACCTTACCTTTATTATGAAGTTACTTAAATGTGGTACCAAATAATAACATTATTAGTTCATATTCATCATATGATGGTATTTCATCATAATTATCATTATCATATGTATAATCATTTAAACTACACGAATAATATTTATAAAGAATATCATATCCCAATACTTTCATAGCATCCAATATTTTATCCTTAAATATATTAATAGATTTTACATAATACCAATTCATAGCATCTATGGAATCTCCCATATAATCACTTTCTTCCATCATAGTATTATATTCATATGTAGTTAATATCATATCTAACGCATAATATTCAATAATACCTTTTTTATTTACTTTAGAAGTATTTAAAATAAATTTATCTAAATAATATTCTCTATGTTGATTTATCAATGATTGATATTCTTCTTTATCCATTTCTCCTTTCACTTCTTTAAATAATTTCATATCTCTCATTTCTCTAAATGTATTTGCATATTCTTTAATACCCGTGATTGCATATAATTTAGGTTCTTTATCCAGATTATTTGGTAATTTATAAAACTTCCATATCTTCATTCTATATATCCTTTCTATATAAAGATCCAAATACTTTAACGAATATAGATAATTCATCAAATGCTACTTCATCTATATTATATTCATCTACATTATCTATATATCTCATAAATCCCACATAGTCATCTATAATATTTCGATATTTCTTATTAAAGCATTTTTTAGATATATCTAATAATTCATAAATATAAACTTCATTTTTATCATTTAATGAAAATGGATATAATGATATAGATTCATTATATTCAAATTCAGTACAGTATATATCTTGCATACTTACAGTACATAATCCATCTACAGTATTTTTTGTATTTAAAGTATGTAAACCATAATGTCCTATATCAGAATAATCGTGTACTAATAATACATAATCTTCATAAGACATATCTATTTTATCTATAGTAAATAAAGACATATCTCTAGTTTCTTTAAAGATATTCTTAGATTCCTTAGATTTGGTGTATCCATAAAGCATTTCTTTAACCCCTTTATTTATTCTAATATAATTATCTCTTGGATATGGTATATGGAAATTACATTCATTTTCCGGAGTTAATTTTAAATAAAATAAGTATACTTTCATAATTCATTCACCTATAAACATAAACCTGAATAAATAAAATAATACATCTAATGTATTATCAGTTACTTTAGAGCTATTCTTAATATTCTCTGTTATACTCTTAACACACTTCTTATTTTTATCATTTAAGTATTTAAAATATTTTTCTCTCATATCATTAAAATGAGTAATAATAAAATCATTAGATAATTTACATATATTATATTCATTTAATGTAGATATTACTCCTATTCCTTTCTCTTCTCCTTTAAATTTACATGAATAAATATACCAATCCAATTGATGTGTTTCATAACTCTTTTTCATCTCCTTTAATTCTTTCTTATCAACTTTTTTACTTTTTACTTTAAATATAGATTTATTACGAGTATTTAAAAATTCTTCTAATAAATCTTTATCAGTAGTCCAAGCATATAGACCATACATAGTATTATCTCTATATACATATTTTTCAGAATTATCAATAAAGTAAATATATTGTAAATTAAATACATTTATTGGTATTTCTATATTAACTAAATAAATTTCCATAAAATTAATAATTATTCCTTTCATAAATTAGTTTTATATACTTTAAAATAGTATATAATGTAAGATATATACTGAAAACACTTAGGTAACCTTAAAATATGAAAGGAACATAGAAAAAATATGGCTGTAATAAAGAATCATGCCGAGTTAGGATTAGTTAAAAAGAATGGTGATGTTGATATACTCTATTTGAAAAATCAAGGTAGAGATGTAGAAATATTACGTGATAATAATGCTAAACTACCTACATCAATAAATACAGCACAAGATTTAGCTGATAAATTAAATGATTTAGCATTTAGTGATGGTGAAAATCTTGTATATATTGGAGAAGGTGAAATTGGTTCAGGTACATTACCCCCATTATCAGAAGTTGATGATTCTAAACTAAGTATTACTAGTACTTGGTCTAGTCAAAAGATATATGATAGCTATAATAAATTTATATCTAATTATGAAATAGGTAATGGTAATAAAATTGATGTACTCACTAAGTTATTTACAACTCCTGTAGTATTTATAGTAGATACAGAGCAATGGGCTACATTAAAGAATTATACTCCTAAGAATGATGTGGTAGGACAGTGGATAGTTCATTATTATCCATTATCAATAGATGCTCATTCAGTAGAGGGAGCTCCGGGTGCTCCAAATACACCAAGAATAGCATATCAGGATTGGATATTTGCTAATAATAGTACTGATACAACTAATGCGAGACCTCTTCATTATAAGAGAGTATATATTGGTGGTAATTGGAATAACTGGAATGATTTACAATAAAAAAAAAAGAATAGGTAGATTTTTATTTCTACCTATTCTTTAATTTAATTTTTACATTAGCTTATTTTTAATCTTCTTAAGCTTTTTTCTTTCTTTCTTAATTTTCTTTAACTTCTTTTCTAACTTCTTATTCTTATCTTTCTTACTCTTCTTTAATTTGGATTTCTTCTTAGGAGAAATATAATCTCCTCTTAATGCATCAATAAAACTTCTTGGTTTACCATCTGCATAAGTGCCAAATAGAAGTTCCTGATCTCCTAATCCATCAATTACATTTCCTGCTAATTTTGATATATTAGCAAATATTGCTCCTGATAATGATGATTTCTTTTTCATATAAAATACCAACCTTTCAAATATATAAGTTATTTAGTTACACATAGATGATATATAAATCACAATTATTTTAATATATTAAAATAAGAAAGGATTTATATAGCTTATGAATTTATCTAGTATAGTAACAAGAATTAAGTTAAAACTAGGATTAGTAAATTTAGCAATGCCTTTTGAGGATATAGATAATATCATTACTACAATAATACAGGATATAACTCTTCCAGTATTCTCATTATATTTTCCAGATAAAGATACATTACATATGAATCTTAAAGATTTAGAATTATTAGAAAGAACTGCTATATATGAGAAAGTATTATTACCTGATTTTAAAACTAGAAAATTGATATATGTATTTGATGTTAAATATAACTATGATAATTTATCTGGAGTAGGATATTATGGTGGTGGAGTTCCTTTATTGGAAGGAAGTATGTTTAGACAGATGATGTTAGCAAACGCTGGTGCCAATCTAATGAATACTATGATACCAAAGATGTCGTTTAAATTTGAACCTCCTAGAGTATTATATGTATATAACGCATGGAGTAGTAGTACACTACAGTTTGATTTAGGATTTGAACATGATAAAAGTTTAGCATCTATACCAGAAACTGTAAGAGAAGAATTTCTTAAATTAGCAATGTTGGATGTTAAAGAGAATATATATCCCACATTAAAGCAATATACAGAAATAAATACTGCACTAGGAAATATAAATCTTAAATTAGATGATTGGGCTGATGCTGATAATAATAGAAGAGATTTATTAGATAAATGGGATGATGTATATCATCTTGAATTTACCCCTATGTATTATTTATAACACGGAACATAGAAAATAAGATTATTACTAGATATTTGAGGTAAGTTTTTTTTATGTTGGAATTACTGAATAGGATAAAAAATAATAATGGTGGTGGTATAACGACAGACACTACCGAATTCATTCTCGATGGTATTAAAGGTAATTGTATATATTCATATGATTACTATGAGTCATTTGAATATAATTATATTACATTATGTTGGAATAGCGTCTATATAGATATTGACTTAAATAATCATATGGGTAGGATTAAAAACCTTAATAAAATGGATAATTCACAGATACATGAATTATCGGACAATTTTGGTAAGGAAATTTGGGATATTATAAATACGGGTAATTATATTACGTTATAATCAATAATATTATGATATAGAGATTAGAAATAAATACTAATCTCTATATCATTTTTTTTATTCTATAACAATTCCTATACCTAGATCTTTACAATATTGATATTCTAACTGACTCAATATATCTTTAGTATAATCTTTAGAGAAATAAGCTATATCCGATTCGCTTATTTTATCCAATATTGTACCATATTTATCAGATTCTGAATCAATATCAATACGATTATCTGATATATAAATATCCAATTCTTCATTAGGATATTTTTCTTTTATTTTTTCTACTATATTATCATCATTATCTGATTGATAAACAAATATCTTTTTCAATGATAAATACCTCGTATATAATAAAATTTAAAATGCTGTTTATATTTATATCTATATAATATTTTTTTGTAGTAATAAAATTTATATTCATGAAAGGAGTAACAAGATGAAAAAAATTGATAAGTTTAATACGATATGTATAAATGCAGTAATTAAACTATTAAAAGAAAAAGGTGTTAATATAGAATTAGATGATATTATGACTTTGAGATGTAGTTATGATGGAACTATCGGTTCTGCATTAATATTCACTGGTAATAAGAATGGGTTTTATTATGAGTTTAATTATAATAAAGAAACTCAAGAATTGGCTTATGAAGAATGGTCTAAAAAGGAAGAATTAAACCCAAGAGATATAAATTATTTAATATTTAGAAGCTTATTAAATAATGCAAACACTGATATTGTGTAAGTAAGAAGGGATGATATTAAAATGATTGAATTGAAACGTGATAATGATGGAAAGATAATTAATATATCTTCCAAAATAGATATGTTTAGAATGTTGAATGAAGATATTATATATACTAATGATGGTATGTGTTGGGAACCAACAGGTAAATTCATCAATGATGGTGAAGATAAACATATGATTTATGAAAACACCGAGGGATTTGAAAATATACTTCCGTTAATTTTATCAGATTTAGTTGATACTAGTAAGGGACTGGAATTATTATATGATGAAGATGGTAGTGTTATGTTTATGAGAACTATGTATTATTATGAAGATATCCCTACACACCCAATCAAAGAAAACTTTGTTACATACTTCCCCACAGCAACAAAGGGAATATGTAGTGATGGTATGTATCATACCATATATGTTAGTGATTCAGGAATCTTTATGGTTGATTAATAGAAAGGGATATTATTATGGCAAAACAAAAATATTTAGTAACAGATTCAATAATAATCGCTAATATGTTTAGTGATTCAATAGAAAGTAGAATATGGGGTCAGTGGAAAATTAGAATTAAAGATGACTTGGATGAAGCGATTCTTATTACAACTTGTAAAGATAAATGTGCTTGGTATCGTATAGAAGAGTCTTAAGATTGGTATAGTACAAAGTAACTAAGAAAGGATACAAGTTATGTTAGTATTAAAAAGTACAGAAATTAATAACAGAATAGATGAAACGGCTTTAATTTATCATTATCTATATAATGGTAATAATGTAAGAGTTGAATATCTTTCATATAAAAAACCTAATGAAAAGATTAAGGTTTCGTATAAAGGTTGTTTTGCAACCATTGTAAAAAGTAATCCGAAATTATCATATACAACATTTCCAAGTTGGTCAATTGATATGCTAAATTTAGCACATGAGTTGAATGATATAATCGGTACTAATATTTTATTTACATAAGGAGAAAAAAAAATGAAGAAATTTGCAAGTAATGATAGAAATGTAACTGGGTGCATCAATGATAAAATGTGGCAAGAGTACGTTGAAGGTCAGATGTGCTGGGTATGTTCAATACCAGATGATGAGTCTTTAAAATATGCTCAGGTGGTTATTGATTCATATAAGGGTTCAAGAACCTTTGTAAAAGTAATTAGATAAAAAAAAATAGAGGATAAGAATTATCTTATCCTCTTTTTTTTAATATGTTATTAATCCTAATTTATCTTCTAGTATCATTATTTCATTTAGATACTTTTTAAATCTATCAGGATCATAGATTCTAACCCATTGCTTTGGTTGAAATTCTATTATTGATTTATAATTATTCAATATCAATAATATATACCAGAATTCTGTAGTACCATATATATCTTCTGATAATCCTTTAGGATTCCATTTATAAATTCTCTGTTGATCTAGTGTTAATTCTTGGTCAATCATTATTTCATCTAGGAAATCTCTATATTTACTTATTATAGACATAAATGGTATTCTTATAGTTCTATTACTCTGTTTATCATATAAATAAGCATCGTGATGTAATGCTCTGTATGATATTTCTAAACTTTTACCATATTCTATTTGATCTGGTACAGTAGAAGGAATATAAGCCATAACGATAATCCTTTCTTATACAACTTCTTTGTTTATATCACTTACTGTAGTAGGAGAATAACTTAATTTAGTGATTTTACCATTAAGAAATTTTCCTCTTAATTTTGATTTAGCATTTATAGTATATTTAAATGATTTAACTGCTATACTTTGTACTTCATCATCAATACTATCTTTAAGGTAACTAGTTAATGAAGAAGTTATTGTATTCATTAACCCATTAGTTCCATCTGTAGTATACTTAGCAGTCATATAATTTTGCTCTTGTAATGTATTACTAGTAGTAGATGGTTTATTATTAGCATTTTTAAATACACCAGACCCGTTAGTTTGACAAGGAGAAGTTGATTTACTATCTCCTTTTATATTAGGCATGAATGATGGTATATAAACAGCCAATTCAGTATTCTGGTCTACTACAGTTTGATCAAAATTAATTATATTTACTTCATCAGATAAATTATAATTGGATCCAATAATTGACATCATAATTATTATTACCTTTCATATTACTAGATTATTTTTTTGTTTTCAAGTAATTCGTATTATTGATATATATATATATATATCATTTTTATGTAATAATAAATCATATATTTAAGATGTCCTATCAGGCTTAACGGGGAGAAGGAGTTTTTTATGACAGAATTATTTAAGAGGTTGGATAATGTTGAGGAGAAAGAAATATTCAACAAAGAAACTAAAGTTAAGTTCACCGAAATAACGTTTGAGTATAATGGTATTACCGGAGATGCGTTCATAGAATACCATCGTACTGAACGTAAAACAGAACTACCATATATATTCCGTATTGATTGGAATGGTAAAAAATATATCTATAATAGAGAGTTGGATATGCAGAAGTCCAGTTTCACAGAATCCGATAGAGATTTTGTCGATCGATGGAATAGTACTCAAGATGCTGAGTTACTAACCGTTGAAGAACTTGAAGAATGTCGAAGAATTGATGAAGAAGATTTACACAAATACATCTTCGTCAGCAAACGAAATAAAATCAATAACGATGATGGTTCGACTGTCGAGAATATCGATTTTAATTTTAGAGGTATGACAGGTCATCTTGATGAATTTATAGATGATACTGGTGAGTTTAGAATATACAAATTTACACTAACGTTTGATCATCAGTTTGCTGAATGGGGAAGAGAGTCATCGGGCGAGATTGTTACCCACTCATCATTTACATCTAGGAATTATAAAAAGTATAAAGATTTCTTAGAAGCATTTACAGAAGCTTTTCAATATTCTGTTCCGGTTATTTCAATAAGAAAGGATGAGTTCGATGTTAAATAAAGAAGTACTTTGGAATGAGATATGTAGAATGGATGGGCTTGCATATGGTTCCACTAATAGAAAGCTAAAAAAGATAACTATTGGTTTAGAAAATGTATATCGTAGTTTATATAATTTTCACGTAGGTGGTTATAAAGATATTGATGATGCTCGATTGGTATTATCTAATGAGATAAATGTTACTTTTATAAGTATAAATATTGGATGGAGTCTTTGTGCAAAGACCTCTATTAACGAGATTATAAAAATGATAGAATCTATAGACTCAATTGAAAAATTGGATTATTATAAGGATTCGAGTTCGGTATTAACACATATTGATGCTTTATTGGAATATACCAATCAAATAGTTTATTGTAAATTATTAGGTTAAATTATATAGTTATTGGAGATAGTAATTATTTACTATCTCTTTTTTTTTTCATTAATTTTCATAAACACTATATATTTAATAATTCAATAGTTGTCCTATCAGGCTTAACGGGGAGAAGGAGTTTTTTGTATGTTAGACAATATCAAGTTATATAATGAAGTTTGTAGGTTAGATGGGCTATCAGTATTATGCACTGATGAGAAATTATTACATATTACATTAACAGTTCAACGATTATATGAAGCACTATATAATGTTAATGATACAGCAATTAGTGATGCTAATAAAATTTTAAATAATACTATTATGAAATATCACGTGATAGAAGAACCTAAAGGTTGGGGTTGTTGTATGAAGTCTTCTATTAAAAAAGTAATTAAGTTGATAGAATCTATGAAAGGTATTAAGTTGATAGAATATCAACTAGATGTATACGATAGTTCTATAGAAAGTTGGATTGATGTGCTGACAGAATATGTCCAGCAAATAATTGATTGTGGTTTATTATATCATTTCCAAGCATCATAAATATATAGCTATTAGAAATAGTGATTAATCACTATTTCTTTTTTTTTATTAATTTTCATAAACACTTTGTATTTAATAAGTAAGAATAAATCGAGGATTAATATGGGAATAGATGAAAAAAAAGAAGATAATGAAGACATATATTAATTAATATATTATCTAACTGAATATATTAATAGAAAGGTGGGTATATTATGTGATTAAATCTATCCCAATAAGAATATATCCTAATAAAACACAATTAAAGATTATTGATGATACTCTAGCTGCTTGTAATTTTGTAAAAAATAAGTTCTTGGAGTATAATCTTAAGAATCGTGATAAAGGTGAGAAATTTACTGATGGATATGATTTTATTAATTATGTAACTAAATTAAAGAAAGAAGATGGTAATAAATATTCATGGTTAAGAGGTATTTATAGTAAAGCTATACAAGAAGCTATCATGTGTAAAGAAAAAGCATATTTAGATTTCTTTAATCATGATAAAGGTCTTCCTAAGTTTAAATCTAGGAAAAGAATGAATAAAGAATCTTACTATTTTAATAATCAACAGCATACTTATTATTTTACAAAAAATAGTGTTGTATTACCTAAGTTAAAAAGAATAAGAATAACTAATGGTGATTCTTTACCAAATGAAAATAGCATTATATCTGGTAGAATTGTACGTCATTATGATAAATATTACGTTAAGTTTATTTATGATGACGAATATAACGATAATAAAGATATTATTAAGAGAAATATTAAACTAGGTATTGATTTAGGTATTAAAGAGTATGCTATAATATATGATGGTTATAATTATCATCATTTTAAGCATTTTAAAGAATTAGCTACTTATAAGAGATATTATGATATGATTAAGAAATTACAAAAGGTTGTATCTAAGAAAGCAGAATATAATTATGGTAAATTACTTAATGAATACTTTAATGAATATCATAACGAACCTAGTGAAAAAGAAAAGAATAAATTGAAAGGAGAAGCCTATAACTCTTCTAATATAAGGAGAATCTTTAAGAAGATTAATAAAATTAAAGTTAAATTAACTAATATAAAGGATGACTTTATTAAGAAATTAGTTAATCTACTAACGGCGATAATCAAGCCAAAGAAAATTAATATTGAAGATTTAGATGTTAGTAGTATGTTAGAAAATGATGAATCTCATACATTACACGGATATATAGCAGAAAGTTGCTTTTATAAGTTTAAAGTTCATTTAATTAATAAATGTAAGGAGTACGGTATTAAAATAAGATTAGTTAATACTTATTATCCATCTACTCAATTATGTAGTAAATGCGGTAAAAAGAATACAGATATTAAATTAGAGGATAGAACTTTTATATGTAAGAAATGTGGTATGTCTATGGATAGAGATGAGAATGCAGCTACTAATATTTATAATTGTAAACGTAGATATTATAAAGAAAACGCTTGAGGTTGCGCAAGTTTAAAGACTCTTAAGAAGAGATAAGGTTGATTAATTAACCAGCAACATGGGAATTGAATTAAATACAGAGCAAGTCTATGCTATATATGAATTAGAGCATTGGTGGCATTCTAAAGATAATCAGTTATTTCAAATAACTGGTGGTCCAGGAACTGGTAAAACTACTCTAGTTAGATATTTTATAGATAGACTTGGTTTAAGTTTAGAGAATGTACTATTTGTTGCATATATGGGTAAAGCCGCTTCTATTTTACAAAGAAATGGATTACCCGCAAAAACTATACATTCAGCAATATATGATTATGTAGAAAAATTAGATAGAGATGAAAATGGGCATATAATAATTAAAGAAAATGGTAAACCTAAGCTAAAGCATTTCTTTGAATTAAAAGACCATATAAGTAAAAAAATAAAATTAATAGTATTAGATGAAGCATCTATGGTTGATGAACCTATAGGAAAAGATTTAATGTCATTTAATATTCCTATTATCACATTAGGTGATTTAGACCAATTACCCCCAGTATTTGGTAAACCGTTCTTTTTACAAAATCCTAATGTAAGATTAAAACAAATTATGAGACAGGCTGAGGGAAATCCTATTATTTGGTTATGCCAACAAGTATTAGCTGGTAAAGAATTAAAATATGGAGTATATGGAAATTCTGCTATTATTAAAAAATCAGAGATAACTGACTATCATTTTAAGAATAGTGATATTGTAATTACAGGTACTAATAGATTAAGATATAATATAAATAATTACTGTAGAGAGTATATTAAAGGGATAAGAAAATTAGAATATCCTCATATAGGAGAAAAAGTTATTTGTAGAAAGAATAACTGGAATCAGTGTTTAAAAGGTGGAATATATTTAACTAATGGAACAAGTGGATTTGTTGATTATATCTATAGAGATTCTTATAATAAGAAAACTATGAAGATGGATTTTAGACCTGATTTTACTAAGAGTATATTTAAGCATATAGAATTTGATTATAAGCATATGTATGCTATTCCAGGTCAAGAGAATGAAGAAAATAATTTTGGATTCTATTATGATAAAATGGAATATGCATATGCTATTACATGTCACGCATCTCAAGGAAGTCAATATGGTAAAGTATTATATATGCATGAAGATTTTATGAGAGATTCGGATGATAGAAAAAAGTTAATATATACAGCATTATCAAGAGCAATTGAAAGTGTAATAGTTGTTATATAATATCTTTATGTAACCAATAAATTTATTTATACAGGAGATTTAATTATGGCAAATAATAGGAACACATATCAGCAAGTACAAACAGTTTCAGTATCAAGAGATAAGCTAATAGAGATAGCTAGTGATACTGAATACAATAAGAAAGATTTAAAAGTCTTCTTAGCATTATTAACCCAGTTAGATGGTTATACTATACCAATCAAGTACAATAAAGATCATCAAGACCCATTAAATTTTAAAATGATAGATAAAGAAAGTTTAGCTGATTTATTATGTCTGACTAAGAAAGAAGTTAATAAATCTATCACAAAATTATATAATGATGGGTATATTGAGAAAGGTGATAATGCTACTATTAAAGGTGGGTATAGATTTACATTCTAATTACATTAAACGTAAATCGAATATATCCAAATATATATTATTTATGAGTATAGATTATCTATATTCATAAATAATATTAAGGAGGTATAAATTTATGAGTAGAAATAATAAACTGGATTATATGCCCATAAGTAATCCAGTTAAGAAGAATAGAGCTCAATCTTCTTCTACAGTAAAAAAGAAGATCAGAGCTAAAAAGAATAATAACACTAAGGTTTTTAATTTACTATATAACCTTAGTGTTATTATATTTATTCTCGGAGCATTCGAGTTATTTGGCGTAGTAACTTGGAATGCTCTTGGTGGTTACGATATGTCTGGAATCGCAATCATCAAATCCATAATTCCAGGCATCATTGCATTAGGAGTAGGTTTATTCCTAATGCACATTATTCCAGACGGAAAGGGGGTGAGAAAATGAGCAATTTAAGGAGTTATTATGTTAATTCATTTGTCGTTATGTATGATGGAGACGACGATGATCTTAATGACTGGTATGACTGCGATGGTTATGGTTCGTACTAGTCTTTATGGAGTATGGAGAGTGATATTAAGTTATCACTCTCCTAATCAGTAATAACTCCTTAAACTATAATATTATATATTATTTTTTTGTATTCATATAGTAAAATTACGAAAGGATTCATATGAAGACATCATTATCTTCATTATTATTCTCTGTAGGGACTTCTTTAAAAGTAAATATGAAATTAACTACTAATGAACCTAATTCATCTTATGATATTATTTCTAAATCAGTATGGTTAGAAAATGAATATATTAGATTAGTATTAAATCCATATTTAGAATTGGATTTCCGTAATAAATATGATTACAAATCAGAGAGTAATAAAAAATCAACGTCATTAAAATGTATAGCAATATCAAGGAGGGATGTATTTGCATTAATATTTAAATTAAAGAATTTAGTAAAAAATTTATATAGTGATAATAATTTATTCTATATAGATGATAAAAAAGAATTAAAATTAAATGTAGAAAAATCGGAATCATTTAAAGTAATTCATAATACAGTATATGGTGATAGTATGGAATTTAAACCATTCTTAATTAAATTAACTGATAATACTGTATATGAAGGAATTATAATAATTCTGAGAAATGATATTAGTTTATATAGTTATCTAACTACAGAAGAATTAAGATATTTTATATTTGAGTTAGAAAGAGTTAATTTTACTCTATTAGCAACTGAATTGTTTAATACATATATTAGTATAACGGAGAAAACTAATAATCAAGAAGTAAAAAGTAAAAAAGTGGTTCAACAGAATTCAAGTAGTTCTGTTGAATCATTTAATAGCAATTTGAGGTATGATAATATTATACCTAAAATATAAAAAAATTATAAAGGAGTTTTTAAAATGAAAAAAGAGAGTAGTATTAAATTTCCACAGTATGTAAGTGGTAATGCAAGAGCAGTATCTGTTGTAGGTTATATGACAGATACAAAATTTGATTATGAAGATGGTAAAGGATATTTAGATGATGATGGATATATATGGATTTTCTGTAAGAATGGAAAACCGAAGAATAGTGATGAATATCCGTATTTCTGGATTGAAGATGATAATATAATATATTCAATACCAGATGATGAAATAAGAGATAAATTCAATATAGATAATATGATTGATATATCTCTTGTAAATATAATAGAAAAAACAAAACCTAACGAAGTACTGTATGATGAGCAAGAAATACAAGATATGAATAGTGCTGCAAGTTTCTATGTGCCGATAATAAATGATAGTGATGATTTCTTAAAAAAGATAGTTAAAAATACTATCATTGCTAAAGGAATAGATATAAATAGATTAAAAGGTAAAACAGATCAAAAATATGTATTACCTAATATGAAAGCAGCATTAGAGAATAAAACTAAAATGTCTGTAATCTATTTCTGCTGTTGGATGGAACTATTAGGATGTGATTTTCAAATAGATATTATTGATAATGGATTGGATTCAACTAATAAACTTAAAACTAATCTGATATATACATCTAATACAGATAAAGTATATAAGAATATTAATAATGAACTAATTGAATGTATTAATAAGAATAGTGAAGGTGATAGTGATGAGATGGATTAATTGATATATTATCTACCCGAATATGTTTATAGAAAGGTAGGTATATTATATGATTAAATCTATTAAGTTGAGAATATATCCTAATAAGACTCAACTTAAGATTATTAATAATACTCTAAGTGCTTGTAACTTTGTTAAAAATAAATATTTAGAGTATAATATTAATAATTATAAAGAAAATAAGAAGTTTATTACTGGATATGATTTTAGTAAAATAATTAATAAATTAAAGAAAGAAGATGATAAATATTTATGGATAAATAGTATTAGTAGTAAAGCTATACAAAATGCTATATTATCTAAAGAAAAAGCTTATAAATCTTTCTTTAAGAATAAGAAAGGGTTTCCTAAGTTTAAATCTAGGAAAAGGATAAACAAAGAATCTTATTTCTTTATTAAAGATAATATTCATTATATTAATAGAAATATTATTAAATTACCAAAGTTAAAGAAGATAAGAATAACTAATAGTAATCAACTACCAGATAAATCTTTAATTACTTCTGGTAGAATTATACGTCATTATGATAAGTATTATGTTATGTTTATTTATAATGATGAAAATGATAATAAAGATATTATTAAAAGGGACATCAAACTAGGTATTGATTTAGGTATTAAAGATTATGCTATAATATATGACGGTTATGAATGTTATCACTATAAACACTTTAAAGATTTAGATAAATATAAAAGACTTGATGAAAGAATTATTAAGTTACAGAAGATTATATCTAATAAAGTAAAATATAATTATGGTAAATTATTAAATGAATACTTAGATAAATATCATAAAGAGCCTAATGAGATACAAAAAAGAATTATGAAAGGATATGCTTATAACTCTTCTAATATAAGAAGAATCTTTAATAAGATTAATAAATCTAAAGTTAAATTAACTAATATACGAGATAACTTCATTAAGCAATTAGTTAATAAATTAACGGCGAGAATCAAGCCTAAGAAAATTAATATTGAAGATTTAGATATTAGTAGTATGATAGAAGATGATAATACATCTCATAAATTACATAGATATATACAAGAATCTAACTTTTATAAGTTTAAAATGCATTTAATTAATAAATGTATAGAATATGGTATTAAAATAAGATTAGTTAATACTTATTACCCATCTACAAAATTATGTAGTAATTGTAGTCATAAGAATAACCATATTAGATTAATAGATAGAACTTATGTATGTAGGGAATGTGGATTAGTTATGGATAGAGATGAGAATAGTGCTATTAATATTTATAATTGTAAATCTAAGAATTATATAGAAGTTGCTTGAGGTTACGCAAGTTTAAAGACTCTTAAGAAGAGATAAGGTTGAGTAATTAACCAGTAACATATGGTGGTTTCAGTGAATACATATGGAGAGATGAGCGATTTTCAACAACCGACTTTATTACAGTATATCAATAGAGATAGTAGTAATATCATAAGTCAGGTTGATATGGATTGTAAATATAGTTGTAGTTATATCGAAGAACCGAATTTAGTATTTGATATAATAAGGAAAGAAGTGTAATATGAAATTAGATATCAATAATTATAATATGATTGATACTAAGAAAACTAAAATTAAAGGAAAATTTGAGCCAAGGGATATCTCTTGGCTCGATTTTAACCAAAGAGTTCTTAGTTGTAGTTTAAAGAGTAATATACCATTTAACGAAAGAATGAATTTCTTAGGTATAACAGAAAGTAACTTAGATGAATTTATTGGAGTAAGATTTTCTAATACATATAATAATAAGAATGAAGAACCATATAAAGAATTACTTAAAGGAATAAAGAAATTCTTTAGTCATCAAAATTCTACATTCAAAATATTATTAAAAGAATTAAAAAGTAAATATAATATAGAATTAACTATTCCCGATAAATTATCTAAGAAAGAAAAAGATAAGTTAAAAGAAGTATATGATGAAATGATATTCCCATTAATAACTCCTATTGATATTAGTGATGGGAATTATAATATAACTTCAGGTACTGTATGTATTTCTACTATAGTAAAAAGAAATGGTAATGATAGATTAGTAATTATACCTCTATTAAATAATATTGGTAGATTATATCAAATTGGTAATAATATCCTTTTATTAGAGGATATTATTACATTCTTTATGAAAGATACTTTATTTATCAATCAAGAAATAATTTCTACTAGTGTATTTAAAATTATTAAAGATGCTTCTGTTATTTTATCACATGATGAAAGTAAATTTATAGTAGATAGAATGATAGATACTCTTAATAAAAGAAATACATCTAAATCTTTATTCTTAGAATTAAGAGATAATACAGATGATGAAATGGAGAAATTATTATCTACTATATTTAAAATACCAAATAATCATATCTATAATAAAAAGATAGTAATTGATTATAAAGTATTTAGTAGAGAAAAGATATTGGGGGTAAAAGAATCATATAAATCATTTGATCCATTTCAATATGAGAACTATGAGAATTATTATAATATATTTGATGCTATTAATAATGAAGATATTTTATTACATCACCCTTATGATAGCTACGATACAGTAGTTAAGTTTATTCAACATTCAGCTATTGATCCAAATGTAGAAGTAATAAGACAAACTCTTTATAGAGTATCTAGTATTAATTCTCCTATAGTAAATGCTTTATGCGATGCTGCAAGGAATGGTAAATCAGTAGTAGTTTTAGTAGAAATAAAAGCTAGGTTTGATGAAGATAATAACATAAAAGTTATTGAGAAACTCCAGAGAAATGGAGTAAGAGTTGTACTGGGTGAAGAGTATCTTAAAACTCATTGTAAAATGTGTATAGTAGTAAGAAGAGAAGGGGATAAAGTTAAAATATATTCTCATGTAGGTACTGGTAATTATAATGAGAAAACTGGTAAATTATATACTGATTTATCATACTTTACTTCTAAGCAAAAAATAGGTAGAGATTTATTAATGATATTTTCTATTCTAAGTGGTAATAATAGACCAGATGAAGGATTAAATAAAGTTTTCTATGCTCCTGTAAATTTAAGAAAGAAATTAGAAAAATGTATTGATAGAGAAATTTCTAATGTAAAGAAAGGAAATAAAGGAGAAATCTTTATTAAAGTAAATTCTTTATCTGATATAAAAATGGTTAATAAATTATACGAAGCTGCTGATAGTGGAGTTAAGATTAAAATAATATGTCGAGGTGCTTGTAGTATTATTCCTAGAAAGAATATAGAAGTAAAATCTATAGTAGGAAGATTTCTTGAACACAGTAGAATTTATTATTTTAAGAATAATAAACATCCTGAATATTATATCAGTAGTGCAGATTTATTAACAAGAAATTTGGATAGAAGAGTAGAAACTTTAATATCACTGACTGATTCTAATGTAATAGAAGATTTAAAATGGATTATTGAAGTATTAAATGAAGATCAAATCAATAGCTATAAATTAAATGATAAAGGTAAGTGGATTAGAGTAAAAGGAGATTTTGATTCTCATCAATGGTTTATTGATTATTCAGATAATAAGAAAAGAAAGAAGAAGTGGAAATGACTATAATATTTCAGTTATGTAACATTTCTATAGAAGTGATGAGTAATATAAATTTATTTATGGACAGAAAATACCTATAGACGGTAAAACATAATTATGCTTCCAAAGTCTTCAAAACGTATTTGAGTATTGACTAAAGAAAATCTCCAAAAATTTTTATTATTACTACTTTTTCCAAACTTATCACTTCATGTCACACACTTAAGACTACAGGTTTTACTCCACCTGTAGTCTATTATTTTTTTTCTTTATAATTCTTTTTTTTCTCGTAAATACCCCTTAAAAACACTGGTATAATGGGTTATCCCTCTATATTATACTTAAGAAAGGTTGGTAAAAATCTATGGCTAAAACTACTGGATCTAAAGCCAATTTTCTAAAAATGTCTAATAAGAGTATTAATACTAAATGGTTGCAAAATGCAATGAAAAGTATTGGTATTAGTACTAGAAATGTAATTAAAGATATAACCCCAAATTTATTTGATGTTGTTACAACAGGTGCTGAAATAGGTAGAGATTTCGTAACCTCTACCAGACAAAATTTAGCATCTATAAATAAAGTATCAGATACTATAAGGGGAAATAGATATGTTCAATATGCTGAGAAAGCATATAAGAACGCATTAACAGATATTAAATCTGGTAATTTAAATAACGAAGACCGTGCAGATGAAGCTTTAATGGCTACTATTGGATTCGGTGATATGGATGGTGATGGTACCAGTTTTGGTGATGATGGTGGCGAAGGTGGAAATACCTATAACGTCTACCAAAATACAGGAACATCCGAAGCTGTAGTTAAACTTAGTGATCAAGTACAAAGAGGTCAACTTGCTCAAGTTAAAATGCAAAAAGCAAGTATGGATGCATTTATTGCAGTTCAATCAACTGCTATGCATCAGATGGCTAAAAATCATGCTGAGATATTAAATCATCTAAGTAATATATCAACCGAACTATCCTCTATAAATTCTTTTAATAATGAGAATATGGCTAAGTTCATAGAAAGTTCTTTAGCATATTATGAGAAGATGGGTAGACTAACTGAAGAAGAAAAACAGAGTAGTCAAAAACTATCAGTATCTGATGTATTGAATAGTAAGACTGGCGGTATTAATCTAAAATCATATAAAGATTTTGTAAAGCAGAATATGAAGAAAGCATTTAGTAAAACTACTGTTGGTATGGTAGCTGGATTGCTTGATAATGATATGATGTTAGATCAATTAGTATCCAATCCACTTGGTATGGCTACAGAAACTTTAGTTACTTATATGATGCCAAAAATGCTAACTACTACTTTACAAACACTAGAAACTACATTTTCACATGCAGTTCCTAGATTACTTTCTAAGTTAGGAGATTTGGCAGATACTAAAGGAAATGATTTTGCTTCTGCATTTAAAAGATTTATAGGTGAATCTTTTGGTTTTAGAAATGATAAAATAAAATCATTTAAAAGAGCTGATATAGATAAAAGAGCAACTCCATTTGATGGAGAAACTAAACACGCTATAACAGAAATAATCACTAAAGAACTTAGAGAACAGACTGCATTACTTAAAGTAATTGCTAGTAAAGGAAATAAAAATGCTCTTAAAGAAATGAGAGATTATGAAGAATTCTTTGACGAGAATACTGGTAGATATATGAATAGAGATACTATGAATATGAATCTCGCTCAAGAACTTCAGTTATCTATAAATAGTGCATTTGCTGAATCTAAGTTTGGTGAAAATATCAGTAAGATAGTTACTGATTTAAAAATGCCTGAAAATGTAAATGATAAAAAGGCAATGGATAAATATAAGAATACTCAAGCAGAATATGAAAAAACTATTCAAGAGTTATTCTTAAAACTTGAAAGAGAAAATAGAACTGTTACTTTTCCTATATTAATAGAAATAATGAATTCATTAGGAGCTCATTCTTCAGTAAAAGAAAATCTTATAGATTACGCTATGAAGATGTATGCTACTGATAGTAAAAGTATAAGTGATATTGATACTGCTAGATTCAGAGCTCAAGCAGAAAGAAAAGATGCTGTAGAGAGAATAACTGAAGCTAGAAATGTTAATCACTTAGACCATTCATTATTTAATGGGATGGATATTGATGAAGCCATGGATAAAATCCTTGGCTATGGTACATATGCAGTTACTAAAGGAAAAAATAAGAGATTAAGATCCGATAAGAATGCTTGGAGTAATTCTGATTTTGAATCCCATGAACAAGCTGTACTAGAACAAGGTTATTCAAATCTTCCTTATGCTCGTACTGGTTATAATGGTACTATAGGAGAAAGATTTAAGCAATTCGGTTCGGATGTTAGAGAAGGATTTAGAAAAGGAAGACAAAGAACTGGTGATAATGTAGATAAAGTTATTGGTACAGTTAAAGGTGTATCAGATGCTGCTGTAAAAGCAACTAAATCAATATTCTCTGGTGATGTAAAAGGATTATTTGGAGATGCTGCTTCTTATATAGAAAGAACTTTCTCAGATATTACTAATAAAGCTAAATTATTCTTCTTTGGTGAAAAAGATGAAGAAACTAATAAAAGAAAGGGTGGAATATTATCTGATCTATATAATAACGTAAGAGGATTCTTTAATAAAACTATAGATGATGTAAAAGATAATTTTCACTCTATCGGTTCTTCTATCAAAGATGGAATTATGCTTAAAATATTTGGTAAAGTAAAAGATCCGGAAACTGGTGAATATAAAAAAGATGAGAATAGTGGACCCTCATTATTTGATAAAGCTAAGAATATATTTACCGATGGAATAACTGGTTGGACTAAAGCTTTTTTTGGTGATGAAAATACTAAAGAGCATGTAGAAGAAGGAAAGAATAAAGCTAAAGAAGTTATTAATTACTTAAAGAATAATGCTGATGCAGGTTTAACTGGAGCTGGTATTGGTGCTGGTGTAGGAATGTCAATGGGTGGATTTTTAGGTTCAGTTATTGGTGGTCCTTTTGTTGGTGCTGGTGTAGGTGCTATTGGTGGATTCTTATCAAGAAGCGAAAAATTCCAAAAGTGGATGTTTGGTGAAGTAGATGAAGAAGGAAATGAAATTTCTAAAGGTATTATTTCACAACAAACTCAAAAATTCTTTAAAGATAATAAAGATCATCTAATAGGTTCTACTGCTGTTGGAGCAGGAGTTGGAATGCTTACTGGTGGTGGATTATTAGGTACTTTAGTTGGTGGTCCTGTTGGTGGAGCTATTATGGGATTGGCTGGTGGAATATTAACTAAATCTCAAATGTTCCAAGATTTCTGGTTAGGTAATCCACAGAAAGGTCAAAAAGGATTAAAGAATGCTATTGCAGATGCTTGGTCTTCTCATTTCTCTAGTAAAAATGGAGAAGAAGTAGAAATAGGTAAACAGGGTATGCAAGCTATTGGTATGAGTGCAACTGGTGCTGCCGCAGGTGGTGCTGTTGGATTACTTATGGGTGGTCCTGTTGTTGGTGCTATAGCTGGTCTTTCTTTAGGAATTGCATCTCAGGGTAAAAACTTAAAAGAATTCTTCTTCGGTAAAGAAGATGGTTTAAATTTAGGTGATGGTGAAAAAGTTAAAAAACAAGGTATATTTGGTATTATAGGTAATACTATTAATGCTAATATATTGAGTCCATTAAAGACTGAATTTAAATTTATGGTATCAGATGCTCTTAATGTAATAGAGCATAAAATACTTGCACCCGTTGGATTTGCTACTGAATTTGTAGCAGATAAATTAGGTGGATGGGTATCTTCATTAGTACAAAGAACTGGTAAATTCTTTATGAATTTAGGTTTATCTATTAAAGATACTTTAGCAGATTTATTCTCTCCTGTTACAAAAGGAATAGGTAATATTTTATCTAAAGGAGTTCATACTGTATATACAGCATTATCAACAGCTGCAAAAGCTCCGGGTGCTATTATTGCTGCTACTATTAAAACTTTTAATCTTGCAGAAAGATTTAATCAATTTTTACCTGTAAGAGTAGTAAAAGGATTTATTAAAGATGTAGGAACTCTTATTAAAACTGGAATTAAATCTGGTATACAAATGCTCTTTAAAGGAATATTTAATATTCTTAAAACTCCATTTATGCTATTAGCTGGAATAGGAAAAGCTACTAAAGCTGTAGCTAAAGGAATAGGTGGTATTAAAGTTGGTGATAAGAGTATTGGAGAAAGAATTAAGGGTAGACTTAATGGTACTACATGGGCTGAAAACTTCCGTAAAGAAATGGAAGAAAGAGGTGGATTGTTTGGTACATTAAGTGAGAGAATGAGACTCAATAATGCTGATTATAAAGCAAGACAAGAAGAAATTAAAGCTCAATATAAATCAGATAAAGAACTTACTAAAAATGCTCAGATAATTAATAAAGCTAGTAAAGGTCAATTTGGTCAGGATACTGAAGAAGCTAGAAAGTGGCTAAGAATGCACGACCCTAGAGCATATGCTAAATTAGTAGGTGAATCTGCTGATGTAAGAGCTTCTATGACAGTAGAAGAATTAGCTAAAGCAAATCCTAATAAATTATCTGATGAGGGAAAACAAACTTTCTTCTTGAAAAATATTTCTGATGCAGTACAGACTATTATTGCTAATATTAGTGGAAAATCTAAAGCAGTAAATAATACGGCTCAAGCTCAAAATGTTATGAGTGCATTAAATGGAATGAAAACAGAAGATCTTCGTAAAGAAGCTGAAGGTAGAGGAATTACATTTGATGAAAATACAACAGATGATGAGTTAAGAACTCGTATTGCTAATTCTGTAGAAGGTAGTAATGGAAGAGCAACTTCTGCTCCTACTACTGGTTCTCAATTAGGTAATGATGTAGTTAGAAATGTTAATAAAGTTACTAGAGGAGTTAAAAATACTCTAGATGGATTACACACGGTTAAGAATATAAAGCATATGTTTAAATACTTTACATCAAGTAAAGTAGATAAACTTATTATGAGTGCTACTGGTGGTAAATTTGATAAAGATACAGCTGGTGCTAGAAAGTACATAAAACAACATAATACAAGAGCTTATCTTAGATTAATAGATTTAACAGGTTCTGAAGAACCTACAGAAAATGATGATGAAGTTGAAGATGTACAAGATGCTGCAATGGAATCAGGTGAGAATGTAGAACAGCACTCTATTGGTGGATTAATTAAATCTGGTTTATCTCTAGTAGGAGAAAAAGGAGCCGAGTTAATTAATGTAGGTAAGAAAGGTGTTGAAGTTCTTTCTAATAAAGCTACTAAAGCTGCAACCAAAGCAGTTAAATCTGGTAGAAGAAGATTTAGTTCATTCTTTAGTAAATCTACAGAAACTCCAGTAGATTATAATGAAGCTGCTTCTGATGAAGATAGACAGAATAGAATGGAAAATGCTAATGCTGCTGTTGGTGCTGCTAAAACATCAGCTGAACAACAAGCTGCTGTAGCAGAAGCTGCTAGAATAGCAGTAGAAGCAAGAAATGATATAGCATCAGATAATCAGAAGAAAGCATTAGATGAAGCTAGAACTGCTAATGAAATAAGAAAAGAAAAAGAGGAACAAAAAGAGAAAGAAGAAGAAAAGAAATATCGTGAAGATATGATTAAAGCTACTAATAGTAATGGTGAATCAGTAAATAACTTTAAAAAAGGATGGGATGCAATATTCTCTAAGAAAGGTTTAATTACTGCCGGAGCTTTAATTATTGGTAGTTGGATGATGAAGAATTTCCCATCATTAATGAATGGAATAATTCAAGGACTTGGTGGAATTGCTAGTAGTATAGGAACTTTTCTTGGTGGTACTGTAAGTGATGCTACTAGTGACTATAAATGGACTCAAGAAAATTCTACAAGAACTAATGGTAATAATTCTGACCAAGAAATGCAGAGAGAAATAAATGAAGTTAAAAAAGGTAATATCTTTACTAATGATATGGGAGAAGCTACTCATAATACCGAAGGTAGAATGAAATTAGCTGGTAATATCATTAAAGGTGCTTCTAAAAATCCTATTCTTAGTAAATTGGGTAGAGGATTTGTAAAAGTTGGTGGTAAAGTAAGAAATAAATTAGGTGGAGCAATAAAAGCTGGATTATTTTCAAAAGCTACTACTACACGAATAATGAAAAGTGGAGAATCTCTTGAAAATGCAAGATATTTGTATGAGAGAGGTATTATTGGAGCAGAAGGATTATATGACGATATTACTGTAGGTAAAAATGGTATCGTTACTAAAGCAATGAACAAAGTTAGTGGCGTGGGTGATGATATTGGTAAACTTATAGCTCAGAAAGCGGAGAAGGGTAATGGATTATTATCTAAAGTATGTTCATATATACAAAAATTCTTTGATTTAATAACGGAGAAATTTGCTAAGAAAACTGGTCAAGAAGCTAGTGAAAAAGTATTTAAATATGGACCAAGTGCTATTATAAAAGCTCTTAAAAGTCATTGGGATGAATTAGCAGAAAAGATGGCTACTAAGATATCTGCTGTTACTGGAGCTCATGTAACTGGTGCTGCTGTTACAGCCGGTTTAACTGAAGTTGCTTTTGCATCTATAAATGCATTAAATGGTCTTTCTGGTACTGCTAAACTTTTCCAAGTTGCTCCAGATAAAGTAGATGGTAATATGAAACTTATTGCTTCTGTATTTGGTCTTATTACTGGTACAACTCTCGGTAGTATAGTTGATGTTATACTTTCATTAGTTGGTGGAGCAATGGGTGTAGATCTACTACATTCAATGGCAGTTGGATTATATAAAGTATTAGTTGGTGCTGATTCAGATAAAGCTAAAGCATTGGATGCAGCTCAAACAGAATGGCAAGATGCTTATCTTGACCAGAGAGATGGTAAATTACAACAGCAGTATGAAACTCAAAAGAAAGCTGGTATAATTGGACCAAATGTAACTTATGACCAATTTGTAGAAGGAGTTAAGAATGGTACTTATAAAGCATCATATAAATCTTTCCAAGATTGGAATACAGAGAATAATGGTTCTATGTTTGATAAAGCTGCTACTGTAGTTGGTAAAACTGTAAAAGGAACTGCTTTTAAATTTGGTAAATTCTGGAATGGAGAAACTAGTTATACTGATGATAAAGGAAATACTTATAAGAAGAATCAAGATGGAACTTATCAAGTTACTGGAGCTGATGGTTCTGATTTAGGATATGTAAGTGCTGAATCTATAGATATATCTTCAATGACTGAAAATAAATCATCTGGATTTGGAGCTAAAATATTAAATGGTGCTAAGAAACTTGGTAGTAGTATTGGTGGATTCCTTAAGAAAAATAAAGGTGCTGTAATTGGTAGTGCATTGGGACCAGTTGGTACTATAATAGGACATAAATTAGATAAATTATTCTCTAAAGATAGAGATGTATTTTATGATGCGGACGGTTCATTCTATGATGTAAATGGTCAACATTATACAGCTAATGGAGTAAAACTAGATAAAATAGAAAATACTAAATTACAGTATAAAGTTAATTCTGGTCAGTTGATGAAAGGTACGTATACCTTTGAAAAATCTAAAGGTGAAGAATTATTAGATAAAGGAAGTAAAGCTCTTAAGGATGCTTGGAATAAAGCTGTTCCTGTATTAACTGGAATATGGGATGGAGTTAAAACATTTGGTAGTCTTTTTATAAAAGGAGCTAAATATAAATTCTATGATAACCCAATTACTAAATTCTTTAGTACTAAGAGAAATTGCTTCTATGCTGCTGATGGTTCTTATTATCTTCAAGATGGTCAGCATTATACAGCTAACGGTGATGAATTAGATAAAATAGATGAAACTATGCTTTCCAGAATGATAAGTACTGGTCAATTAACTATAGGTACTTACGAAGCTAAAGATAAATCTACAGCTAGTAAAGTATTTGATACTGGTAAAAAAATATTATCTGGAGCTTGGGATAAAGTTAGTAAAGTATTAGGTCCTGTTTGGGATGGATTTACTAAATATATTGGTAGTCCTGTTGTATCTGGACTTAAAGAAAAATTTGATGATTTAAGAACTAAAGCAAGTACTGTATTTAATATGCTAACGGGTACTTGTTGGATAGATGCAGATGGTTCTTATTATACTCAATTAGGAAAAACTTATAATCATTATACTGCTAGTGGTGATCTTATTGATGAAGGAATTGATTCTGAAACTGTAAATAGTTTAATATCATCTGGTATTCTTGTAAAAGGACAAGTTCCTAGTGATCAAAAATTAGGTACTCAATTTACTAATACTATAAGTTTATTAAAAGAAAGAATTAGTAAAGTTGCTGGTTTATTTAAAGATGTTACTAGTACAGTAGGAAATACTGTTAGTGGATTCTTTAATAAAGTAAAATCTGCTGGTGGAAATATTTTAAAAATGATTGGTGGTTTATTTACTACTAAGACTAAAAAGAGTGGTTGGTACTATAATGATGGTTCTTACTATGTAAAAAATGGTAATACCTATACATACTATAATCCACTAGGTGATGTTATTGGAGAAAATATTCCTAAAGATGATATTGAAAAAATGATAGCATCTGGTTTACTTACAGAAGGTGAAGTTACTGTAAAAGATAATGTATTATCAGTAGGACTTAAAAACCTTGGACAGAAAGCTAAAGATACTTTTAGTAAGGGAATGGATGCTGCTAAAAATGCTTGGAGTAACTTTACAAGATGGTTATCAGGTGGTAATAGTGGTGGTTCTGGTACTGGTGGATTTGGAAAAGGAAATAAGAGATCTATTAAATATGGTGGATTTGGTGATATTGTAAATGGAGCTAATTATTATTCTCAAAATGACCCTAGATGGTCAGGTAAAGGATATAATACAGGAGCTGATTCTGCAACAATGAGTGATGCTGGTTGTGGTCCAACTGCTATGGCAATGGCTATTAATACAGCTAAATCCAGACAGGATGTAACTCCAATACAAATGGCTAATATGGCTAAATTTACTGGTAATAGAGATGAAACTGGTACTAATTCTAATTTTATTGGTCAAGCTGCTACAATGAGTGGTTTAAATAGTACTCAATTAAATAATCCTTCTGCTGTAGATTTATCATCTCAAGTATCTTCAGGTAATCCTGTTGTATTACTTGGTAAAGGTGGTAATGCATATACTAATGCTGGTCATTATGTAGTTGCAGTAGGACACGATAATAATGGTAATATTCTTGTAAATGACCCTAGAGGAAAAAATTATTCTAAAGCATATAAACCAGAAGCATTATCAAGTGGAGCTATTTCATCTTGGTCTATTGGTAATAATTATAATGGTGGAAGAGGAATACTAATACCTAAAAAGAAATTCGGTGGTAGAGGTGGAATCACTTCATCTAAAATTATTGAAATTGCTAAGAATGAAATTGGATATATGGAAAAAGATAATACTCAAAATCTCGATTCTAAAACTCCGGGTGGTACAAGAAATTATACCAAGTATGCAAGAGATGTGGGACATCCAAATGGATTAGCTTGGTGTGCTACGTTTGTTGCTTGGGTATTCTTACAAGCTGCTGGTGGAGATAGAACTCTTGCATCTAATACTACATATGGTGCATTAACAGCAAGTTGTGCTACTAATGTAAGTAAATTTAAAGCTGTAGGTAAGTGGTTACAACCAGGTCAAACTCCTAAACCTGGAGATATGGTATTCTATCAACGTTCACATACTGGTGTTGTTGTTGGTGTTAATGGTTCTACAGTTTATACTATAGAAGGAAATACATCTGGAGATAATGCTATTGAAAGAAATGGTGGACAAGTAGGATTAAAAACAAGACATGTTGGAGATCAAGGTATTCTTGGTTGGGGTTCAACAGATGTAACAGTAGATGCAAATATGACTGATCCAAGTTCAGTATCTAGTGATGTATCTGGAATAACTTCATCATCTCCAAGTGGTGGTGCTACTACAGTAGGTGGAATGCAACAGAATCAGAGTAAATTAAGTATGATATCTTCATTATTCTCTGGATTAGCTACTGAAGCTACTAATAGAGTATTAAGTGGAGATATGAGTAATACTGATTTCTCATCTGTAATTAATCCTATAATAAATCCTACAGCAGGAAATGAAGTTAGTGGTGAAGCTACTATGGCTGTTGGTAGTTCAGAAGCAACTGGGTTCCCTACATCAGTATCTAGTGGACAAAAAATTCCTGCTACTTCAGCAGATATATTACATAAGACTGATATTAAGAAACTTCCTATGTTAGATCAATACAGTATTGAAAAAATAATTTCTACTAGACTAGCTGGAAAGAATTCTGTAGTAAAAGTATCAGATGCTGCTGCTATTAAAGCTGCTCAGGATAAATATGGAATAAGTGCATTAGCATTATTAGGTATAGCAACTCAGGAATCTGGATTGGGAACATCTAATATAGCTAAAACTAAATATAATCTATGGGGATGGGGTGCTACTAATGTTAATCCATCTGGTAATGCAAAACAATGGTCAAACGTTGCTGAAGCATTTGATGGTTATACTTATGCACTAAATGAAAAATACTATAAGAAGAGAAATGAACATTCGATATTAGATATATCGGGTCTTGGTGGTGGAGCTAAGATAGGATACGCATTTACAGATAATGCTGGTAAGAATATAGATAGACAGTGGGGTCCAGCTATCAGTAGAACTATGAGTAAATATCTTGATTATGGATTAACCGCTTCTGCTAATACTGGTGGTTCTGGTAGAGGAATAAGAAATTCTGTAGGTGGATATGGAAATGCTAATATATCTAATAGAAATAGAAGAAGAATAAATAAAGCAACTACTAATGCAAGAAAATCTATTACTGGTGGATTTGGAGCTAGTATATCAACAAATGATTTATTATCATCTACATCTAACTCTAATAATATAAGTAATTATATTAAAACAACTCCAGATAATAGTACAGAAGAAATTCTTATTAATGCATTAGAAATATTATCTGCTATTGCTGTTAATACAGGTACAACTTCATCTAAATTAGATTTATTAAATAACTTAAAAGGAAATTCATCTATTACTACTGGTGGAACTAATAATATAGTTGTAACAGGTAATAATGAGAATTCTGCTAAGAATTTTAATGCAAACACCACTTCACTGGGAAATGTATCTAAGAATGAAGCTACTGCAAGAGCTATAGCAAAAGGTGGTTATTAATCACCTTAAAAACAAAAGGATAAGCCTTGGAAATAACCTTGGCTTATCCATTATTTTTATATAAGGTGGAAATATTTATGGCTAAATCTAAAAAAAGAAAGAGTGGTAAAAAAGAAGTTCCAAAGAAATCTGCTAATAAAAAAAGTAGTAGTTCATCTAAATCAACTACTACATCTTCTCGTAGAAAATCTTCTTCTGGAGCTACTTCTGCTACTAAAAATATATCTAATCTATCTATGAGATTATTTGGAATACCATATCAATTTAGTGATATAGTAGATCCAAGAATGAAAGCGGTTTCTCCCACTATAGGAAGAAACTTTACAGAGCATATTTTGATGGAAGCTCCTGTTTGTACTATAATACCCGGAAATCCATCATTTCTACCATCAACATCTAAAGATCGTAAAATGAGTACTGCTCAAGCATTACTATCTGGAAATGATGTTATTGGAATAAATAGTGTATTAGGTGACCTAAAAGAAGGTGAAATGAAATTATATGATTTTCAACCAGATTATCACGAGTATATGAATTATGTAAATGCTATGTGTAGATGTGGAGCTACATTTTTACAATTAGGTGATGATACAACAGGTATAACAGGAAATTCTAAACCTAGTTCAAATTCATTTGATTTATTTGATTGGAGACAGTATAGATGGAATGAGAGAGCAACTCAATCATTCTTCGATAGATGGAAATCTAATAATGTAAGATTTTCATTTCATCAAAATGATGATACAAATAATGATAGTGGAGAAACTTTAACATCAATAGCAAAGAGTTATAACTACGTACAATTCTATATTGATTCAGATGTATCTCCAGATGAAAGTTTACAAAATAGTACTGGAGCATCTACATTCAAAAGTATGTTTGATCAAGGTGCTGGTGCTATTAAAGATATTGCATTTATGGCTAATTCCGGTGGTATTGATTATCAAACACTACAAGGGTTTACAGAAGGTCTTACATCAGCAGCACAATCAGCAGTTGGTACTATATTAGGAAGTAATGGAATATCTTCTTCTTTAAGTAGAATAATAAATCTTGGATCAGAAACTTTAAAAGGTAATAATTTAATTATACCTGATATATATCAGAGTAGTGATTATTCCAAGAGTTATTCATTTACAGTACATTTAAAATCTCCTTATGGTACTAGATTTGGATATTATTATAATATATTTGTACCATTGATGCATTTATTAGCTTTAGTGATGCCTAGACAGCAATCAGCTAATTCATTTAGTTCACCATTCTTATTAAAAGCATATGTAAATAATACATTCACTTGTAATTTAGGAATTGCTAGTACTATTAGTATTCAAAAAGTATCTGATTCATTTAGTACATCAGGATTACCATCTGAAGTAGATGTTACTTTAAATATAACAGATTTATATTCTGATCTAATGATGAGTCCATCTAATAAACCAACTATGTTTATAGAAAATACATCATTAGTAGAATATTTAGCAGCATCTTGTGGATTGGATTTAACATCTCCTAATATAGATTTAAAATGGGGTAAAACTATAAATGCTTATTTAGGATCATTAAGAGATATTCCAACTAATGCATTAGGACCATTACAACACAAAATACAAGATATTATTAATAGAGCAATTGGTATGGGTGTATAAAAATAAAATGAATATAGAAAAAGAATATAATAAACTATATGGAGATATTCCTAAATATAATAATGAAAGAATAGAATACTTATTAAAAGATACTAATCTTAAAAGAAATAAATTAAAAGTATATGATGAGATAAAAAGAATAAATAATATTAAATGGAAAAAGAAATCATTTACTCTTTATATTATTCCTAAAGCAACTCCAAGACCAAGGAGTGGAAAGAATGGTATCTTTTATGTAAAGGGAGCTTCGGATAATAAAAAATTCTTTAAAGAGTTTATTAAAGATAAAGAATTAGAAATAATAAATACCCCTTGTAAAATAGAATGTATATCATATTTACCTATAAGTAAATCAATGAATAGTGTAAATAAGATATTAGCTGAATTGGGATTTATTAGACCTATAAGTAAACCAGACTGGGATAATTTAGCAAAAGCATACTGTGATATGATACAAGGATATCTATTAGAAGATGATGCATTAATAATAGAAGGAATATCAAAAAAGTATTACTCAATAAAACCTAGAGTAGAAATTACAATAGAGTGGATGGAATCATTTGATTGTAAATATAATGAAGATAAAATAATAAATAAGATACATAAGTAGATATAATTCTACTTATGTATCTACAATACCGTATTTTGAGAATCTATATATATATATATCATTTTTGTAATAATAAAATAATACTGACCTATCGGTAAACGGGGGAAAGGAAACTATATGACACTTTTTAATCAATTTGATACTAATGTATACTTTGCTTCTATGTCAGTCGCTAAGGCTGAAGAAATTATTTCTTCATCTAATAATAGCTTCTCAAGGGAAACCATCAAGAAAGCTATTATAGATATATACCATGAGATTTCTCATAGGCAGAATATCGTTAGTAGACATGTTCAGAAGAATAATGACTGGCTTTTTAACAAGAAGCCATCATGGGTAAAAGAAATGAATATCGAGATTAGAAATCTCGAATTCCTAAAAGACAATCTTGTAGCTAGGTTATAACCTAGCTACTTTTTTTTATCCTTCATATCCATCAGCCCATGAAACTAATAATCCTCTATTCTTTAAAGGTAATGGTTGTTTCATAGCTTTTATTCTATAATCAGTTAATATTTTTTTAATCTTCATTAACTGATCTACTGTATGTGGAATACTATATTCTCTTGCAGTTTTTGGATCTGATAATAATGCTATATAATAATCAACTAAATCTAATTTATGATGTATATAAGCAATTATCATCATTCTATCATTTTCATCTTGTATAGTATTTATTTTACTTCCTATATAATCTATCTCTACAGGATCTATTCTCTTTAATTCTTTCTTAAATAAAAAGAATTCTGTATAATATCCATCTTTTATAGTTTTCTCTCCACACTCAATAAAGTAATTAACTTTCTTTTCATTAAATACTGAATTATTTTCATCTAATCCATATATTCTATCTATATAATTTTCAACAAAGTCTCTTAAGTATTTACTAGATACATCTTCCTTAAATCCAAATAATCTATTCTTACTTAATTCAATATTTCTTTGTCTTAAATCATCTACTGTTGCAATAGCTAATTTAACATCATTAACTATTTTATCATTTAATGATTGTCTACCACCAGATTTACTTACTATCATTACTTTCTTTAATGCATTCATTAAATCTTGTCTATAACCCATTTTGGAAGCAAATGAATCTGCTTCTATTTCATCTTTTATATTGGGACCATCTTTAGTATAATCTGATATACACGCATCTAATATCGGTATAGATAAAATACTTCTAAATATCTTATCTTTAAGCATCATCTTATTACTAAATTTAGCTTTAAGTAATTCATATTTTATTATCAAACTTATTCTATTAGGAATAGATGTTGATGCTACTATATGACCTACTTCGTGTAATAACATAGCTGTTAATTCTTTAGCATTAAATGATATAGGTTTATCTAATAATATTCTCTCATCAATTTCTATGTTCCAGAGTTTATTTAACTGCCATAATTTCTGTACTGATTGAATATCATCATTTTCACTAATAGCAGATATAATTTTATCTACAGTAGATACATCAGGAAATACTGACATAATAAAATAAAGATTTCTATCATTCTTTTCCACTGGAGTAATTGATATATTAAAAACAAAATCAGGTAATCCCGCTTCTAAAGATCTTTTTATTATATCTAATCCTTTTGGATTATTCTTATTCTCTTTAAGAACTTGAAAAGAAGCTTCTATATCATTAATCATATTTCGATTAAGTTTATTAATCATAATTGATATTTATCCTTTCATTTATAAAGTAAACTATTATTGCATTGTGTTTTATAGTTATTAACACAATACATCAAATTATAAACTTATTTCATATAAAGAAAGGAAATTAATTATGAATAATAACAGATTTGAGAAGGTATCATATGAGAGATTTAAAGAGGATATGATTAAATATTATCCTAGTTTAAATAATGATAGTAATGCTGATACAAGACTTAAAGAAATTTATAATGATATCAAACTTCCTAAAAGAGCAACTAAAGGTTCAGCTGGTTATGATTTTTATCTACCATTTAATATTAGTATAGATCTAGGTGGAATGTTAATTATACCTACTGGAATTAGAGCTAGAATAAAAGATGATAAACATATCCAATTACATCCAAGAAGTGGACACGGATTCAAGTATCATATGGTATTTGCAAATACTGTAGGAATAGTGGATTCAGATTATTATAATAGTGATAATGAAGGTCATATATTAATTGAAGTTATTTATAGTGGATTTAGTAATGAATGTGGATATGTAGATATACCTGATAATAGTGGTAATAGTAAATTATATCAATTCAAAAAAGTTGATATTCCTAGATATATAGACTTCGATAAAGGAACTGGAATATGCCAAGGAATATTTACAAATTATGATATAACAGAAAATGATGATGTTGATAAAATTAGAAATGGTGGATTTGGAAGTACCGATAACCGTTAAGTGATGTTATACATATATATATCATCTTCTTGTAGTAATAATAAATTTAATATCTTTGGAGGTGTTATATGTTTAACAAGAAAATGCAACTTAACAAAATTAATGATGATTACAAGTGTAAGGTCTTTGACCTTATTTGTAATTACAGTAGTTCCTACGATATGTATTTTACATCGGGTCCAAATGGATTTTCCATCATGGCGTATGATAAGACTGATACAGAAAAGTCATACAAAATAATTAAGTATACTGATGGGGTACTAAAAATACATACCTTAGTATCTGTGATGATTAACTCAAAGAATTTTCATAAAATCTTTGATTATATCAAAAAGAGTGGTATTGTATTAAACAAGGTTCCGTTAGATCATTTAATTAAACTTGCTGTAGCAAGTAAGTTAGTTTAATGGTCTAAATGTCAAATAATTATAAGAAGAGTTCTGATAATAGAACTCTTCTTATTTTTTTATTTCGTATCATCACCTTTATCGTTATTATCTGTATTAGTTGGTTCTTTATTATCACCATCACTATCTTCTGGTGTTGTAGATCCACCAGCGTTATTATTTTCTTCATTCTTTAGTGCTTTATTTTCTTTACGTAATCCTGCAAGATCTGCTATAAATCTAAGAATATCTATAACTCTATCACCAGCCCATTTTTTTAATCTCTGGAAGAATGTCAAATCTTCATTATTATCATCGGGTTCATTTTTAGTATCATCCATAACTCTCTTACACAGATCCGATGCAGCTTGTTTAATTCCATTCCATACATTTTTAGCATCACTTATTTTAGCATCAGCAGCTCTTCTTGCTAGTTTTACTACTTTACGTTTAATATATGCTTTTGCAAATATAACACCTGCGAATACAACTAATTTACCTATACCAGATTTAGTAAAATTGGATATTAAACTTTTTACTTTTCCTAATAAACCTTTACCATCTTTAGAGATATCATCTATTCTAGTATCATACTCAACTAATTCATTCTGATTCTTTTTTCTACTACCAGTTAGGAATGTAGTAATCTTATCAAGCATTTTTCCAAATACAGTTTCAAACCAATGAGCTATTTTGCTAAGAATACCTCTTTTAACTTCAGCACGTTTCTTAACTGCTTCTGTATAAAGATCTTCCAAATCATCATATGTTCCATTCTCTTTAAATACTGTAACTTCAGCATCTCTAAGAGATTGATTATATCCGAGAGTCATCATAGAGATAGCTGTATCTATTTTAGAGGATTCATTTTCCATCCAAATAACTTCCCTATCCCAAGTTAACAAATCATTCATTTTAAATATATCCTTTCATATATTCTATATTAAACGCTTGTTTTTTATAAGGATTAATAATGATCTTTACTTAATTATAAATTAATTATAAGAAAGGATTATTATAAATGATTAAATTAGAAAGAACTTCAGTAATGAATTTTGAAAATGCTATTAGAGGAGCTAGAAACCCAATGAACTCTTGGGATAGAATAGATAGTCATTATGATGAAAATAATAATTTTATTCTAGGAGAAAATGATCTATCATTAGCAACAAAATTGAGAAATGCTGGTACAGCGGATCACAGAAAATTCTTAAGACAGATTTTTGTATCTGTAGATATAACTGCTCCATTATATTGGTGGAAAGAATATGATACATATAAAGTTGCTACTGTAGCAAATTCAACTTCTACTATGCATAAGATTCATTCCAAACCATTTGAATTAGATGATTTTTCACATGATCATTTAACCAAATATGGATTGGAAACTTTAAAGGAATTGATAAAAGCATTAGAAAAATTTAGATTATGGTATAAGGATGACATGGGTAATCCAAAACAAGAATGGTATAATATAATCCAATTATTACCTACTAGTTATAACCAGTTGAGAACTTGTAGTTTAAACTATGAAACTCTTATTAATATTTATAAATCAAGAAAAAATCATAAATTAGACGAATGGAAAGAATTTTGTAAATGGATAGAAAGCCTTCCATATTCTAAAGAATTGATAATTTCATAATAGTAATATATTATTTACATGAATCAAATAAAGTAGTGATTCATGTAAATAATATTTTTATTGTAAAGGAGATTAAAAAAATGATGAATAAGGAAGATGGTGTTATAGTATACCATGGCTTGTTACCTAGAATTACAACAGAGTTGTTTGCTGATGATTGTATGTATAATAATAAAGTAGATATCAATGGTACAACTTATAATTTGATGATATCATCAAATAATCTTCACTTATATACAAAAGACACAACTGATACTAATACATCTATGCATTCGGTATTATATATTGATATGATTGATATGGATTTAATATATGATACTAATAGCGATATTGATTCCATACTTGATTTTATGGAAAAATATAATGTATGTGTTGATGATATTCCAATAAAAGAATATCTGAAGAGATTAAAAATATACTCGGAGTCTGATGATATATCTGATAATGAAAATACTGTATCAGATATAATATTTACCAAAATGGAGTACGTAAGTATTGAGAATAATCCAGTATCTTCAAATTGTAAGTTCATATATGATGGTAAATTTGGGGAATTTAGTATAAAAAGGATAGATGGTAAAATACACTGTTATGTTAGATTAGAGGAATTGTCTGCAAAATGGGTATATAAAGGTAATGTATTATACACTGAGTTTTATGATAGTGAATACGTTTCAAAATTTAAAGAAGCATTATGTTACGAGATATTTCCGTATGGTTTACCAGTAGTGTTGAGTGATGGCGAATATTCAAGATAACTTATATATTTAATCGTATTTTAGATATATATATATATATATATTATTTCTTAGTAAATAATAAATTAATATTAGTTGACCTATCGGCTTAACGGGGAGAAAGCGAGTTAATTATGTTTAACGCATCAATAGTAGCAAGTGCAGACGGGAAAATGTATTCAGCAAATAAGGCATTCACACATGGAGGTATCACATTCCATGCAGATGATGTCTTTTCGGCAGCACTATTACGAATCTTCAATCCATATATAGAAATTATCAGGGGATTTAAAGTTCCTGATGATTTTGAGGGAATTGTATTCGATATTGGTGGTGGTGAATTTGACCACCATTTCCAAGGGGCTCCAGTACGTGAAGATGGAACTCCTTATAGCTCATTTGGTTTATTGTGGGAGAGATTCGGAAGGACTCTCTTCAAGACCGAATTATCTTTTAAGAAGATAGAAGAGAATATAGTTATCCCCGTAGATAAAACAGACTGTACTGGAATCATGAATCCACTGTCTTATATGATTAGCGGATTTAATAAAGACTGGGATGACGACCAATCTCCCGATGATTTATTCTTTGAAGCTGTGGAAATGGCAAAGAAGATGCTCGAAAGAAGTATCAAGAAATGTCAATCTACAGAGAATGCACACAATGCTGTTCAGGAAGCTTTCAAGGCTTCTGAAGACGGTATTATTGTATTGAATAAGTTTATGCCTTGGGGTGAACTTATTCAGGAAGAAAGCCCAAGGTTTGTAGTATATCCTGGTGCTCAGGGTGGTTGGAATGCTCAGGTAGTTCCAATCAATAATAATACAAAGGATGCAAGAGTGGATTTCCCACTCGATTGGAGAGGACAGAAGAATTTCACAGACTCAAAAGGTCGTGAAATATTATTCTGTCATTTAACAGGGTTCCTTGTTAATGTAAAAGACAAGGAAACAGCTATTAAGATTTGCAAAGAGGCTCTCGAAGCTTCTGAGTAAATCTATAATTGGGATAGAGTCATATTATACTCTATCCCCTAGCTTATGCTAGTTATTTTTTTTTATAAAAAAAGGATGATAGATAGAGAATTTATTTTCTCTATCTATCATTAGGTTAATAAATATGTTTAATTTAATGATACCTATTGAAATAGGTATAATGTGCTTGAAGAGATTTGAACTCTCGACAGGTTGATTAAAAGTCAACTGCTCTACCAACTGAGCTACAAGCACATAGTAATAGGTTTACTACTATTACTATTTTGTTACTATGTTATATTTTTATACTTCATAAATTGTGATACCATATTGCTCACATAGATAATGTTCTGAACGACACCCTCTAGCATCTTTCCAATTACCAGCAAAAAGAACTACATCACAATCATTTATCATTTGAATTGATCTACCCAGTAAATACAATGGGCTCAATACTTCACCATCACCATTCATATATGATGATACAAATTCTACTTCTTCATTACCTGCATATAACTGCATAAATTTATTCTTTACTTCTTCTCTTATAGAATTAACTTCTTCAACTTTCTTGCCACGCATTGGTTGACTAATAAATACTTTCATAATATTTCCTTTATTATTAAAATAAATTTCCTTCAATAGTACTGCAATCAAGTAATATCTGATTACTCTTCTTGTATATGTCAAGATATATTTGTTTACGATCACCATTATATGTTGCTTCGTAATAATCATTAAAACCTGGCTTTATTATAGCTATTAAGACTTTACCATTCTGTAGAGTCTTACAAAACCAGACTACTTTAATTTCATCATCACTTATATCAATATATCTATCTTTATAGATATTCTTTACTTCTGAAATAACTTTTTCTATAAATTTATTCATTTTTTCTATGTTCCTTTCATTTTAGAATAGTTTCACCATTTACAGTATCCGATTTAAATGAGATTACTGTAAATTAGTTATAATATTTATTAGATTATTTATGGGGAGGGGTTATTTTATTTCGTTAATTAAAATTTATTTATATTATATTAAATATGAATAATCTAATTAGATAATCATTTTTAGAAATCATTATAAATATAGATTAATGATATACTTCTGTTAATATAGTTTCAACGGTACGCTCTAGGTTAAGCATCGGATTACAAATAGGTTACAATTAAAAATAACGTGGTGTTGTCTTCTATTAATTCCATATAATCATTCTAAAAAATACTAAATCATATATTTATCCTAGGTTAAAATTAAAATATATAAATCATTATTTTACATCTATAAATAATAATAACTACTGTTGCAATCAGCATAATTACGTAACTATTCCCAACGTTGATAGTTATCCAATATAGAGATTCAATCAATTTTCGCAAACCTCCATCTATTAACGCACGCTAACTTGTCAAGCCATAGTTGTGTCGACGTACTATTTGGGCTCTATACTAGATAAAAATAAAAAATAGTATACATTCTCATAAATCATTGTACGGTGATTTATGAGTGTAATTTATTCATTTTATTTTTATTTTAAATAACTTAGTTAGCTAGACTTCGTTATATAAAATAACTTTATATATGAATCGTAATTATCACTAAAAATAATTATCAACTAGTTAGATTTTTATTCATTACTAACTAGTTGATAATTAAATTATTTTTTATAAATCTTCTTTCTTTATAATACAACATCTTGATTTATTATATTATTATATTTCTCATTTTTGTATATTATTGCAATTCCATTCTCTTCATCAAATTTATAATTACACATAATAGCTACTATACGACTATTATTCTTTCTTGGTATGTAGATATATTTAGGCATTATATATTTGAATATATTATCACCATCATTATATTTAAATTCATCTGGATTTTTCTTATAGCAATATTTTACAAGTTCTTTTAGAGAATCATCTATTTTCTTTAATCCTTTGAATTTCTTTACAGCTTCTAATTGATTAGAAGCTACATCTTCATTATCTCGTAAATCAAATTCTATAGGTAAATTAAATTCTCTACCATATATAGTAATATTTATTTTAGTCATTTTATTATTTCCTTTCTTAATAAAAAAAAACTAATATAGTAAACTATATTAGTTTAATATTTTTTTTTAATTTAAATAAGGGTTCCCCCCTCCCCATGTTACTGGTTAAAAATAACCTCATCTCCGCGTAAGAGTCTTTAAACTTGCGTAACCTCAAGCGTAAATATTACAATCAGAATCTTTAGCATTGTATATATTAATAGCAGCATTAATATCTCTATCTATACTTAACCCACAAACAGGACAATTATAAACTCTATCAGATAAACTCATATATTTCTTACTACCACATCTACTACATAATTTAGTAGATGGATAATATCTATCAAGCACTCTGAGCTTAACATCATATTCTAAGCACTTATTCATTAGAACAAATTTAAATTTATAAAAATCACTATATTGAATTCTGTTATGTAATGTATGATTAGAATCTTTTTCCAATAGATATTTAATAGCTAATTTTTCTATTGTTATACATTTTGGTTTGAATTTCACCAATATCTTATCACATAGCTTTTTAATAAAATCATTTCTGATATTATTAAGTATTAATAAATAGCGTCTTAATTTATTTACGAGTCTAATTATATTAGAAGTCTTATATGGAATTATAGACTTATCATATTTCTTAGTACTATTTATTTTTACTTTATTCTGTATAATGCTATGCAACTTACTAACTTTATCATTTAGCTTTTTATATCTCGTATCATTTTTATAGTGCTTAACTTTATAACTATTATATCCATCATATATGATAGCATAATCCTTCACACCTAAATCAATACCCAATTTAATATCATTTTTCAATAATCTTGTATTATATTTTCGATATATAAATACTACATAATACTTATTATATTCCCTGATAATTCTACCTGATAATATAGATGATTCGGCTGGTAATCTATAACCACTACTTATTCTCACTTTCCCAAGTGTTGGTAATTTGATCTTATTTATATTATTGGTATAATAGTTGTAAGTTCTATCAATAAAATAATATGATTCTCTATTAATGTGCTTCTTAGATAATAATGATGGTAATTTATTATATCTTCGGACGTATGTATTAAATGCTTTTTCTTCAGCAGAAATAGCTTCTTTTATAGCATCTTCACTATAATATGATATCCAGCTATATTTACTATCTTCCACCTTGAGTCGATTTATAATATTATTAAATTCTGTAGCTGTAGTAAATTTATTACCATTATTATATCTATTAATATTATAAGCGATATAATTATTCTTAATAAATCTACAACATCCCAAAGTACTATTAATAATATTTAATTGACCCTTATTTGGATATATTTGTATTTTAATAGTCTTAAACATATTTCTCCTTTCTATATTTTTTTATTCAAATAAATATTATATCATTTAACTATAAATATACTCTAATCACAAATCCTTAAATAAATCAATGGAGGTATTAAGATTATGGATTGTAAAAATAATTATTCTGATATAGTAGAATTTTCTAAATATTTTGGTAATGAGAAAGATATGAAGAATTGTACTAATTGTACTTACTTTGAGTATGATAATGGTATTTCTACATGTAAGTTATTTAATAATACTGATAATGAATAAAACTACTATGAGAATAAATAAAATTGAAATACTTAATTTAGATATACTGTATAAGACTATTACTACATTACAGAATAATGATAATTATAAGAATCTTTTATTTACTAATGAATTTAATCAAGTATTAAATCAATTAGTAATTAATTTAGATCTATCAGATATTAACAAATTTGAATATATCTATCTTAAAAGATTCTCTAGTGATATTAGTAAATTTAATAATAATAAAATTGATAAAGATTATGTATCTACAAATTACTGGGATATATATAATGAATCAATTAAACCTCTATTATATTTACTAAATGATATAGAGAATGATAATTATGATATAGATAAATTAAATATATTACCATTAGGATTATATTCTTCTAATGTAAAAATATCTCTATATGGATCAGCATTAGCAAATATAATCACTTATACTCCTAATATATTTTTTATTAAAGCTACTAAAGGAAAATGTATTGATGAGAATAAGAAGTTTATAGAAGATTATAATATTTATACAGAAGATTTAAATTCATTTATAATAAGTGAGTTTATAGAGAAATTTTATAGATATATAATAGATTCTATAAATACTATTGATTTACCATCTTCTTTCTTTATAGATGAAAATTTCTATAATAGAAATAGTAATAATTTAATTACTCTATCTTCTTTATATAATAGAGAAATTACATTTGACTTCTTAAATGATAATTCTACTGATATAAATAATAAATTAAGAGGGTATACGAGCAGTACTAGGGATACTAACTTTAAAGATACTAGAATAAATTTTATTGTTAATTCTTCCTTGAATTCCTTTGTAGATTTAACTAGTTTATTACCATCAGATAGAATAATTAGTTATGAACCAATTTCTATATCTATTAATAATTGTAGAAATTATAAAGATATACCAATTTGTCCATTAGAGATATCTGATAAATATCAAGTTAGATATACTGAAAGAATTAATTCTATAATAGGATCTGTAAATAGATATTATAATAAAGATAAAGATGTAATTAAAAGGGTATCATTAGTAAATGGATATAGTAAATATAAATATATAGTAAGTTTGAAATTATCTGATATAGAAGAATATTTGATTATAGATTGTAAATATGAACTAAAAGAAATAATAGATATAATAAAAAAATATAGTAATATATTTATAGGATTTTTAAAATAGAAATAATTGATCTACTAGATAAATTTAATTTTTTATCTAGTAGATCAAAAATTATCTGTTTACCGATAATTTCCAGTATTTAGGTAATCTATTAAAGTAACAAGAGAAAATAAAAGTTTATTTTTTAAAATTTGGATTTCTGAACACTGGAATTCTTCGGTAAATTGGGTGAATTGTTTTTTAGAATCAGGTACACATTTCTTTATTAGAAATAAATAAAATTAGTAAATAAAATAAAGATATAAAAATAAAATAAATAAATAAAGGTAATTAGAAATAAGAAATAGTTATAAAGGTAATAGAAAAAAAAATGAATAATAAATAAAGTAAAAGAAAAATAGATAAATAAGTAAATGAATAGAAATAAAAGATGTATAAGATAAATGAAAAGTAAATAATGTAAATGATAAAAAGTAAATGAGTAGAAATAGATAAATGAATAAAAATAATTGAATGAAATAAATAGAAATAAGAAAAGTAAATGAAATAAAATGAATAGAAAAATAAATAAGGTAAATGAAATATGAAATGAAACAGAAATAAACGTCTAATAAAGAAATATGTAAGTAAACTAAAGAGGTATGTTAAAACAACCACGAAGAAAAAAAAAGATACATATAGGAAAATAAATCCTATATGTATCTAATCTTTTACTCTGAATCAGATTCATCCTCATCATAATCAGCGTTAATATTTATCAATGTATCAATAACATATTGAACACCTCTATTCCTTAAATCCATTATTTCTGACTCATCTGCATAATTCATAAAGTTTAAAAGTTCATCAACTGGTTTCTTTAAGAAATACAAGTGAACTAGAACTTCTTTCTCTCTTTCAGGTATAACATTGAAAGAGTAGAACAACCCATCGCATATGTCATCTTTGTCTAAATTAGTACGATTTGCTATTTCATTTACCAAGTCAATTACGTCAAATACCTTTTTCATAAAAATCTCCTTTAGTTAATTTATTATTATTTGGTTACATAAAAATATTATATCAGTATTTATACTATCTTAATTCTGATATAAGGATTTTCCAGTACTAATCTGGAACATAAAAAGTTTGCTTTTTTGAAAATTTTGATAAAAAAAAGCAAGATTTTTACCTCGGAGTTTAGTTTTTGAAAAATCTCTGGTTATCGGTAATTTTCAGTATTCACGTAAATTGTTGAGGTATCAACAGAAAATAAAAGTTTATTTTTTAAAATTTGAATTTCTGAACACTGGAATTCTTCGATAAATAGGGTGTTTTATTTTCTATTTTTGGTTACACATTTCTTTATTAGAAATAAATAAAATTAGTAAATAAAATAAGTGTATAAATAAATAAATGTAAAATAAATAGTATAAATATAAAATATATGTAGTAAAAGTGTAAAAACGTAATGTAATTAGTATAATAAGTATAGTAATTATAATCAGTGTAGGAAAAGTATTAAGTTATTTATAGATAGATAAATACGAAGTATAACTAACTATAAGTATACAAATATAGATAAAGTATATGAATAGTAAGTAACATGTATAAGTAGTAAAATGAAGTATATAAATAATGACTTAGTAATAGTAATATAACTAAATGACTAATAACTAAGTATACTAGTAGAACTGATAATAAGTATATAAATACTAATAGAAGTGTAGGAAATGTAAACTGATTAGTCAGTGATAACAGTGATACCTGACGATTGGTGTTAACATTACAAATGTGGTTAGACTAATAAAGGAGTACTGAATACAAAACCAGAAGATAGAATAATAGTATAGATGATTTTTTACTATCATCTATACCAAATATTTTGTCTTTTTATCAAATCCGTAAATTAATTATCTCTATTCATATATTATTTATTAGTAACCAATAAATAAATTAGTTCTATATGAAAGGAGTAATAGTATGGAACTTTATCATTTCTGTGAGATGTGTGAGAAGATCATTCCGGTGATCTACCGCACATTAATCTTGGGAGGTTTTATCTTCGTACTTCCTAAGATGTTTGTCTGGAGGTTGAAAGAAGACCTCTCGGGCAAGATGGACGAGGAGAATAAAGAAGATGAGGATTAGGATGGTCCTCATCTTCTTTTTTTTATTTATATAATAATTCTCTCATCTTAGCTTCACTACCTTTTCCATAAATACCATCGGGACTTAATCCAAATTTATTCTGGAATGTAATTAAAGCTCTCTGAGTACCACCACCAAATATTCCATCTACATCAAGATTTTCTCCTAATATAGAATTAAGATTTGATTGTAGTTTTCTAACTTCATCACCTAATGAACCCCTCTTCAGTAAAGGTGTTCCACACGCAATTGCTGATGGAGATATAGAAGGAGTATTACTATCTTTATCATAATTAGGTCTTCCATAACCAGCAATTCTAGGATGATTAAGCTCATAAGACTTTCTATATACTCCACCACCATTTCTAATAACACCTGATGCTGGAGATGTATTTCCTTCTATAGTATCAACTCTATTATTAGTTACTCCTATAACTAATCCAGTATGACATATTCTCTCAGAATTCTTAAAGAATATCTGATCTCCTACCTGAGGATTGCTTGTATACCAAGCTCCTTTTTTCTTATACATATCAGCTGATGCTACAGTATAATCATCAAAATTTCCACCTAGTAAAGATTTAGCAGTAGATACTCCGTATGCTTGCATAAAACACCAATCAACAAATGCATCACAATATGATGCTGGAAAATCCATTACAGATGGATAAATATTATGCATATCTCTTCCATACTTGGTATAGTTATCATAACCGGCTCCATCATCTTTACTATCTAATACAGAAGGATTTGCAAGATAAGCTGCTTTAGACTTCTCCTGATATCCTTCCTCTGCTAATGCAATTCTTATAACTTTATCTACAGTATTAGCCATTTATAAATTCACCTTCCTTTTAAAATTATTTATTAGTATCATTCATTATTTCATCTGGATTATAATTATCATCATCAGATTCACTACTATCTCCACCAATAGGATTTTCAGCACCCATAGTATCGTTATCAAGATTAGCCCTAGCATATGGTGATAATTCTTTCAATCTCTTTTTTGCTGTTTCGAAATCATAATTTGATACTTTATCAATTATACTCTCTGGATCAGTGTCATCCATCTCATCTGTCTTATCGATAATATCACCATTTAAAGCTCTTTTTTTATTCATAGTTTTTCTAGCTTTATCTGCTGCTGTCCCACCTAATATACTTCTTACTGCTTTTCCATCTTCATTTGCATCTGTTTGATTATTTGCAACATGGAATAATATCTTAGGAACTTGTGCAATAAAGTTAAATATATTGAATCTATAATGCTTTTCGATCTTTGTAGCAACTTCCGCAGCTTTAAGTTTTCCGGTAATCATTTCCGAATCAAGTGCCATTGCAGTCTCATTGATTTCTGGAGCATCTGCATCAACTTCTTTATTCATTGCTCTGAAATCTAAAAATTGTTTTAATAATACTAATGCAGTTGCAACAGGTATTACTATTTTGGCAGTAGTTTTTAATTTACCAACAAGAGCTTCTTTTCTCTCAATATCTTCCAGTTCTTTTTTAATATCTTTAAAAGATTTTCCTGTTTTAAGTTTAATCTTAATAAGCTTTATATCATTTTTTAATTTCTCTATTAGTGGAGGTTTTGGATCAGGTACTTCTATTTTTTTCTTCTTTAAAAATGGATTTTTTGCTAAGATTTTCTCAAATAAAGATAACTTCTTTTCTACCTTATGCTTCATGAATACTGATTTTATCTTTTCAATCATTTTCTTAATCCATCTTATAAGATTTTGCCAAGCTTCCTGTACCACTCGTATCATTTTACCAACAATACCTGGACTAGCTTTTGTATTCTTAAATAGATAATCCTCTTCATACTTAGTATGAACAAATCCTTCATAAGTATAATTAGAATCATCATAGTTGTCATTCATATAATCCATATAATTTTCTCTAGCTACTTCCATATCATATAGATAAGTATAATGATCAAATGCTTCACCACACTTCTCTAATACCATATCAATAGCACTATTATATGATTTACCATTATTTACTAATGTATCAAATAACATATTAGTTTTCCTTTCTATTATCAATCATCTTATGATGTTGTTAAATTTCCCTTTATTTAAGGCACATAGTTAATTTTCATTATATTAATATATCATTTATTTGTAACCAATAATAAGTATAATAATTTACTAGTGGAAAAACTCTACAGTAATCACGAAAGGTGGTGGATATGAATTAAAAATCCAAAAATACTTTTTGATATTAATTCTTTTAATCTTGATAATGTATTAAATGTAGTTAATAAATACAAAAAGAAATCGAAAGAATTAGAAAAACTTAAGCCAAAGAAAAATAATGAAAAGGAGAAATAAATTTATGGCAAAGACAAGTAGTGTTAAGGATGTGCTTGCTACAATGGTAGCAAAGACAAATACAAAGGGTAATAAGGTATTGAATAGATTCTCTAAGAAGAATTTTAATACCCTTATGACAGCAATTGCAAATGATACAGAGTTTGTAGCAAAGGTAGCAAAGAAGTCTGGAGATTCATTTGAGGTAGAAGATTTATTTGTATCAAAGGATTTCAGAAAGTGGTGTAAGAAGCTCGTTGAGAAGTTTGGTGTCGATTCTCATGATGCTGATGCAGTTATGTCATCAGATTTCCATTTTGATAATATGGATGGAATTTATGAATTCTTTATGACTGCTGTATCTCAGTATTTGAATGCTGGAAATAAGTTTGATTTCCTTACAGAAGAGGATTTCAAGGCAACAATTTCTCTTAAGGATGTAGAGGATAAAGAGTCTACATATGAGGCTAAGAATCCTCTAACGGGAGAAGCTCTTGGTACAGTTAAGTCAAAGACAAAGAAGCATAAGGAGTTGAAAGTTAAGTCATCAGCTCCAGAATGGCTTACAACTAAGAAGAGAATTTAATTAAATATAAAAATAGTGGAAGTAGATTAATTTCTACTTCCACTTTCCTTTAATACTTAGAAAGGATTTATATTTATTTATGTTGGTTTTAGATTTTTTACTAAAGATAATTTTGTTAATATTGGGAATTGATGTAGCTATATTAATTTTTGCTTCAGTAGCATTACTATATGCAAAAATTCATGAAACTATTGTCAAGACCACTATATTAAAAAGGGATAGTACTAATGAAAAGAAAGATAATAGGACTTTGTAGTAGTTTATTAATAATATCATTATTATTGATTGCTATAATAATCGGATTAATACATTTTACTTTTAAAATATTAGTAGGTATATTTAAATTGCGTATAGTATTATTTATCATTAAATCATTATTAGTACCTGGATTAGTAATAATACTGGGTATTATTGTATTGAGCTTAATAATAGCTATGTTAGGTAATATACATGATAAGTAAAATGATATTAAAAATATTTGATGTATTATTACTAGGTATATCTATATTAACTATAGTAGTATTAGGATTTGCAAATATATTTATAAATTTCCTATATAATATTATTGTAGGAATACTAGATATATCTAGTATAATATTATCAAAGATATGTAAGATTCTAGATTAAGGAGTATTTATGAACGAAACAAAAGAATTTGGAAGAGAACTGTGGTTTGGATTTGTAGATGGTAAAGATAATGATTCATTATTAATGAATGACGGTCTTACATCAGTTTTATTATCATTAGGAAATAAAATAAATCCTAATTTATTTAAATCATATGAATACTTCAATACACTAAATAGAGACACAGTAGCTTATATGTTACTAAGTAATATTGTAAGTAAAAGAACGCCATATGCACTATTTCTAGTAAATGAGATAGATAAATATATAAGTAGTATTAAACTTACTAAGTATAATAAGTACAAATTTATATTTATTAGACATGGAAGATATATAGCTTGTTATAAGCTAGATAATGCTAGAACTATATATCAGTATATTAATTCAGCCACTAATGATATGAATAGATTTATTGTAGTAATAGATATGTTATTATCTAATACCAAAGAATCATTTTTATTTAATGATAGTAGATTAGAAATTTTCTATAATAGTGATTATAACTTAAAAGAATCTTTCTTAGAGAAATTTGTTAATGATAAAGGTACATTAACAAATGATAGTGCTTATTCGTTATTAAATATATCTGATATCTCTTTTGATATAAATGATATTAATGAATTCTATTATACTCTCTGTAATGAATACTTAGTAGCATAGAGATTTGCAAATATATTTATAGATGTAATATATAATATTATTATGGCAATATTAGATATATCTAGTATTACATTATCAAAAATATGTAAGATTTTAAATTAAAGGGGTATATAACAATTAATCCTTTAAAGGATTAATTGTTATATACCATATATTATGTTATGGAAAGGTAGGTATATTATGTGATTAAATCAATTAAATTAAGAATTTATCCTAATAAGACTCAACTTAAGATTATTAATAAAACCCTAAGTGCTTGTAACTTTGTAAAGAATAAGTACTTAGAGTATAATATTAATAATTATAAGAATAATAAGAATTTTATTAGCGGGAATGATTTTAGTGTAATAATTAATAAATTAAAGAAAGAAGATAATAAATATACATGGATAAAAGATATTAGCGGGATAGCTATACAACATGCAATTATGGATAAAGAAAAAGCTTATAAGTCTTTCTTTAAGAATAAGAAAGGATTTCCTAAGTTTAAATCTAGGAAAAGAATAAATAAAGAATCTTATTATTTTATTAATCAAAGACATAATTATTATATTAATAAAAATAGTGTTGTGTTACCTAAGTTAAAGAAAATAAGAATAACCAATGGCGATAAATTACCAGATGAATTATCTATTATATCTGGCAGAGTTATACGTCATTATGATAAATATTACGTTATGTTCATTTATGATGAGGATAATGATAATGAAGATATTATTAAGAGAGATATTAAACTAGGTATTGATTTAGGTGTTAAAGATTATGCTACAATATATGATGGATATAAATGTCATCATTATAAACACTTTAAAGATGATAAGAAATATAAGAAATATTATGATAGAATTAAGGAGTTACAAAGAATTATATCTAAGAAAGTAGAATATAATTATGGTAAGTTATTAAATGAATACTTAGATAAATATCATAAAGAACCCAGTGAAGTAGAAAAAAGAATTATGAAAGGAGAAGCCTATAACTCTTCTAATATAAGAAGAGTCTTTAATA